GGTGGTGTCGGCGGTCTGGGGGGCCAATTTGGTCATAACTTTGTTCCATTCGCTGGAGACTTGTGTCCATTGTGCTCCGTATGTTTCGTCGGAGAGGAATTCTGTGGGGGGGCTGGAGAGTAATGTGAGCACAGGTTCACGCACCTTGTTTGTTGCGTCATTTTGGTCACGTGACGACGTTTTAAAGAAGGCGCCGATGTCTTTGACGCGCGGGGGCTGATGTTGGGCTTGTTGAGCAGTGGTCACAGTGATAAGCGGGTCAGTTTCGGCAACAATAATTGATCGCAGTCTGTTGGCGTCTATAGCATTGTTATACTCGCGAGTGATAACACGCATAACGACGTCGATCAAATTGTCGCGGACTTGAAGAGTCAAGTGAGTCGCTGCGGCTTTTGTGCTTCTTCCGGATTTGGGCGTAGTAGGCTGCGCTTGTTGCGGTTGTTGGTCCATATCAATGAATGATGTGTGTGTGTGTGTGGGCTACATTGAAATAGATGTTGTTTACGATTTCAATTTTCCGATTCATAATTTACATATTTATATTATTATTATTTATATATAATATAGTTACTTATGTTTGATGCGATAAATAAAAATCTGTTTCTATCTGTCCAGTTTAAATTCTTATCCAATATTGTATTTATTATAACTATTGTTCTTATTCTATTAAACAGTAGATACAATATATTGCCTCTGAATATTTTTATTTTAGTCGGAAGTATATTTCTGTTTCACATATATCCTAATTATTATAAGGTTGTGAATGAACACGATAAAAGGATAACGCCATACTTGATGGTTGCTGATTTTATTATTCACTATATGCCTGTGATATATATATTAAGTAGAAATATTCAAAACAGGACAACACCGTATTATCGGCTATGTTTATTTATTGTTGTTGTTTATTTGATTATATTCTATAGAGACATTTTTTCGTTATATTTTGATCCGGGGATATATTTTAAAAAGTCATAATATGCCGTAGGCCAGGGGGTTAACAGGGTATGGAATCCTTTGTAAAAAAAGTGTTAGTCATGATGATGATGATGATGATGATGATGATGATGATGATGAGACACACATATATATACATATTTGATTTTGAATTACTTACCTTGAATTAACGAGATTCTCCCGTGCTTGCTGCTCATCGTGTTTTTAGAATCTTAATCTTGGATAGGATAGGTTAGGATGCGATAGCGGTGGAGCACTTACTTGATTTATTTACTCCCATGACAAAGCGGCATTCCGTTGATCCAGGTCCCATGAAATTCAGTAATCCTTTTAACATTTTTTCCGTCGTCGTAGATGACATAATATGCTCCCGGACCGTTTGGTTCGTCGCGCTCCCATACTCCACAGTATTCTATATGCTTGGTCCGAAACTTTGTGCTCTCTTCAGTCGAGAGGGTAACAGGACATGTCCATGTTCCGAAACCAGTGCGCTCGCCATCGCGTGTAAGATGACCCTTGTAAATGCTTCCGTCCGAGCACTTCACGATTGATTCATTCCAGTAACGCGGGAAACCGAAGTGGATGTTCGAAAAGGCTTTGTTCTGTCTTCTGGTTGCTGCGTCCATCCTTAGTTGATTGTTTGATTAGTTGTTTGCTTGGAACTGTAATTGATTTGACGGACGTATTCCATTTCAATTTTCCGAATAAAAAATAGCAACGCAATCATTAATTTTGTATATCTATAATGCCGTATGCCAGGGGGTTAACGGGGGACAGAGTCCCCTGTAAAAAAGTGTTAGTATTGATGAAACACATATTCATATATATACATATATACATATACATATACATATATGAATTACTTACCTTGAATTAACGAGATTCTCCCGTGCTTGCCGTTCATCGCTTTGTGGCGGTTGCGATTAATCAGAGACGCTGCCTTCGCTCGATGCCGATGAAGTGTTTTCCAATACACGCGGGCGATACATTGATCCTTGAGTTGTGAGTCCATCAACTTCGCGATAGCCGTCAAACGACTGAATCAGGACTACGCATTCTCCGTCTTCGTTGTAGCAGATGTGGCGACGGGTGTGATAGATTGCGCTTATACCCCATCTTTCGTGCTCCACTTCGGCGACGGTGCGAACTTTGCGAACACCACGGATGTTGCTCTTGAAACGCCGATCAAGGTCTTCAGGGTTGGGAGCGTAGGATTCGAAAGGGTTGCGGCCTGGTGACGGCCTTTGTCCGCCCTTGCCGTTCAGTTGACCCTCTTGTGCGAGTCTTTCAAACTCTGCCGCGCTGGCACAGGGGACTTCGCGCGAATCGATTATCACTTGATCGTCAATTTCTCCTCTCACGCGCGCTGACAGTTTGGGTGGTCTTTTTTCGCAACATAACTCCATGAGAGCAATGCGAGCTTCTGCCTCCGGCATTGGATTGGGGTAATCGGGGTGAAGGCGATGCGTGTGATCGCTTCTTTGAATCTTGAACATTGGAAGTTGTAGGCGTGGGGGCTGCTGGGGTTGTTGCTGCTGGTTTCCCATGAGGCGGCGGCGTTGTCCTGGCTGCTGAACTTTTTTCATCTCCCATTCATTGTAAAGGAATTCTTCGTAGGAAATTCTGCCTGCTGACAGAAGCAGTGTCTTGCGGTGGCAGTAGATGCGAATCGGTTGGAATCCAGACGAATACCTTGTTGAGTAATGGTTCATACGCTCAACGGCTTGAGAGCTGATGCTGAAAGTGATCTGGTTTCGGTAGTCGTGAGTTGCGAAAGTGCGGTCGTGGCAAGCGTATTCGGTTGAGCGGGAAAACGTCTGGTCGTGGACAATGATGATTGGACGCCGCGTAGTAAGGTCTCTCCACCATCTCGGATTGCTCCATTGGATTTTCTGGGAAATCACCACATCATGATCTATGCCGGTGGGTTGTTCCTCTTTGTCGACATAGACCGAACAGTTTTCCAACTCAGGAAACATACGTATGTTTTTCAGGAACTGGTAGATGGCCTTGTTCTCCTTTGCGTTTGGCTTTTCCATATCATTGTCTCCATATGACAGACGGATCAGCAAAATGTTGCGATCAGAATTGCCGGTTTCGACTTCACGAAACAAGTCGGCGATGATCTCTCTTCCTTGTGCGGTCAGTCTGAAGAATGGTGGCAGTTGTGGAGCGCCGGCCTCTGGTTGGGGGTGGGACACTTTCTCGAAAAACGGGCGTGACTCAAAGACGAGGCCAGCATCCAGGAATCTGGCTGGTCCGCAAAACGTGGGTTGGGGTGTATAGTCGAAACGAACACCTTCGCCAAATTCTTCAATCATTTCCTCCTCGTCTCCATTTTCTGCTCCTTGTGCGCTGCCGATTTCTGCGATTTCTCTGGAGTAGATGACTTCTTCCGGTGTGGCGCTGTAGAGAATGAAGATCACGCGCTCATCATCGCGCCATGTTCTCCAGATATTGGCCATTGCCTGGCGAACTCCGGAACCGTGGTCGCATTCGTCGATGTGAATGATGAGCGTAACACGGGGATCAATGTTGAGAGTGTCGCGGATCTTGTTGTTGTAGTCGTCCTTCTTTTTGTCGGTAATGCCAGAAAGCACTTCGATGCCGTAGCATTTGAGCTCGACGCGTTGGTCTTCGTCTGCTTTGCGGTGCCACTGGGTCAGGAACTTGTGCTTGCGTGTGGGGTGGCTTGTGTTGTCTCTCATTGCGAGATACTCGACCATTTGTCTTTTACCTGACTTGACTGGAGCACGGATGAGGAGGCGACGCTTACCTTGTTCGATTGCTTGGATTGGTCCTTTGAGAAACTCGCACAGATGAGTCCTTTCGCACTCGAACTTAGCGACGGACCACTGACGATGATGAGATGCTGCTGACATTTGTATATCGATTGTTTTGACTTGATAATAGAACTACATCGATCGTATGAGGTGAGATCTGTTTCAATTTTCCGAATAAAAAATAGCCACACATTCATTAAATGTGTAATGACGTAATGCCATAATTCTATAATGCCGTAGGCCAGGGGGTTAACGGGGGACAGAGTCCTCCGTAAAAAAAGTGTTAGAACATTATACACATCATATTTTTATTTTCGGTCAGTGTAACATAGTCATTTACATATCACACAATACATACGCACATCTTCAGAAGTTGTCGAAGTCGAAGTCTGTTCCTGTCTCCGCATAGTGTCTGTTACATGCGACGCACATACACAAAGCATATTCGCCGCTTGGGTGGTTGTAGTGAATGAAGTCGGTGCCACAATCAAGGCCAGCATCACAGCTACAGCATAGACCGTATGTATGGTTGATGCCTTTGTTGGCACGTTCTTCGTCAGTAAGCTTGATTCCAGGAGCATGCTTTGAGACAGCTGTTGATGTAGGTGTGGCGTCTTTCTTCCACTCCTCGATCCACTCGTTGAACGCCTCGCACGCTTCTTCCGTCGTGACTTTGTAATCTGCGAACACCCCCGCAATTTCGTTGAAGCCTTTTTGTTTTTCTTGTTCTAGGTTTTCTGGCTCCAATATATCGCAGGCAAAGATTCTTAGATCCCGCATTTTCTCAATAAAGGAACACGCATGTTCCGGTGTGAGTTTTCCGTCCGCCAACGCAGCGGCAAGATCGCAGAAGAATTTCTGCTGTTTATCTTCTTGTTCTTGTCTGTTCATTCCTGGCACTGTATTCTATTAAATGATGGGGAAAGCATTTCAATTTCCCGAATAAAAATACTCGGATTCATTAAATGTGTAATGCCATAATGCCGTAGGCCAGGGGGTTAACGGGGGACAGAGTCCCCTGTAGGGGACAGAGTCCTCCGTAAAAAAAGTGTTAGAACATTATACACATGCGCGCCACTTACCTTTTATTTTGCTTCGATCGCATGTCCTCTTTCAGTTGTTGAGCTTGGCGTCGCAGTCAAAGCACATCATGATGCCGTTTTCGGTGCCGGATGCGTAGTTGAATGTGAAGTCTGCTTTGTCGTCCAAACCTGTTTTACAAATTGGGCAGAGACCATATTTGTGTTGGTTCCATCTTGCTTCTTCTTCCTGTTCGGGGAGGGCGGCGGGTTTCTGGTCGATCCATTCGCCCTTTTCTTCGCTGAACCAGCGCCCTGGCTTGTATGCGTCACATCTTGTGTAGTATGGGTCGCAAATGTGCGGAGGGTATCCGCAGTTGGCACAGTGGGGTTCAAGGGGCGTGAAGTCGTTCGGTGCGTCCGCCGTGACGAAGCATTTCACGCCGCAGTCGTCGTGTGTGTATTTGGTGGATCCTTCTTCTTCTTCTTTGTGTTGTTGAAACATTGTGTAAAATGCTGTCGCTGTCCAGTAGTTGCTTGACATTGTAGCGGCCATAGTTGATGTGTGTTTTTGTTGGTTTTTGCTTTCGCTGCGTTTCACAATACCGTCTAATTCCATTTCAATTTTCCGATTCTACAGTGGGGGCAAAAAAAGTTGTGTAACTGTGTCACTGTGCGACTGGGCAATCCGGAAGAGGATATTGTTTAGCGTCCGGGTGGGAACTCCTCTATATATAGTGAATCAAAAAATTGGTTCTATATTTTAAATTAAATTATAGTTAAATAAAAAATGGAAGTAAATTCAAACCAAAATCAGAGTGACGTTTCAACCGATACTCTTTCAAAAACAAAGTGTAAATGGTATATATCAGAAGGAATTGGTTGGATTGGAAGTGTTTTAGTTTTAATTCCTTACGTTACTCCTCTTGATAAAACAGTAGATTTTGTATTAAATACATTAGGGGCATCTGGATTATTTATTGTTTGTCTCACATCAAAGCAGTATCAGTCTGTTATTATAAATGCCGCGTGGGTTATAGGTGGGTTTTATAAATATTTTTCATAGTGTTAGGTTTTAGGCATAGATCTATGATAGAATTGTGAACAGGTTATTAAGAATATGCGAGGGGGTGGGGGATAACGGAGTGTGGAGACATTTGTAAAAAAAGTGTTAGTGAAACATACACACATATATATGGATTTCTTTTTACTTACCTGAATTTACGGGATTCTCCCGCGCTTGCCGTTCATCGCTTTTTACCAGCCGGTGGTTTCGTTGCGCTGTCTCTCTACGTGAGCTTCTTCGTCATCCTCGCTGCTATCTGTTTCTTCGACTTGATGAACGTCTCTGCTCTCTCTTTCTTCGACGCGATCTCCGTTACACCATTCGCCTTGGAAAATGATGTTGCTTGTTCCGTCTCCGCGAAATCTTGTCATAGTGCCGTAGCCGTGCGCTTCGTCATCCTGCCATGTGCCCTTGTATTCCATCCAGTTGATCAGTTTGTCCATGTTGTTCGGGTCAACAGCGCCGTAGATGAGGATGGGGTAGCGAAGCGTTCCAAAACCGGAGCGCTCACCGTTGCGGGTAAGATGCCCTTTGTAAATGCTACCGTCCGCATATTTCACTGTCGTTACAGTCCACACATTGTCGACGCTGTTTTCATTAGTTGTTGTTCTTGCCATTGTTCGTAATTTGGTGTCTTTGTCGGGAAACTGCTATACAATATTATATTCGGATCCATTTCAATTTTTCGATTTTACAGTGGGGGCAAAAAAAGTTGTGTAACTGTGTAACTGTGCGACTGGGCAATCTGGAAGAGGATATTGTTTAGCGTCCGCCCGGACAATCTATTTCCCCGATGGCGGGAAAACCCTATATATCGAAAATCGATAAACCGGTTTTGAACCATTCATATGAAAAAAAGTGTTAGAACATACACACACACATACACACACTGAGTTTCGAATTACTTACCTGAATTTACGCATTTCTCCCGCTCCTCACTTGATGTCTTCAAACAGGGCTTGTGAACTTGGGTAGTTCTTTCCTGTGCGGACGTCTACGTAACCGTCTGTTTCTGCCAAGTTTTCCATCAGGAATCCATTTCCGTAAAAGTAGAACCCCTTCACTTTCGTGACATTGTCTCGCAGAAACATCACGTGCGGCTCTACCAAGTGAGCCCTCTTTTCGCACGACGCATTGTAATGCTCAATCGTGTGCTCGGTTGATGGTGATATCCGCTGATACCAGTGCCAGGATTCAATCCTGTATGTTGTGTAGTGAGGTTTCGCTGGCACTTCCTCATGCTCCTGCTCCTGCTCCTGCTCCTGCTCCTGCTCGCCAAACGCACGATCGTCGTCATCCACGCAACTGCGTTCATCTTCACTCTCTTCCTCGTGTCCGTGAAAGTAGTCGTGCTCTGCGTCGCCCCACCAACCCTCGGGATACCACCGTTCGACGTCCTCACCGTCATCACCGTGATCCCTGAGAAAGCGCCTTTTTACGCAGAATGGACGAGCATTGACTTGGGTAGAGGTTGAAAGAATTTGTCCGTTAGTTGCCATAGTTGTTACTTTCGTGTGTGTCTTGAAACTGCTATACAATATTATATTCGGATCCATTTCAATTTTTCGATTTTACAGTGGGGGCAAAAAAAGTTGTGTAACTGTGCGACTGGGCAATCTGGAAGAGGATATTGTTTAGCGTCCGCGCTGACAATCTATTTCCCCGATGGCGGGAAAACCCCTATATATCGAAAATCGAGAAATGAGTGACAAATCGAGAAATGAGTGATGAAAAAAAAGGTGGTTTTAAGCCACAACACCACTAAACTATTCTTGCCGGTGGTTGGTTTCGATCCAACGTCCTCCCCGTTATGAGCGGATAACCAACCCTCTGTCGGACCATTGCGGGTCGATGAGGCGAAGGTTGGGGTTTTAGGCGCTCTTCCGCTGAGCTACACCGGCTAGTGTTTGTTGCTGTATTGACAGCGTGGCAGATTCTGTAAACCTGCGAATGATAAATACCGGAGACTGGGTTCGAACCAGTGACCTCGGAGTTATGAGCCCCGCGCGCTCCCCCTGCGCCACTCCGGTGATAGGGGTGCTGTAGTGACAGCGAGGCAGTTCTGGAAACTGCGAATTGGAAAATACCGGCGATACGTTTCGATCGTATGTCCTTGCGGTTATGAGCCGCACGCGCTACCGCTGCGCCACGCCGGTGAAAGGGGTGCTGTATTGACAGCGAGGCAGTTCTGATAAACTGCGAATTGGAAAATACCGACAACCCGTTTCGATCGAGTGACCTCGGAGTTATGAGCCCCGCGCGCTGCCTCTGCGCCATGTCGGTTAACTGTTTGATCTATCAACATCTTTTGGAATTGTTGTTGGTGTTGACCGATGCGTTATGAGTTTATGATTTAGGTTGATTTCAATTTTCCGTTTTTACATAGAGGCCCAAAAAAAATGAAACGGCGGACTATACGAGCATAAATGCTGAGGTAAATGAAAACTCTATGTAAAAAAATGGCAACACACAGACACACACACACATAAACATATTGAAGAATGACTCACCTTAATTTTCAACGATACAATGCTTTGTGTCATCCCAGGCACCAACTCCACACAAGTTGGTCGCATCAAATGCTGTCATTGTCTCTGGATCTATCCAAATCTTCTTACCTTGATAAATCTCCACCCAAAATTTCTGCCCATATACCTTCTCGACTACCCGATGACGGGGTGCGGGTGCGGGTGCGATGCGTTTCTTAGAAGCGGTGGTGGCAACAGATTTGGGCATGAGCGATAGTATGACTTTCTATATACGGAATTCGACGCCATACACCATAGCTCTATTTACCGTTTCAATTTCCCGACTATGGTATTCTATAGGAATCGAGAAATGAGTGACAAATCGAGAAATGAGTAATGAAAAAAAAGGTGGTTTTCGTAGCTACGCTACCACCAAACTATTGCTGCTGTGCTGCTGGGTCTTTCACCCTGGGGTTATTCACCCTGGATAGCGTGCGCGCGCGTGTGTGTGTGTGTGTGTTTACTCCTCCTCGCTGAACTCTTCGATTTCTGCGTCCTCCTCCTCGTCATCCTCGAAGATGATGGTCTTGGATGCGTCATCCCAGGTGCCGACACCTTCGCCGTTGCTCGCGTCGTAGACAGTCATGTCGCTGGGGTTCACCCAGATCTTGTTGCCTTCGAATGACTCGACCCACAGTGTCATGCCGTTGACAACTTCGGTGGCGCGGGTGGTCTTTTTCTTGAGGGCGTTGACTTTCTTGGGAGCGGCGGGTGTGACGGCGACGGCGGGCATGGGCGTGATGTCTTCCTCGACAAGCTCTGTGGATGAAGCTGCGGCGTCGCTTGCCCTGCCAGATGCCGACGAGACGAGGTCTTGAATCAGCGATTCGTTGACTTCGATGACGGGTTCTTTGGCTTTGGCGGGGCGGCCGCGTTTCTTGGGAGCTTCAGCGTCGGCAGCGGCGGCGGCAGTCTTTTCGACTTTTTTGCGAGCCTGTTGCTTCTTCTCGCTGGCGGCAGCCTTGGGGGCTTTGACGGCGACGGGCTCGTCGTTCTCCGTTTCTGTGTCGGAGTTGTCGGCATCACTGGCAGTGCGGCTGCTTGCCGGCGTGGTGTCAGTGGTTGCGACTTTGCCCTTGCCTTTGGTGGCGCGAGGAGACAAGCTCTTGGGGCGTCCGCGCTGTTTCACTTCCTTTTCGAGGTGTTCGTGGGGGATGGTGATGTCGTGTTCGGCTGCCTCCTCCTGGAAGAATTGTTCCGTCGCGTGGCCGAACTTTTGGATGACGTTTGCGAGTCTGACGCACTTTTTGCCGTTGGGGGCAGTGTAGTCAAACAGGCCGCACGCCGCACGCATCGCGACAGTTCCGAAAGGAGCTCCTGCCTTCTCACAAGCAGCGCAGAACTCGCCAGTTTCGGTTTTGTCGGAGACGCACTGAGCGAACAGGCCGTGGTAGGAGCGAAGCGCGTGGCAACGGCTCTCGATCACGACACCGCACCAGGGAATGGGGAGACGAGCCTCTTTCGGGGCTTTCACCTTGGGTTCCTTGGCGGGCTTTTCGGCATCAGCTTGTGCCTTGGCTGCTTTCGCGGCTTCCCTCTCGAGTTGTTTGGCCGCCTGTCGAGCTTCTTTCTCGGCCGCTTTCGCGGCTTCCTTTTGAGCTTTCAGGGCGGCTTTCTCTTCCTCGCTCAGGGTGGCCTTGGGGGCCTTGGGGGCTTTTTCTTTGCGAGCGCGCTTGACAGGGTTGCCATCAGCGTCGAGTTCGACGGTCTTGGTCTTCTTGGTCTTGGTTTCTGGGTCTTGATTCTTGACGCGTTTCTCGATCGTCACAGTCGGTTCGGGAATTTCAGCGAGAATGAGACGACGGACACTTTCCACATCGAAATCCTCACACTCGCGCGCAAGAACGGCGAGGATGATGTCGATGAGTTTGTCGCGGACTTGAAGAGTCACGTCGTTCGCCATTTTCGCGAAGCACCTTTCCACGATCTGGTTGGTTCCGAGAACCACGGCAAGAGAGTTGGAATTTTGAGTCTGGGCCATTGTAAATTGATTCGGTTGTAACTTGATGAGAGCACTACATACAAACTTGGGGGCAAAATCCATTTCAATTTTCCGATTTTACAGTGACGGCTAAAAAAAGTTCTGTAATTCATAAATCGTAAGCGGGCTACGCCCGCGTGATGTCACGCAACCTACAGTAAATCTTATGTAAAAAAAGTGTTAGTAGAACATACACACATACATACGGAGTTTCTATTTACTTACCTGAATTTACGAGATTCTCCCGCGCTTGCCGTTCATCGCCTATTTGGAGGCTGTCCAGTGGTCGAAGGCGCCGTCCGTGCCTGCTTGTCCGTTGATCCACGCTTCGCGCGCTGCTTGGTAGGGTGATCCGGTCGGCATTTCGGGGATAGGGTGAGCAGCCCTGTATGCCGCCATGAATGCCGCGTTTGATGCTTCGATTTCCTTCTTTCGTGCTTCGATGAAAGCCTGTTTCTTGTCACGCGCCGCTTGTTCTTCCGCTGTGAGTGGCGCAGGGGCCGGGGCACATTGTTTTAACTGTTTGGCGTTTTTGGTGTAAACGGGCATTGTTTGCGATATAGTTGGTGTTGTCTTGAAACTGCTATACACTACAACCTTGCGATCCATTTCAATTTTCCGATTTCACTGTGACCGCAAAAAATACACTGTGTCACTGCGCAATCTGGAAGAGGATATTCTTTAGCGTCCGCCCGGACAATCTATTTCCCCGAAAGGCGCGAAAAACCCTATATATAGGAAATCGAGAAATGAGTGACAAATCGAGAAACCGGTTGTAAAAGAATATGCTGGGGGATAACGGGGGGCAGAGCCCCCTGTAAAAAAAGTGTTAGTAAAACATACACACATACACGCGCGCGCAAATTTCATACCTGTATCTCCTAAGTCTTGTCCGTGCTCCTAACGCGTTACACGTATTGTCCAAATTTACATTTGTCGGAAGGTGGCACGTAGCGTGTTGGGCGCGGGGTATTGCCCACAGCTTGCGATTGCTCGATTTTCACGGCGCATGACCTGCCGCTGTTTTGGAAGGCCTTTGACAGCCACTCCTGAGCGTTGGCATACTCGACGCCTTCGAACAGAAGTATTGTCCTCTTCCTTTTGTTGGTCTCTCCCACCACAGCCATGATGTCGCCTGTTTTCATGGGTTCCGATGCTGATGATCTGTATTCCGCCTTGCCCACGCAGACCTTGCGGCGGGTGTCTTGGGGTGCTGGGGCAGCGACGGTGTCGGAGGAATCCTGTTGGCCAACAGGGACGAAAACCATCAGCGTTGAACCAGATCGCAAACCGTGATCTGAAACAGTCACGTTCTTGTCCAGTTTCTTGAAACTGCCGGAAGGGTTGCCGAAAACGAGACCCGTCATCACTGACAGTCTGTCTGCGGAAACGCGGGTGATTTTCTCAAGCTTGGTCGCGAGTGCGCCGATAGTGTCCGAGGAAGCAGCGTCCATGGTGAATTCCGTAGTTGAGAGATTTTTGAATCCTTGAAGCTTCACGAGAAGTCTCATTGCCATTGTTCGTAGTTGTTGTCTTTGTCTGGAAACTGCTATACACTAACACCTTGCGATCCATTTCAATTTTCCGATTTCACTGTGTCACCAAAAAAAAACACTGTGTCACCAGGCAATCTGGAAGAGGATATTCTTTAGCGTCCGCACTCGGACTATCTATTTACCCGAATGGCGCGAAAAACCCTATATATCGGAAATCGAGAAATGAGTGACAAATCAAGAAACCGGTTTTGAACCATTCATATGAAAAAAGTGTTAGAACATACACACACATACACATATACGGAGTTTCTATTTACTTACCTTGAATTTACGCAAATCTCCCGCGCTTGCCGTTCATCGCCTTTTTGCGATCTACGCTTCCCCTGCTGATGGACAGCCGCCGTTCACCAGATGTCTCTTGCTTCGCACGCATCCGCTTTCTTCCATTCGCCCTTCGATCTTCTTCACGTGTCTATCATCAAACCACATCTTCACATACACACGACCACACATATACCCTAACAACCTTCCTAACCCAAACATCACATCACTCACCTCATCTTTCACTTCTTCCCAGCTTCTAGCCTGGCACAGTTCTACCACCTCATCCCCGATCTCTTTCAATCGGAGACACAGATCACCCTTGTCGTTCCTCAGGCACTCACAATACTTCATCTTTCTACTTCTATCTTCACTACCTCACACCATACACAATGCGAACCATTTCAATTTTCCAATTTTACTGTGGCGGCAAAAAATACACTGTGTCACAGGTCATAAACTGGAAGAGGATATTCTTTAGCGTCCGCACTCGGACTATCTATTTACCCGAATGGCGCGAAAAACCCTAAGAATATGCCGTAGGCTGGGGGATAACGGGGGCGGAGCCCCTGTAAAAAAGAGGGCTTACCCTGCCTCACCTTACCTCGCTCTTCATTCTTCGGCTTCTTCCTCACCATACCTGCGGCACTCGTCGCAATACCAGTATCCTTCACCGTCGGGGGTATCTTCCACACAGTAGGCGAATCCGCAGCTGCGCTGCCACACTGTTCCGTCACAGAACGTCAGTTCCGCGTCTGGGTGGCTGCTCTTTGTCGCCGGCAGGCTCACGCTCATCAGGATGCTTCGTTGGTGCCGCGTCAGGGTCGCTGATGCCAGGGGAAAGTAGGTGTCCAGTAAATCAGCACGCGCTTTGCTGGTCGTCGCAAGTGCCCATTCTTCTTCGAACCTTGGGATCGGAGTCCACCTATCCGCTTTCCACCCTAGGAACCAAGCACCTGTCGTCAACGCGCTCACTTCCGCGCTGCCTGGGGTCATCGGGCTCATTGTCGTCATAGTTGGTTTGTCTTCTTCTTTGCTGGAAACTACCTCACACCATACACAATGCGAACCATTTCAATTTTCCGATCTCACCGTCACCTCATCATTTTCACCATACTGGGGGGGTTTAGCAGGCCCTTTTGCCCTGTGACCACCCACTGGCAGACCCACTGGCAGGCCCTTTTGCCCTGTGACCACCCACCAGGAGGCCCACTGGCAGGCCCTTTTGCCCTGTGACCACCCACTGGCAGACCCACTGGCAGGCCACCCACACCCCCACCAGCCCTTTCTGCCACACCCTACGCTACCCCGCCCGTTTTTCAATTTTTCATACCTTACTGGCTGTTTCAATTTTTTACCCCATTTATACGCCACTTTACCCCCCCAGGAGCCCCTTTTTTGGTCCTGGAGACGCTTACCACCCTTTTCTTTTCACCACGGAGACACTCTTTTTACTACCCCCTTTTTACCCTTTTTACCCTGGGGGAGCCATTTATTTAGGCGCTTTTTACTATACCCAGCCTACACGCAGGCTATACGCAGGCTATACGGAGGCTATACGGAGGCTATACCCAGGCTATACGGAGGCTATACGGAGGCTACACGCAGGCTATACGCTGGGTATAGGGGTATATACGGGGATTGGAGGGGTATATACGGGGATTGGAGGGGTATTTAGGGGATTCAGGGGTATGGGGGCTATACGGGGGTATTTAGGGGTATTCAGGGGGTATTCAGGGGGTATGGAGACTAATCCGAGACTAATCGGAGGCTAATCAGGGGTATTTAGGGGTATCGAGCCGTATATAGGGGTATGGAGGCTATATGGAGGCTAATCGGAGGCTAATCGGAGGCTAATCGGAGGCTATAGGGGTATATAGGGGGATTCACGGGGCATTCACGGAGCATTCACGGAGCATTCACGGAGCATTCACCGGCATGGAGACTATAGGGTTTAGGAGACTAATACCACGCTATACCCACACTTTTTTTTACTTTTATATATATATACATACACTTTTATGGTAAAATATACCCGAAAAAAATTTAAAACTCGCAAAAGGTTTTTGCGTGGAGGGCGCCTTAGTGAATACTGGCTTAATTTTCTTATACACCATTGTAATAAAGTTAACCCAAAAAATGTAAAAACTTTAAAAGAACATCTAGCAAAATCTGGAATGTTTTTCTCAGATGGAGATTTGAAAACGTATTTAAAATATATGGCATCTAGTGAAGACTCAAAACGTCTTATGAAGAAAAAAATACAAAAAAGAGATAGACATCCTAAAACAAAGAAAAACATCCCTGCCACCCCACCGGCATCACTGGCTACATCAATGAACACGTCAATCTCGTCAGATGGTCCTCCTTCTGGATTAACATCGTCGTCATCGTCCTCGTCCTCAAGTGATAGTGGCACCGATTCACGTTTACACGTAGGACATCGAAAATCTTCCTTTGAAGCCGAGAATACGAGAGCCGTCCCCGTTGTCATATCCGGCGCTGCAGGGTCGCCGATCATATCTTACGTCAACGGATTCTTTGATCCATCAACTAGTAAAGGAATGGACGGCCGTCTTATATACATAAAACGCGGCCAAACTGATGTGTGTTTGGAGCACTTCAATGGGCGGTGGCAGGTCAAACCTGTTTCTGAAATAGGCAATGATAGTTTCTTTGCTACGCTTGAGGGTAACAGTGCTCTTCTTGATTGTAGTTCAAACCAATGGATACTAGCAGATGGACACGGAGGTTCGATGTCTCCGCGCCGACCGATAATGTTGGTATCAGAAGAACAATACAGGCTTGAAACAGCAGAAGTTGAACGACGACACAATCTTGAAATAGATGCTGCTGTACGTAATCGCCGTGAAGCTCTACGACGAGACCAAGCACACCTAGCAGCAGCAGCAGAATTAGAAGCTCGACAACGAGACCAAGCTCGCCTAGCAGCAGAATTAGAAGATCGAGGACGAGACCAAGCTCGCATAGCAGCAGAATTAGAAGCTCGACAACGACAAATAGAGGAAGCAGCAGAAGCTCGACAACGACAAATAGAGGAAGCAGCAGAAGCTCGACAACGACAAATAGAGGAAGCAGCAGAAGCTCGACGACTACGCCAAATAGAAGAAGCAGATGCAGCAGCACAAGGTCGACGACTACGCCGTGCTGAAACTAAACAACGACGCCAAGCTCGAGCTGAACAACTAGCTCAAGTTGACATAGCGGCAAAAAGAGCAGCAGAATTAGAAGCTGAACAACGACGCCGAGCTGGCCTAGCAGAAGGTCGACGACGACGCCAAGCTCGAGCAGCGGAAGTAGAAGATCAACGACGACGCGATGCTCAAGCAGCGGAAGCAGCGGAAGCAGCGGCGGCAGCGGAAGCAGCGGCGGCAGCGGAAGCAGCGGCGGCAGCGGAAGCAGCGGCGGCAGCGGAAGCAGCGGCGGCAGCGGAAGCAGCGGCGGCAGCAGCGGCAGCAAAGCCACGAAGTGATTTTAAGAGAAATCCAGATATCAGCTCGTTAAATGATCTAGAAAGACGTAGGGGAGAAGTTAATATATTACCATTAGGTTCAGAGTCAGACATGTCATCATCTGGAGCACTTTCATCAAGGTTATCATCTGTTGGTTCTCAGGGTAGTATGAATAGAAATAGATTGAATCAATTAGGGGATGAGGCCGACGACATAGTTAACTTTGAAAGTGCTGGTCAAGATCTTGCTTCTCCTATACCATTAAGTAATACTCCTTTACCGGTTTCTCCTTTATCCTTACCACCAGGTGATGTTAAGAATTTAAGACCAAACTTCGCATCACTACCGTTGGCACAACATGAAAGTCCCGAAAGTCCTACGGGCGATTTGGCTCGGAGCTTAAGTGGGTTAAGCGTAAGACCTCGACGCAATAGTGCTGCTGCTAAGGCTGCTGAGGCTGATGCTGATGCTGAGGCTGCCGCCGCTGTCAATGAAGAATACCGTGTAAATATACAATATACACCGCAACACAGTAAAACTAAGATAACCCCCGCTATCTTAAGGATAACGAATGAAGGTATACGTATTACAATAAATAAAGCCTTACTAAGTCTAAGTGTAGAACAATTAAATTCGCTTTATTTTAATATATCTAACTCCGGAGATATGAATTCGACGTGTTTTTATAAAACTAATGATCCCGTTATAAGCAGAGAGGGTAGATCTCTAAATAGTTTTTTCTCTAAGTGTGTAAGTGTCAAGGTGCGTAAAGATTCACGCCACCGTCCTCCTTCATTAGCTCCTACTGATATTACTATACCATTTACTATAAATTTTAATAATATAGATGAATGTGACGAATTCTTACGGCACCTAGATACCATTAGAGGCAGAAACCAACAAGGCGGTAAAAGAAAGAATAATACAAGAAAACAGTCACATAAAAAAACACATAAATATATTCAACCTAGAAGAAGACATAAAACAAAAAAGTCAAAAAGATCAACCAGGTCAAAAAGATACTAAAACATTAGATTATAGAACGATAGTTTAGCGTTTATTAATTAATCATTATTTTCATATTGTTGAATAATATAACAATACGAAAAATTGAATCGATATCAAAGAAATAAATATAAATTAGTTAAAGCAGAGACAGCAAATCAGAAATGTTCCCCAACTTCAAAGTTATTCAAAACAAAAAACCCAATCCTCATGCCGATGGAGAATATAATCGCGGAATTCTTCAAATACGCATCCCAGAACTGATGGCTAACACGGGTGACATTGCCGCAGCACCACCACAGAAACTTCGCGTAGTCATGTATTGTTCAATTGACGCATCTGGGTCAATGAACGAAAACGCAATACCATTGAATCAAAATAATATATCTACCGGACCACGAACAAAGATGGATTTCGTCCATGCCACTCTTGTAAATATGGTTGAATATATTGTCCAGCAAAGTGCCGAATTTCCGCATGTTGAATTCTACCTGGCGATTGTCAAATTTCATTCACACGCAAGCTGCGCGCTTTTACCTACGCGAGTTACACCCGATAATCGCGATGCCATCATTGAAACAATCCAGCGAATTACTCCAACCGGTGGGACCAATTTTATGAAATGCTTTACAGAAATGTCTAGGTTAATGTCACTCGAAAGCACACACATCCCACGCGATGAAAGTATTCCAGAAGAGTTTGTCCACAGAATTCACATGTTTCTCACAGACGGATCAAACAACGAGGGTGACAAGAGCATCCAAGCACTTGCGTCTACTCTTAATGTCCAATTCCAAGACGCAAGCCAAAGAATGAAGCAACCAACGCATGTTATGGTAGGATATGGAACAGACCATGACTCGACAGTTTTGGGAAATTTATGCGCAAAGTTCCCCGATTCGAAACAGTGGTTCATCGACGATATCGAAAAGACGGGATGTATTTTCGGTGAAATTCTTTGGGCAGCAGTCAATGCGGCATATACCGGCGTAAAACTTGTTTCAAATATCGAGTTCTATGACTTTGCGACAATGGACTGGACAAAAGAGATGTCACTCGGTGATTTTGCCTACGATTCAAGTCGGACATTTTATGCTCGCCTCCCATGGAACGTTGATTCTGTTGAATGTAGTTTCAGTTACACATCCATGGAGAATATTGACAACCAGCATTTGATGTTTACAAAACAAATTGAATATGTTCATGACAGCGAGCCAGCAACAATTGATGCCGAAGTGGAGAAAGAGTTATGGCGTCTTGATACAATTACAACCATCGATGAGTCTCTCCAGTTCTTCAAAAATATGCGCTGTATGACGCACGACGCACGAATCAACGAGAAAGATCGATTACTCCAATTAGTAACCGGATTCCAGGAAAAATTCCTCGCTTACGCCACTGAAAAGCAGCTTACTGAAGATCCGTTTATCATCCAATTGGCCGACGACTTGTTTGTGTGTATTAACGGATTAATGGCGATGAATATTGGAGAAAGATATGTCGCAGCACGCCAGACATCGCAAATTCAGCAACGCGCTGTAACTATCAATGACATCACGCCCCTTCAAAGCGAAATCATTCAATCTATGCCGCCTCCACTTCATCACACACCAAGCGCACAACATTTGTATTCAGACAACATCAATGAAGATATGTTGGATGACAGTTATTATCAACCACCAATGCGCACACTTAACAGTGGAGGCTCGGTGCCTCTAGCGCTAAAGGAGGACTCTCCAAAGACCCCGAAAGGAAAAAATTCAATGGACAATGACGAAGTTGCCAGCGTTGATGCCGCTACAGCTGCTGCGGTTATTGCTGCCGACGACAAGATTGTATCTGACTTTACACCAACATCCAGAGGTATTGGATCAAGGTTGCGCCATTTGTCGCGAGATGCTATCATTGGAATGTATCACAGAAATGGAAACAATGGACAGTATTACGATGATGAAAATGATTATTGCTCTGGAGGACCTATTAGCGATGATACATTTTCAAGTCACGCATCACCGGCATGCGCAAGAATAGGACGAATGCTTTCAGCGCCATATCAACCTAGAAGCACTACAGACAGGACTCCTACAGCACCATTTTGATTAGCTTCCTATGGGTAAGCGCGAATTATACCGAATAGATATTATATATTTTTTCGTAAAATATATAATATATAATTAAACCTATATAAACTTTTTACCTATATATGTATATATTACTCAAATAGTAAATACGTAAATAATGGAAAATACAGGCCCTGAATCTCCTGTCATTGTTCATACGTCGCCACTATCATCACCGGTGTTTGTTAATTCGTATGAGAATGATGACAATGACAACAACAAAATTGAAAAAGTAGATCTTACTAGTTCAAAAAATATTGAACTTATTGAACTACTTGAAACAAAAGCAACTTTAACTGATGGTCTAATTTTGCCCCCTCTTGATGAGTCATTAATAAAAGTTCAAGTAGATACTACACACCAGGTTGACTTAAAAACTACTACTACTACTACTACTACTACAGCGTCTGAATCCGACTCAAGCGTTCATAACAAATCGTCTACAAACGTTGTTCAATCACAGACGACTGAAAATTCATCAAAAAACAGCGCTTCAGAACTAGTAAAAGATTTCAAATACTGCCAAGAAGAGTTTCATAGACAAATCACAAATGGTAATTATACTATATCACCTGAAACAATTATGAAACTTCTCAGAATTGCTATGACTATTGTTGAGCAAACAAAGGAGTCGGGTCCTAATAAAAAGATATTCGTAATCAATTTACTACGTGATCTTTTTGTAAACGACAAAACCGGTTTATTAGGAGAACACAAATTGGAAGCTCTAAATCTTATACATGGAAATTTAGTATCGGACACTATTGATTTTATTGTTGACGCATCAAAAGGAAATTTTAATATAAATAAAATAGAGGTTGTTGCCGAGCATGTAGCAAAATCGTGTTTTTCTCACTGCTTGTCCCGTATATTTAAGCGATCATAATATAATCTATGCTTTAGAAATACTATGTATATGCGCCTTACAAACAGGGCATTGAGGCTTTGACAACTTCATGATACACCTATAGCACGAAATTACGTGATTACAAGGCGATAATTTAGTATTTTTTACATACTCATAACAAAATATACACTGATCTTCTTCTATTGATGTTTCTATGAGTGGAGGAACTTCTAATTCGCAAATAATACCACTTGGCGCATTATTACTGTAGTTATTGTTATTATGATTATTGTTAGGAGGTTCAATAATCATTCCCACGTCCATTGTTATTCGTGTAAAAAAACCAAGAAATCCGACTCGAGCATATTCATTGTCGCACATTCGAACACGTGATCCTCCACTATCATTTCGCTCATAATATACACTATTATTCTCATTTCTAGAAACAGAAAAAATAATATTCGGAGGGAGATCGTCTATATCGATTGTTACTACATTTGCGCGATCAAATCCAGGAGGGAATGCTAAATATGTAGAATATTTAGACATATAACATTTACGCACGGCATGGTCATATATAAAATCAGCATATGCCCATGCTTGATAATTTCGAGCATTTACCCATCCTGCTCCATTTCGACTTCCACGGCCGGTTGCGCCGTCCATTAAAAACACCGAAATATCATTCATATCTATGATTGGGTATTTCGCATTCCGCGTCGATCCTTCTAATTTAAAATATGTCGCCATATATGGATCATTCTCTCTGCGGAATATAGTTATACCATTTTCGTGTGTATGCGGGGTCTCTGTATAATAATGTTCTCTTGATTTATAAGCAACATATGCTGTTTTCTGTGCTTCATCAGCAGGACGCCATGTGTCGCCCACTTTTACGCAAATATCTCTGACACGATTCGGTGCCATATAGTATGTAGAAGTAGATGTCATTTTGTGCGGTATGCGGCGTTCGACTGTATAATTAATATAATACATAAAATATTTAAGTATGTATTATATATTGATTTATGATTTAAAGACATTCACATATTCACATATTTTCTACTCACGCGATTCGTAGAATTAGTTCTTATCACTAACTCATCGGTTATTGTGTCTGACATATCAGCAACATCATACGCCGTCTGTTTTGCCCCATTATGGGGAGATCCAAATAACAAAACCACATCGCCTACTTTATCACCCCGTTTTGCCTCTATTACGATCTGATCCATACTAACATTCCCTAGAACTTTCCTTTTGGAGCCATTAATAAATACGTATAGTTTCCCAGACGATGACCTTGGAATAATATCAGCATATCCTATCGGCGCTACACATGTTAGCATATCTTTTTTTGCTATAAATTTATTATCGTATCCAACGTCGGCCCCTTTTGATATATTTTTTATCTGTATAATACGTGACGTTACGGTCATAGCAGGTCGCAATTTGTCATTATACTTTCCACTCGGATCTAACCCATAGACAGCTAATCCAGGGCGCGCCAGTGTGAAATCGGATACATCATAGTTTAAGCATCCTCCCGAGTTGGCAATATGGACATATTCAAAATTAATATTATGTTTACTCGATAGAATATCTCTTAGTTCTCTAAATAATTTAAGTTGTTTTTTGGTAGTAGCGTCATTTTTTATCTCTGATTGTATAAAATGACTCATTAATCCTACTAAATTTATGTTAGGATTTGATGAAAGTATTTTAGCAGCGTGGATTGCTTCACTATATGGTATTGCTGCTCTATCGATACCCGTATCTACAAAAATATGTATACGAACCTTTTTACCATATTTTGCTGCTAGTTTACATATTGTAGGTATGTGTTTCTGGTCAATAACCGAAATGTCAATATTTTTACGAATTGCTTCCCCCAGTTCCTTACCGTGTATATCGTATAACCACGCAACGATATGCCCTTTGTCGCCACTATTTCTTAACATTAATGCTTCTCCAAGTGTAGCAACTCCAATCATTTTTACATTATGATCTCTAGCTATTCTAGAGATCTGAATCGCACCGTGTCCATATGCGTTTGCTTTTATAACAGGCATAACATCTGTTTTTGATATTTTGCGCAAATAATCTATATTATGTCTTATAGCCGCCGCATCAATTGTCGCGGTAACATCTGTATATTCAGGCGGAATATATTCTGCTTTTTGACGTAGAACAGAATGCCGTTTTCGTGTATATCTTTTTCTTAATAACTGACCTTTCTTTGTGCGATTATTGGGCATTATATATATAATACATAAAAAAATATATTATATATTGCTATGTTTACTGTTACGTTTACTGTTACGTTTATTTAGTTACTAACCATGGTCGCGACTGGAACAATAGCATTCCCTCCTCCGAAAATAGACGGGATGCTATAATTCCCGGCTCCATCCTGGGCATATTTCGCAATAACGCGTTTAGGGTATTTGTCGATTTTCATAATATCTTCGGTATCATATACATTGCCCACCTTGTCGATATAGTAAATGATTCCTTTAATGTCCTGTGCCCAAATATCGACCTTGACATTTTTCGTCGTCGGTGTCTCGCCCGAAGGTTCTTCCATCACGCTATTCGGCGTTCCCTTGATATGTGTTCCGCAATACATCTCATTGCCTTTCTTGCGACGAGTACATTGTTCGCCACTGGCACGTTTCGCGCAGCATCGGTCATAAATCGGGACAACACTTTTCACGCGCTTCCGTTTCATAAAATCCTCTTTATTCAGTCGCAATTTTTCATAGTTGTATACGAATCCAATGATAGAATTACATTTTGCGCGACTATCTTCCACTATCTGTGATGAATGGTCGCTTGTTAGACCACCCGATACTTCTTGTAGTCGTGCTACAATATCATTTTTAAACGCGATAATATAAGCTTCAAGCTTGTTATTTAAACGTCGTTCCATTGTGCGGTGGTGGTGGTGGTGGTGCGGTAGTCTGTAACTACAGGAGCTCTTAATATAATATTATAAAGATGTCTTTATTTCAATTTTATAAATATTATATTAAAATAATATGGGTTCAATGACCAAGTGGTAAACATTCTACATCATTCCTTCGTCTTCGTTTATGTCGTAGTGTAACAGATTTGGCACATTAGACACATTAGTTGTGACCGCATCAGGATTTGCTTCTTGTTCATTGGGTGGTAAAACCTCTACAACTATATTTTCATTGTTTTCGGTTGGTTGAATAAGGTTTGGTGGTTCTATCGCAATATTTGTTTCTATATTATCACTACTATTATTGTAAACTACATCTGCCGTCAATACAAACCCAGTCCCTGCTCCATTATCACCTTCATTTATATTTTGAACTGACACTTGGTTCAAAATTGAAGGCGTTGATCGTAGCGGGGTGTTGGATGATGAAGGTCGACGAGAAACTGCTCTAGATGTGGATGTTATAGCTACTGCTACAGCATCTGGAACAGCAGGACGATATGATTGTTGTGATTGTTGTGATTGTTGTGACTGATACGAACGATGCGAGTTTTGACCCTGATAGTTCTCTTGGAGTTGTTGGAGTTGTTGGAGTTGCTGGAGCTGTTGGAGTTGTTGGAGTTGTTTTGCCGACTCTTGTATATCGGAAATATTAAGAACAGTAAAATCTACTGGCAAATTGTTTGATAACTGATGATTTATACCCCCAATATAGGGTGTATTTTTTACACTATTTGTTCCAGAATTTGGCGTGGAACTTGACGCGGAATTTATAGACGAAATAGGTATATTCACTAACTCTCCTACTTCTTTGTTTGCCAAAACTATACCAGAGGTGTTTCCCACTATATTTGTCCCCATTATTTCTATTACTGTATTATTTTTATCTCCATGTGGTGATGACAAGGTATCATTTTTATTACCCGTGCGAGGCGAATGATGACGACTTGAGTGTTTTCTATCACTTCTACCACTTCTATGGTTATCAGATAAATGACCGGGAGGAGTAGGAGGCGGCGTGTTACCTTTAATATAATTAACCCCCTTCTGTATGAAATTCGATACAGAACTCATAAACCCCGAACTCGCACTTGCGCTAGAAATATTCCCATCTTTATTTCCTCTTCTTTCATTATTATCTCTTCCACTACCTCCACGACCACCTCTACTACCCCTACTACCCCTACTACCCCTACCGCCTCTACCATCATCGCTATCTCCGCCACTTGAATCATTGTCACTATCATAAGATCCAGACCCTCGCGATGATCCTCTACTTCTACGATCACGTGATCTACGCCGCCGTCTATTCCTGCCATTATTATCATCATATTTACTTGGTTTATCACCATTCACGGTTACTTGGGTCAACCCGTTACACAAATTCGGCGTGTGAGCATTAAATTTAATCTTTTTTGTGACTGGGTCTTCTTCGCCATAATTCTTTTTAAACATTTTAATAATCTCCTCATCAATAAGAGGCGCAATATCTTGTAGATTTTTTATATCTGTTTTTATGATTTGTAGCATATCTTTTGCCGATATACGCTGTTCTCGTTTCAGTGACAATTCAATCATTATCTTCTTATTTATTTGTTGAAACTGTAATGAACACAAACGATGTGCTTCTGACCTCTTCCCGAGCTGAAAATATGTATCAATCGACTTAATTATACCGACAAAAATACTGCTTACACCGAGAATAATATTCATCTTATCATAACCTATGTCAATACCGGTTGCGAATCCAATCGCACTCGATAAAATAATAACTGGAATATTTATGTAGTTAGAACGCTCGCTATATTTTTCATAAGAGAATCTATGTAATATAGAAAAAGATTCACACTCTTCTGCGTGTAATTTTAATAAATGTTCTAAATCTGTATTATAATCAATAATATCTGCTGCCATAATATTATATATTATAAACATATAATATTTTCGTTCTCTACAATGTTATTTTGATTTTGATTATTGATTTATACACAAGACATTTATGATATTCTCCCGCACTTGCCATTTAATGCTTTTTTATAATCTAGGTAATCTTCGCCCCCGATCATCCTAGGCGAATAAAAGTTCCTTTGAACGTTCCTCATCTAATACAAACCAAAATATAATAAGAGCATTCCCCCATAGCACATAACTTTCATATACACTCTTATCAACACCAAGAAACCCTAGAATTCCATTAATCGCCGGTGTTAAAAATGATACAATGAGTATTAAAACGAGCCACATCTTTAAGCTAGATAATTTCATTGCTAATAAATATTGTATAATATATTAATATATTGATATATTAATAATTATACATTTTGTATTAATATTTATATATTGTTGTATTATTCTTATAATAATTTATACTGTTTGAAGTTAAAGTCGTAAACATCAGGGATATCATTTTTTGTAAGATCTATATAATGATAAGAAATAGGTGTTTGAAAACTATACTCATCGATACATAATCTCATTGCTAAAAATATAGTTACTCGTTTCTTTTTTGTCTTAATGTATGTTTCCGATTCTAATGTTTTTTGTAAATATATACCAAGATCGTTTTTAATATTTTTCTCTTGCTTATCTTGATTATCATTGTGTGTATCCACATCATTATCATAATCCGTATCATAATCCGTATCTGAATCCTTCTCTGAATCCGTATCCGTATGTGAATCGGTATGGTTATCATGTTGACTCTTACTATTTTTTCGTGTATAATAATGTATATCATGGTATCCGTTATATACCGAGTTATAGTTATCAGTCCATTTACAATCATTGTCTCTAAACTGCCCTGTCTTTTTTTCAACAGGATATCTTTCAAAAATATATGTCGCCATTTTTGAATCATCTATCTTATCCTTTTTCATAAACATTTTCATTTTACCATGAAAAACTACAAATCTAACAAATCCTGCTCCATCCACACTGTTTCTTTTTTTACCATCAGCATCATAGCACGCATACTTCATCGCTGTATGTAAATCTGTAAAATAGTAATAAGGACCATATCTCGATTCAGCAGATGCTTTGTTTAATGAAAGAACCGCATTATATTTTGTAACATTCATGTTATTACCGTTATAAAAAATACCAGGTGTTTCGATTAGTGATCTTTTATAGTAAATTTTAATTATGTCTACACAAGACAAAAATACATCAGTTAATGTGTTACTTATTTCATAAAACATAACTTTTTTATAATTAAATATTTCACTTACCGTTGCCCACCAAAAATGCTCACGATCGGTCATATAAACAACATCTAAATTTGTTTGTTTTATTTCAAATAGTAAAATAATACGATTATCGATATCAGCATCCTGTATATTATTTTCTACTTCTGATGGAGTTATTCTACCTTTAAATTCAAAAGATCCTTTATGTGATAATATGTTATCTAAAATATTTTCTGATTTTTTAAGTATACTATCAACCGTATCTTCATATACGAAGCTAGGGAAATACATAATATTATTGGCATTAGATTTATATAACATAAATTCTAAAAATGGTTTATGAGCATTCATGTTGATATGGTATACACATAATTCGATAATAATATCTCTATTTTTATGATCTGACTTTTTTTCAAATCTAATCTCATCTAAAAAGTCAATATCATGCTGACGGTGATTACATACGGCTTCAGAAAAGGGATATTTTACATTTTGTGAAGATGTTACTAATGGAATATATTTCTTTTTTAATTTATAATGGTCGTTAATATCAGAGTCTTCAATCTCACCATTCGAGTCAAATAAATTTTTAAGATTATAACTACTGTCATCCTCATATGTAACGTCGTATATGTCGCTACTTTTGTTTTTAATATTGGAATGTATTTTTGTATTTTCTCCCAATTCTGGCGACTTATAGAATTTTTTCATTCTCTTTGAAACGAGGTAGTCATCATCACCTCGTGATTTGGATAAATATGATACAGGTAACATTTATGTTAAATTATAATTATAAAGAACTATGTGTATAATTATAATATGAAAATATTATTATTTCTGAACTTTTCTGCGTATAGATTCCTTTACCTTTTCTTCTCTAGAATTTAAAAGGAATTGCGACAGTTCTTTGGCTTGATCATCATCGTCTTTGAAATACTTCATAAGAGATGTAACGAGTGTATTTTTATTGAGCGGTGCTTTGACTTTTGTTTTAGTATAAATGAGTTTCCCGTCATTTACGTCGAAACAATCGATTTCATTTTTGCGCATAATTTCTACTAAATTGTCAGAGTAACTTTTTCTTTTCTCTTTTAATTCTTTGAGTCTATTTTGTATCTCTCGTATTTCATTGTCATTTGCCATCCATCCTTTAATCTGTTGAACAAGTTGTTCTTTGGTTTCCATGCTGTTTGTGTAATAATACTATACAATACACTATGAATAAATATTTAATACATAATCATTAATTAATAAATAACTATAATTTCTTCATATCTGTAATATGGACTTCTTTTGATATATTTTTCATTATTTTCTTCTCTAGTTTATTATCATATTCTATAGGTTCGCATATTTTATTAACAAGCGTTAAATATTCTAGTTGTTTGCTTTCAGTCTCTATCCAGTCAGGGTTTAGTTCAACCCATTCGCTTATTTTATTACGCTGTTTAATTGCTACATTTTCAATTGTCTTCTTAATTAATTTTTTATTTTCATCTTTCTCCCATTTATCGTGGTCTTTGATATAAACAATGTCGCGTTTGAGATCTGTGCAGTGTATAGGGCGTTTATAAACATCTAATTCTTTAAGACCATTTATCATAAGATTACTAAGTCCTTCAGCTATACCGTGTTTCTTTGTGAAATATAAATCTTCGAAAGTTATTTTGAGTGATTGTATAAAATCTTGAATATTGAGAGCATCTTTACACTGTTCGTTAAGGAAGAAATTGAGATTGAAGTTGTTATTGTTGGTAGTATTGTTGATTGTGTTGCCCATTTTCGGGATCATGCTCTTTATTTGCTCTTGTTGGTCTTTAATTATTTTAATCATTTCTTTATTATCGTGTATAAGTTCCATAAACATGTCTTTTGTAATCATTTCGTTATCTATTTCTTTTTCAGATTTTGAAATTTTCGCATCTATTCCAGTCACGTTAAGTGAAACATCGTGTTTTTCCTTACATTTTTTCTCGTGTTTCCATAAGCCGACCCTCGAGGTATACTGTTTGTGACAGTAATGACACGATAAAGTTTCGGCGCTAAAGTTAACAGATTCGGTTTTTGTTAACGTTTTATGTTTGCGTGTCAATAGGTGTCTTTTGTATTCACTTTCTTTGCTAGATGAATAGTCACAATATTCACAGCGGAATTTATCGGCGTTTTTTTCCGGCGTTTTTGTTAACATATTATATATTATGTTAACAAAAACGCCTAAATCCTTTTCCTTAAATATAAATGTCCATTTTCTGAAAAAAGTTTATCGTAACAAAATTTTCATCTTAAAAAAGTGATTGTGAGCATTATGGTCTGAGTGACGAAGTCGATGTTTTTTTCAAATTTAAAACGTTTTTTTGAAAAATGGACAAAAATAAATGTCCATTTTTGAAATTTCCATTTTAAATTTGGAAAAAACGATTCACTTCATTCACTTCGGCGTCCGCCTTCCCAATTTTCCGCGGCTTACCTTTATGATCTGGGGAGGCGTTCGCGGTGGTGGTCACGTGGCGACCATAATGCTGCGGTTTTATAAAATAGGTTTATATGGGGTAAAAATATGAAAATGGGGTAGGCGGAGGCATTGGTTGTTTGTTGAAATTCTTAGTTGGGTATTTTTGGGAGATGTTTTGAATAGTTGAGATACTTGCCTAAATAGGAAGGCGTCCGCTTGCCGGGGTATTTGGCGGATCCCCATTTTACGACGAAGTATATTTAATTAAATTCTTAGATAGGTATTTTTTGGAGATGTTTTGAATAATCGGATTAATATATTAAAAACAAATTTAATATATTATAAAAATATTATTACTCATATATATTTTATTGGTCTGTGGGAGCTGCGGGATCAACTATTTCATTTGTAGGCTCAGGAGCAGGCGTAGGCTCAGGGGCAGGAGCAGGCGTAGGCTCAGGGGCAGGGGCAGGAGCAGGCGTAGGCTCAGGGGCAGGAGCAGGCGTAGGCTCAGGGGCAGGGGCAGTCGTAGGCTCAGGGGCTGGAGCAGCAACAGGAGCAGGAGCTACCGTATATCCAAGCTTCTTTGTCGCATACGTATACAAATATGAATCATCACTTGACCAAGCTTTGTAATCATCGCCTTCAAGAGTTAAATGTTGCGAACGTATAGCGCGTCCATCAGAAGTTAATACATTAACGTGTAAATCAGCAAATGAAAATAACTCTATACGCATAACTCTAACTTCAATGCGACTAGCTACCTCACTGCTTATTATTTCCTTTGGGATAATATTCATTTTATATATAACAAATATAATATTATATAATTTTATCCTAAAATATAAAACTATCGTATTATAATATAAATGAAAATTAAAAAAAATAGTAAAAAGTTTAACAAGAACAAACTATTTAGAAAAGCAGTAAATAAAACGCGTAAAACAGGTAATAGATTTCATATAGGTGGTCTAGAATCAGAAAAAACTAGATCTATAAATAAAAGTCCTCTCATTCTTTCACCACGCAATAAATCACCACGAGATGGTTCACCACGCAATAAATCACCTCCTACTGGTTCACCACGCAGTCGTTCGCCTACTAGTGGTTCACCTAAAAAAGAGTTATTTAAAATATCACCACCGCGCCATAGTCCTTTGAAAACACTTCGTTCAGAAAAAACATATGATAAAAAACAACGTAAGATATCTCCTATTATACCAGATGCCAATTTATATCCATCTATTTCTTCTATTTCTCACGAACAAGCAGAGAACCCAAAAATTAATACGCCCCCGCCACCACCTCTTCCAGTAGATCTGGGTGATAAAATTAGATCCGTCCACTTATCTAGTAAAAGTAGCCCCGGCGCATCAGAATATAATCCACCTAAATCAGTAATTAATGAAATAACATATTTATCAGATCCAGCAGACCCGAATAGCACTAGTGTTGATTTCTTTATAATACCTGATCCAGGAAACCCATCAAAAAATATAACGACACCCAAATATACTTTAGTTCCTCAACCTGAACCCGCTGAACCAATGCCATTAACAGTTAAAACGGGTAATATAGATGATTTGTTGCCACGCAAGGAACACTATATTTTACAAGATTTGAAATATTATCATATGGCATACTGGACACTTGCTCCTAACTTATATTTTATTATGGGGAGAATAAATATTCTCCCTTTATTTGGTAATGCTATTGTTTGGGGAGACTTACACGATGGTTTAATAGACTGTATAGGAGTATCATCTGAAAAGGCAATCGAAAGTCGACTTTTATATACAAATAAAACTCACATAAAATTATTTATTGAGGCATGTAAAAACTTTTATGGAAATTTAGGAGCGTCGGTCAACAATCCAACACAGTGGATAGCTCCTGGAATAGATATGATGAGCCCTAAGCCTTTATTATATAATGCTGACCCGCAAAGTTTTCAAGTATTAGGATATAACACACATCCTTTTTTCAATCCTCCTCCTATAACGCATCATATGTATGTAGAAGGAATGAAAAAAAGACCAGGGTTAAGAAATGAATATGTATTCATCGAATGTCATGGAAGTTTAGGACGTGAACTATCACAAGAAAAAAAAATACTAGCAAGTAAATATATTCGTCTTATAGAATTTGGAAGTATGTATGAAGCCGTTTCAATACGCTATCACAAATTTTTTAAAAAAGTAAACGATCTTATGAGACAACCAAAATACAGTATATTATTTCACAATAACAAGGATGGAGCAACTCTTAGAAAAAAAGCGTTCTCTGAGTTATGTAATTATTATGCTCTTAGTGATATATTTGCTTGTGAAACAAAAAATACATTTAGTCTTGTTGATATAACACACGATAGAGAACTCGAAGGACATTTTCCAGATTCAGAAACCGTTGATAATCATAAAATAACATTTCAGACAATGCGCTCGATGTATTCTATGGGGATGTTAGTCCCTCTAGATTATAACAAAGATAAATCGCAAAAATTCTTATATAAAAAAGAAATGTTTAAGTTATATCCTGGTAGTAATTTTTTTACAAATAGCACAAAATTTAATCTAATTGATACAATATTACCCATTGCTATAAAAGAAAATAAAATATTTAATATTTTATTATTTTCTTGTTCCGTCAGATATCAAGACGAATCACCTTATGTCCCCCCATTACCTGGTATGAAATATCTACCTGTGAAAAAACAAGATACAACCCCACACATGGATATCCTTCATAAAGGTAAAAAATATATTTCAAACTTCTCAAGACTTCTTGTAGAATTATCATTGTTTATTTATGAAAATAAAGTTGCTCGTCATGTTTCAATTACTAATTTATATGAAAGTAATGGAAGTAGTATAATAAAACAACCATCAGCAATGTTACCAGAGGATATATATACCCTCGTAATGTTTTTACATAATTTACAATCATTATATGCTCGAAAGACTTCATATTTTATCGATTATCCAGAAAAAATAATGTCTAGTTTATTTTCATTTAATCAGTATCCACAAACTGTATTTCCGTATTATTTAATAGATGCTGACAAAAATATTGATATTAACACCGAAGAAACACGTAATTTAATTATGGTAAAAACTTACTTGATAAAAGAATTATACGATAAGTGTTATAAACAATTTTTAAAAATATGGCGGGTTATTCATGTATTGTTTATTGAATTTAGTAACATAAAACCTTTACTTAGAGAACCTTCTCACATTTATGCGTATGATACAAACTTTCCACTTCTAACAGCAATACACGACTATCTAGAAGAGGTAAATAAAATACTAAAATTTTGTAACAAAGGTTTACAAAAAAAACCTGGACCTGAGAGTTTCTATAGTTATCCCAAATTTGTAGAAGTAGTCGAAGAATATAAAAAGAAAAGGGTATCTCAGTTATATGACAAATTATTTCCAGAAATGGACTTTGATGTATATAATCCAAAAAGAACAATAATGAAAGATCTACCAACAGGCTGGATAACGGAAAAAGATAATAGTTCGGGATTAACATACTATATAGATACTAACCATGGAGTATCATACTGGAATAAACCTCTTATACCCCCAGGTTGGAGCGAGGAGATAGATTCTAAAGGAAAACCATACTATGTAAAGGATGAAACCGGTGAAGTATCTTATGTATTGCCAGATGTTGACAAAGTTTATCCATACGAGATGTATCTTGAGGATAATATGGCAGTAGTAAATAAAGCCCCAAGTTATAGAAAACAAAGAAAGTATATTTACAAATACGATGAGCTTGATAATATTGATAACGCGAAATCCAGAATAAAAACACATAAACGAAAAACGGACATAAAAGCGGATTTGTTATCTTCGGCTAGAAGGAGTGGACAAACTGTAAAGAATAAACAAATACTAGATCTTAAAAAGAAGGCGGAACTCAAGAAAAATCCCCTAATTCGAGATAGATTTCTAGAAGAAGCAGATAAAATTAATGATAAAGTTAGAAATGAAATGTATCACGTTTCGGTATAAAAAATCGCTAAAAAGTTAGATGTTAATACGAATAAATAGTAGTTAAATTTATGACAAATAGAATAGACGGATGTCACGTGGTTTGTCATAAATTACATATATTATTGATCTAATCATCTTTTTGTTACAAAAATAGTATTATATTATAATATAAATGAAACCCACAATAAATAGTAGAAAACGCAAAAGGAATAAACTATTTAGAAAATTAACAAATAAAACACGAAATAAAAGACGAAATAAAACACACAAAAAAAATAATAGATTCCACGTAGGTGGTTTAAAATCAGAAAATGGTGATGATGAATCCTCAAGTAGAAGTTCGCCAAGTAGAAGTTCGCCACGTAGTAGTCCACGTAAAAGTTCACCCTCAAAGGAATTATTAAAAAGCCCTTTACCGCCTCCTCGTCCTTTAAACTCGTTTCATTCGGACAGAACATATAATAAACAACCCAAGCGTTTTTCCACTCCACGAGACTCTGAGTTATTTTCCGCGGTTTCTTCTATTTCACATGAACAGGCGCAAAATCCACCACCAAAGCCACCAACCGCACCAGTTCCTGTTCTTGATGTTAATGAAGTAGTTAAATCTTATAACTTATCTCAAAATGCTACTCCTCAGTCTTCTGAATTTAATCCACCAAAGTCAAACATTGTAAAAACGTCTGCTTTTTATACACATACTCAAAAAACCACTAATAATGTTATACACTTACCATTTTTAGAACTGGTAAAACAACCTGGACCACCTACGCCAACTCCATTAACCGTGAAAATAGGAAGCTCAGATTCATTACTATCACAAGAAGAAAGGGGATTAATACTTCAATTGAGTCATTATCATGATGTATATTGGGTAATTTCTCCTGAGTTATATTTGATTATGGCTAGTTTAAATTTAGAAAAGTTATTTGGGAATGCTATTGTATGGGGGGATCTAAATGATGACTTAATAGAGTGTATAGGATTATCATCCGTAAGGGCTATAGAAAGTCGACTTTTATATAAAGACAGAAATCATATTAGACTATTCATAGACGCATGTAAATCACATTACACGAATTTGGGAGAGTCAGTGAGCGGCATAAGACGCCAAAAACACTACAAATATGACAATGAAACACCAAATATTTCAGTGAATAGTCCATCCCCTACAAATTTACAAATTATAGGATATAATTCACATCCTTTTTTTAATCCTCCTCCTATAACACATAATATGTATAAAGAAGGAATGAATAATAGAGCAAAATTACAAAATGAATATGTATTTATTCAGGCACACGGGGGTATGGGGAATGAGTTGTCAAATGATAAAAAACTACTAGCGAAGAAGTATTTGCGCGTTCTTGAATTCGGAAGTGTTTTTGAAGTTGTTGGCGCCAGATATAGACCACTGTTTAAAAAAATAAATGAACTTATGTTAAGAAGTGATTATAATTTATTATTTCATAATACGAAATATGGAAAAGATATGAGAAAAAAGGTATACTCGGAATTATGTAAGTATTTTGATATTGGAATAACAAATGCTTGCCAAATTAAAGATGGTCTTACACTTGTAGATTTGACTCATGATAGAAATTTTCAAGGACATTTCCAAGACTCTGAAACAGTAGAAAATCATAAGATAACATTTAAATCAATTGAAAAATTTAAATCAATGGGGATGTTTGTCCCTGTAGATCCAAATTTAGATACTTCGGAAAAATTTTTGTATAAAAAGGAACTATTTAAGTTATATCCCGGGAGTATGTTTTTTACAAAATCCGCACAGATTCAACTTGTTGATACACTATTGCCTATAGCAATTAGTCAAAATAAAATATTTAACATACTCGTATTTTCTTGCGCTGTATCGCATGATATGGATCCCGTTACTCCTCCTTATATACGTCAACCTCCGCCAGTAAATGTTCCTGGCATCCCACAACATCCTATACAGAAATATGCTCGCACACCAGGTAAATCGCCATATAAAGAACGTAATTTACCACCTAAAAGAGAGCATTCGACGCCGCATTTTGATATTCTGCTTAAAGGCAAGAAATATATTTCAAATTTAATGAGGCATGTTATCTTTTTATATCTCAGAGTTTTTAATGAATCAACATTGCCAATTGTTAAAATGTATGATATGTATGATGATACATTAACTCGTATGAAACCTGTAATAAGTATGACTCTGGAAGAAATTGATGAAATGGTAAAATTTTTAAAAAAACTATGGCCCATTTATCTTAGCATACAGTCCCTTTTAAATAATGCTTCATTGGATATGACATTGGGTATATTCTCATTTAATAATATTGGTGAGAATGCGCGTCCATATTATTTGATAGATGACCAGCAAAATCCAAATATTAATAGCAAAGATAACGATGATCTAGCAATGGTTAAAATTTATTTGATTAAAGAATTTTATGATAAATGCTATAAAAAAGTATTATTTCTTTGGAGATATGTGAATAAAGTAAATATTGTATTAGGGGACTTAAAAAATGAGTTAACGAATCCAGATGATATCGCTGGATTCGACAATGTCTATCCATTGTTAAATCAAATAAATGATTATATAGAAAAGGTAAATGCGCAATTGAGCTTTTGTAACATTGGTTTACAAAAGACATCGGGTGCCGCAAGTTTTTATAATTATCCCAAGTTTGTAGAATTGGTTAATGAATATAAAAAAAAACGGATGTCTAAATTTTATGATCAACTATTCCCGAATATGAATTATGATCAATATATGTTTAAAATGAAAGACTTACCGACAGGCTGGATAGAACAGTGGTCGAATAATGACAGTCGCGCTTATTATGTCGATACTATTAATGGAGTATCATATTGGAATAGACCTCTTATACCACCTGATTGGAAAGAACAATTAGACTCGAATGGAAAACCATTTTATGTGAATGATATAACTGGTCAACAGTCGGTTATATTACCTGGAATAGGATCCTATTATCCAGATGAGAACTATTTTGGCAATGAAACGATAATAGCGAATCCGTCTAGAGGTGATAGAAAACAACGTCAATCAATGTATAAATACGATGAGCTTGATAATATTGATAAGGTGAAAGCCAGAATAAAAACATATAAGCGTAAAACTGACATAGGGGCAGACTTATTATCTTCAGCGAGAAGAAGGGAGAGAACAGTAAAGAATACAAAAATACTAGATATTGAAAAAAGAGCGAATCTCAAGAAAAATCCTCTGATTAGAGATAGATTACTAGAAGAAGCTGATAAAATTAGAAACAAAGTTAGAAATGACACGTATCATATTTCGGCATAATAATAAATAAAAAAACAATATTAAAAATGATAATAAAAATGATAGTAATAAATTATTAATATATACTAGCGAATATATATTAATATTTACATGAATATAAAAATAACATTGCGTCGAACCGCAAAGCATGACAAAAGACGTATTAAATCACATTTGCCATAATAGCAGACGTTACTAAATATGGATCCATATTGGCTGCTGGGCGTCTGTCTTCAAAGTATCCAAACCCATTTGAATGCGTTCGATTGTTGATACGCACAGATACTCCTCTATGACCTACACCCCACGTAAACTTTTTATAATCAGATGTTTCATATTTGCCAGATAAACGCTTTTCATTATTTTCTCCATACAATGTCATATTATCTGCGTGACTATTTTCCATATTTTGAATAACACGATGAATTTCTTTAATACCACCATTTGATCGCATAACAGAAGTAGAGAAATTTGTATGACAGCCAGAACCATTGATGTTAGCAAATGGCTTTGGATCATAGCAAATAGACTTTCCATACTTCTCAGCAATTCTTTCTAGAATAAATCGCGCCATAAGAAGCTCATCACTTGCTTTAATACCAACTGATGGACCAATCTGAAATTCCCACTGGTTTTGACTAACTTCAGCATTAATTCCTGATATATTAATCCGCGCTTTTATACATGCTGCCATATGTTCTTCGGCAATATTTCTATACATAATACCGCGACCTACTCCACAATAATGTTCCGAAGTTTCTTGAATTGGCGACAATGCTGCCCCCACCCCTGGTGTATTATCTGTTATAAAATATTCCTGCTCAAGACCGAACCAAGGTTTTACGCTTTCACAGCTTGGTAATGAAAATATTTCATGAGCACGCGCTCGCGTATTGCTATTAGTAGGAGTGCCATCAACATTGAAAGTTTCACAGAGAACAAGTTTTGAATATAAAATATGATTATCACGAAAATTAGAGAAAGGATTGTCGCAAATAAATACGGGACGAAGAGTGATTTCTGATGAATTACCGTCGGCTTGGCCCGTAGAAGAGCCATCATAGTCCCAATCTAAATATTTTGGTGCTGTAAAATTTTCATGATGAATAGTTCTAACTTTAGACCTAAATTTTTTATTGGCATCAAGCCAAATATACTCAGCAACTGTAACGGAACTCATTTAACAATAATATGATATATATATTACATTATTTTCCCTTTATGTTATTTTTGCGTTATTTTTGTATTATTAGAACAAATTATTATGAATGAATTTTACAAAATGACGCACCATCAATTGAAATAATACGATCACAGCATTTACCAGTATTTTTGCCGCATTTAAGAATTGCTTTACATCGAGGGATGGAAGATTGTTTCGCAAGTTTTTCTTGTATTTTGGCATTTTCTTTTGCTTTTTTATCTCGAATCGATTTCATTCGTTTTTCATATTGTCGAAAGTGCTGAACGCAAAGTAATAAGTTTTCATCTTCATAATATAGCGCGTTTTTCTCACATTTTGCGCTACTATCATCTAGATCTAGATCAAGATCTGTGCTTGAATCGCAAGTATGTGTTTTTTTTAAAACGTGCTGACACTTAACAGCTGGCATACATAAGTCTTCAGGTGAGTTTACGTATCTAGTCTGTTTTACGGATGGGTAAGGAATGTATGGAATAAGCCGAGGTGTAATTCGTCGACAATAAGGGCATTTTATTTCATTGTCTAATAGTTTAGTAATTTCAAAAGACGTGTTATTCTTATTTTTTTGGTATGATACTTCTTTATAAATCGGTATATAATTAAATTTATGATTACAAGAGAGAGTTATATGATTTGGGTGAAGCTTTTCCTTTGAAATGAGACAAAGGTCATCATTATTAGAAGTAGAATCAGAAGATATAATAATATTTTTGTTTGAATTATCATCTGTTACATCTGTTCCACCTGTTCCACCTGTTACACCTGTTACATTTGTATACGATTTTGAATCTTTCATTATTTTAGCCAACTCTGTAAAGAAAAAATCTTGCGAAATAAACGAAGACATAATAATTATAACTATTTATAAAAAAATATGTATAATTATTAAAATAAAAAGTCTTTATATTATTATATTATAATATGGCAACAAAAAAGGAATGGGGAAATGCCACGTGGTATTTATTTCATACACTTTCTTACAAAATGAAGGATCAGCATTTTGACGAATTGAAAAATGATTTTTTGAATATATGTTCTAGAATATGCTCTACGTTACCTTGTCCTGATTGTTCTGAACATGCTTATGCGATAATGGCAAATGTAAAAAGAGAAAATATTAAAACAAAAAAGGACTTACAGATGTTCTTTTTTGATTTTCATAATAGTGTAAATACTCGGACAAAGAAGCCATTATTTCAAGAGAGTCAGATGTTTAAATATCAGACAGCTATAACGCGTAACATAGTATATAATTTCATTTCTATAATGTCAAAAAATTATAATAATATTAAATTATTAACAAATAGTTTTCATCGGGATGCAGCAATGAATGATTTTAAAAAATGGATAGCACATAACTCAACAAAGTTTAATCCATAATTTGCGTCATTAAATTTACATTGTGTGAATAATTTCGCCATTTTTATAAACTTTACACTTAAATGTTTGGTTATTTGGACGAGAACATATAGGATTAGTATTACTATTATTAAAATAAATAAGATTATTATTTGCTGCTGCGACGATAAGATACCACAAGTATCCAACAATCCATCCGATGGCCATACCCATAAGAACACCAACAATTGGTGTACATCCGTTCATAACTTTAGTAACACCGTCAATAAAGAATAAAACCATAATTATAGATAGAAGCACAATATTATAACTTTCAAATTGGACCATTGGTAAGTATATGTAGGCGAAAATAAAAGATAAAGCAGTGCTATTAAAGTTTGGTATAGTATATTCGGATAAACCGTATGGGAAACTAACAAAGTTACATTCGCGTTTATAAAATGCTGATCCATTGACTTTATCAAACTTGGCATCTGTAGTCATAGCAGCAAGAGAGAATATAAATACTAGAAAAATCAACCCTGCTAAAAACATTGTCCATTTAAGATCGCCATTACTGATACTAGATAATATGAAAAAAACAGATAGATAAAGTGGAGAAAGAGATGATATTAACTGAAGAATGCTTCCACCTGATAAAGGGATAGCGGGGTTTAAATTTTTAATAACATTTTGAAATAATCCCGTATTAGGTTTAAGCTTATCTTTTTGTGGATTCATAAGTGGTTTTATTGCTGGTTGGGTAGAGCTAACTCCACCGCCGCCTGCTCCTGATGCTCCTGGTGAACTCATATTTTATATATTATATACTGTATTATATTATATATATAATACAATATATTATTCGTTAATCTAGAATATATAGAATAGAAAATACAGATTAGAATATATATTTAAAATACATAGAAACATAAATATATATATAAGTATTAACATACATCGTTTTTAAACAGTATACACCTCCACCAAACACCACCACCAGACAACATAGATCAAAATGGGAGTTCCAAGTTATTTCAGTCATATTGTTCGCAGTTATGGTCAAATAATAAAGAAACTAGATTCCCTTTCACATATTGATAATTTGTATATGGATTGTAATTCTTTAATATACGATGCTGTAAAGAATAGTCCTACATATGATAAGACAAAAAGGATGGAATATGAGAAAGAGTTGATAAATATGGTATGTAAAAAAATAGACTTCTATGTTGAATCGCTAAAACCTCAACAACGAGTATTTATTGCCTTCGATGGAGTTGCGCCTGTTGCTAAACTTAGTCAACAGCGCGATAGAAGATACAAGTCGTGGTATACGACACAACTACAACGGGAGTTTATGGGCAACTCATATAAAGAGTCGTGGAATACGTCATCAATTACACCCGGCACTAATTTTATGAAGGAGTTAAATGAAACAGTTATGAAGTATTATATGGCTAAAAATCAGGCAAAATCATTAGAGTCTTCATTAGAATACATCGTGTCTAGTAGTTCCGATATAGGAGAAGGTGAGCATAAGATTTTTGACTATATGCGCAAATATCCTGAATATCATAATTCATCTGACACTATTACACTAGTATATGGATTAGATGCTGATCTTATTATGCTTACATTAAATCATTTACATATTACTCCAAATTTGTATTTATTTAGAGAGACGCCCGAATTTATCAAGTCAGTCGATTCGACTCTTGATGCTAACACAGACTATTTGCTTGATATACCAGAGCTCGCTGTTTCGATCGTGAAGTATATTCATAATTATGGAGAGACTCCGGAAAGACGACAAACGCCAATCGCGGGAGATTATGGTAAAATAGATGATACACAAAATGATAAATCAAACATGGTTGTTGATAGCGAGACTACAACAAATCGCATAAAAGATTATATATTCATATGCTTTCTATTGGGGAATGATTTTTTACCACACTTTCCGGCATTAAATATTCGAACTGTTGGTGTAGATATTTTACTAAATGTGTATCGCGAGACGATAGGGAATACAGATAAATTTCTGATAAATGGAAAAACAATACAATGGGAGAATTTTTATAAAATGATAAAACATATCGCGGATAAAGAGGATGAACTTCTTATGGAAGAACATAAAAAACGCGATAAGTTTTGTAAAAGATTTGGAAGTAGTGCTGGCATCGCCGCGTCGTCGCGTGGTTATGGGAGGGCTGGATCTGGAAACACGATGAACGCATTCAACGGGAGAAATGACAAAAATCAATTTAGCGCACCCAAAAATGAAATACTCAACAATAGTGAAGATGTTTTAGGATCAGATATTCAGTGTATGGATGATTTGCTTTTGCTTCCTATGAAAGAAAGAAGCGTTGAGAAATATATTAATCCTTTTCAGCGAGATTGGGAGTATAGATATTATAAAGCATTGTTTGATGTAGAGATAAATGATGATCGGAAAAAACAGATATGTGTGAATTATTTGGAAGGATTAGAGTGGACATTTAATTATTATATTAGTGGGTGTATAGATTGGCGATGGTGCTATAACTATCATTATGCTCCATTATTCAAAGATCTTGTCAAATATATTCCTCAAATGGGTCTCCAGTTTATTGTTCCCAAGCCGCAACAATCTATAGAAGACATTGTTCAATTATGTTATGTGTTACCGAAAGAAAACCTAAACTTGCTTCCGATGAATGTAAACGTCTTGCTTCTTCAGAAATTGTCGCACCTTTATGGAGACGACTATGAATTTAAATGGGCATACTGTAGATATTTTTGGGAAAGTCATGCTGATCTTCCGAGACTTTCTATTTCTACATTAGAGGATATAGTTCGACAAGCAAATACAATAACATCTTTCGCGACATCGAAACCTATTAATATTAATGTTACAAAACATGCGGCGAAATCGTTAAGCCCTTCATGAAACGGGAGAGACGGGTAAAACGGGAGAAAATAAGAAATTCTTCAAAAAAGAAAATCTACTACACATTGAAGCACAACAACTACTTGTAGGGATACATGAACTATTAGTTTGATTCATTTTTTTTGATAATGAGAAAAATATTTCAAATACTTTTTCTATTAATTTGTAAATAACATAGTATATAATAGCCCATAAAACAGTTCGTATTAATATAAACGTGTTAGATAGAGGAGTATCGCCATTTATAATCTTATCTTCAATAAGGGGGAACTGTTTCGCAAATTCCTCAGTTTTTTTAACAGCGTCTTCATACGTCATACCTTTTTCGATATAACTATCGATCCTATATTTGTCCATTTTCTTCCATATTTTAACCCACTGCTTATATACATCCTCATAATAATCGTCTTTTGTATACTCTTTTTTGTATTTTTTCTCATATCGCATTTTTAATTTTTGCGGGTCAATTTTGGGACCATAATATGTGAAAGTGTGTATATCTTTATTATACGTTAATTTTTCATCATCAATAACATAGTCTTTGTTTGTGGTATGAATAATTTGTAATGGAAGATTGTGCTCAAAAGAATGATAAATAAAACCTTTTTTTAAAATAGCAGACGGATTTGGTCTATGCGCACGACGCAACCCTTCAGGATATATTAGAATATTTCGCTTAGTGTCAGCTTTTCTTAGCATCTCAATATTATTCATGTTTTTTATGATTTCATTTTTGTCTTTCATTCTGTTTATAAATATTATTGTATTTGCTTGACTACATAATAATGAAACTAAAGGTAATAAAATTTTAACTTTGTATAAAGAAATAATTTTTGAGTTATAGTGAGTAATATAAGGGTCTAAAAAAAAATCACTACACGATAAATGATTAGACAAATACATTAAATTTTTATCATTAATAATTCCTCTTTTTGAAACCTTGTGTAAATTAAAATTAAAAATTTTAATAGTAGATAACACAGTTGACCTTATTGATTCTTTTTCTGTTTTTATACCATAGTTTAAAAATGAATATAAGGGGGTCATAGTTGCTAAATATATAAGCAGTAATACATTATAAATAGTTCTAAAATTAAAAGTAGACAATTTATACTCTAACATAGGCTCAACATCTTTCATAATAGCAGTTACTTATATTTAATTATACCTAAAAGTTTTAATAATATGAAAATAGAATATTAAACAAGATATAAAACGTAAATTATTGTAAATATAAATTATTATAAATTATTATAAATATAAATAACAAAACTAACTTAAAATAAATTTATTAGTATTATTATATTTCATAAAATATATATAAAATAATATAGAACAAGATGGAAGGAGTATTAAGTAGGATTGATAATAGATATAAAATTATCAAATTTTCTGGGACAAGGAATGATTTTGCCACTCTTATGACAAATAATCCAGGAATTCTCATATTTAAGTTTACTGCTGAATGGTGTGGACCTTGTAAGAAAATCAAAGAATATTCGTATACAAAATCAAATGAGTTACCCGATCATATAACAATGTTCGAAGTTGACGTAGATGAGTGCTTCGACTTTTACGCATTTTTGAAACACAAAAAAATGGTAAATGGAATCCCTGTATTTTTGGCATACGCTCGTGGAATGAATGAAGGACCAATTGCTTCTATAACCGGAGCAAGTATTCCAGACATAGAGGCCTTTTTTAAAGTGTGTTTGAATTATAAATTTACGTAATAAGCATTAATAATCTATAAAATTGATAAATTATATAAATATTATCATATATAATCATATATCATAATAAACGCAGACACAAACGCACACACATACATCATTGATTAACAAATGGCTTCACAAGAACTTGTCATGTCATCTATTAGATTTAATACAACTTTTGTTCATACAATTCAGAATATTGCGTTTGGTAATTTACCCATAGAATCATGTATACGTATATTTAAAGATGGAAGAGCATTTTCTCCTTTGATAGAACCGTGGTTAGAAAAAAATTACCCATCATTAAAACACATAAAAGGATGTAAAGACCACGATTTCGAAGACATTGGCAATGAAAATATACAATACGAACAAAAAACCTTCACAACAAGAGGATGTAACTTTATGCCATCAAATATGGTAGGTCAAGGAAGAGAATTCAACAAAGAAGTATTTGACGAAAAATCAAAAAAACTATTATATATCATTGTCAGTAATATTAACTTTCCGGAAATAAAGATTAAATTTATAAGGGGGGTCGATCTAGTTGCCGATTATCCAAATGGAAAAATACCTCGAAATCATTTTGATAAATTCTTTGGTCTTACTACACACCCAAACCCTCAAGAATAGTATTGATAACAGTATTTATTTCTGATTTTGAAAGACTTCGCGGACCCACGGTATTACTAGGAAACTTATGACTATTTATTTTTTTAGAAATATCCTCAATACATTTTCCATATTTTTCATCAAATTTGAGGAAATGATGTGACTGAGAACTGTATTCCGTTCCACTCCCAACGACATTAATATAACACTTGCCAGCATAAACGCCTACGCGCCGAAAAGCGACATCATATGGATCTGATACTTTGACATATTCAAACCCATTCTCGGTCACCTTTTCTTCAACCACACGGGGTTGTGTTCTTTTTTCCCAGATTTGAAAAACACAAGGAACATTATGCTTTGTAGTAGAGTCCGCCAAAACGAAAGCATCATCAGCAATATTACTAGAATGAATACAATGAAATAAAGGGTCAAATGCGCGATACATACTCGGTTTTACAAATGACTTTGGGAGAATAAACGCAATAATGGTAGCGAAACTACAGCTTCGAGTTATAAAAGCTTTAGCAAGGGCTGACTGACTACCAAATGGTGGATTACCAAATATAAGAATCGGTTTAATATTATCTGTCGGAGGGGTCCATTGAAGAAAATCTTGAGGCAAAATATTGGGGGCTTTGGGGTCAATATCTAAACCGATTTTGGTATACGCATTAGGGATATTATGTAGGAACGAACCGCTACCGGCGGATGGCTCGACCCACAAATAGGAAGACGGATCATATTCACTAGAAGTGGTTTTTAAAGAGGACATAATTTGTTTAATACATTTTTTTGAGACGTTGGTGTCTGTATAAAATTGATCTTTTGTATTGATTCTAAATTTGCCGGTGTCTTGCGCAGAAGAACATGACAAACTCATAGAATAACGTTTGGATATGAGATATGTGATATGTATGTGTTTTGTTGATGTCAGAGGATATATAATATAAAATTGTATATTTTATATTATTTTAATTCAATTTTATATACTGTTATATATAACATGACAGTCGTAAGTCGGCGTAATATTAACAGAACCGACTGAAATCAAATCGAGGACCATTAAGTATAGTAACTGGTAACCAACGTAGCTGAGATGGATTACACATTTCTCTAGAAAAAACACCAACTCCTATTCTTCCGCATACACCAACTCCGAGTCGAGTAGAGATAATGAACCGACTGATGTCCCCAGATAGTTCAGCACGAGCACCTACACTTGCTACACCTATTTCAAATGTAGCACCTGGGATAGGAATCTGAGCAGTAAATGATGCTGTCCATGTTCTTCCAATACCTCTGCTCATACCTAATACTGACGCCCATGCTCTATATCCAAAATTAGCCGGTGAATCACAAGGAAGAATCCATGCTGACGCACCAACGGATATATACGTCTGAAGCCCTATTACACAACTAAGTTCGCCTCCGAACCGTGCGTCACGACATGTGCAAAAGTTTGGGAGGCGGAAGTTATTAGTGATCGCCCCGCAAATACTAAAAGACGTAGGCTTCATTCCGGATCCAAAGTCGCGAAACTCGGAAACTTCAAAAGCGTCAAGATTAATAACAGCATCATATGTAACAATACTATCATTATTACCACCATTACCATTAGTAGGAGGAAGACATTTTGAATCCTCTATACAAGTATAAGAAGAAGGACAAGAAAATCGCGCATCTAAACAACGCGTAGCGCTCGGTAGAGGAGAACAAGCATATACAAGTCCAGCACCTGTGGCATTACTCATACATGTTTGAAAAGGAGCACAGAATATACCATTTCCACAACTTTGTGCCGATGGAGCAATATTAGGAAGAGCATATACGTGTATGTTGCTAGTGCCAATCATAGCAAGAGCAAATGCTAAAAGAGCAAAAGGTTTCATTTACAAATATACGAATATACGAATATATGTATATATGTATATATATATTTTATATACAAATATGTTTATACTTATTTAATATATATTTAAACAAACATACCCCTAGTAGTATTTATAAAAAGGGGCATAATTAGTTTTCATAGGCAACCCATAAGTTTTATATTTTTTACATTCAACATCGTAGCAATAGTATTGTTTACATACATCTTTTGTTATATCAAACTCTTCAATCGGGGCATATTTTTTGTCATTTAATAAGTAAACATATTTGTCACCGATCGCATAAGGAAAAGAATCATAGTTTCCACCGATTGGCGAATAAAATTTGCGAATGATGTCTCCATTCTTTGTTGAAAAAGACAATATACCTTTACCAATAAACATATATTTGCCTTTACCTGTTTGTAAAAGAAGTGTATTACCTTTTGCTACTCCACGTTTGAATCTCCAATAAGGATCATTTAATTCATTATCGCCAAGAAAAATTTGTTCATATTTTACGCTCAATAATTTATTATTTAATTCTCCTTTATTACTTGCTTCATTGAAATGATTATTATAAATATCAACGCGTCCGCCGTAATCAAAGACGACAAATGGGAATGACGCATTGTCATTTATTTCGTATATATTTTTAGGCTTAGTGCCGACATCAAGTTGTTTTTTAATTGTATCATTTTCGATACACTTTATGAACTGTGAAACATTTACTGTTCCATAATCATTTTTTTTGTATACACATTTAGTGGTATTGATAGGTGTATTGATAGGTCTATTGATGGGTGTATTGATACGTGTTTTGACAGATATTTTACTAGTTTTATTCTTGGGAGTTTTAGCGACTACAGTGCGCTCATTATCCTTTACCCAACGGTATATCCCGCGTTTATCGGGTTTTGATACATACATTGCGCCATCATTTCCCTTCTTAGTTAAATCTTTACATTTCATTGCTGAATACGGCGGCGAGCCACGTGAAAGATATTTTTTAGTTTTTTGTTCTATACAAGCAGGCATATATTATAGTAGGTATATAGTTAATATAATAAATATATACTATCTAGATACAAATAAAAATGAATAATTATAAATATAAAGATAAAAACATAAAAATAAATGAATATAAATAATATTACCATATAATATTAATATTCAATCATTTTTATGTCAAGCGCGATGGAAAGTATGGATCTAGATATAAATAATTACGAGTTAGCGGATATACTAAATCTATTCAAACTCCCGGTCTTGTTTGAAGAAGCTCATCTTAAACAAGCAAAGATTATTGTTTTACAGATGCATCCCGACAAGTCGCGATTACCTAAAGAATATTTTCTCTTTTTCACCAAAGCATATAAAATATTATATGAGATATACAAAGTCCGTTTCCCAGGTGAGAAAGGATATAAAGAAGACAAATTTTCGTATACTGCCATTATAGAGCGAGAATTAAACCAGAATAAAACAAAGACAGCGCATAATGTAGAGGATCGTGAATATCATAAAACACACGAAGAAGCGTATAATAAGATTCAAAAAATGGATGCTAGCAATTTTAATAAATGGTTTAATGAAAAATTTGAAAAATTCCGTCTTCATGACGAAGAGCAAGATAATGGGTATGAGGAATGGTTTAGAGGGACAAACCCCAGATCCGAAGAAAATGAAGACGAATTCAGTTATGAGCCGCAAGAATTAGGTGGGACGTGGTCAGAGAGGAATGAACGTATCGAACGTAAAAAAGTGGAATTACGAAATAAAATGGCACTTATTCAGCGAAATGAAATACAGACAGCAAACAGTAGCGGTGGGGGTGGATACTACGGACTTGGGCGCGAAGCACCACAAGAATATTCGAGTGGTCTATTTAGCTCATTACAGTATGAAGACTTAAAAAAGGCGCACACAGAAACGGTGATACCTGTAACTGCTGATGACTTTGAGAGTAGAAGAAAATACGCATCAACAAATGAGATGCAGACATTTAGGGATATTGAAAGATTGAGTTATAACTATTCTAAAGAGGCACATACTACAAAATTGGACCATGATACGGCAATACAAGTAGAACAAGACATGCAGCGTGCTTATAGACTAGCAAAACAGGATGAGATAGTGAGAGAAATAAACAAACGATTTAATTCAGAGTTTTATCAACTTGCGAATTGAAGAGTGGACATGAAATTAAATAAATAGCAGAAATATCAAAATATTAAATATCTAATACAAATCATACTGAATAAATTATATTCTAGGTAATTATTATACATATAAATTATTATACACATAATATATATTATTCAGTATGATTTCAGGAAAACAAATAATACTTCTCGCACTACTTTTAATAATAGGGTATATGTATTCGAAATATAACAAAAAAATTTCCAAAGATATAGAGAAAGAAGAATATGATCTTATACATAAATTTTTAGCAAATGATGATAATAAAATGGACAGAAATAAACCATTCTTGTGGGTCCATGTAGAGTATGACGTAAATGAGCGATCATGGAAAAATTTTGGTTCAAGAAATACTACGGATTTAAATCAACCATATTTATATTTAACAATAAGGAGCATTATAGAAAAATGCGGTAGTTCATTCAACGTATGTATTATTGATGACAAAGTATTTACTAAAATATTGCCTAACTGGAGTATAAATGTTGATCAACTAGCAACACCGCTTCGACCTCATTTACGTGAGTTGGCAATGGCAAAGGTGCTAGACAAGTATGGAGGTATGAGATTACCGCCATCATTTATATGTTTTCAGAATTTGAAAACGATGTATGAGTTAGGTATAAGCAAAGGAACTGGTGCTGATGGTGTATTTGTAACAGAAATGGTTTCGAGGAGCATTGCTTCATCTGTGATTACATTTGCGCCATCTACTAAGATAATGGGATGTAAAAAGGACAATCAAGTAATGAAGAAGTATATAGAGTATTTAGAAACATTGGTGTCATCAGACTATACCGATGAGATGGATTTTGAAGGTAACACTAGTAAGTGGTTCTTTGACCAGATATCTAGTGGAACAGTAAATGTGATCAAACCTGACCTTATAGGCGCAAAGAAAGAGGATGAGTCGCCGGTTATTTTGGATGATTTAATGAGTGATACGATTGATTTAAACTTGTGCCACGAGACATTTGGGTTGTATGTGCCTGCGTGTGAGTTAATTCAGCGTCGAAATTTTGGATGGTTTGTTAGAATGTCACCTAAACAGGTTCTGACATCAAATACACAGATAGCAAAATATTTGCTAGCTACGAATTAGGGCGAATAAAAAAATACAAAATATGTAATCAAAAAAGTGCGATGAGGTTATTGGTAAAAAGCGCCAATTCAATTTCATCCTCGTGTATATTGTGAAAAATAGTCATATATTTACAAAGAATCTTTGTAATTTTATATTTATTAGTTTCGTCAATGAGCGGCGTCGATTTCACAAAAAGAAAATAGTTGTCAAGAATATCCATAACAGAGTATCCTTGATCATATAAAGAATAAAGAATGCGAATACAGTTATCTAGATCCTTATTTGTCAGACTTATAGTATATTCTTCAAAAATATAAAAACTAATATTGGTACATAGTTGTTTTGCTATAGCAAGGTCAATGCGCGTGTTTAGAATCTTACTTTTCTCTAGATAATTAATTAAGATTCGTATTGAAAGGTTGGAAATATTTAGAATGAATTTCTGGGCATCGGTATCTATAACTATATTTTCGTGGGCGACAATTTTTTTCATTATTTTATCTAGACACACGTCTTCGATTTGATTCATTTTTATAATAATATTGCGCGACTGTAAACTGTCTATCACCTTTTGGACGTTTGTGCAGGATGAAATAAAATGAACTCTGTGACTATATTTATCCATACAGTTACGGAACACTTGTTGACTTTGTTCATTAATGATGTCGATATCATCTAGAAGGACTATTTTTTTGAACCCAGGGATAAGTGAAGATGTCTGGCAAAATATTTTCAAATCATTGCGATAGTATGATATACCCTGATCTTTAAGACTATTTAAAACAAGTATATTGTCGGATTTATAGTTTTGTTTATAATATTCGCGAATTATAGCGTAAATAAGAGACGTTTTACCTGAACCCGGATCGCCTATAAGAAGTAGATTTAGATTATTGATTTTTATGAGAGTATTGAGTAGTAGAATAATATTTGTATCGAGCTGCTCAAAATTGGCAAAATGTTGAGGTTGAAATTTATTAATAAATGGTATATTTGTTTGTTCACCCGTCGGTGTCAATATTTGCTTTTCTATGGTCGACATTAAGATAGTTTTGTTTTAGATAATATAAAATAAGTAGTAATTCGTTGTGTAGTTATTTAATAAGATTATTAATATTCGTTAATAAATATTTAAGTTTATGTTTCTTTAATATAATATAATAATCTTTATAGTCTCTTAAACCATTAAGCACAAATTAAAATGAAAGGAGGAGAAACATTTTACGATGTATTGGGTGTAGACAAAAAGTGTTCACAAGATGATATTAAGAAAGCATATAGAAAATTGTCATTTATACACCATCCTGATAAAAATGGCAACAGTCAAGAATCAACTGAAAAATTTCAAAAGATATCGGAAGCATTTACTGTTTTAAGTGATCCCGAAGAGAGGATGAAATATGATATAACACAGCAAAATCCATTTATGGGTGCGGGAGGGGGTGGTGTTAGAATTAATCCGATGGATATTTTTAATATGTTTATGGGTGGAGGAGGTGGAGGAGGCGGAATGGAGAATCAATCAATGAACGGGTTTATGAATTTGGGGGGGCTGGGTGGATTTGGTGGAATGCCTGGAATGCCTGGTGGCGGTCCGAGAATTATAATACGAACATTTGGTTCTAATCCGGGAGGGAATGGTGACGGATTTAACGAAAATGTAATGGGCGATCTAAATGATATATTGATGGGTATGGGTGGTATGGGTGGCATCGGAGGAATGTTTAATGAGCCACAGATTCGTGGAGGAGGCGGTCATTATCATCACTCATCGCCACACCCACCTCCGCCTCCACCTCCATATCAAGAGATGCAGCATCAGCAACAACAACAACAACATTATACACGCCCAGATATTCAAAGAACACCAAGAGTTCAAAAACCTGCGCTTATAAGTGTTAATACTACAATAACATTAGAACAAGCGTGTCAAGGAGCAACAATTCCTGTAGAAATGGAGCGCTGGAATATGAATAGCGAAGGGACGCATGAACTAGATAAACATACAGAATATATTACGATCCCTATTGGTGCGGAAAGTGGCGAAGTTATAATATTAAGCAACCGTGGTAATGAAGGGGCTCCCGAATGTCGTGGTGATGTCAAAGTAACGCTTAATGTAGAAGAGCATGCCACTTTTAAAAGAAATGGTCTTGACATTATAATGGAGAAAAAGATAACACTCAAGGAGGCGCTTTGTGGATTCGTATTTGAAATAGAGCATGTAAATGGTAAAAAATTTGCGTTTAATAGTTCTGTTGGCAATATTATTCGCGATGGTTTAATAAAAACAATACCCAAATTAGGTATACAACGCGGAACAGAACGCGGTAATTTAAATGTAGTATTTAAAGTGGTTTATCCAGAAAAACTCACTGAGGAGCAAATAAAAATATTGTCGGAGACATTATAATACCGACGTCTAGTTATATAAGTGTATCGATAGCGACACACCCACACACCCACACGACCTTAATTAGCATGGCGAATTGTAAATGCGCGAACCTTTGCTAAATATTCAGCGCGATTTGTTTTGTAAAGATGCGCCAAGTCGTGGACAAGAGGATCATCCGGATTTGGTTCATCGAGAAGGGATGAGATGCTGAGGAGGAGTTTAGATACAGTGAGAGCAGCGCTCCAGTTGTTTTTCAAAATGTCGAGACATATTCCGCCGGAGGAATTAATATTCGGATGAAGAATTGGAGTAATAAATTTTACAACGGGTGGCTTGAAAGGATAATCGACGGGAAAATCAATATCTAGAAAGAATACGCCGCCGGCATAAGGACTGCCATCAGGACCAGTAATTGTTGCGCGCCATTTTGTAATATCATCATCGAGAGGTCCGCCGCTACAGTTAGTAGGTGGATCGCGGACAAGCTCGGTAAGTTCCTTTTGAAGACGTTTGTTAAGACTCATTATGTTGCGGTGTGTTGCGTTGCTTTATTAAATGGGTATGCGTCGTTGTTTTTATATTGTTAATATTTAACATTTTGTGTATCAATTTTCTGATAGACAAAATTGCCATAAATTGTCATACATCGCCATAAAAATATCTACAATTATATTATATATAGTATACAATAGTATATAACAGCATACAATAAAAAAATGTGCTACAGTGTTGAATCTAGCGCAAAAACATCGCTTTATTCTTTCATAGCAATAGTGGTCTTAATGTATTCGAATATTCCACACTTTAAATGGATAGCAATGATTCTTGTAGGATGGTGTGGAATGCAGTTTGCGGAACTATTATTATGGCTTACAAATCCACGTAAATCGTGTTCACAGATGAATAAAATATTAACATATGTTCTTATTCCGATCATACTAATACTTCAACCATTGGGCTCAACATTAGGATCGTTATTTGTAAAACCGTGGTCTAAATGTAGCAAAAATCGTAAATTATTTATTGTATTATTTTCTATTTTATCGACAATTATGTTAATAACGTATTTTTATGGGAACATTACAAAACAGTGCACAACTGTTACATCAGAGGGACACCTTGATTGGTGGTTATCTAAATATGAAGTAACTAAATACAAAGCATATGTGAATTGGTTAATTATTATAAGTATACCAATATTTGTATTATGGGATATGTCATATAAGATTGTAGTGGCTTTGAGTATAATTCCGGCATTCGGGTTTTTTTATGGATTAACAACGGATTCTAAAGCTAGTATATGGTGTTACTACACAAGTTTTACATCATTGGTTTCGTTATTGGCATATGCTTTGTATAAATTCAAGATATACAATATATTGAAGTGATAATTCGAAATAATTATAATATTTGATATATTTCTTAATTCGGGAAGCAGTTTCCACCGCGTTGCCCGCCGGAGGCATTCTCACACGTGGTGGCGTGGCGATACTGATATCTACGAACAGAGCGATTCATACCACCTACACCTGATCCGGGAATGAATTTGTTGTAGTTGTATCCGGAGGGGTTCACGAAAATAAGACGATGGGCACCACCGGCACTAGATTTAGCACGAACAAGATGTCGTGCTACGTTATATGTTTGATTGCTAACTGTCATTTTATATACTATGCGGATATTATTATTTTTCAATAGATATATTACACTTATTATAAATATTGTTATAATGATAGTTAAAATATTTTTCATTATGAACATTACAACTAGTTATAATTTTATCTCTTATATATTTTAAGTCTGGATAACTATCTATTTGTGATGAAACACACAATAAATTATTATAAACAGATAAATTTCCTTGATCATACAACTTATGACAGTAACAACACATAAATTCTACTATATTTACATCATTAAGTTCATTAATATTTTTCAATAAACAACGAGGTTTTAAATGTGCTGTTTCCAACAAACTTAACGGAAGTTTTTTATCACATAATACACACTTGTGTTCTTTATTATTAACCAAGTATTCTCTTAACTTTGATTGTTCTTTTCTAACCTCTTTTACTTCATATTTTTTATCTACTTTATTGTTTTCAGCTTTTAATTTTATTTGTTTTAAAAATTTAAAAAATTTTACATTTTTTAAAAAATTCTTAATAATAATAAAATAATAGTACTTGTAATCTTTTAATTTATTATTTCCTTTTTCAGTTAATTCGTAAATATTATTTTCATTAAAAATAATATTATCTTTTATTAATTTTAATAACTCATCTTTTATTTCATCTTCGTGTATCGAACTACTATACCTGTTTTTTATATAGTTTAAAATGTCTAGCATTGTATTTTTATTTTTTATATTAAAGGAATTAATAATAATATTTGTTACCGAATAACGTGTCATTAATTATTCATGTTATATATTTTTATATATTCTTTTTAAGCATGTTTCAATAATCATTCTAATAGTTCAACCATTATATTATATCCTCTCTTACCAGACTTACCCGTAATGTCTACACCTTTACTTTCTGATTCTTTGTAATTTAGTTTTTCAAGTTCTTCTTTAAATTGTTTTTGCGTTTTTAGACAATCTTTATGGTTTTTTTTGCACCATTTTTCGTATTTTTCATACATATCTTTTAAACCAACCCTCAAATTAGTTTTTTCCGTAAGTTTAAAGCATTCTGTGGTAAATAAAGTTACACCTATATTCGCTAGATAAGGCGTTAAAGTATTTTTAATTTGTGATGATGCTATTATATTCATTGAATAAATATCGGGTTTATTTTTGTCATATAAGTATAACCAACCATCGGGCGTTTTCCAATAATATTTATCTGGTAATTTTATATCATTTTCTATAAAGTAGTCATTATTTTCGTTATTATATCCATCTGTATTTTGTCTTTCATATTCTTTTTTAATAACTGTGTATTTTACTTTATCACCATCAATGAAATAAGATGGTTTTTCATTTTTTTTAGTATTGATTGGAGATATACACAGTGGGGACTTTTGAAAAGTATAACGGTCTGGATCAAACTTAAAAATATGTGTTTTAGAATTATTATAATCATATATTCTAAGAGGCTTAGAAAGAACTACTTGAGTTCTTGAATTTACAGCAGAAATATAAGATGAAATGTGTTCTTCTTCTATATATCTAGTTAATTTATTACCGTAAGATGTATTTAAATGTTCTTGGTTAAATGTTAGGTTATAATATTTTTTGTCATCATCAGTATTTATACCCTTATCCCAATCATAACCTATAGAATAATATTGTTTTATTTTATATTGTTCATCAAACGTAGAAATATCTGTTTCTTTAATTTCATTAACACATAAATATTCAGGTAAATTTTTTTCTTTACAATATTTTCTTATTTCTTCTTCCGTCATATCGTCAGTCTTTATTAGTGAATATCCATTCATTTTTTTATCAAAATGTTTTTGGGTAGAAAAATTTTTTCTCTTAGGACGTGAGTCTATATATTTCATATATTTTTCAAACCGCATTTCTCCGTAATCAATAATATTTTCTAGTAAATATATAATATCATCGTGACATTCACATTCCATTATTCTTTTTTCTACGATTTTTATGAAAGAAACATAAAAATTTTTCATTATATCTTGTAATTGAAGAGTAGTCCATAAAGTAAGTTTCATATTTTTAACATCATTATCATTATATTTTCCTTGTAATCGCATCCTTTGCGAAATATCGGTGCAGTTAAATGAAGCATGAGAAACAAAATACTGATCTGTTAAATGTAACGAAAATTCATGATAATCATCACTTGTAAAAGAATACCCTCTTTCACCATACTTTCCTGTTATTGTTATGACAGTTTTATATTTTACTGGTATATCACTTTTTTCAAACAAAATTCTTAACAATTTATACACAAGTTTAATATTTAAAGATTTTGTATCAATGTCGTAATAACAATAACCATTAGGCAAAATTTTACCTTTTTGTGTATATATAGGTGACCCATAAACACCTCCTATTTGGTGTAATCGGTGACTAGATGATGACTGATTGGCATCCCATAGAGATAATCTTTTAATTTCATTTTCATATTTTTTCGATAAATATAACCTTAAACATTTTCCATGAAATATAACAAGGAATAAATCGGAATAATCTTCCATTATTTTATATGCTAAGTCAAATTGTTTATCTTTTATCCTTTCTTCACTTATTAGAAGTGAATTATATTTTTGATTTTGTTTTTTTAAAATTTTATTTAAAGTAGGTCTTACATAAAGAATATGGTGTATAATTTTTCTTATGTTAATATTATAATCTTTAATAATTTCATAACTTATACTTTTTTTATTACTTTCGATATCTTTATAATCCCACCAAGCTTCTACTACAGAAGTATTAAAATATATATTATTATTAAATAAACCATAATAATCTGACGCTCTTTTCATCTTATGGACCTTTGATATTTTAATTTGAATATTAGTATTATCACTTAAACGCGTCGTTGTATTGTATAGAAGTGAGTGTGCTGTTCCTGTAATATGTAAAACATATCTTACTTTTTTATATATTTTTGAAAGTAATTCTTCACATGCTGTTGTATCTTTTAAATCATTTTTATTGCTTCCATCGTTGGATGCTGAAGGAGCCATTAGATCACTTTCATCTACTAATACAGTTATATTAACCAGCTCATTATTTTTGCCATTATATTCAGAAAATTTTTTATTTATTTTTTCTAATGACGTATAATGCATTAAAGTAGAAAAAATATCAGTTGGGTTAAGAGCATCTTTATTGTTTAATTTATCAATAACACCGTTACTATTTATATCTTGTAACTCTGGAAGCTTGAAATCTTTCCAATATTTATGTAATTCACTATTAAATTCTTCAAATAAATTTTTAATATATTGGATATTAAAATTATATTTTTCTGTTCCACATATATCATCTTGTAATTGTTTTTGATCTATTCTTAAATTTCTAAAAATATATAAAACGGGTCTTTTAAAAATATAAACAGAAAACCACATTATTATACAAGCTTGTAATCTTTTTCCTAACTGAATATCACCCCACAATAACTCAATAATTGATTTTTCATTATCATCTAGATCTAATGCTTCTAATAATTCCTTTTCAAAAGTAAGCGAGTCTAACTCTTTTGGAATATTTTTTAATTTTATAGGCGTATTACCCCAATTATGTCTTTCCAAACTTTCACCATTTACATATCTACATTTCTCTAACATATCATTTATAATTTTTTCAAGTGGAGCTTTAAGCTCCTGTTTTCGCGAACTATAAAATTCAACCAAATTATCTTGAAATGACATTTTATTTTTCATATAATAACTATAGGCATTTATTTAAGTGGTTTTTATTATATCATTAAAAAAAAATGCCTACTTTGTGTATAAAAAAGTAGAACATATATAATATACAGATATATCAATTCAATTCCCAATATCATAAAATTGAAACGACTTAAAGTCAATAAATAAAATATAAATAGTTCAAAAGTCCAACCAAACAAACGCCCAGAAATGTCTATCGAAACACTTGTTGCTGCCGCCATCATTGCCGCTGAAGATATTGACGCCGAGATCCCCCCTACTCCCCGCGTCGAAGTTGAAGAATCCAAATATCCTCGTTCGCTCCAAGAGGTTGCCGACATTGACTTGTCGTTTCTGAAAGACTCGTGGGCAGCCGATATGCTTCGTGATGCTATGAATGCCGTTGTTCTATCACAAGAAAAACCAGAAATCATCCAGAAGAAAATCGATGTATGGACTTATCTCTCGACCTATGAGCCCCCTAGCGGGGAAGGATTTATGTTTAGTCGCGGTGACTTGGTTGTTGAATCCGTTCAATATAATATGAAAGTCGGACATTCCGGAGGTAGTATGGCACTCACAATGCGTCACCTTCAACTACTCGCCAAGATCGGTCTTCCGGAATACCGTAAGGGATATTTAAATAAACAAAGTTAAATATTTTATAGCATCAAATGAGATAAAATAATTCTACAAATGTAATATAACAAATTGAAAGACAAAATATATCAAGGTAAGTAACTTTTTATTTTAATTTTTATGATTCGTGCGTCTGCGTTTATGAGTGTTCTTTTTCTTTTTATATCCTCCATCATAAATCGCGCTAGGATTATCTTTTATGCTTTCCATAAATGCCCGATGCTCTTTCATTATTTTTTTATCACGTCTTCGTTGTGTTCTTCTTCTTCTTAATTTCTTCGAATTCGGACTAGGGCTTGGATTAAATCTTGGAGTAAATTGAGTGCCTTGAAAAAAATCACTCCGCGCCTCGGCTTTGTTAGCAGGTCTTATTGTTTTTCCTTTTTTATTATACATTTTTACACCTAAATTATCCTTTAAAAAATTTTCGTCAAAATATATGAAATCAAATAATTCGTTATGTCTAATATTATCTTCCCATTCATCCTCTACGAAATACTCAACATCATCATGTCGTTCGCGATTTGCTCGTATAAAAATATCAACTATCATATTTCTTGCTTGTTTATCAGCCTCTGCTGTAAATTCATCCGAAATAGTGGGTGTAATAAAATAACGATCTACATAACTTTTGATATATTTTTTACCTTTTCCATGTAATTCTCGGGTTATATCATGTAAGACTTCTAATACTAACTCTGAAACAGTGTCCATAGGATAATATTGAGGCGGGACATATTGACTATTATATCCTTTACCTGGGGGGTTGCTAGTGCTATGTTCTACATAAAAAGTAGGGAAATCAAGATATTCACCTGAATTTTTAGGAACAAAAACAGCTTCGAATCTATCTCCAAATGTCCAGTTACCAAGGCAGGGGATTAAACTACCTGGACAGCTATATTCAAGAACCATAACTCTGTCAACTGGTTGCCGAATACTACTACGATTTTGATCAGCTGTATTTGGAACATCGCCAGGATATTCCCATTCAGCGCTCATCGGCGCACCAATATTATGTAAAGGGTCTACTGTTGCGCGCCATAGTGACATAGCTTGATTATCGGACCAATGAGGATTCTTCACATCTGGATCTGGTAAGCTTTCTTGCGAACTTCTAGATGAGCTTCTACGCGAACTTCTGGATGAGCTTCTACGCGAACTTCTAGATGAGCTTCTACGCGAACTTCTGGATGAGCTTCTACGAGGGCTTCTTTCTTGGTCAGCCATTGATGTAGTATACTATATATATATATATACACTAAATATCTTATTTAAAATGAATTAAAAATAATAACCAACTATATATTATAACACAACTAAAACGGAACACAATACTTTTTCACCTAATTTTAATGATACTCAACTAGATGGTGTGCTAGGTCATAAAATAGTTATTAGCGTCCATCGAGGAAAGAATACACAAACCAAAATTGAAGGCATCCCGTCACATTTTAGTCTGAATAAACTTCTAAAAAAACTAAAGGCAAAAGACATGTTGGCATGTGGAGGACATATCGCAAAAGATAAGGGAACAGGATGCGAATTTATTGTGCTCCAGGGCAGATTCTCGTCTGAAGTTGTCGCATTCTTGACAAGCGAAGGATTAGCAGATTCGGACAATATAGTGTGTCGCGGAGAGTAACATGGAGATGATGTCAAAATAATGATATAAAAAATATTATAAAAAGTAGTATAAAAATATAATAAAATATATATTTTTATATTTTTGGGTTATATCTTTCTCTATTTTTTTGAACGCGTTTTACGATTTGCGCGCTTGCCAGTGTGTTTGCGAGTGTGTTTATGTTTTCGCGTGCGACGGCGTCGACCACCATCATAGATAGCACTCGGGTTTCGACCCTCACGTCTCAACTCTTTTTGATAACGTTTTCTTTGGCTTTTTCTTCTTCTTCCCTCTTCGACGGGTTTCAGATGTGGAAAATATGCGTCTCGAGCTCTTTCAAACTGATCGGTATGATCAAAACCATATTGGGAAAATTGTTCGAAAGCAGCTTTGTTGCCTGGGATTGCCGGGTTGCCCTTTTTATTATATAATGCCCCGGAAGCAATGTCATCATCGAAAAGATCTAGATCTAAGCCTAACTTATTGTAACGTTCATTTTCTTCAACATCCAGTCTTGGTTCATCTGGTGAATCTCCCATTCCTATAGCTCCTTCTTCGACTACAGCTGGGCGAATCCTCCGATCCCATTGATCACATACATATATCATTACCCCACCCCAAGGTTTATTACTCGCTCGTATTAAAAGATTAACTATATCTTCTCTTAATCTTTTATCAACCGCTGGAGTAAACCTATCATCAAATGGATGTATTGTTTTTATATAACGATTAACATAATTTCTAATATATTTTTTTCCTCTGTGAAAGGTTTGGTCTGCTAACATTTCTACATATTCATCGTCCAATCTTCCAAGCGGTATTACATGAGGCAATGGAGGGGCTTGCTGGTATAATGGTGCATGGCTAGCAAGGAGGGGGGTGTGTGCTACATAACCAATAGGAAACTCATCCCGTTGTCCAAAATTGTTTTGCGTATAAATGTCTTCTTCTAAATGTCCTGGAAACCACCAACCACAAAGTTCCCCAGTGGGCATAGCATAACTCAATCGCATCCATCTTTGTGGTCTGGAATTATCTATTTCACCTATATAGCGAGGGTCAGCAGGAAAATCATTCTCCCATTCTGCTAAATATGGTTCGCCTATATTATCTACAGGGCTTACTGTAGCTCTCCATAATAACATTGCATCATTATCGCCTTCTCTTGGAATTTTTATTCTGTCTGTATTGGGTATATAGTCTGCACGCGCGTTTCCACGTACACCGGGACTTCTACTCGGACTTCTACGCGGGCTTCTACGCGGGCTTCTACGGGGACTTACACGCCCAAGCGGGCTTCCACGAGAGCTTCTTTCATTTTCCATTTAAGATATCTGCTATTTGTATTATTAAAATATATTTGTATTATTAAAATATATTTATAATATATAATATTATAAATAATTTAATTAAAATGAAAAATAAAAAAGTATACAACTCATTATTATTATCTGTTATAGTTCAAATTATAACAGGAATAATAGATATCATTAGCTTATTTTTAAGAGTCCCGGAGCAGTTTTCATTTCTTAAACAATTATTACGAATGGAGCTTTCAGTTCAAGTTGTAGAAGGTTCATTTTATTTGTATTGGTTAAATGATTTCAAAAATATTGCGAATATTACGCCAAAAAGATATCTTGACTGGATGATTACAACGCCAACTATGCTTATTACATTAATGTTTTATTTAATATTTATAAATACAAACGACAATGATAAAGGAGGGTTAAAATTTTTTGAACTATTAGGCAAAGAATTTAACACTATTATTGTAGTCCTAATTTTGAACTGGATGATGCTTTTATTTGGTTATCTAGGAGAAGTTTCAATAATACCTGTAGCATTAGGTGTATTTTTAGGATTTATTCCATTTATAATTTATTATTATATTATTTATCAAAATTATGTTACAATAGGCGACGTTGGTATTAAAATATTTACATATTTTGTATTTTTCTGGTCTATTTATGGTATCGTTGCTTTATTACCATACGAAATTAAAAATACATGTTATAATATATTAGATTTATTTTCAAAGAACTTTTTTGGATTGTTTTTGAGTTATTTAATAATTAAAAATAACATATAAAAATAAAACTATATAATTATATAATATATTGATTATCTATCTATGCAGTATATGAAACTATCGAAAGACGCATTAAATCCGATAAAAGCTATCGCCACTTTTAACGATAAGAAAGTGAAAGGAACGGTAAGATTCACAGAAGAGCCTTCAAAATCGCGTATTCGCATAGACATTGATTTAGTAGGTCTAAAAACATCAGGTCTTCACGGATTTCACGTCCACGAGTATGGAGATATGAGCGATTCATGTGAAAGCATGTGTGCTCATTTTAATCCCTATAATAAAACACACGGATGTCCAGGCATGAAAGATCGTCATGTAGGTGATCTTGGAAATATAAAAACAAACGCAAAAGGAGAAGCAAAATATACATTTTACGATGATATGATAAGTCTTCACGGAACAAAAACAAATATTATAGGTCGCGGCCTAATTATTCATGCTGATGAGGACGATTGTGGGCAAGGTGGACAGCCCGATAGTTTGATAACAGGTCACGCAGGAAAGAGGATCGCATGTGCCGTCATAGGATATGCCTCACCGCCTAAGAAATAAAAATAGTAATACTTTCTATACCATATACACCTGCTCTGCCGCATTCATTCACCGAATATAAAATGTCGGCTCGATCACGCGTTTACCGCCATATGTAATCTTATTGCTATTGTATTCATTCATCCTGCGTTTTTCGAGTTCACCTTCGCTGTTGCTGAAAACGATTGCTTTTATGTTTAGTTTTTTCATTCGCATAGTACAGTGAAAACATGGTGCTGATTCCGCCATGCTTCCACTCCTTGACCGCCGGACAATATAGAGCACCAATTTTTGAACGATTTTTTTCGGCAAGTCGTTAATACATATTTTGTGAAGAACGCAAATCTCGGCGTGAGCACTACAACATTTGCGATAATTGAGCAGACCATCCTTTGAATGACAGCGTATATTATTATATCCCTTCGCGATAATTTTTCCATTTAAAACAGCAATACATCCATGCTGCATAAGTAGGGTCGATTTGGATGCTTCTTCCAAGGCAATACTTGCGAAACGTTGATCGCGCATACCGATGTGTCGTTGTCGATACACTTCATGCGAAGATGACGATGAGGAGGAGGAGGAGTCATAATCGTCATAATTTTCAAATGTTTTATGAACAGGCGTTGCCGTATTATTGCGTGGCTTGATGTCGGATATTGAAGACATATTACAAATATGAATAATATCAACTTTTTTGTTATACTGAATTATATAACAAAAAACGGTTCAATTTCTTTTTCATGTTAAATATATATTTGTTGCGCATAAATATATATAAAACGAAGTCTAAAAATCAATGTTTCAACTAATCTTCTTTGAGGGAGTCTCATTAGAAATAAGATAGATGGAATTCTCAGTAACAATGATATACTCAGTCTCGACCTTGTAGATATTGGCAATAGGGCTGGTATATTCATCCTCGCTCTTAACAAGAAGCTTTTCGCCCGTCTCTTTTACACCAATGATAATAGACTTATCAAGGGACGGAGTCCAGTAATCCATCATAATGGGTTTATCTTGAACAATTGCGAGTTTAGTACAATGCTGTAAGCAGACATTAGACGGAAGACGGTAAGCAGACTCGCCAGCCTTGGCGCCTCCAGTGGAAGAAGCAGAAGCAGCAGCAGAAGATGATTGATGACTATTTGAACTCATATTATATAATTAACAAATTTAATAATCTTTAAATACTTATTATTAAAAAAACATATAATATATATTATATTACAGAATATATGATATATTACAGAATTTATGATATATTACAGAATCTATGATATATAATAATAATAGTAAGAGAATGTCTTAAATATCTTCAACTACGTTAATTATTTTTCGTCGAAGTTTCACATTATTTTTTTTTGGTTCAATAATATTAAGTTTATTCCCGATCTCGGGATATTCGGTTTCGAGTAATTTCTTAAGAAAGTTGTAGATACAATGTAATACGTATTCGTCGCATCGCCCTACAATCAACACACTACCTGTCCTAAATATCATAAACGATATTTCTATAGCATTGTTAGCGTCCGCCTGTGCCGGTTGCTGTCCCGTCTGACTATCTGGGTCTAATTTTAGTATATAGTAAAACTTGCTTTGAATGCCTGGGTATGAACAAGCATCATAGTTGCTGTTAATGCGATATTTATACTTCAGAATATTATATAACTTATCCCGATTAATAAAATATCCACAATTGAAATTGGAATTTATAAGAACCGTCTCGCATTTGTTTGGAATGTATCCGACAGAGTCGCCGACGATGGGTTTTAAAATAGATATCAATAGATCCAATACTTGAGTAAGAGACTCATCTGTCTGAATTCCTGGAATTTCGAGTTTGCCGGTGTTGAATACCTTCAGATGCATTTCCTTGAAAGAGTCAGTGGCGCGGTCTTTAATGCGCATAATAAGGACGAAGCAATTGAAGAATGCGCGCTTTAGTTTACAGCGATAGTTTAAGATATCTTTCTTACATAGACCCACATTTATTTTAAGTTGAACTTTAAATTTGATGCGACCTTCAGGGTTGTCAATATGTTCAATTTCTTGCTCTTGATAGTATTTCTCTTTCTTGAGAAGTTCCTTAATTTCTTTAAGTTCCTCGGGGTCTGTTGTCGAAACTTTTATTTGTTTTTTAATAATACACTCGCTAGGAGTTGAATAAGGTGATATAGGTATATTCCAAAATACACGTTTAATATCAATAGGCATATTGAGATATGATATTTTTGTTTTTGTAGAAATATATATGTTACTACATTTAGGTTTTCTGTTATCTTCGGTGTCAACAAATGCGGTTGAATCGGCAATAATGCTGTCATCTTCATTATCATCTTCGTTTTCTTCACAAATAAGCATCGACTCTATATCTTCTTCGCCAATATCATCACTCTCACTCAACTCGTCATTAGTGATTCCAAATGTTTTGACTTTAGTTTTCTTAACTATACCAGGTGTAGCCACAATTGTAGGTTTAATTGAAGTCCTATGAGCGACATTAGACAATGATGTAGGACTAGCAATCGGTATAGATACTGTTGTGTTACTTATACTATTCGAATTACTCATCTTATTCATACTTTGCGAGATCTTATCATTGTCGGAATATACCTTATTTATATTTTTTTTCGCTGTTTTTTTTTCATCTGATAAAATAATTGTTCCTTGTGTTAAGAAATTCTCCCAGTCATCATCTATACATGCCATTTTCAAGTGTGGTTTGATTTTGAAAGGTTCCTATAATTCTTGATATTATTTTATTTAAGTTAGTTTGTTTCAATTATTTATTTGTGGAAAATCAATATAAATATTAATAAACAATATAATATTTATATAAAAATGGTTAAAACTATAAATTAATAAAATAGTCGATCGTAACCATATGAATATTCTTAATATTTATAAGCTACATCTAAAAAATATTATTAACTTATGAACAATATAATTTAATATATGCTGTGTTTTACAATCATTTATATGCATCACATTCTCTATATTATTTAACAGTTCACTAGTAACTTTGTAATTGCGTATAATGTAGTTCAAATAATTTTTTATAATATTCTTCTGCTCCATATTGTAATCCCGACTAATCTTATTTATCTTCTTCACAATGTCCGCGTGTTTTTTATTCTTCTTAAAATCGTCCGTCAACTTTACCCACAATTCATTTTTCACTATTTTACATTCTTGAATTATATCGTGATTAGACTGCATATAATTAATCATACTTCTAATATCTGACACAAAATGCTTCTGTATTGAAACTAATACATCCTCCTTAATTTTGAGATTCTCATTTATATTTATCTTTTGTAAGAACTTGAGTATATCGGCATCAGGTAATTGATTGAATCGCATACGAACAAATTCTGTTTGTAGCGACTCGTCTATCCTACTAATATAATTACAAATCAGACAAAATCGCACATTAAAATTATTATTATAGTTATTCAATAAATAACGGAGGGCAATTTGTGCCGTTTTTGTCATATAGTCCACTTCATCCAAAATTACAAATTTCATCCCGCCTCCAAATAAAGATTTCGAATTTACAAAACTATTTATTTGATTTCTTATAATGTCAATCCCTCTCTCATCTGACGCATTTAAATGAATCATAAGACCCTTGTTTTTAAGATTCATATTCTCTTGATATGCGTTTACTAAATTAATAATCGTCGTCGTTTTACCCGTTCCCGGCGGTCCATAAAACAATAAATTCGGAAAATAGTTATTGTCGATTACATTTTTCAACAACATTTTGTTTAATGGATCTAATACAATATCATCAAAACTTGATGGTCTATATTTCTCCACCCATGGTGTCGATTTTTTCATGTATTCGTTTGATATATCACACATGTCACCAACAAGTTCGCCACAACTGAAACCACCCCCACCATCATCGCCATCCTCACTATCATCGCCAAATCTTTCACATTCTGTTTTTCTTAAAACATTCATACCACTTATCTCTACCGGGAAAGGAATCTTAATGGGTATTATCGCTATATCCGGCTTTATAATTATATTGTCAGGAATAGAATTGATGGGAGGGCTAGACACAACACTCTGTGGTTCATTACTTGTTTTTTTATAAAAATTATCTATTAATTTATTCTGCGCACTTGTGATTTTTTTAGGAATCAAAGACTTTTGTTTAGATATACTCATAAAACGATTTAATAATACTTTTGTAAGACTTAGTTACAGTTATTCTATTTTTTATTTTTAATAAGTTTTTTCCAATAAATATAATTGAAATGATATATTATATAATATTAATGAATAATATTAAAGGCATCCAAACAACAAACGTAGCACCACACGCAATGGCATCTTCTACAAGCAGCAACAATACTGTCAACGTCGGCGTAACATCGTCGGGAAATGAGGAAGGTTATTTAGAGTTAATTCTCGGCCCTATGTTTTCCGGTAAAACATCAACGCTCAAAAAAATTTATGATCAATGTATGTATTGTAATATACCTGTAACAGTGATCAACTATTCGGGCGATACTAGATACTCCGACGATGCGGTCATGTCGACACATGATAAAGTAATGATTCCATGTATTATGGGAACAAGTATTATTGAAACAATTAAAAACAACGCGGAAAAAGTTGGTCGGTCAGAAGTTATTTTAATCAACGAGGGACAATTCTTTACTGACATCAAATGCGTCGTTGATCTTGTAGAGAAAGAACACAAACGGGTTTATATTTGTGGCCTCGACGGAGACTTTCAGAAAAACAAAATTGGTTCATTGCTTGATTTGATACCATATTGCGATAATGTTTGTAAGCTTAAATCCCTTTGTAGTGAATGTCGAAATGGGAAAGCAGGTCTGTTTAGTTATAGGATCACTAATGAAACAGATCAGGTTGTAATCGGTGTTGAAAACTATAAGCCTCTTTGTAGGTCTTGTTATGAAAAGATGTCTTCTTCAAAACTTAAAGACATGTAAGTATGATTGATTCATTCTACTATAATTCACAAGATTATAATATATATCCTAAAAAATATATGAAAAGGATTTAAATTAGTCTTTTTAATTATATTATATAATATCCATAGATATGGAAGATACAACAAACAACATGCAGGCTCTGCCGACCACCACCACCACGACCACGTCCAACAATGGAGGAGAAATATTTTCAAATGTTGTCATAGAAAAGAAAAAAAGAGGTCGTAAAAAGAATTCAGTGATATCTGCTACTGTAGCAGTTTCGTCCGATTTGTCAAATACCGAAAATATTATTGTTCCTGAAAAAAAAACTAGAAAAAAGCGAACAGTAAAGCCGAAAGTAGCATTGGATTCTACAACAGATGGAGCAACAGAAAATGATTTGAATATACCCCCGAAACCAATAAAAAAACGCAAACGCAGAGTTTGTAAAAATCAAGACCCAAAACTAAATGCGGACGCTATGACATCTGCTTCTAGCGATACTCACACGGTTGGTAATAATGCTGAAAATCACGAAGCAGGTTCAGAAAACGCCGATAACCCCCCACCAGAAGAAAAAGTGGCAAAAAAAAGAGGAAGAAAACCCAAGGGTGGAAAAATAATAACACAACACGTAAATGAAAATAATAACACAAATGATATGCCAAATATTATTCTACACTTAAAATGCTCTCTTTCTAGTATAACAAATAATGGATCATTATCACTAGATGATGACTGTAACAATAATTCTAATGTAGAGAGTTATAATTCTTCACATATAACTGGTAGTGAAATAAACACCGGAACAAACAGCGCAATTCATAATACTGAAACTTGTCGGAAACCGTTGCCAATATCAACCGTCGATGATTCAAAGAATAACAGTATATTATCCAACTATGGTAATTCGTCTATGTTTAAAGTCTATGACCCAAATATTTCTTTATCGTGTGGTAATGGTAATGGTAACCCAGGAGATGAATTTCCATTTTCTGAAAAGAGTATTCGCCAATCTGAAGATAGCAGATTTAATGCGAATATGAGTAATTCACATAATTCAAATATGTTTAATGTAACATATTCTCCTGATATTAACTTATATACATGCGCCGGTAGTAGTTTAACGGGAAATGGGAATGATTTTATGAATCGCACAAATAATACAAATAACGTGTGTATTGGTAAAGATAGAGACCGCGATAATGATAACGATAATGACATGGACCCAGCAAATCTAAATGAACGTGAAATATGGAGAAAGATTAATCAACTTAAACTCAGTTTTCACAAAAGTGACATATGCCAGAATTTAGGTGGAACACAACGTTCGGCGTGTTTTTGGTGTACTTGCGAATTTGACTCTCCGGCAATTTATATACCGAAATCTTGTTCTAAGGAGGGGTATCAAGTATATGGTTGTTTTTGTTCACCAGAATGCGCGGCGGCATTTCTTATGAATGAAAATATTGACACATCTACTCGTTTCGAAAGATACCATTTATTGAATTCTGTTTATGGGAAGATATATAAATACGAGAAGAGTATAAAAATCGCACCAAATCCTTACTACCTGCTTAATAAATATTACGGAAATCTTACGATTCAAGAATATAGAAAATTGTTTCATAGTGATCAGATGATTTATGTTGTAAATAAACCACTTACACATATTCTACCAGAACTTTATGAAGATAATAATGATTTTCTTCTCAATACGAAAATTATTCCGACGCACTCTGTGAATATTAAAAAAAATAAACCACTTAAGAGCAATATTTTAAACAATGCTTTTGGTATTAATTGAGGAATAAAATTATAAAAATCATACAAATATTATATAAAATATTTATATAATATATAAAATATATAAAATATGTCAAGAACACGTAAACATAAATATGGTCGCAAACTACACCACAAAAAGCGCACCGTATCTAGGAATAAAATAAAAAGAAAAATGAAAGTAAAGTCTAGGAAAATTAAACAAAAATTTAAAAAATCGCATATGCGTTATGCTAAAAAAAGTATGAAGCATCGTATACAAAGGGGTGGAAATATAGAAGAAAATTATAACAAATTGATTACGGCTTATACTCAAACCGGTCCTAGTCAAACCGATGATAATTTATATGAAGTAACGGCACAAGCATTAGACGCCTTAAAATTATCTCATAGCGAACATGGATTAAAATATTTAAGAGAACTAATACAAAATAGAAGATTGTTTAGTCTGAGAAATGAAATGTATTTATCATTAGAAGAAGTATTAACTATACCGAAATTAGATTTAACAAGTGATACAGTGTTTTTGTTGGAAGAAAAAACAAAAGGACATGACGTAACTATGAAAGACGCACTAGAACATTGGCTAGAATTTATTGAACGCGCACACAAAATTTTACATCCAAAAATACCGCATATTGATCAGGGTGATATTAAACTATTAAGACTTAAAACAAGTATACTTGAGGGTAAAATAGCAGAAGCAAGAAAACATAAGGAAACAAAATTAGTAGACTTATATGCTGGATTAATTGCTGAACTAACAGCATTTATTGTAAAACATTCTAAAGACGCACCTCCAGAACGAAAAAAAGACTTTGATTTTTTTGCTCGAGCAGCTCCAAGAAAAGTGCGTAGCGCAATTCCACCAATTGAAATTGAAACTTTTGGTTTGGGTGAATGGTATAATGTTATGTTTTCTCAAGAATATTTAAAAAAATATAAGGGAAAAGACGTTTTAAATACAGACGAAGTTAAAAATCAGATTGTAAAACAATATTTAGAATATCGTTTAAGTGACGGTAGAACAGGCTCAAGCCTTAATACTCAGGAAACAATCAATATATTTAATAAGAAAATTATATTTATAATAATGATATTAGCAGGTCATTATGAACCCAGAAAAATAGATTTATCTGGTTATAATCCAGATACTAGTGAAGGAAAAAAACTGTTTATTTTATTAAAATCGCTCAATCTAATACCTGTATTTGGCGAAGGAGACGATCCTTATGGACGACACGATTATGTTCCTGATACAAAATGTGAAAAATCTGTGTCTGGTAAAGATTTTAGTAAAAAATTTTTTACATCAGGTAAGAGTCATTGTAGAACGTGTGGTAGATGTATGAATACGGAAGATACAAAAGAAGAAGGGGGGTATAAAGTTTGTATACAATGTTACAACCTATTCAATCCTTCAAAACAACCACCTCCTCTATATAGTAGAGGACCAGGTGGTGCTGCCGCTCCATCACCACCATTCAGATTATCATCACCGAGATCACCATCAAGATCATCATCACCAGGTGCTGCTCCCGTTACATCATCACTAAGATCACCAAGAAGATCACCAATAAGATCACTATCACCGAGTTCATCATCGCAAGGTGCTGCTGCCGTTTCACCATCACCGCAAAGATTATCGCCACCAAGATCATCATTGCCACCTATAGAATTACCGCCAAGAATGACCGACGCTCAAAGACGGCTTCAAAAATTGATAGATGAAGGCTTATAGATGATTAAAGAAACTTTATACTTTATATATTAATACCGTATATCGTCTAATTATTTACTATTACTCTCCTCCTTTATTTTCTGTTGTCGTCGTTCCATCATTTCATTATATCTCTTCGCCTGTTCTTGTTTGATAGCAAAATTTTTTGCCGCGGTGTCCATACATTCGCGAATAACACTATATCGTTTTTGATTTAATGATTTTGAATTTTGATCTTTCTCCCGTTCTTCACGTTTATCGGTTACTCCAAGGAACTCCTTTATCACCAGCGTGATGTCGCCCTTGTGTTTCTCAAGGCTCGCAATCGCCTCTTCACGCGTATATGTGGTTTGATTCATAGTAATCTCGATAAATCTTTCATACTTGTGTTTTTGTAAGTTTTGATAATACTCCTTTATCAAATCTTGTTGCGTCTTTGGTTGTGTAACAGTTTCACTATGTGCGTCTAATAACTGATTATCAGTCTCAGATATTATCTTATTCTCACAAATTTCGGTGGTTTCGGCGCCATCAGGTGAGGTTGTAGTAGAAGTCGAAGTATCCATTTATCTTAATCCTATATAATAGTTGTTAAATATTTTTTAAATCATATTAAACGAATCTTAATATTTATAATATATCAGTCTAATCTTTAAAAAAGACAATGTCGGCAAATATTAAAAATGAAAATATCGACCTAACGTCTATTCTAAAAGATGTCGAGAATTGTATTAGGTCAGGATTATCGAATAAACTTGACACATTTTTTTATGAATACGATAAATATAAAAAAACTCACGAAGAAGTATTAAATTTATCAATTGTAAAAGAATTATTGAAAAATAGTTCATCTACTCCATCGCATAGTTCTGAAGACACTAAACCAAAATTAGATCCAGAACTTGAAATGATTGTTCTGCGTAACCAAATTATCTATCTTAGAACTGAACTCGATAAGTATAAAAATAATCTGGAAGAGCAGTCGCAACGACAGACGAAAATAGTTACAATTAACCCCGAATATTCTCATATTAATCTAGAAGTCAAACAGGAAGAAAGAGAACCTTTAGATATAAAATCTGAGAATGAAGATGAATATGGAGATGGAGATGGAGATGTTAGTATTACTAGCGATAGCGGTGATACTAGTGATAGTAGCAATAGTAGTGATAGCGATATTATAGAAGATAATATTCAAAATATTGTTTTAAATGTTACCGAAAAAGATGAACGTAACAATGAAACAGAGGATCAATGTGAAGCAGAAGTAGAAGCAGAAGTAGAAGTAGATTCAGACGACGAAGAGGGAGAAGTCAAGGTAAAGGCTGAGCATAATGAAGAAGAGGAAGAAGAAGAGGAAGACGCGGATGAAGACGCAGATGAAGACGAAGAGGAAGATGAAGAGGAAGATGAAGATACAGTTGTAAAAATGCCAACATTCCCAACAAAAAAGGTAGATGAAGTTAAATCGGTTATTGAAGAAACAAAGACGGAAGAACCGACAGAAGAAGAAGACGACGAAGATGAAGAACAAGATGACATTGACCCTGAATATGATGTAGAAACCGAAAATGAAGAAGATTCGGATAAAGAACAAGTTACTGAACCTATATCTGATACAAAAACACTAGAAGTGAAAGTAGAAACCGAAACAGAAACTGAAACTGATGTGGCTCAGAATGAAGAAGAGAATGAAGAAGAAGAAGAAGAGTTATATGAGGTTGAAATTAATGGTGTTATGTATGTTACAAACGACGACGAGGATGGAACAATTTATTCATATATCAATGAAGAAGTTGGAGATAAAGTCGGCGAATTCAAAGGAAAAGTAGCGCATGTTTATAATGACAAAAATAAAGGAATATACGATAGAACAAAATGTAAATTAAATTTCTAATTTTTATATAATCGCGTAAGTTACATATAACATAAAAATATTCATATACACGTATGTGCCTATATTAGTATTATTAATTTCATATATTATGTTATATTTTTATAATATAATATAATATAATATAGATAAAATATAGTATATATAAAATGGTTTTAGAAAATGTATGTCCTCCGGCACTTCTATATTTAGCATTTTCGGTAATTCAAATCATTATCGATCTTTACCGCGGCGACTCAATCCAAGCAATGTTCAAGTTTATAGTAATGGTTATTTTTACGATTGTATTGAACGCAATGTGTAATGCTGGAATGTCTATTATTTCTTGGTTTATCGTATTCATTCCTTTTATTTTAATGACATATATCACGACGATTTTATTTTTCGTTTTCGGAATTAATCCAGATAAAGTAGAACCCAGAAAAAAAGAAAACTGTAACAAAACAATGTTTGGATGTTGTGATGATGGCGTCACGCCAAAAAGTGATCCATCTGGGAGAAACTGCCTATATAATCCAGTAATTATACCTGTTTCTATGAATATGGATATGCCTGTGTCCGTTTATAATCCAACACCATGGAATAATAAAGATGGTCACCATTATTACCCGCGACACGATGATAGACGAAGACGCGACTTTCCTATAGGCGGATGTGCTACAGCTCAATATGGATGTTGCGTAGACAAGACCACGGCGCGCATGGATCGCTATGGAACCAATTGTCCTGGTTATATAGCAAACCCTGTAACAGTATCTTCTAGTGTTAAAACTACAGCACCCCCTTCAGCACCAAATACACCGATGCCTTCTTCTTCGCCGTCGAGTGTCATTGGGAAAGTATAGAACTATTTTAAATAACTTCTGGAATATATATTCGATAACTTTGAAATAACAAATTATAATATTTATATAAAAGATTTAAAAGTTAAATTATATAAATATTATACAGGCATAAAAAGACCATCAGACAAAGACAATGGCTATAAACGAGACCGCAACGTCAACAATATCAAAACAATGTTATAATGCTAGCAACGAGTGTAATAACTACTATTATAGTTATCCAAACGAATACAATATGGATATACCTTTACATAGTTATATGTATACTTTATTTCTTGGAATAGGTTGTTATTCTTTATTGAATCCAACTTTTATGCGCAGAATGATTGTGAATATTGGGTTTTCACTCGCCGACATTCTTTTGGGTGGATTTATTATATATAATGAGCATATATACAAACCGTTTAATAAATATATTTATAAACCTTTGTTATACATTCTTAGTATACATGAAAAAGAGGATGAAATTATGATTATAAAAGACGGTGTTGTTATCCATAGCTTTCATACAATGGAGGATTTTATCAAACGCCAACCTATAAATTTTGTTTGCGATGAGGACGAGGACGAGGACGAGGACGATGATGATGAAGGCAGCAGCGAAGAAGAAAATAGTAATCAAGCAACTAACGACAAAGGGGAGGGAGACGAAAATAAATCTTCTAATAATGAAAGTGATAGTAAAATTGTGGATACAGTAATAGATGCCGATCTTACTCAATTGTCAACGGATATTCATGAAAGTGAACCAGGCGAAGATGATGGTGAAGACGAAGAAGAAGGTGAAAGTGATGATGAAGATCAAGAGGATGATGATGATTTTATTCTAGATCCGACCGAATATGATTTTCTTCTTAGAAATGTCTACTATGAAAACGAAAAAGAATCAGAAAGATTCTGTGTATGCTTAAAGTATGAAACATTTTGTAAGTCTGATACAAAGAAAGTATTTACAAATGAAGAATTGAAGACGCAACTATCAAAAAGAAAGCTAATTGGGATAAATCTTCACATGAATTCTAATAAATATAGTATTAATTTAACTACTCCCGTCAACTACTTTACTGTAGAAAATTCAATTCTAGGTTATCATTTTTTGAAATGGTATATGGCCCAAACATATGATGTTATGTTAGATAACAAATACACTGTTTTATGTATTGATAATTTTGTCGGAATGTATAAAATTAAACCAGGTAAGAAGCTTGTCATTTATTCCGATTCACTAAAAGTCGTAGATGATGATGAGTATAGCGTCGAAGATACTGATGACAACGATGACGAGCAAGACAACATAGAAAATCATGAACAAGTTGACAGTAATAAACAAGACGAACTGGCTGAGCAATCCGAACAAGCCAAAAAATCCGATCAATTAAATGATGCTTGTGATATTGAAGTCGTTGACTGTGATTAAGTATTGCCGGTTCAAACTAAAAGTAGATATTATTAAAATAGAATAAAATACAAAATAAAATATAATTATTATAAAACTATATAGAAATATATTTTTATATTATAATAGAATGGCTGATATCGATATCCAATCGCAAGTATTCATAAAGGAATCTGAGAAAAATATGTCACAGGACTCGTCCAGCGAATCCAATAATTTTCATAAATTATCTGATACTTGGATACTGTGGGCTCACCTTCCACATGATACAGACTGGAGTATCAAAAGCTATATTAAGATATGTTCATTCACTACCGTTGAAGAGACCATTTCTATCATCAATGTTCTTCCGCCAAAATTAGTTACTAATTGTATGCTTTTTTTGATGCGCGATGGAATTGCTCCAACGTGGGAAGACGCGCGTAATCGCAAAGGTGGATGTTTTTCATACAAAATAAGCAACAAAGATGTCCCACAAGCGTGGAAAGAGCTTACATACGTATTGGTTGGCGAGTCTATGTCCGAAAATAAGAATTTCATTCCATTAATTAATGGGATCACAATTTCGCCCAAAAAGAATTTCTGTATTGTGAAAGTTTGGCTAGCAAGTTGCGAATTTAGGGATGCTAGTATTATCAAAGAACTTTATGCGATTTCACCTCACGGATGTTTGTTCAAAGAACATATGCCGGAGTATTAGAAATATTCGCGAGATATTATAGTATATACTATAATATATACTATAATATATACTATAATATAATATATATACAATAATTATGGAAACTGAACCAAAATATCCATCTATTATATGCGTTTCGGAATTACTTAGAACATGGGAAACCGCTATTTTATTGTTTTTAACAAATAAAACTCCAAAATTGACTTTATTTATTTCGCCATTTTTAAGAGAAAAAGGATTATTTCCTTCTGATAGTCCTGGAGTTCTTGAAGATCAACTATATGAATTTATGAGATTTCTTGTTTTTTTAGGACAGTTAAAAAAATTTACCAAAACAGCAACACAAAACATAGAAGCTTTATTTTCCTGGATTCCTGAGAATTTTACAATAACATTTAAACATTATAGAGGTGGGTTTACTGACGACTTTATCAGGCGTATTCGAAGAACACAATTATTTACATTACAAGTAAAAGATGGTGGTCTAGAAATTAATTGTTCCAGTATATCCAGTATCACATTAGATAAATTTATAACAGACAGTATGCTAGATACTTTACAAGATTTATATAATGGAATACTAGATGTTAACGGTTTAACAGATCAAATAGATGAAAAAATCAAGACCCTCGTCAAAGGACCCAATAGCGGTGAAGGTAAATATACAGAATACAGTAATAATAATACTAGTAAAGAGATAAATTATCCTGATCCAGAGCCTATTCCCGCGTTTAATGATAATAATTTAAATAAAGTCTCTTCCCCTCCATCAATTACAACTTTTGCCAAATGGTGTAGTGATAATAGACAAAACCTTATAACTCCCAACTCTGATATTGTTTATTTTGTTTCACATTCACACATAATGCAAGAGTTTGTTAAAAAAGTAATAAAATTAAATGATGAACCTAACGGATCTTTTACAACGGTATACGATAAAGCAAAAAAAACAAATAGTTGGTCTTTATTTTTTAATATTAATGGAGTTAATTTCAAAGGATTTAGGCACGCATTTTCGTGCGACAATAGATATGATAAAAAAGGATTAGTCAAAATACTTCATCGTATTTTCCTAGGAAGTTATACTAATCTAGCTTTATGGGGTATTTTATCTACAGCAATATTTGCCAACAGAAAAATACCAGGATTAATAAAGGATGGAAATCTTGAAAGTTTAAAAGTATCTGTAGGTATGGTAAAAGAAACAAAACCATTTTTATCTGACAATTATGATAAATTTAATATGTTATGTGGAAAAATGGATGATCGATTTAAAACGGGTAACTTTGAAATAACGTTGAGTAACTGTGGAACATCAAGTAAGTTAACATTAACACTTGATAATGACTGTATTAAAATAAAACTTAGAAAAGATAGTGGAACTTTTTATGAAAAAAAAGTAATATTACTATTATCTAAAACTGAGCCTTATGAGATTCAAGTAAGACAGTTTGAAAATGACAGTAATCAATATACAGCAATAAGTGATAAAAACGAAAACGAAAACGAAAAAGATACAAAGAGTTTATTACAAATTGTTTCATATTTATCTGCGACACAGATCGTGAAAAGACCAGGAAACAATATTTTACCTGAAGATAACCCTGAATTGGCGCTACTAGCATATGAACTATCCGTTGCTATATCCGACTTTATTGATAGTCCTGTTTTTAAAAAAACTAAAAATAGTGATAAATGGAAACAAGGTTTTAAACCATTTGAAGAAGAGTTTAAAAAACCTATTGTCATACAAAATATTCAGGATGAACCTTCTGGAGGTGGATCATCTCGAAGATCTGTAAGAAAAAGAACTAAAAAAATGCGTAAATATAAAAAATATACTAAAAAATATTATACGCGTCAATCAAGAAAAAAATCTAGGCGTATCCGGAAACATAGACGCAAATCGCGTAAATAATAATAAGGGCATAAAAACAATATTATACAAATGATTTTTATAATTATTTATATAATTATAGTATATATACCTATCTATATGGAATATACTATCCCACATTTCGTAGTTTCATTAGGTAACTGCGGCACATCAACAACCACATTTTTACCCACATTTGATGATTGTATTGTAATAAAATCTAACCAGAGTAGTAATAGAGTATCATTAAAGTTTTTAAAGAATGATAATAGAGACGTTGATGTAAGATTGTTTTCAAATCCTGATAGCAATGAATATGATATAAAGCGTAATTTATCTACAACTCTTAATGACTGTGGAGATACCACTATTTCATTATTTTGTATTGTTATATACTTAATGAATAATGATCTTACGTATAGTTATCCTAAAAATATAAACAATAGTCAAATTAAAATTGTAATAAAAGGAATAGAAAATTTGGTAGCAGAAATAAAAAAATTTATTAACTCCAATCCAAAACTAAGCCATTGGGGATTGATATTTGAAAAATTTGAAAATTATAAAAAACAAATAGAACAATTAAAACAGACCACAGCATTACAAGCACCAGGTAATGTAGGCGGAAGCCATAAAAGATATAGAACATCGCGTAAATATCGAAAGCAACAATCAAGAAAAAAATCTAGGCGACACTTTCAACGACGTAAAAAAACACATAGACGCAAATCGCGAACGTCGCGGAGATCACGAAAATAACAGTCCTGCCAATCCAATCCAAAATAAATAATACTCCCCTAAAAAGTATTATTTATTCAACGCATATACAACTACATAACCACATAACCACATAACCACATATTATCATGACGATGGAAGCGGTGAAAGTGCCAGCTTAACTTCACCCAAACTCGCCACATAATATTTCACAACTAGCGGCAAATCATTTTCCAAATACATCTCAATCTGACTACACAGATTCGTGCACTTGATAAAATAACTCAGATTCTTCAACGAGAATTCGCCCTGAATCACCTTACTCGACGACTGCTTCTGAATAAATTTCATACTCTCATCCGACTCGACTCGCCGCACCTCCGCCGTAGCAAATTGCCCCGAACACTTGAAAATCAACTCATTCCCCACCGATTTAATCTCCAGCTTCTCGGAAATATACGAAAGATCGCGAATAATCTTCTGGAAATCGGCAGAAGGCAGGTTAATAACAGACGAAAACGTCACATTCGGCTCCTCTAACTCCTCCGAATCCGGCTCAATCAGACGCAACTTCTGTGTCTTACACTGCTTAATATCTCCATTTTCGAACTTAAGACCAAGATGTGATACAATACCGTCATTATAGTCTTTTTTCTCAATGTATATGGTCAGTGTATCATCATTGTCAATAGAGTTAATCAACTTAAACAAATGAAACATATTTACCCCAATGACAATCTTCTCCTTGTCACATTCATACAACTCAAAATTTTCAGCAGCTAAATGAAGATGCGCCAACATTGTATGAGACTTGTCCATATTTATAATGCGCATTCCATCTTTTTTGAAAAGGATATTCGTTTCCAATAAAATATCCTTTAGAGCTGTCATCAAAGTCCTGAACGGAGCTATTTGAACGGTTTTAATTGTAAGAACATTGTCAGGATTACTCATTTTATATACTTTGTATATCTTATTTTACCACAAATCTTTAAATACTTATGACTATTAATAAAAATATATAAATTAACGCAATTTAATTAACATAAATAGATTAACATAAATAAATTAACATAAATAAATTAAACTAATTAAATTATATAATAATATTATATACACTAATAATAACAATATATACTATATGTCTTCATCACGCTCCAATTCTACGACTAAACCTACACCTACGCCTACACCTACACCATCGTCTCCCTCTATATCCCCATCAGAATTAGTAAAAAAAGTTGAAACTATTATGACGGGTCCTACCTTAGGCGAAAAAATTATTAAAAAAGCAAAAGATTTGATTTCACCGTCGGTAAATGGGAAAAAAAGCAAAAATAATGGATTTACATATATAACAATATCAGGTGATCCAAAAAAACGAGGCTTTACGCATGGTAAATTATTGGGTGAGCGGATTATTACCTTTTTTAGAACATTCGCCTTTTTTATATGGGATGAAACGGGGCGCGATGTTAGATTTTTTATGAAAATGTTAAATGATTTTTTCAAAAAAATAGTTGAAGAAAAATATAAAGAATGTTACGAAGAAATGAAAGGAATAGCCGAAGGACTTGCCAGCTTTGTTAAAGAAAATCCTCAAGTAAAAGACCAAAATGACGAGGTTATGGTAAAAGATGGTAAAATTATTTTACACGAAAAATCATACATTAATATTAAACAGTCAAATACAAAAGAAGGATATACTACGGATGGCATGATACTAATAGATATTAATGTAGATGTAATATTTCTACTAAATAATATTGTATCCTTGGATTATTTATATTCAAAGCTATCAGTTTTGATTCCAAACATGAAAGAATTACAAGGAGACCCGATGTATGCTGATTTTATGCCTGGCGCCTCATTTGTTGATGAAAGCCCAGGCAAGGGCATGTCTTTTCAAGAACTTTTTCTTGGTGGTGGTGGTGGTGATAGGTGTAGCGCCTTTATGGCAGTAGGAGAATCGCATACTGAAAATGGCGAAGTTGTATGTGCGCATATAACATTTGACAACTTTATAACAGGCCAATTTAATACTATTATATTATACATTGACAATTCATCATCGGCACCATCATCGTCGGTATCTTCGTCTGTTCCTCAAAAAACGACACCTAATAGTATACTTATGCAGACGTTTCCTGGAGGTGTATGGAGTTCAACAGATTTCTTTGTTACTTCGGCTGGATTTATTGGAACAGAAACAACAATTGGTGGTTTTAACGCTTTCGAGTTACATGCCCCAATATGTGTTCGAGCTAGAAGAGCAATGGAATATTCTAAAACTCTAGATGATTATGAAAGATATTTTAAAGAAAACAACTCAGGGGACTATGCCAATACTTGGTATATTGCGAAAGTGGAAAGTCTTGAAACAAATACTACTCCTTCTCCCTCGCCCTCGCCCTCGCCCTCGCCTTCTCCTTCTAGCACCACGCCATCAACTACACCCTCTAAACCCAAAGACGAAATTATGCGCATAGAACTAGGCGTTAAATACGTAAATGTAGAAAGAACAAAAGACGGATATTTTATTGGATTCAATGCTTGCTATGATGCGCGTATAAGAAATCTTGAATGTTCCAATGATGGTTATTATGATATACGCCGACACTCGGGCTCTCGTCGTGTAAGATTAGAACAACTAATGCGCCAATATAAGGGTAAAATAAACGCACAAACAGCAAAACTTATAATTTCAGATCATATGGATGTATATACAAATACCGACCTAAAATGTTCACGAACTGTTTGCGCACATTATGAGTTAGACGGACGAGAATATATGTCTCAAGAATCGCGCCCCAAGCCTTTCCAGCCTCGAGGTGCCGTCGATGCTAAAATATGTACATCATCATTATGTCGGAATATGAAGTTTTTGGCAAGATGGGGTAATGCTTGTGGAACACCATTTAAAAAAACAGAATTCTGTAATAAAAATATACAATGGGAATATCAACGCACGTTTTTAGAAGATCGCGAAAGACAACCGTGGTCGTTTTGTAGTGCTGTCGGTATGAATGAATCTACCGAAAAAATAAACAAAGCAATAGAAGCCGATCCCGATAAAACAGGTTATGATCTCGGTTCTAGTAAAAATACGTCAAGCCTAACCCCTTCGTCTTCAACAAATAAATCAATGTCTCCAGTTACATCGCCTTTATCTTCACCATCGCCTTCACCGTTGCCTTTACCATTGTCTTCACAATTAAATTTACCATCTAAGAATGTAATCTTAGATAAAAAACAGTCTATTACTACGAATAACAATTTACCCTCAACATCAACAACCCTACAACTAAACCCACACCAAAACCCACACCAAAACCCACACCAAAACCCACACCAAAACCCACACCAAAACCCACACCAAAACCCACACCAAAACCCACACCAAAAACATCATAATTTACATAGTTACTCAGCACATGATTTATTAACATCGAGTTATCATGAAGGTGGATCGTTCGTTAGCGAAAACAAAAAACAGATGAAAGAATTTATGAAAATGCTTAAAACTAAAAACGGAACTAAACCTAAAAACAAAAACACAAGACGCAGTAAGCATAAAAAGAGTAATAAAGATCAATGAAAACGCACCTGAATTATATGTCGATTAGAATATAATATATAAAACAAATATAAACCTAACTTGTTGTATATATATTATATTTAAAATATTGTTTACATACCACAACACACTACACACAACACGCCTATAGCCCAAAACAATGTCACTACCAGAAAAAGACAAAGACAAAGACAAAGACAAAGACAAAGACAAAGACAAATATTCACCAAAGATTTCTCCAAAAGTCGATCCGGAAACTGAATGTAAAGAACTGTTATCTATTGTAAAAGGTCTTTATGATAAATACTTTGAAGACGACTATGCTCGTTCAAAACTCGCGTCTTACATAAAAACTACACTCCCCGCACTATTACAACAAAAGTGTGACGTCCGTATTCAGCGAGTAGAACGACGCAAAACACTAGAAGAAACATCCGACGAGTTTATACGCGAATTTATTAATAGTTCGTCCTATTTTTATAACCCGAATATTGAGCTTTTCTTCATATATCAAAACAATACCTATAAAATAATAAACGAGGATGAAATAGAGCACGATATTCGCACTACAATTACTGATCAACAAACACCCGAGCTTACAACATGGAAGTATAAAATAAAAAACCAGATTATCAAAAAAATAAAAGAACGTGATCTTCTATCTTGTATACCCGAATCAGAAACAATACAGCGTGTATTAAGCGCGCTTACTCCTTTCGTATTTAAAGCCAAAGATAGCGCAAAATATTTTTTAACAATCATCGGCGACATTTTGCTGAAAAAGAATACAAATACTTATTTTATTTCAAATAAAGCGAAGCAATTTATATGTGACCTCAGTGAGGAAAGTTACGCTCTTTTTGGCACATCAAATATGACAAATCATTTCAAGTTTAAATTCTACGAGCACAAATACGAAGAATGCCGCATTGTAGATATTGTCGAAAATATTATTTCATTCCCTTTTTATAATCACAACGAGGGGTTGAAAATGGGACTCACGCACTCAATGTCATCTTCATCTTTGTCAAGTCTTGTTGCCGGATTGTCAAACAGCGGAATTTCCACACCAACAGCGCATGCCTATAGCCACGGTCATAGTCACTCTACAAACTTTATTCAGAAACAAAGTATGATTGACCTATTTTGTGTTGCTGCTCATTACTCTACACGATTTACAAGTGCCGACGCTTTTATTGAAAAAATGTGTAAAGATCAAACCATTAAAGAACACGCTTTTTATTTGAAAGGAGTTACAGACGACGAAATCATTTCACGCTTTATATCATCAACTATGGAGCCATGTAAAGGTGTTCATATCACTTGGAAGAATATGCTGTATCTTTGGAAAATATTTATTGAGGAAGAGAAAATACCCAATGTGTTCTTTACGCATGTTCTTAAGAAGCATATTATGAAGCGGATCGAGTATACGACCAGCTCGGAAGATGGGGATGCTGTGAATGATGGTGTAATGCCAAGCACGGGAGATTCGGGAGAAATGCCGGAAATACCGGAAATACCGGAAATACACGATAATAAAGAAATGTTTTTAAATATGACGAGCAAACATTTGCCAATCGTAAGCAAGTTTATGCTTTTTTGGAATGAAAATATTACCTGCTCACATAATGAAATAGAACTGGAGATAGACGAACTATCAACGCTGTTTTTAAATCATGGAAATGTATATCACGGGAATCAGAAAAATATTCAGACAATTACGGATCAAACAATTTTAGGATTTATTCGCCACTTTTTGCCAGATATTTGTATCGAAGAAGATAAATACTTGATGAATATTGGATGTAAATTATGGGATAAAAAACAGGAAATATTGACCGGAATTGAGGAATTTAAGAGGGCAAATTTAGGGGGTAATAATACGCCAATCGGTGCTTTAGGAAAGAGCAAAGGTAAAAATAAAGATGTAAATACGGTTATGGCGGTGACAGTGGTGACGACAGTGACGGCAGTAGCGGCGACTACAGCATCGCCATCATCATCATCATCATTCCCCGTTCACACAATATACGATTTTTATTGTAAATGGGGATATAAACATAATAAGATGGTGGTAAGTAAACGATACTTTGAGAAATTCTTTGTTGATAATTATGGGGATAATTTAACAGAAAAAAACGGAACACTTTGGTGGAGTTATTAATTTAAAGATAAAAATGTTATTATATAATATATTCTATCTATAATATATCATATAATAAAGTATTGAAAATATGGCTCAGGCTGATGAATGTGAAAATATTAGTATATGTTCTCGTGAAGCTCCACAGCAACAACTCGAATTAGAGGATCTTAGTGTTATTCTAGAAGCAGAAGCTGGACCCGTGGAAGTAGGACCACCTGTGATTACAGGTTCTCTTACTCCATGTGATATCAGTTATTTACAATTTAATTTTAAACCATTAATTAATACTAATACTCTTGGTGCTGCTCCCGGTGCTGCTCCCGATGCTGCTCCCGGTGCTGCTCCCGGTGCTGTTGCTGTTGCTGCTGTTGCTGCTCCTGGTGCTGCTCCTAATGCCCCTGATTATGCTGTTCATGCCATGAATTTACAAACATATGCTAAATCAGCTATAGAACATATTATTCAAGCTCGTAACTCAGCTGTTGACAATGCCCGAATAGCTAATACTTATCATTTATGCGGGGAAGCTATTCGTTTAGCTATTGAAGCGGTAAAAGCATTAGGAGCAATGACTTCAACAAGTGATAGTGTTGCTGAGAATGCTTATTATGCCGCTGCTCATGCTACTGATGTTGTTAATCGCGCTTCTACTACTTTTAAACCTTTTTATGATTATGCTGTTGCTAATCCTTCTGTTGGTGAAGCTACTGTTAATGGGGGAATAGAAGCCGTAAGAATAGAAGCAACACGATCACTTGCTGAAGTTGTTGCTCGCGCTGATAATGCGTTCGATATTGCTAAACAAAATAATAATCCTGATTATTATTATGCTGCTTCAGCAGCCTCAGCCGCAGTAGCTGCTGTAGCTATTATTGCCGGGAATATTGAAGTTTATAATATATATTATGAAAGAGCAATAAGTGCTTTTAGTAATGGCACTAATCCTGTAACCAACTCCGATGAAGTTTTATCAAACACAGTAAATGACCCTACTAATGCTCGTGCTACTACTGGCACAGATCCTTTAACTTATTGTTTTGGAATTATGGATTTTATAGAACAAGGTATTAAACAAACATTACTTGCTAAATATCTTGAGCTTTTTGAAACGTTAGGCGGTATTCTTTCAACTAATGTTCCTAACTTACCTAGCGCTATATATAAGGGATTTGTAGGAATAACTAAGTGTGGGTTTTTATCTAAATATACCACAGTTATATATTATGCTGGATATATACCATATAACCAGAAAGATATCATAGCAAGTTATATGACCGAATGTCATAGACAAATAAATGCCATTGTTGCTGCTTGGCCCGTAGCCGATAGAAATTTTACATTAACTTGTAAACTTGAAACATCAAATCTTCAATATGATACCCAAAAAATTATATTATGTATAAACTGTGGCGGTTCACATAATATTATACAAATACCAATTTTAAATGTAGTAGGATTTCCCGTTTTCCAGGACGTAAACCCATTGCTTGGACTTGTTACACATCCATCATTGCCTTGTTTTTTTACTCCACGAGATTACTACTTTTATTTAGACATTATACGTAAGTTCCCGGACGAGTTTGCTCAGTTTATTGCAACAAATACACTAGCTCGAGGTATTCCGCTCGCTTTTGCGCAAGCATATCCCACCGAATCTACTGAGTTTAATCGTTTACATCCTGAAACTCAGAGTAATCCTTTTCCTTTTATGTTAACATTTCCTGACCAGTTAGCTAAATTTATTGCTTCACATACAGATGAACCACGGTTATTTTCAGCTCTTATACCAAGTTTAAGCGCTGACATATTATCTCGTAAAAATATTAATTTACAGACTTTATCATTATTAGATATTATTGTAAGAGTAAGAATATGCGCAAATCAAGGTGCTATTACAGCATTATCCGAACCATCCAAAGAGGAAGTAATGCTTATTCGTAGTTGTTTTCAAGGTGTAATACCACAAGATGTATTACGTGCTTTGATCGCGGGAGATATGAATGCTTCCGCTGCTGCTGCTACAGCGATTGCTGTTCCTATTCACACGATAACACAAGCTATGCGCAAAATATTATATACAGAAGCTAACATAAAACCATTTTCTCTTTTTTGTAATATTTTTTATAACTTTATTAATGTTAGTTTAGGATTCAGATCGTTGGCAAAAATAATATATTCAGAGTTTTTTGGAGCTTCTGATAATTATGGAAAAGTTATTAGAGCTTGTCAAGTTGTAAATAGCTTGCCTACCATGAGAGAAAATGTTAAATTTTTTTTAACAGGAAGTAATGCCGCGCGTGTATATGTAGCTTTAAACGAGATAATAAAATTTGGGACAACCGAACCCCGAAAATCCATAACCCCAGAAACTATAGCAACTATAGAAACTATTTTAAAGAAAACTTTTGGTAATTTATCTGATAACGATTTTATGATTTATCTAAAAGGACAAATACCTCGACGTCTTCCTAGTCCATGGGTGATTGACAGTTTTGACCCAGAAAGAGATGTTTTACTATATAAAAACCCAGAAACTAATGAAGTTAAAACTCTTCCTGAAGAAGAAAATCCTGATAATTATAGAGTATTTATAAGAATGATTATGGGTGGGTCTTTTTATTTTTTTAAAAATTTATTTGATGATACTACAACAAGACAGTTTACATTAGAAATGATACAGTCTGTAGGTATTGTTGGATTTATGGACCATCTCTTTGCTCAAAGATTTGACGCAAGAAAGGAATTTTTACGTATATGTTATGAAAAAGACACTACTTCATTTCTTGCTAACATGTTAAGATTAGGACATATGCAATATTTTGATGAGTTAGACAAACAAATCAATGTTGCTCATCTTGACGGGGTATTTAAATATTATAATTTAGTTACATTTTATGCAAGAATGTTCCATATATGTAGTGTTGCGGGGTTAACTAGTATACAACTAGAGATTATGTATGATTTTTTAATAAATAAAGCAACATCCATTGATTGTATAGCAACTGTCTGGACTTTAGTTTTAAATGTTTTATACACACTTTTTGTCCCTGAAAATTGTTTAGCTCGTATTGCTGTAGGCAAGTTTGATAATGATCCTAAAAATTTAAAATTATATATGGGAATACTTACTGACCATTTAGATGGACTAACCAGTCTAGGATACAATCATCCAAATATACCTGAACTACGTGTTCTACAAACAAGTATTGTTGATTTGTGTGAAACAAGCATTACAACTGGCGCTGGATTACAACCCAATTTTAAACAAACTTGTGACATGTGGGTTCAAAAAATGGTAGCCATGGCTGTATCGGGTCCTGAAGGCCAAGGTTTATTTATGTTAAGTGTATCGGATGCGTTGGAAATACGTGGACCACTATTACAGAAAGAATTATGTTCTACAAATCTAGAACGCGCATTATGTCTTGCTTATTTACCTACAGTAGAAGGAAATATTTGTTCAGCAGCATCACCCCCAGGATTACATATATTTATAGAAAAAATATCAAGCGTTATAGCAGGAAAAGCGCTATACGAAATACGGAGCGATGTTACAACACGGTCGTCACAATTTATAGATGAGAATGAGGTAAAATTACGTATTACGTTAAGTCATCTAGGTCAATTAATGTTTACTTGTTTACAAACCAGTACCGCTTCCCCGATTGTCCCAACCCCACCAATACCTGGCCAGCAGAGAGGTGCACAATTGCCTCTATCAACTTATTTGAATTTTATGTGGAAACATTTAACTACATCAGCAATCGATTTAAAAATTTTTTTTAAAGAAAATTTAACAGATATTAAAAGAGTTACAGGAATAAAATATATAGCGTTAGTTTTAGGTGGATATTTTCAAATAAGATTATTAGTAGATGATGTTAGCGGCCAATGTCGCGTTGATAAACGTGCTGAATTAGAATCATTTAAAACCTCCCAAGAAATGATAGCATGTAAGAGAGGGTTGCTTCCTTTATTAATAGCACCTACCCTAGTTGAATTAATAAAAGCACTTATACAATTAGATATTACTCATACTGGAACAAATTATGATGACCCTATACCTCGAATACTTAAAATATTGGGATTTTTATTTTCCATTAAAGTAAAATCATCATCCCCACATAGTCCATACCAGCTTCTTCGTTTGGAAGATTCGATACTTAGCTATCCTAGTCACAGATCATCCTCTACTGAAATTTTAAATCCAACTAGAGGTATGTTTATTGGTTTTTTAACAGCACTAGACGTTAATGTAACAAATCGTGCAATTATGAAATGTATTTGCCGAAATAAAGGTCAAGTAGAAGGAATAGATATAGAAATATATAATGCTGTATCAAGTAATCATTTTTTACAAGAACAACAAGTATACGACGCCGTTGGTGGCAGCAATGATTCCGAATCTAACAGCGGGCGAAATTCGGTATCTAGTTTAAATAAATATAAGCATAAATATAAACATAACAAATTGGCAAGAAACAACCGCACGCATAGAAATAAGAACAAGCGTAAAAAGAATTCTAAATCTAAATCACATAAACCCAAACCCAAATCTAAATCCAAATCCAAATCCGGCAAATCAAGGCGAAAAAATGTAACATTTAAGCGGCGCAAACGTAGCAATAAACATTAACATATATTACCCTAACCCCTAACCTTAACACGAAATCATATATTTCAAAACAAAGAAATATATAATTATCTAGAATTTGGTCGCATCATATCACCAGCTATTTACTTGCGAGATTTACGAGACTTGCGCGATTTGTGTGCCGAAGCAAGTTTAACAGCTCCAAACTTACCCTTCTTCGCGGTATATCCGTGCTTCAACAAACGCTTCTCCTGCTTTGCCGTCTTATGCTTCTTGGAAGACACAACGCGACCGTGCTTGTTCATAACCAAATCCATACGAGTCAAGCCACCAGTAGTTTTATAAGCCGTTTCGTGCCATACCTGCGCGCGAGATCCTACAAGTCTCTCAAATACGCGACCATTGATTGTATACTTGCCATCAGGGCGTCTCTTATAACTGCTATGCATTATCTTTCTTATAGAAAAGAATGAGAAAAAAATATTATTTTAATTATATTTTCATAAATACAAAATATAATTAAATCTACAATATAATTAAAATCCTATATATCGCTAAATATTGAAATATGTAATAACCGCAGTCAACTCTAATATATGTTATATTCACTATATTCTTACTATATTTTAGTTTACAACTTTAACTAACTCTATATTATGTAACCATAAATAATTATACCAAGATTTGCTATTCCTGTTCCTGGATACGACGCCATTGCTGCATAAAGATTAGTAAATGTAAATTGACTACATCCTGCTATATTTACAGCTGTAGCCAAGTTAACGGTAGTTGCTACAGTATGTATGCGTGTTTGATTATCAGACCATGTAAATAGAGTAGTGTTACTAGCATTTTGAAAATCAATAACTATATTTGTTCCTTCTATATTTACAGTAAATGAAGTCATAAACGAACCTGCAGGCATTACATAAGGAGTGTTACCTTGTGCTAAATAATAAGTTAGTGTTCCAATTAATTGATTAAAATTGTTTGTATTTATTAGCAATACAGTAGGAGGAGTGGGAGTAATTATATTACTTATTCCAACAGCTGATCCTCCTACATTAGTTCCTGTTACTTGACACGTTATAGCTTGTCCAATATCTGCTTGCTGTGTTACATAAGTAGTAGTAGTTTGTCCTGATATCGACGTAGTTCCACTATACCATTGGTAACTAAAAGTAGGAGTTGGTGTGCCTGTCCAGGTTCCGTTGGTAGTAGTAAGAGTAGAACCTGCTTCTGTATTTCCCGTTATTACAGGCGGCGTAGTATTGACTGGAGGAGAAGTAATGGGGGTAGTATTAGTGGCTTTGTTGTCTTGATAATTGCAATTACAAATAGATCCCCCAATACTCGGACCTAAACCTGAACTATTCTCATAAGGCATATACCTCATTGTTGAAGAATACCCCGGCCCCGATCCACCAGGACAACCCGCCCATTTCCCATACGCATTCAATTGTTTATCCACAACAGTATAACATTGATTCGCAGTTCCAACAGACGCAACAATTTGATGCGCGATTCGCATATTAAGTGGAAATTTTGAAATAAGATTTGGGTTATAAATATTTTTTTTAAGCGGCTTCGGAGGGCAGCATTTTTTTTTAAATAAGTTCGAATAAAGATTGTATTCGGGCATTAACTATTCCTATATATTGTTTATATATTTACCCCTCCAAATAAACAATATATAAAATTGATATAGAAAAACCATTTTATTTAATAATAAGCAAACTACAACCAAACCTCTACAGCACCTATATCGTCGTATCCATTGTCGTCAAACAATGTCAGCTACTATCGAAATCGGAACACCTATTGATAAAATCCAAAAAGAAAAAGTCGTCAGGGCACCCAAGATTCCCAAGATTACTAATATTCTTACAACAAAGCCATCGTCTGTCAGCGAACCAGCAAATACCATCTTGGAACCAGCTTCAGCAGCACCTCCATCTTCTGAACTTGCTAAATATCAGAAAATGTCCGAAAAAGAGCATGTTCTCAAAAAACCTGATACATATATTGGGTCCGTCGAAATCACCGAATCCGAGATGTTTGTATTCGAATCATCTTCATCTTCATCATCAGAAGCTCCAGGAATCGTATCGCGCAAGATTCAGTATATACCAGGTCTCTACAAATTGTTCGACGAAGGCGCTGTAAATAGTCGCGATCACGTCGTTCGCCAGGCTCAAGCAATCGCCGATGCTAAACCCGGCGCAATGCCTGTGACATGTATTGAATTCGAAATCAGCGAAGATGGAACCATCTCACTCACAAATGATGGAAATGGAATCGATGTGGCGCAACACCCCGATCACAAGTTATGGATTCCAGAGATGATTTTCGGCCACCTTCGCACATCCACCAACTACGATGAAAACAAGAAAGAGAAAATTGTCGGCGGGAAAAACGGCTTCGGATTCAAGCTTGTTCTCATCTGGTCTTCGTGGGGTCGCATCGAAACTGTCGACCATATTCGCGGTCTAAAGTATATCCAAGAATTCAAGAACAATCTCGACGAAATATGCCCACCGAAGATCACAAAATGCACAACGACGAAGCCATACACCAAGGTCTCATTCCGCCCAGATTATGCGCGTTTCGGTATCGAAGGATTGACTCAAGATATGCGGGCACTTTTCGAGAAACGCATCTACGATATTGCCGCCATCACTGACAAGTCCGTCAAGGTCAAATACAATGGCGCGATTATTTCCGTAAAACATTTCCAGCAGTATATTGATCTATATATTGGCGCAAAAGGTGAGACCAAGCGCATCTATGAATCACCTGACCCTAGATGGGAGTATGTCGTCTCGCTTTCACCCACTGGCGAGTTTCAGCACGTATCGTTTGTCAACGGAATCTATACACAAAAGGGTGGCAAACATGTGGAATATATTATTAACCAGATTATTCGCAAACTTACAGAGTATATCAAGACCAAGAAAAAGGTCGACGTCAAGCCAACAACGATCAAGGAACAACTTGCTCTATTCCTCCGATGCGATATCGAGAACCCGTCATTCTCAAGTCAGAGCAAAGATGAGCTCGGCACATCAGTCGCTTCATTCGGTTCGACGTGTAAAGTCAGCGACGATTTCATCGAAAAACTGGCGAAAATGGGCGTGATGGATGCCGCATGCGCTCTTACAGAAGTCAAGGAAAACAAGGCGGCAAAAAAGACGGATGGAACAAAGACGCGCACAATTCGCGGTATTCCGAAACTAATTGATGCCAACTTTGCCGGAACAGATAAGTCGGCACAATGCACGATTATATTTTGCGAAGGTGATTCAGCAAAGGCGGGAATCGTTTCGGGTCTTAGTCGCGAAGACCGCAATCTCATCGGCGTGTATCCCATGAAAGGTAAGATGATGAATACGCGTGGCGAACCCGTGAAGAAAATCGCGGATAATAATGAAATCACCGAAATCAAGCAAATTCTCGGGCTCGAAGTCGGGCGCAAATATACACCCGATGATGCGAAGTATCGTCTTCGATATGGCAAGGTATTGTTTATGACGGATCAGGATTTGGACGGTTCGCATATCAAGGGTCTTGGTATTAATATGTTTCAAAGTGAGTGGCCGACACTTACAGAGATTCCGGGGTTTATTGGATTTATGAATACGCCGATTTTGAAAGCGAAAAAAGGCGCTCAAGAGAAAGTGTTCTACAATGAAGGTGAGTATCGTGCGTGGAAAGAGGCGACAAGCGAAGGCGGAGCAGCAGCAGCGTCACCAGCGGCGCAGCCATCCGGTTGGAATATCAAATATTATAAAGGTTTGGGAACGAGCACAGGCAAGGAATTCAAGGAGTATTTCGAGCACAAGAAAATCGTGGACTTCACACATAGTGGCGAGACGTGTGACAATGCGATTGACATGGTATTTAATAAGAAACGCGCCGATGATCGCAAGACATGGTTGGCAACGTATTCGCGCGACAGATACCTCGACACACTTCAGCCCAGTGTGACATATGAAAAGTTCATCAATGATGAGATGATTCATTTCTCGAAATATGATTGCGATAGGTCGATTCCCAATACGATGGATGGTCTCAAAATATCATTGCGAAAGATTCTATATTCCGCATTCAAGAAAAATCTGAAGACTGAAATCAAGGTCGCACAGTTTAGTGGCTATGTTTCCGAACACTCCGGATATCATCACGGTGAAGCGAGTCTGAATGCGGCAATTGTCGGCCTAGCACAGAATTTCGTGGGCTCAAATAATATCAATCTGTTTGAACCCAATGGTCAGTTTGGCACGAGACTTCAAGGAGGAAAAGATTCTGCTAGCGAAAGATATATTTTCACGCAATTGAATAAACTGGCGCGGCTTATTTTCCGGAGTGAAGACGACGCGGTTCTCACATACTTGGACGATGATGGTCAGAGTGTAGAACCGATTTATTATGTGCCGATTATTCCGATGGCGCTCGTAAATGGAACAAAAGGAATCGGAACCGGATTTAGCACCGACATCATGTGTTACAATCCTGCGCAAATCATCGAATACATTAAGCGCAAACTTTCAGGGGCAGGATCAGCACAAACACCAATCGAACCATTCTATAAGAATTTCAAGGGCACGATTCGTCGCGTCGGAGATACAAAATATTTATTCAAAGGATGTTATACCATTTTGGATGAAAAGAGAATTCGGATTACAGAATTGCCTATCGGAACATGGACAGAAGATTATAAGAAATTCTTGGAACACTTGATTGAGCCGGCAGCGGCGGCGGCGGCATCCAAGGACAAAGAAAAAGACAAGGACAGCGCAGCAAGCAACGCACCGATCGTGAAAGAATATAACGACATGAGCACAGATACACACGTTGATATCACGATTACAATGGCGCCCAATATTATCAAAACGTATAGCGAGAAGGCGACCGAATTCGAGTGTAACTTACTTGAGAAGAGTCTTGGATTATATACTACACAATCCACGACAAATATGAATATGTTCGACGCAAATGAGAAGCTTAAGAAATACAGTAGCGCAGAGGAAATCATCGATGATTATTATGGTGTAAGACTTGAGTATTACGAGAAACGAAAACAGTATATACTTAGTGCTCTGAGGCGCGAACTACTCGTCCTGAGCAATCGTGCGCGATATATTACGGAACTGCTTGATGACACGATTGACCTTCGCAGAAAGACGAATAAGATGCTGACTGCGCTTTTGAAAGAAAGGAAATATGATCTCTATATTTCTGGTAAGGATAAAGATCAAGAAGTTAGTGAAGACGGCAGCAACAGCGATGCCGATGACGAAAATGGTTATAAGTATTTGCTAAAATTGCCGATGGACAGTGTCTCGGAAGAAAATGTAGCAAAATTGCTTGCTGAAAAGGAAAAAAAAGAAAAGGAGCTTAGCGAACTTGGTTCAAAATCTCTGGAACAATTATGGCAAAATGATTTAGAAGAGTTGGAAACCGAATACACAAAGTTTGTCCAACGGACGGCGCTGACTGATGTGGCGCTATCATCGGCGACTGGAGGATCATCATTAAAATCAAAGACGAAACCAAAATCAAAGGTAGTTGCGGATGACAAAGCGGCAAAATAAAAAACAATAATTAAATAAATCGCGGTGCTAGATTTAGCTATATAAATATTTTTTTATGAGGATTATGAATGACGCTATAAATAATGTATTTATAGTGTAATTTACATCCCACACATCTCAGCACACTTAGAACCACGGCTTAAGTTCGAGAGTCTTACCTTTGACAGTATCATAAGCTGGCCATGTCATAACAGTATACATACTACTCGCATCCCGTTTGTATTTCAAATAAGCACGGATCTCGTTTAATAATTTAGGAACACAGTGATTTAAAACGTGTTGATTTAGAGCCGCCACTTGATCTCTAATATTTGTAGGTAAATTTACAGCGCTCTCCAGATATAATGCCCTCATTATAATCTTCAGTTCATCGTTATCTTGTTGACCAATGTTATACTCGCCATTAGATAAGCGATATACCTCGGCGCGAAGCCCATTTTGTATAATTTGTATATTATCCTTGCTAAAAAAAGCATTACTCAAATCAGTATCTGCCCAATTACCCGTTAAAGCATCTCTAAATGTAGTGATCTGATTTACAGGAATTTTGTCCCACATAGAAAATCTCGCATCAGGTGGGGGTTCTGTTATATCAATGCGACCATTCGATATTTTTTTTGTGTAAACATTCGATATAGTTGGGTTTGAACAAGATTGGCTACTTGAAAACATTTAACAGTTATATTATATATTATATATTATTATATTGTTATTATAATAACTAAATATAAAATAATTAAAGAATAAACAGTGAATAAATAAACACTGAATAATTAAAAAGCAAATAAATAAAAATAAATAATATTTAGTTATTTTTATTTTAGTTATTTCATTTTAGTTTGTATTTTGATGTCACGACAATAATTAATTATATTTACTTTATATATAAATGTCTTTCAATAGTGTTACATTAACAATTGCTGCTATAATATTTGTTATTTTATTGGCTATGACAGCTTTTTTTATTTACCAAGAACAAAAAAGTAAATTTGATATTGCTCCATCTACATGTCCGGATTATTGGAATTTAGAGGAAGGTAACGAAGGGCTTCCTTACATTTGTCGATCTAATGGTGTAAATATGGGAAGCTGTGATGGTTCTTCTGACGTTCGTCCTACTTATGCTCCTACCACAAAATCTAAAAATTTATGCGACTTATTTGCTGACAAATATAATTATATTAGCACCACGTGTAATAAAGACAATAAACGCATAAACTGGGATGGTGTAACAAACAACCCTGAACTTATATCTAAATGTAAAATTACTGTTCCTTCCACTTAATACAGGTTATTCAGTTATTTTATGATTAAAATATTATTACTATATAATATATTAATCTACCATGGATATTCATTCAGATAAAATAAATATAAGTTTTCGCAAAGCAAGTATATTAGTAGCTGTAATTACTTTTTTGTTTTTAACTCCTATTTTTATTATTATAGTAATTCGAGCAAACAATAAGAAACAAATATGGGCTCCAATGGTTAGTAAGTGCCCAGACTATTGGACAATCACTAAGAATAATGAAGATCAAATAAAATGTACACCAGGTAATGTTAATTCTAAAGATGTTTTAAATCCAAATGGTTTCTATACGTATCAGCTACCAACAAAACAAAATAAATATGACTACGCTATTAAAAATGGTGTAGAATGGGACGGAATTACAAACGACGAGTCTTTGCGAAAAGGCTTTCCCGAAAAACAAAATAAAACAATTTTTTGGCTTTTAAGTAAATTATTTTTAAATGAATCGCCTCCTTACCACAAAGTTCAAGATCCTAATTATTTAAATAATGTAAATGATGTAAATAATGGTATGAACGATTTAAATAGAAATAAAAATGCTAAGCCGGGTAATAATAACTATAATTTATTAGATGCTCTGAATCCCAAAAAATAAATACTTGAAAATAAATACAAATAAAATCTACATAGAAACAATTATAATATTCTAATAAGGTAAAAATCGCAAATAAAAAACTAATAACATAATACTACTTCCATAACAAATACTATACATATAACACTAACGAACTATGAACAACTTAAACGAGATTCTTGGGCGTGACCAAATATACCAAAAGATAAAAACTATTCTTGAAGGTTTTCAAGAGAACAAAAAAGACATAACTATAAAACGTGGAATATATATATATGGTAATCCAGGTTCGGGAAAAACTGATTTTGTTGTTAATTTATTACGTGAACAAAATTATGATATTATAAAGTATGACGCCGGTGATATTCGCAATAAGTCTATTATTGACACGATTACAAAACACAACATGTCTGATAAAAATATAATGTCGATGTTTGAGAAAAAAGTGAAAAAGATTGTTATTGTAATGGATGAGATCGATGCTATGAATAGTGGTGATAAGAGTGGAATAAATTCACTCATTAAACTAATTCGTCCTAAGAAAACAAAAAAACAAAAAATGGAGGAGGTTACATTTAATCCGATTATTTGTATTGGCAACTATCAAATAAATAAGAAAATAAAAGAACTTATTAAGGTATGTCATACGTTTGAATTGAAAACGCCGACTAGTGAACAGATAACGTGTTTATTAAAAGAAATGAATTTGAAATTTGACAAATCTTTAAATAATACAATTGTTTCATTTATACAAGGAGATTTGCGAAAGTTAGGTTCAATACACCAAATGTCACTCGCAAATACTAAAGAAAATAGTATACTACAAACAGATATAATAAAAACTATATTTCAGCAAAAAAGTTATAATGATGATAGCAAAAAAATAACACAGCAGTTAATAAATAATAACTATCCTATAGAGCAACACAAGGTGCTTATGAATGAGACAGATCGAACTACGGTTGCTCTATTGTGGCACGAAAATATAATCGATGTGTTGGGCAAATACGATAAAAATGTATCAATACCATTTTATCAGAAAGTATTGGATAATATTTGTTTTGCCGATTATATTGACCGCATTACATTCCAGAATCAGGCGTGGCAATTCAATGAAATGAGTTCGTTGATTAAAACATTTTACAATAATAAACTGTATCATGAACATTTTACAAAAAAGACGAAATTTAATCCAACCGAAGTTCGGTTTACAAAAGTTTTAACAAAATATAGCACAGAATATAATAATTCGCTTTTTATTAAGAATCTTTGTCAACAACTATCAATGGATCAGAAAGATTTATTTTCTTTTTTTCTCTATATTCGTGGATTATATAATGAAGAAGAAATATATAGTATGCTTGAAAACTATGAAGTTACAAAGTTAGACATTAACCGTATTTATAGATATTTAGATAAATATACGCAAAAAACATTAAATCATATTGACGATGACGATAATAAAGAATCAGATTATGAAGATTTAATTTAATTTATTTTTATTTGTTTTAATTTTATAAATGTGCTTTTATAATAATAATAATTATATATGAATGTTATATATAATTGTTATATAATTTTAATTACTAACTATGTCTTTTTATAACTCATATACATCATATTTAAATACACGATCATGTTGTAAGGATAATTCTACGGCTATTAATGGTATAGGTGTGACAGGTGCTAGAGGAATACAGGGAGCAACCGGAGTAAGAGGCGGAACCGGTGATACCGGTCAACAAGGCGAGACTGGCGCACAAGGCGAGACTGGTCTACAAGGTGAGACCGGTTTAGATGGTGTTACAGGGCCTATTGGAGCAACCGGTCTACAAGGTATAAGAGGCGCTACAGGTATTAGGGGAGCTACTGGACCCATTGGAGAGACCGGCCCACAGGGTATACAAGGTGAAACGGGCGTTACAGGACCACAGGGTGTAACAGGAGTAGATGGTGTTACAGGGCCTATTGGAGAGACCGGCCCACAGGGTATACAAGGTGAAACAGGCGTTACAGGACCACAGGGTGTAACAGGAGTAGATGGTGTTACAGGCCCACAGGGTATACAAGGCGTAACAGGTGTTACAGGACCACGGGGTGTAACAGGTCCATCGGGTGGTGATCAAGGCGTAACGGGTCCTATAGGTGCTACAGGTATACAAGGCGCAACCGGCGTTCAAGGCGCTACAGGGGCAGGCGGAGCATTGGGATACTGGGGATCATTTTGGTCTACAACTTCACAATCTCAAGCAGACCCGATTCCATCTACTGGAACAACTATGACTTTAACTAATACAGACCCCGATTCAAATGGTGTATCTATTGTATCAAACTCTCAAATAACATTTTCAAGTGCCGGAGTTTATAATATTCAATTTTCGGCACAGATTCAAGATACATCGTCGGGTGGATCTAGTAATTATATATACATATGGTTTAGAAAAAATAATTTCGACATACCCGATAGTAATACGAGGTTAACATTGGACAATCAGAATAGCTATACCGTGGCTTCTTGGAATTATATGTTAAAAGTTAACACATCTGATTATATCGAGATTATATGGTATTCTCCCGATTCTGGTATAAGTCTTGTTTATGATAATACCATTTCGCCAAATATACCATCGGTTATAATAACTGCTCAGCAGGTAATGTATACGCAAATAGGCGCAACGGGTGCTGTTGGACATACAGGACATACCGGAGCCGATGGACATACTGGCGCAACGGGCGCAACAGGACATACCGGAGCCGATGGACATACAGGCGCAACAGGACATACCGGAGCCGATGGACATACAGGCGCAACAGGACATACCGGAGCCGATGGACATACTGGCGCAACAGGACATACCGGAGCTGTTGGGCATACAGGAGCCGATGGACATACAGGAGCAACAGGACATACCGGAGCTGTTGGGCATACAGGTGCCACGGGCGCAACGGGACATACAGGAGCTGTTGGACATACGGGAGCAACAGGACATACCGGAGCTGTTGGGCATACAGGTGCCACGGGCGCAACAGGACATACCGGAGCTGTTGGGCATACAGGTGCCACGGGCGCAACAGGACATACCGGAGCCGATGGACATACAGGCGCAACGGGACATACAGGAGCTGTTGGACATACGGGAGCAACAGGACATACCGGAGCTGTTGGGCATACAGGAGCAACCGGTCCTCGGGGCGCAACAGGTCCTCAGGGCGTAACAGGATTACCCGGAACGTTATCAGGTACTACAAATGGGTTTTTATATAGAACAAGCGATACAACGGCTGATACAGGCGAACCGGTCGTAATGTCAACCGACGGAACCTATGTAACAATAACACAGACTTATTTCATAGTTAATACGACGGCTATTTATGTTCAATCTACTGATCCTGGTCCTGTTGGAGCCGGTTCTATTTGGCTTAATACAACCCCTTAATTCATTTATTCCTTATATCATTAGCACAAAAGCTCATTATCTAATTATATAACCATGCGTCATTTGCCGCATTACGAATAGCAACTTCAGCATTATTCCACCCTCCTGTAGTATTTCTTACTTTAACCGTTAGAGTATTCCAGGCAGTGTTTGTAGCGTTTCTTACATTCACTAAATTGGCTGACCCATATTTTGCCAAAACTGCTGTGCTTTGCTCACTTGCTGGTATTGATCCAGCATTTTCTGACTGATATTGAATACATACATCATTCATTGTAGCAAATTTAAAATAATATTTCCTACCTTGTTCTAATGTTACGCCTCCCTCGAATACAGCAGTATATTGATATGTAGTTCCTGAAATAAGTGTTCTAACTATACTAGTATCAGCTCCTAAATAATTATACGTCCCGCCAGCTGTAGTAGAATAAAAAAATCTAACATATACAACCGGTCCAACAGTAGCCGACAAGTAGCTCTGAGCTTCATCGCTACGACAAGTAACACTAATCCCTGTGCTTGTAGTCGTAATCACCACATTTGTAGGTTGTCTTGGTGCTGTATTATATGTAATATATCCCATTAAGGAGTTTGTAGCATGTGAAACCGAAGCAAGCGACATAGCGCCCGTAGGATTAACACTGTTATCAACATAAACGTTTTGCCCTGTTTGTCCGGTTGTTCTAGCAAATATATTATAAAATGCGGTTGATGTAGTTGGTGCTGAAAAACCGGCAACATAAGTCGTATTTGCAGTTAGTGTTAGCGTATTTCTTGAATCCGTAAAAGCTAATGAGGTCGCTTGAACCGAAGCTCCATTCCATATCTGTCCACCATTTGCTAGCGTATTTGCTGTAAAAGACCCCATAAGATATGCTCCCGTAGATGAATATAATTTTAAATATGCTATTCCTGGTCTATCGCCTGCTCCCGATGTTGGTTCACCACCAGATACAGCCATTGTCATACTATATGGATACCATACATAAGCAGCAGTAGGTGTAGCAGCCGTCGCATAGTTCCATGTTCTATTAACAGCAGGACATACGGTTAAATAAGATACAACAAATGTTGAACCATATCCAGTTAAATCAAACCCATCCCAACTGTAACCATCTTGATTTGCTTTTGTTTCTAAAGCCGTAACAGTTGTATATTGGCTTGTTCTCGATATCGAATAAACAGGCATTAGCTTAAATACTATTAATAATATTACTATTTAGTAATATTATTTATTAGCACATATTTTTATTTATTTTTTTATTTATATAATTTTATATATCGATTTTATATACATATGTCTGCGCGTTCTTATTCATCATATACTTCTTATATAAACACCAAACTTTGTTGTAAAGATAACATAGCCGGACCGCCTGGTGCTACTGGCGCAAATGGACATACTGGCGCTACTGGCGCTGTAGGACATACTGGCGCTACTGGCGCTGTAGGACATACTGGCGCTACTGGCGCTGTAGGACATACTGGCGCTACAGGTGCGGTAGGACATACTGGCGCTACTGGCGCTGTAGGAAATACTGGCGCTACTGGCGCTGTAGGACATACTGGAGCAACCGGTGCTGTAGGACATACAGGAGCAACAGGCGCTGTAGGACATACAGGAGCAACAGGTGCTGTAGGACATACTGGTGCTACAGGTCCGCAAGGCATACAAGGTGAAACTGGAATATATGGTCCAGCTTTATTTACATTATCACAAACAAATACAAATTTATCCATTGAACCAGCAAATAAAATTACCCATATATCAGATCCTACCAATCAATTTACATCAACATTAGAGTCATATAGTTATATGAATTCATATGTAACATTTAGATATGTCACTACAGGAGGAACAACAGTTGGAGCCCTATCAAATAATGTAGTCACACAATCATATACATATGGTATTGTAATAGATGGTAGTAGTATTATCAATATATATATAAATAATAGTTCAGTTCCACCTCTTGGATCAGCAACTGCGAATGATATATTCACAATCATAGCAACAAATACAGGTGCTTATTTTTATCAAAATGGAACACAAATATATCAAGACACTCTTATTACTACTTCACCATTAAAAGCACTATTTGGAAGTTCACAAGTAGGTAGTATAATTGATTTAATCGCATTTGGTCCTGTGGGTTCAGGATCCACTGGCGCAACTGGACCTCAGGGTGAGACAGGACATACCGGAGCCGTAGGACATACCGGTGCTACAGGTGCTACAGGAGCTAGAGGACATACCGGCGCAACTGGTGCGGTAGGACATACCGGCGCAACAGGACATACCGGAGCCGTAGGACATACAGGTGCTATAGGACATACTGGTGCTACAGGTCCTTTCCCAACTCCTGTTCTTTTCAGTACTGGAAATACAGGTAACGTTGTAATATATGATCCTGTAACCAACGATTGGTATCATCAAATAGGTAAAACATTTATAATACAACATCCACTTAATATAAACAAGTATCTCATTCACGCTTGTTTAGAAGGACCAGAAAATGGAGTTTACTATCGCGGAAAATCCGAAGTTACAAATAACGAATCGGTAATGATACAATTACCAGAGTATGTCACCGGGTTCGCACAAGACTTTACTGTAAATATCACAGGTATTTATGATGGTAAACTTAATGTATACAACTCTACAGAAGTCGACGCTAATGGACATTTTACAGTTTATGGCGAAAATGGCAAGTTTCATTGGACAGTTATGGGAAAGCGTGGAAATATAAATATTGAACCAAATAAAAATGAAGTAACCATTAAAGGCGTCGGACCTTACACATGGTATGAGTAAAAATTACACAATATGTTATATAACATCATATTATCCATACTGAAAATATAACATATACCGCGATATGTTATATTTACTACAGTTACTTATATTACTTTCGCTTTGTTTTATTAATCCTCACACTCAAGATGCTTCGTCATCTTCGCCACTTTTCCCTTCCACCAATCCAACGTCTCCGCCGAATACACATCCGCCTTATAACGCCTATGACTGATCGCCTGTTTCGGTGAGTCATAAAAATACATATCCGGTTCATACTTACCACGTCGCGCACTTGAGTCGCAAACCTTCCACAACAAATCCTCATAAATGGATCCAACACGCCAAGGATATGCTACACCCGTCACAGCGTTTACAATAAAACGCCCCTGAACATTGGACGGATAAAAACGACGCCTCGGTCCACTTCCACCACCTCCTCCCCGTCTATCTCTACTATTCTTCGACTGCGAGTCGTCATCGTCATAATACATCTCTCCTCCCACATTAGGGTCGTGATTCTCATACTGCTGAAGATTGTCCCAATCCTTTACCATTTTGACTATACTAAAAACAAGCAGAAACGCCGACGAACTTTTGTTCTATGATATCTATATTTATTATAATTTCTTTAAGCAGTTTTAAAAATTATAATAACGATATAATAACGATCTTAATTATTCATTATACCTCCTCTTTATCACCCTATTTTTCTATATTTATCAAAACTATATCACTACTCGCAGATATCTTCAACTCTAATTCGGCAATTAACAAATTCTTCTCATCCAGTATTTTTTGTTGATCATCTATTATTTCTTTCAATCTTGAGTTCTCTCTTATTGTGTTTCCATATAACTCCTTCAGACTATTAAATTGAGATAACTGTTTCTGTTGCTTTGTCAACATCTCAGCGACTTCATTCAGATTTAACTCTCGCGCAGGCTTTCCCTCTTCTTGAAACATTATTGTTGCTCCTTTACTCTTTGACGCAGCCACCATATCTTTGCGCTTTTTCTCAATTTCTCCTATCTGTTTCATTACATCCGGTTTCATATTTATATTGCCCGCTGTATAGCCTCGCAGCGCCTCTTCCAAATCCTTTGTAAAAAAATTCACAATCTTAGCATCCTTTATAAAATCACTCACTTTCTTGTCACTATATTTTATATATTCATTCCCAGGATTAACGGCGGTTCCACCATTCTTATCCATCTCATCCAGCAATATTCTCTTATCCATCGTATTATGCGAATGCGAAAATACCAAAATTGTTTTAAGCGGCTCTAACTGAACAAAAGGCACTGTATAATTTTTAAGAAATTCACGCTCCTCCGCCAAGCACGCATCCTCGTTATATCTTGAATCTTTCAATAAAGCACGTCTAAAAGCAAACGTCCCAGCCGTAGCATGCGCTTTACCATATGGCCCAAACTGAACCATTTTCCCCCTATCATTAAAATATATATACATTTCACTTGCCCCCGCACATAAAGCAGTTGGGTTTGATGTAAGCTTCTCTACAGCATGTGAAACACGCTCGGGTGGATAAAAGTCATCATCATCCATATAAACAATTATATCCCCTTTCGCCTTCTCATGCATGATGTTCCTCTTCTTACCAAGCGTCATCTTTTTATCATACTTAAAATATTTTACATTTGGATGCTGCGCAACCATATCTTCAATCGGGTCAGAACCATCATCTACAATGATCCATTCCATCCTATCTTTTGGATAATTTTGACTATTAAAACATGAAACCATCATCTCGATGAAAGGTCTTCGATTGAATGTAGGAGTACATACACTCACAAATGGTAATATAGTAGAAGAACCATTCTTATTTTTATTTCTTGCCATTTTTACTATAAATATATAATTAATTATTATAACTAAAATAATTATAATAATAATAAAATTATATTTTTAACATGTTTTCAAATATTATTAAATATTGGATCCAATGTTAAACAAACCCCGTTAAAGCAGCAACCAAAGCAATAAACATAATGCCTCCTCCTATACCAGAACCCAAATCTAAGAAAGCAAAGTATACCATAAAACAGTAAAATATGTTCAATAAGTATGGTTTTACACTTTCAAATATGTCATTATATCTATCTTGTTTCTTTGTTTCTACTATCGCGCAAGGATAATATCCAAAAAAATATACCGTCTGGAGTGACGTCCATATACCGTTTCCTATAAATATAAAAATACCAAATATAAGAGAAAAGAATATGCCCCAAAATGGATGATTATTTAATATTCCAAATATTGCGCCCATTATTCCTGATACCAATCCCATAATAGGTATTAAAATATAAACAAATACTATTGGAATAATTAAAAAAATGAGAGCTTTTCTTATTGGTGAAAATTTCATTTCTGTTGACCATGATTCTTTATTTTTTGGCGTAGTGCTATCAGATGGGCTAAATAAATTTAATAACATTTTTGTAGCTCCACGCCCTCCTCTACCAATACCACCATAAACACTATTAAATATATAATTAAATAAGGCATCAGACACACCATCTCCGCTACCTCCATCCTTAAATGCCGTTAATATATTTATATTTTTTTCTTCTTTCTCAATCAAGTGTAATACTTGCTCGTTTGAGTTACACATACGTGGTGATAAATCATATGGGAATCCATAATCAAACAAACACTTACTCGTATCTTTTTCATCGCAATATGGTAAATTGTATGGTTTTGTAGGAAAAAGATAATCTTTTTCATCTTGTGATAATGTTACCAAAAATAAAGCGTTTGCGCCAAAAACACCCCATAGATATGTCAAAACAATTGATACTAAAATATGTATTACATATATAAATATTTGATTTGCTAGCGCGGTTTGTTCTTTTGAAATAGTCGCTTCAGTTTCGGTTCCAGGAACACCTGGTATTCCAGAAGGCGCAATAACATTGTTTAATCCCGGTAAACCAAGTGAAGTAAATAATTGTGTTGTTCCAGTAGATCCTGAGAATATACTAGTTAAAATATTAGGCTGCGGGGTTGGAGGAAATAACATAGTTAACAAATTAGGTGGCTGTGATGTAGCATTTGTAGCACCAGTAGCTCCGGTTGAGTCTGTTGTTCCCGTTGCGCCTGTAGCTCCTGTAGCGCCACTGCTGTCACTGCTATCACCACTACCCGTAACATCACCTAGACCGAAACCTTCTTTATAGTTACCATTTGTATATTGCTCTTCATATAATTCATCATATGAATCGCGATTGTATTCAATATTAGATTCCACATTCTTTCTTTTATTATAATTAGAGGCATTTGACCATAAATTTGTATAAAATGGCATAGTATATTATTATTTATTAATATACTATATTATAACATTTTATATTATTCATACATTACCAAAAAAACATTAATAAATATACAATATACATTTAAAAACTATTTACTATGAATATATAACTACTCAATTACCTGAACATAACTAAAATGACAAAAATAGAAGAAGGTCTAAAACTAGATTTTAATAATGTTTTAATTCGCCCCAAACGCTCTACTCTCAACACACGTTCCGACGTTGACTTAACAAGAACTATAAGATTTAAAAACTGTATATCCCTAAAAACCTGGGATGGTATCCCAATCATCGCGTCTAATATGGATACTGTTGGAACTTTCGATGTTTACAGTATTTTATCAAAATTCAAAATTATAACTGCTTTTCATAAATTCTATGATGTATCCGATTTTATAGAATATCAGGAAAAAAACAATATGAAGTTTAATCCAGACTATTTTATGGTATCTACTGGTATCCAAGACCATGACTTCTCGCGACTTACTCGTATTCTTGTCAGTATAGAGTGTAACTGGATTTGTATAGATATTGCCAACGGATATATAAAGTCTCTTGTCGAATTTTGTAAACGTGTTCGGGCTGCTTATCCCGATAAAATAATCGTCGCTGGCAATGTCGTTACCCGTGAAATAGTAGAAGAGCTTATTCTTAACGGCGGCGTAGATGTTGTTAAAGTAGGAATAGGATCAGGTAGCGCATGTCTTACGCGCATGAAAACAGGAGTAGGTATGCCACAGTTATCAGCTATTATGGAATGTGCCGATGCCGCTCATGGTGTAGGTGGTCATATTATTGGCGATGGTGGAATAACTTGTCCTGGAGATATGGCTAAGGCGTTTGGTGGGGGTGCCGATTTTGTTATGGTAGGCGGTGCTTTCTCAGGGCACAATGAAAATCCAGGAGAACTTGTCACTCATACTGACGGTTCTCAAAGAAAACTATTTTATGGCATGAGTTCATCACACGCAATGGATAAACATTATGGTGGTATGAATAATTATCGCGCATCTGAGGGTCGTGTTATCAGTGTCCCATATCGCGGCCCACTTGAAAATACTGTTCTTGATTATTTGGGAGGGCTGCGAAGCACTTGTACTTATATCAACGCCTCTTGTATTAAACATATACCCCTATGTACAACATTTGTCCAAGTGTCTCAGCAATTAAACACATCACTAGTCTGATACATGTTGTCTTGCCTTGCTTGTGTGTCCTCTAAATACAATATTTCGCAATAAATATGCGATATATTGTATAACATTTTTCCCTCGTTTCTAGATTATCTAGCATACATAAGTCCGACATTTCCTGACATAAATGTAACAACGTTGAATCGTTCTTCTAATATTACTAAATTATAGTTATAGTCATATATGCGCCAAATCGGTTTATTCACTCCAATAGGTATAGGCTCGCCTGTAAGTGGGTTCGTTTGCGAATCACAAATTGTAAGAAATTTTGCCTGCGGATCAAGCGGTGGATAAAATGTAGTAAACTCGAACTGGACATTTGAAAACTTGCTCGTATTTAAAGCCCCCGATGGTTGTATCACAAAAGGATCAGTGTCTAAACAAAAATTGTAGCAATATAGTCCATCGGGACCATTCCCCTTTGTTCTCACATATTTTTCTACATAGTTAAACACCCCAGCGTCTAAGGGACTCTCGCGATATTTGCCGTCCAACAAAATAGCAAGATTCAGCAATATGTCGCGCTGATTTTCTACGTTAAATGGTTGCGTAACAAAGTATCCTGTGTTATTTGTAGACACGGGATTATAACCCGGACCTATATTTGGACCAATTGGCCCTGGAACACACGCTAAATTTAATGCGCCATATTGCCCACCATAATCAGTAAGAGGGTTAACAGGCGCGGGAACTACATCTACTGGCAAATAACTGTAAGGCCAGTTTGTATAGTTGCTCCACTGGTTGCGCAGATTTATATCACTCCTCTGAAAGAAAAACATCCAGCTACTTACCATACCAAGTGTATTCTCTAGCCATACTCGTTGCGAACCAGTCACATTATTAAAATTCCATTCATATGCCGACTTTATCAAATACTTCTGCTCATTTGCTGCGAATACTTTAGCCTCATCTGTTGATAGAAATCCATACGTGCTTATCAAGTGAATATCAGCATTCCAGTCCGATTGCGCAGGATTTTGATATGTATCAGTGGCTAGACTAACGCTTGGTGGTGACTGTAAGAACCTATACAACTGCATATACTCCTTTGTATAATTTGGTCTCACAATAGGCCATCCATTTGCCGGGTCCATTACATCCCTAATTGTATACAGATCTTGTATTGGTCGCATAACTACATCTATTTGTAGCTGATTATATTGAAGAGCAACAAGAGGGAATGCCATTTTACTAGAAAGCGTAAACCACGCATTTATTGGTATATATAGTTTGCGAGAACGTATAGATGGTTCTGAACCCTGTGACAGTGATGTATAATAAGCATTTGGATACGTATTTATACGACTACCAGAATTCCCTGGGTCGTTCAACTCCGGAACATTCCCCGTCATTTGATCATACAGCTTCTTCTTGTCATCTGTAAAATCACGTTGAACAAGTCCTAATAAATATTTCCCCGTCAAGACCTGTAACGTCTGTCCACCAACCGATATTACAATTTCTTTTATCATTTGTGTTCCTAAATTATCAATCCAACGAAACTCATATGGTGCCCAATTTTCACTACAACTACTTGGTGGCATAATTGGGCTCCATATCGTAGGAAGAGTCACGACAACATATGTATCCATTAACAAGTCAGCATATCGCGGCACATAAAATGTAAACTTTGAATCTGTTGATAAACGAAGAGTTCTCTGCCCAGTAAAATCTATTCTAAATTTTTGTAGCCCAAAATTTGTGTATTTTGCGTATGTCGATTTGAAAAATGTTTTTTTAGGGTTTCCATTTAATATAACATTTTGATTTCCGAAAGATACAATATTTAGTAAACCTCCTGTCATTATTTTTTATATATATTTAACATATTAATAATTTTAACAAGTTTTATATATATATTATTAATATCAATATATATATAATATTATTATATACTAACTTAATAATATGAGCCAAACAGAACCACAATCATCGGCTGCATCTAGTCCAAGTATATTATCTAATTTCAGCGTTAAAAATATGCGCGCACTGTTACATACCAGCGTATCGCCTTCAGCAATTCATTGGTTCGGAATGTCCTTCGTTGTCGTTATTTTACTTTGGTTAATAACATATGTCACTACAAAATTAAATTTAAAACGGACAAATTGTCTAAGCATTCAGTCCTATTATAATGAACCAACTAAAATAAACTCTTCTTGGACAAGTCTCAGTTCTAAAGACTATCAAAAAAATCTACGTGACTTTTATATTAAAACAGCGTATAACTGTTGCGCATCTGGGCAATACAAAAATGATTATGTCAGTTTGTGTGCTCTACATAATGCCATTGTTCAAGGATGTAGATGCCTTGACTTCGAAATTTATTGCTTAAACGATACACCAGTTGTTGCCGTTTCGTCAATAGATATGGTTGGAGTAAAACAAAGTTATAACGCACTACCTGTATCCGAAGTATTAAATGACATAAATACGTATGCTTTCTCTGAAGTTAAAGTTCCAACCGAAGGAAAAGAACAGCGTTTCTGTCCCAACCCGAAAGATCCTTTATTGTTACACTTTAGACTTAAGACAAATAAAGTCAACGTTCTTAATCAACTTGCTTCAGAAATAGCACAGACACTTGGTAATAGACTATTATCTATTGAATATATGCGCGAATATAATGGAAAAAATATTACAAAAGTTCCTATCCAAAATTTCTTAGGAAAAGTTATTATTATGATAGAAAAAAGCAACTCTTCGCAAGGTATGCCAATCCTCTATCAATCTAAAAATCTATGGGAACTTACAAATGTAACTACAAATTCCGCATTTATTCATCAAAAATCATTTACTGATATTAAAAATGCCACAGATCCTAATGAAATTATCGATTTTAATCGTCAAAATATGACGCTTGTTCTACCCGATATTTCCGAATATGACATAAATTATATATTTACAGTTCCTCAAGTATTAGGATGCCAGTTAATGGCGATGAGCTTCCAAAATAATGATCAAAATCTTGTTACATATAATGACTTTTTTGAACAAGCAGGTAGCGCTTTTGTTCCTAAGCCTGATTCTCTTCTATATATTCCTGTTGTTATTGAGAAACCACCACCATTGTCACCTAGACTTAGCACAGCGACCAGGTTTCACGAAGTTCCTGGCATAGGAAAAGTTCCTGGATAATAATTCTTTACTATATCCATCTCCCCTATTTAAAATATATTTTATTTTATATTGATAATATAACATACAAAATAATATAAAATAAAATGGTTAATGATTCGCCAGACTCAAGTATACTATATTATGAAAATCGCGAGTTAGAATTATTAAAAAACGCAATGAATATTGAAGCAAAAAAAAGGGGGGAACGTATCGCTCAAAACCCAGTTATGAAAGAAATTATAAGTGTTCTAGAAAAATTTATTCGCGATAAAAAGCTCGTTTGTTATGGAGGCACAGCAATTAACAATATTCTTCCAGAGTCGGAACAATTTTATAACCGAAATTTAGAAATACCTGACTACGACTTCTTCTCTCCTAACGCTATAAATGACGCAAAAGAATTAGCCAATATTTATTTCCGTCAAGGTTTCTCCGATGTTGAGGCAAAAGCTGGCGTTCATTATGGAACATATAAAGTATTCGTAAATTTTTTTCAGATCGCCGATATTACTCAACTCGATAGTAAACTATTTAGTAGTCTTAAAAAAAATGCTCTAGTTAAGGATAAAATATTATATTCTCCGCCAAATTTTCTTCGAATGGCAATGTATTTAGAACTATCGCGTCCCAGTGGTGACATTTCTCGTTGGGAAAAGGTATTTAAACGTTTAAATCTTCTTAATCGACATTATCCATTAAAAGCTATAAACTGCGATCCTGAGACATTTAAACATTCATTATCGGCGCGTTCATATAATAAACAGTTTCAATACGAAAAAGAGAAAATACAGACTACCATAAAAAATATTGCCTCAAAAGAAAGGCTCGTCTTTATTGGCGGATATGCCAATGTTTTATATTCCCGGTATTTACATAATAATGAGCGAAAGTATTTAGAAGAAATTCCTGATTTTGATTTATTATCTAATACACCCGATAAAACAGCTAAATCGATCAAAGAAGCGCTTGAAAAACAAGATATTCGCAATATTACAATTGAAACTAAGGCAGCTATACCTGAATATTTATCTACTCATTATGAAGTTCGCGTTGGTTCACAACCAGTGGCATACATTTATAAACCACTCGCTTGTCATAGTTACAACTCTATAAAAGTAAATGGTAAAATATTTCGCGTAGCTACTATTGATACAATGATGAGTTTTTATCTTTTATTCTTATATGCTGATCGGCCTTACTATAATCCTCGTAGAACCCTATGTTTATGTGAATATTTATTTAGAATACAGCAAAAAAATCGCCTAAAACAAACCGGATTATTACGCAGATTTAGTGTAACATGTTATGGTAAGCAAAAAACACTTGAAGATATTCGCAACGAGAAAGCAAAACAGTATAAACGTCTTAAAACAAAAAAGAAAAGTAAAGAATATAATCGTTGGTTCTTGAGATACAACCCAGAATTGAATCCCGAAAATAAGCCTTACATTAAACAAGATAAGACTGAAGAGGATATGATAAATGAAGCAAAACTCGCACTTGAAGCAAAAGTTCTCACTTCGAAAGCTATTATAAACGGTATAGAAGGGATTGAAGGGATTGATAAACTAAAGTTGTCGAATAAGCGAAAAACAGTAACACCTTCGCCTATTACGCCGATGAAGACGCCTAGTGCTTTGCGTATGAAAAAACTCAAAAATAAAACGTTGAGAATAAAGTCCTCACGTCGAGGTGTGAAAACACCGCCAACAAACTCTAGAACGCTTAAAAATAAAGAAATTGAAAACTTGTTGTTTGTCGATGATGATATTATTTCATCAATTAAAAATGATTAATATAATATTTAATATAGTATTTAATATAATATTCTACATTCTACATTTTTCATTTATAACAACATAATGCTGTAAATGAAAATATTTATATACAATTGCGATACAACGTATTATATGATATTTAAATATACTCAATCTTTTCTATCATTTTAGTAAGTCCAAAATATCCTAAAGCAAATAAAGAACTCATAAAAATAAGGCCGCTAATATTAAAATTACCATCAGCGTTAAATACAGACGGTAAATACTTCAATATATATTTACGTGTAATAGGAAGCTGAAATGCGAAATACAAAATACCTACTAAGAGAGGAACTTGAATAAGTCTGTAAATATTTTCCATATTGTCGGATGTATTTATTGTATTCGCATTTTTTACTTCATTCATTACATCTTCGTCGTGTTCTTCTATATAATTGACATGGGGTTGATTTGGTGGCTGTCTAGGAACAAAATTCGGCTGAACTTGTTGATCACTCATCATATTCATCGTATTCATAGGTATGTCGCGTGACGGTAAATTTGTTAAACCGCTAGCACTAGCCCTTTGTAACCCAGAAACTAATTCATTGATAACATTGGGCTGCTGTTGTTGTTGTTGCTGTCCATTCAGTCCTGCTATATTTGGCGAATATACTTGCCCTTGAATTTGAGGAGGTGGTGGCATATTCATACCGCCGCTACCATTATTCATCTCCATTTTTTGAATAGAAATATTGTTTTGGTTTCCACCCATCATAGGATCTGTTGGAAGATCTTCAATGCTCGTTGTATCAGTCATTTCTTAATATATTCTATAAAGAATGATAGATTTGTATTTACTACGCAAATCTAACTATTTTCTTTTGAGAATCACAAGCTTCAGATTTATTCTTATATGTAAAGCACTTATCCCCATATAAGTATGTTTCTTTCTCTAATTCATTTATTGGCGGAGATGTAAAAATAATACAATCTTCTCCTTGACATTCTTTTCTAAATAATGTTGATAACCCTAACCCAAGAATAATCGAAATTATATATTTACTTGTGTCAGAATGTAACCACTTTTTAATATTCATTTAATAATCTATTATAGTTTGTTATATGCTATATATTAATTACTATATAAAATATACAGAATATATAATAATTTAAAAATTATATTTGTTTATGTTTCTATGTATGTTTATATAATATACTACTAAATTATACTTGTATGGGTATCATTTTAAGTGATCCTGTATTGTATGGACACTTCTCTTCTTTCGCTACAAATGTAAAACAGTTGTCTGCTTTATCTTTATATTGAAATTTATTATTATTATCGACAGTAGGATATATCAAAATACTTCTCTGAGGCGGATTTGATAAGTATATATACGCCATTCCTATAATAAAACTTAAAACAAACAATGGTATTGAAATATATTTCATTATTTTTATTTTATATATATAAAATAGATTATTTTATTATTTTATATATATGTATACACAAATTGCCGATTTAATACACTACTTACATATAGTTTTGGTTTTATATATAATTGTTGGATGGTTTATTACTCCAATAAAATATATTCATTTGTATCTTTTATTAATTATTTTTGTTATTTTAGATTGGAACGATTTTGACGGTCAATGTATTCTAACGCGCCTGGAGCACTATTATAGGTATAAAAATACAAAACCCGATACAGAACCTGATAAAGAAAAAAATGAACGCCCAGAATTTTTTAGACCATTGATAAAAAAATGGTTTAACATTAATTTAAATCGGGAAGAATCCAGACGCGTAAACTATTTTGTATTTGTGTTTAGTTTCTTATTAGGATTTTTAAGGTTATTAAAACATTATAAAATAATAAAAGTTACTATATTTTAATTTATTTATTCTCCATAATAGTCATCGTTTCTGACTTCTTTGCCATACACATGACTTCACAATCACAATCTATATCACCTGATCTTGGCGTTTTATTTGTTATTTCACATTTAAAGTTTTTCTCTTTTTGTTCGATCGGCTCAAACTTCTTACACGTTCGCGAACAGTCACATTTATTTTTCATCGCATTACAACACAATAATTCAATACGACTAACCGAATATTTTGACATATACCTCACGAGGAGTCTTTTGTCCATCTCATTATAATACATATTTCTTACACTAAACATATTTAATGTCCGCGTCAATGTCTTAAACATTTCACCAATAATATGATATATACGAATATTTTTATACTTGTTTCGCATATATTATATCGCCTGATCCGCATCTCCACTTTCTCTAACCCCTTTATTCACAGTATTGTAGCCTCCGCACCCACCGCATTTAAGTCCTATCGGATGAAACCTCACTTCTCCTTTATAGTCACAATCATTACATGCGATTATAATATGAATACTTTCGCTATACTCCATAGATGTAATAATATTGTCATATTCATCTATCATCCTTTGACGCATCTCACCCATTAGCATCGTCTTCCTACAAAGAGGACACGTATATTTGTTCTGTCTTAATGATGATACGTAACAATTGCTATGAATAATGTGCCCACATGGCAATATAAATATACCTTCTCTCGATAGAAAAATACTTTCAAGACATATACAACAATCGTTTTTAAATGCCTCTGATATACATTTATGTGTGTCTTTTATATTTTTATTTATACAACCACTACACTTATCACAATGATAATAATCCTCCCTTGTATATCCACTACTACACATCCTACAAATATTACACTTTTCACAGTGATATATCTCAGCTGCCGGCTCATCAGAATATAAATGACATACTCCACAATAATATTTTGCGAATTCTATGTTTTTTATATTATTATCACATTCCTTATTCTCGCATTGGTTTGAAGCTGGTTGTCTCGTGTTACACAAATTACAAACTATTTCAGAAATCTCATACCTGTCTATCGTATGATCAGATATTTCAGAATCATGACAAAGTCTACATCCAAATTCTTTATCACAACATTTTGCCACGATTTTACACCCAGAAATATAATGCCCACAATTCATGAATCTATTTTCTATTTCCGATTTTTCTTTATTGAATTTACGCATTTCTCCCGCATCTCCCGTTTCATGCGTTTTTTCACTTGTATGAACTCCATAATCATCATCATCATTGTGGCAACTCGACATGTAATTGTTTTATTATTATATAATACCTATACTTTATATATATTATAGTAACTATTTACATATATTATACGCGATCTTTGCCGATATTGTTCCAAATAAAACACCACCAACTACTTGTATGATTGTATGACAGTTCAAATACATACGTGACCACGCAACGAGAGCAATGTATATAGGAGCAAATATAGTTGTAATTTTTCTATACTTTGGGAAAAATAAATATGTCAACGCTAATATCGTTGTAGCTCTTGTTACATGTATAGATGGAAATCCCATAACATTATAATCTTTACTATCTACACTATTTTTTATTTTTTCAAGTATAAAGTTAGATTCTAAAAAATCATACGTCATATTCTCATCCATACAAGTCCCCGGTCTACGGATAAAATCATAGTTAAATCTTATTGTTAGCACTTTAAAAATAGTTCCCAAAATATTAACAATAAATACAATTAATAATATATAAAACCATCGCTTATCCTTGAAAATAATCAAGGATACGAATACAGATATATACATAACAGATACAGTATTCGAAATATATTGTGCGGCAATATATAATGTTTCATTTTTATCATTTTTCGCATTTCTCCCGACAGTGGCATTCATCGCACTTTTTCGATCTACTAAATTCATATTTTCCTCTCGACCAACCTGCTTTTTTGAGTCTATTAAAACGCCTTGTTTGTATTGCGCGGGAGAATATGATAAATTCGACGAATCTTTATTATAAAAAGGTAAACCCTCTTTTGATATAATATTTGTAGGAGAATTCATCCTCTAAATTCACAATATATACGTATGTTATATACTATATGTATATATTATTTATAACTATTCATAAAGAAACAAAGCCATCACTTCACAAAAGAGATCACATGCGGTCTATCTAAGAATATTTCCATATTCTTTATCGTATTCTTGTTCTGTATCAGTTTGAACACCTGTGTCTCTTCAACATATTCAATATCGTTATACAAATATGTCGCATTTCTTATCTTCTCAGCAATCGGTATAATATGATTCAAATATATATCTATAACTGTCTTCAATTGCTCTCTATTATTTGAAACCATATATTCTTTCATTATTTGCTTTATTTGTTCTACATATGTAAAAATTTCAGTATTATATGTTTTAATCTCCTTAATCTTTTCAGGATTATTCATAACATCTATGTATGCCGAATACAATTTTTCATATTTCACCATCTCTGCCTCTAACTCACCTTTAGCCTCCCCAAACTTTTGCTGTAACTGCGAATCTGTTATATATTTAAACAATAAATCCAATTTATACTTTATTATATTTTCTTTTATACTCTCAATCTTTTTATAAGATACATCTATCAAATCTTCAACGCGACCAATCTTACCTTTTGAAATTTCTATATTAAGACCGCATGGCGTAGATTTATTACCACAAACTGCTTTTAATATTCTATTTTCATCAGTAAAAATAGTCCCCCCTTCTGCTCTACATACTATACATTTCCTTGATGCCGCAAGTCGAGCAATTTTATCTTTCTTTTTAGACAAACTCAATATCTCGTCTGACATTATAGTCTGCTTCTTGCTATCATATTTATCATCATATTTGTCCTTTAATTTATAATACTCAATAAGGGCATTTTCAATAGAAATATGTGAATGCGATCGTGACATTTCTTATATATATTCTATATATTTCTATATTATTTTATCAATATATTGCGATTTTTTATTTTCAATTTATAAATTACGAATTTATCATAATCTCCCGTTCATAGCGTATCATGCCTTTTTCTATTCTTTATCGATAATAAGGATTTACAACGACGTCCGACGATGACACATCCCATAAAGGCAGATCTGTTATAAGATTTGTTGTATTCCCACCAAAACCATTACCTTTCTTAGAATTTTCTATTTTAACATTTAGAGAATTTAATCTAGATAATACATCCTGTTTCTGCTCTCTAAATATAATTTCCTTCTCTTCGGGCGTAAGCTTACCGCGATACTTATAATATAAAAATCCACCTATTATAAGAATAAATATTAGAAATAATACCAAATTATATACAGTATTTGTAAAAACAAATCGTTGTTCATTACATTGTTTCAATACTTGATTCATAAAATATTTAACACCAGGTTCTGTTAATATAGGTTTTTCCATTATATTTATTTATTATCGATTAAATAAAAAATACTATTACATTATAATAGGATTTTTTTAAAATAAATTATACATATTAGATATAATGTCTCAATCTTCCAATGATTCGGGTGCCAGTAAAACTAAAACGACTGACACCACTAATAACCAAAATAATACATCAGATAGTTCATTACCCCCATACACTGTCCCACCTCAACCCAAGAAAAACCCATTCAATAATACACTACCATCTAATTCAACAGGAACAAGCAACCCCCCAGATCCAGCAACAGCTATATTTTCATTCTTCCTTATTACACTGATATACTTTATCGCTAAATACCAAGTAAATGATTCAATGGCTGCTATGTTAAATATTATATATGTAATCGCAATTTTATCTACACAAATATCTATAAATGCTTCTTTAGCAAAGTCTGTATGTAATAACCCAAATTCTACAAATATAGGTATATTAACAACTATATTTCCTATGTTATTTATTTTTGGTCTACTTGAATTAATGCTCAATATATACCCTGGGTGGGTTGAACCATTCTCAAATACGTTCGGTTACGGAATTGTCAAATTATCCGGCCTATCAACTACTATAAAAAATCTTATTAAAAGTCCACAAACATCCTCGACTGATAAAAATGTCGCCGCTGCTTTGAATAATATTTACAACGATCCTTCTATATTTATCAACCAGTTTAGCTATGATAATAAAGAAGCATTTGACTTGACATGGAATAATAGTTATGCCAACGGTAATGGTATGTTTGTCCAAAGTGCGAAGACTGCTGATCAAGAATCCAACTTATACAAGGAATTTAGACAATGTGTAAAATTAAAAGACATTGTCGGGAGATTTATTTGGTATATTTTGGTCGGTGTTCTTGTAACATCAAAGAGTTACAATGACATCATTAGTCGACCTTGTTCTCTTAACCCCGATGTAGCAAGTAAAATGGCTAAAGAGTTTCAAGAAAATAATACGAATAAAGGAAGCCAGAGCGATACACCTGACGGATTCAAATACACGGCTTAATAAAATCAATAATATTCAACACCTGCTCTGTAATCAAAAATATAGTTCACGCCAACATATACTAATATAGCTAATATTATAGCAAAGAACCATATAGGCACAACAGTCTTATTTTTGTATCCAATACCAAATCTGCGAAAACTCAAATCCTTATTATATATGATCGATGGCTTTAAAGCATTTATGAGTCCAAATAAAATAATAAAAATAAAAATAGATACTATGCCTAATGTATCCCGTGTTATTAAGTTATTAAACATTCTAAATTGCTAAATCGTAATATATATATAATGTATATAACAATGTTAAAAAAAATATAAAAAATAATCTAAAATTAAAAACAAATAGAATAATTAATGTTATTAATACCAATAAGGCATTAATAACATTGTATCATAATTAATTAATAACTCTTAAGAACTCTTAAGAACTCTTAACAACTTTGTCTACAAGAACTTCGCGACCAATATTTCGTATTATTTTTCTTTCGTTTTTTTCATAATTTTCTATAGGCTCGCAAACATTTCGCACTAATGTCAAGTATTCAATTTGCTTCTCTTCTGTATCAAACCAGTTAGGATTTTGATCAACCCATTTACATATAGAATTCCTCTCTTTATTAGCAATTTTTATAATAGTGTCTTTCATTTTCTCATGATTATCGTCTTTCTCCCATTTTTCACAGTCTTTGATATACATTGTATCTCTCTTGGCATCAGTGCAGTGTATCGGACGCTTATGAATATCTAACTGGCGCAAACCTTTTATCATGACGTTTGTAATACCTTCGACCAATCCTTTATTCTTAGAGTAAGCAAGATCATCAAGTGTTATCTTAAGTGACTCTATAAAGTCGCTAATATTGAGAGCATCTTTACACTTCTCATTTAGAAATAAATTTAGATTGAAATTATTCGTATTATTAACAATATTATTGACCACGCTTTTCTCACGCGATAAGCTAACAAGTTGTTCCTGTAATTTTTCATTCTGCTCGATAAGCTTAATAACTAATTCGTTGCTAACTATCTTATTTGATGACTCGGTTAATGATGTGAGACCAGGACAGGTATTGACAACATTTATTACCTTACAAGTCTTCTTATGATAGCACAAACTCGACGCAAACTTGTATGTGTTTCCACACGAACAATGGTAAGCATTTTGCTCGGAACCTTTTGGAACCTTTTTGTTAGTATTATTTAGCAATTTATGTTTGTGTGTCAATAAATGACGATCGTATTGACTCTTCCTTACGGTAATATAGTCACAAGGTTCGCAAGAATATTTTTCGAACTTTTTTGGAACCTTTTTGTTAGTAGACATTAGTATATAATGTCCAGAAAAAAAATGTCTAAATCGTTTTCACAAAATATTTAAAAAAATTATCGTAACAAATTTTTCGACTAAAAAATGCGATTGTGAGCATTATGGTCTGAGTGACGAATGCATCGTTTTTTTCAAATTTAAAACGTAAAAATCAAAAATGGACATTTATTTTTGTCCATTTTCAAAAAATCGTAAAAACTTTTGAAAAAAACGATTCACTTCATTAACGCCAATATCCCGGCCCCAATGGGCCCTCCGGCCTTACTGAGATTCTTACTTTTTAGTATATATATTTGGAAACTACACGCATCCTCGTCTTATAGCAGCGGCGCTATGGCGTATTTGGTGAAATGGAAAGTAACCGAATTCGGTGAGATGGAGTATTTTGTATTTTTTGAAGTTCATTAATGTAAAATATTATTATATCTACTTTACATTAAGATATTCGCAACTTATTACCTATTCGTCTACATCACCACCGCCGCGTTGATTGTATTCACCATCGTCATCCGCTCCATACTCGTCATCATCACCTTGAAGATTATGATCGTCGTCTAGTTCTGCGTCAATAAAAGCCGCATGGTGTTGATTTTCTTCCTCTTCGGTGGCATATATATCGCGCATACGCTGTGTAACTTTATCGGGACGAATGCGCTTGTCTAGTCTTGATTTTTCTTCTTCTCGCCGAAATTCCGCTTCCATCTCCTCGCGTTCTTGGTCATATGTCTCGGGAACATAAAATCGGAGACCCTTTGTCCCTCCAACATTCCAGTCACCAATTCGCAAATTCTTTCTAATATTTTCCATTTCACGCTCATCCTTATGCATCTCACGCAAGTCACGCGTTATAATATCTTTCTCTTTATCCTTCGACTGTGTAATATCTTCTTTTATATCGCGCTTGTTCACATTTATAGCATTTTTATCCGTTATCATAGTATCAATAAAAGCTATCAACAATTCGGCAACCGCGCGCTTTAATTCGACACTTTCCTCCGCCATTATTTTCAATTCTGATACAGCTGATACGCCATTCTGCTCAGACTGGGCCTGTAACACCGAAGTCAGTTCTGATTCAAGTCCTTCTGGCAACTTCATCTCTTCCACATTCATGACAGGAGTTCGCGCTATAGTAACATATTTCAATATGACATTTAATAAATAATGATTAAATAAATGACGTATTAAGTCATCGTTAAACACAGAATAAAATCCCTCGCTCACTTTTACACGTTCATCCCGGTATTTTCCACGAGATGATCCCTCCACAGCAGCTGCTGCCGCTGAACGTTGAGTCGCAGTTCTTCTTTCACGTTCGGCTTCTTCATCGCGACGTTTACTCTGTTTTGATCTCTGCCTACCACTAACATCGACCATTCCAAAAAATGAAGCAACATCGTCGCTGCCTTCTACTACCATAATATCCTCATTTTCACCCTCTATATCAATGAACTCAATTACACGTGCCAGTAAAGGAGTATGTGACGCAAATACTAACCATTTACCAGTTGTATTCGTTACCTGTTTAAGTAAACCAAGAAGTATACTATCACTATCCTTCAAAAATTTATCTAGCTTAGAATAATATTTTTTAACAATTTCCTGTATATCTTTCGCATGATCTCTTGACAACCCCCAGTGTTTAGATACCGAAATTTTCTTATAATCTATATTATTCATTAATATATTCGGAAAAACATCAACTAAATTTCGTATTTCTGTAACAACATATTCCATGCCTTTATATGTTGCTGTATCCTTTCGAGGACACATGATTCCATCGCCGACAGCCTTGAAAGTAGAAGCATTTAATAGAAAACTCTTATAACGCTGTTGTGTTTTTTGATTTATACGCTTATTATCGTTTATAAAGTTAATAATAATATCGGCAATCTCGGTATTTGTTTCGGCCAAATAATTCTTCAAATCTCTCAACTCATCTGTATCCTCAGTAATTTCGATGTCATAAGTATCCATAACGTTCTTTAATTTGACGATAAGTGGCTCGGGTATTTCAAGATTTTCAGGAGTTTTATGCTGTTCCCACGATGTAATAAGATCGCGCAATTGTTGGATATACGATATTGTTTTCACTTCAAAATCAAACGGTATAATATGCTCTCGATTAACAATTTGTAAAAGAGCTTCAAGAGCCTCATTCGTATAATTATATTCACCCGTGCTTTTTAATTTATCTATCTTGTTACGAAGAGAATCATCGGCAGGATTATATACACGTTCTGACGGTTTTTGATGACACAAATGTTGAACATTTTCTGGTATTGGCACAGTGTCATTATTGAATTTACAATAAGTAATGAAAGCCAAATAAATAGTTGTTTCGTCAAATTCCTTAGGTATTTCTGGGTATTTAGTTCGCGTATTTTCTGGATCCAATAGAGAGACTGATTTCTGTAGCGCTATAATATCATGCATAATATCGCGCAAATTTTCAACCATAGTATTATATTTTGATATATTTGCGTCATTCTGAACAAAATACCGCACCGTATTTATCGATCCCTCGGGATTACAACACGCATTCTCGACAAATGGTTCATTTGCTCCGTTTGTTAGAACTAGCTTCTCTTTGCTGACGACATCTTGGATCATAACCTGTATAGCAAAAGAGAAATGTATAATCTTTGAACGAATTGCGGATATTCTGTCATACTGCGTCTTTTGACCTTTAGATATCTCTTCTTGTAATATTTGTGTAAAACTAGGCGACAGGGCTTCTGGTGTCGCCATTTTAATGCGCGAAAGCGGCGGCAGAAAATTTATCCAGCGTTTAATATCGTGTTCCGCAGGCAGTTCTTCGGCGGCATATAACTTATTATATTCTATCTTGTCAGCCAATCTTGTTTTTATGGTCGCACTTGTTAAAACATACCTATCCATGAATCCTTTCATCTGATCAATAAGCGTTTGTTCTTTCTTTATCTTTTGTATTGTATTCCACGGCTCTATACCAGAACTAATTTTTATGGCAATACACGATATATATTTTAGCAATGAGTAGTCTCCCTCACCATCTAATGGATACCCTACAAATGAACGCAAACAACCTGGAAATGTTTTTCGCGTCTTTATGGGAGGTATTGATGTTTGTATTGTAACGGCAAGATATGAAAGAGTAACCATCAATATAGTAAGAAGTTTATACTCTTTATATGTTTTTGATTTTTTGGCACCAGAATTATAAGAAGCCTCAGTTGGAAAAGCGGATGATAAAATAAATCGGGTAGCATTTTCTACGATAAATACACGCTGAGCTTCTAAGTCAATACCCATATATTTTGCCATTGTAGTGATAACATTGCTCATCATTTGAGCATCGGGGTTTTTAAACGTTTGTATCTTGCGTTCTTGTATACTTTGAATTAAACTGTCACTAAGGCTACTCTCTATAACATCACGTGATTGTAATTTATATCCAGCCGCATCATAACCTTCTTCAGTGTCAAGATCTATATTTTTTATAACATAACCACTGTATTTATCAGTCCAGGCCTCGCCATCCTCGCTAATTGAACCTCGCTCTTTACAAATTGTATCTATTGCTGTCTGAACGTCACCCTGATTAAGAAATACAGAGGCAATCGTCTCAAAAAATGATGGCACTAGTTTTGTATTCGTATCTTTACAATATAACCAGTAAGGGCTTTCAATTTCAATACTATGTGGCATTTGAGTGCTTACATCAATTGCTTTTCGCGTAAATCTTTGAATAAAACGCATAATATTTTTTTGACGCTTTACATAATCGGTCTGACCTAAAATAAGGTCGAATATGCGGGCATAAGGAGAGACGGGTTGATTACTTGTGCGGTCTATATCAATACCTGCCAAGTATTGGAAGTCGTTATATTTGTATATATTATACTTTTGAACACTTCGTAATTGGACGATCGTATCGATTGTATATTTATACTTGCGATTCACGTTTTCTAATATAGCTTTGCGTGTTTCGTGAATTCTTGAATCAAATTCATCATACATTTGTTTTACGATTTGGTCCTTCAAGGTATCATTAGCTAAATCTGGATTAAGGCATTTCTTATTTATAGAAAAACAGTCATTCTTAACGTTACAAAAATATGTTGTATCATACATACTTACAGATGAAGGTATAGTATCATCTTTTACCCATTTACCATTATCACGAATATAATATTCATATCTGACACCATCATGCGCAGGTTCGTCAGCTTCAGCACCCTGGCCGCTCACAGCGCCACCACCCCCTGACTCTTCGTCGTCAATCATAAGAACGGCATATTGACCGTCTTGAACAAGGCGTCTCCCACGCAACATATCGCGTATTTCGGATCTTGCGTCATTCATAGGCAGTTTTGTCTTCTTCATATATCGACTCATCAAAAATGTCTCAAAATCGGCATCATTATATTCTACCCTCTCCTTTTCAAATTTCTTTAAAAAGGGATAATCGGTAAAATCGTATAACTTATCGTAAAATACTTCTTCACCTTCATCTTCTTGTAAATCAGATTTATCGGTATATTTCTTGGCAAGGACAAAATTTTTACAAGTATTACTTTCGTGACCCGCCTTCATTTTTTCTTCAAATTTACTAGTTTCTTGAGCGTATAACTGGTCAAAGTCGAAAGGCGTAATAAGATCTTCATTAATTAAAGCAAGGGTGTTCATATATAATCTCGCATTATCTACGCAAATAAGCCTATACAATATTTCTTCATTTGATAACATAACGTTTGGAAATACTTTATCGGCCCCAAAACCTACAGAAGATGATAATGGAGCACCACGTTGTTGACCCATCCTTTGTCTTCTTGATTTTTCCATATAATCATGCATCTTTGTAATAACAGGAGCGATTTCATTTGTCTTTACCAAATAAGACCTTTCGGGGTATTTTTTATTAATTTCATCAAATTCATCGGGATATTTTCGACGTAGTTCTGTATATACACTACTTAAATCTGCCATACTTTCTACATCTATTGGCATCTTGTTCATTGTTTCAACATATTTTGCGGATTTAGCAATTGCGCGCTGTTGCGGTGTTTCAGTAAAATTATCTAATTCGACCTCAAAATCTAAATCAACAGAGGAACCAAAAGTAACAGGTTTTACGCCCGGGAGGACACCGCTTCCTGCTTCAGCGCCACCCGATCCAGCTCCCATAAAATTTTCAGGAGAAAGACCGTAGATGCCTAGAATATCGGCATCAAACTTTACTTGTTTTGAATCGCTAAGCAAACTATACAAAGCGGAAGCAGCTGCTGATTTTGAAGCATACTTTTTTGAAGAAAGAATGGCATACTCTTTGGCGGACTGAACAAGTTTTGCTTTGTAGCTTAATATACTTTGCTCAATCATAGATACAATAAGATTGTATTGTTTCGTATCTAAATCGCGAACATAAACCATAAAGGGTTGTAAAACTGCTACATAATTTGTAAGAGTAATATCACCTGTAACATATTTATTCATAACGTCAAACAATAATTCAGTAGTTGGGACAAACATCTGAATGAATTTATTGTATTTCTCCCGTGAGTCGAGTTCTTGGCTAGACATAAAAGACGTGAAGCTAGATGTAAATTGGGCTATATCAGTATCAGAATATTGACTTGTGGTTTCTCTTTCCTCTAGTTCAATTGTTTTTTGGGTAATACTTGTATTTTTACGAAGAAAACTCCAATATTGAATAAAATTTTTGTTCATATTTGCGCGCGAAATAATACTTGTTTCTGGTAAAGAAATATTTGAAAATACAATAGCTGGTTCAGGGAGTGTTATGAATGATTTTATATTAATTTCATCTGCTTGTGTAAGAGGGGCTGTTTCTACGACATCATAATTGCGCTTTCCAAAAGACTTTGATTTTCTTATTCTAATGTTAGAAAGACCAAGGTTATATGTTTGTATAATAAACCGACTTCTTTTTATGGCATCTCGTTTTACAATACTAGAATAAAAGTTGCCAAGGTTATCTAAAACAGCGGCAATATTTGTCTGAACTGACTGAATTACGGGTCCGTCTGTATTTTGGAATGGTGTTATGTAGTCGCTTATCTTAGACATATATGTCTTGAATGTTTCCTTCCCTGACGAATAATCCTGTTCAATCGTATTAAATGAATCAATGGTTTCATCGATTGTGCTAAGCGTGAAATCACTTTGATCTCCCGCGGGAACAGACTCTACATTATAAAATTTTCGAACATCTTTGGCAATAGGCATAATCCAAAATAGTTTTTGGTTTAATGACATAAGCGTCTTAGCAAGAGGTTTATAGTGTTCAGTATTGTATGGCCTAGCAACAGCATTACCATTTGCGTCGAATATAGAGAATTCTTCTCGTAGCTGACAGAATCTCTCAATCAAACTATGAATATTATTCAAAACAGATTTTGTGCGTTTTTCATTCGGGACTTCAGAAACGAGTTCATTAAGCAAATCGGAAGTTTGTTTTTCAATGCTATATCGTTTTTGTTCTTCTGGTAGTTCCACGACTTGGACAATAGGTGCTAATTCATCGCCAAATTGGATAGAATCGGCGTCAATTAATATTTCTTGAAGCATAGATTTCATTTCTTCAACAGGAACTTTGGCAGAAATATCTTCCTCTTCAGAACCGGCAACAGATCTAGATTTACCTATAGAAATTGATTCAGATCCTTGCGCAACATCTTCATCACCGGATTGCGCAATTTGGGCGCCGACATTTGGACCTTTAGCAGAAATGGCGGATAATCTTGCTTCTTCTACTTTATTGGGAGGGCTGCGTATTTCTATACGTTCAATTGGTATATTTTCGGGTATACCTTTATAGGCAAAGTCTATATAGAAAATTTGGTCACCGGGATATGTTTTTACTTCAATCATATCTTCTTCTAAATCGGTAATTAAACCTGTTATAATAGTAGGAAGATCACCGCCAAAACTTATATTTATCCATTTTCCAACTGTTAAATCGTTTTGCCTGGCATAACCGGGAAACTGAGGACGATCCAAAATATAAATAGATGTAATAGACTCATCTGTAAATCCACCACTGGGACCAATTGTAAGAATAAGTGATGTAGATGTAGCAGCATTAATTAATTTTATTTTATTTTGATCAGCATAAATAATAAGATATATTTGGTCATTTATACTTGAATTAGTAGGTGCGATAATTTGTATAATGTCGCCTAATCCTATTGAAACACCTGAAGGTGAGGAAGGTGAGGATGATGCTACTACTGCCGCTGCTGATATGTCTGGTAGTGGTAATGGAGGAGGAGGTGCTAATAAATCTTCGGGAGATTCATAAGGTGGAGGGGGCAATTCGTCGTCAGGTATAGGCGGACTATTTGGATTTTCGGATTGTTGTAATGGTTGTATTTGTGATGATGGTGATAATGCTGGTTCCTGATTTGACATTGCTTTATATATTATAATAGAATTTTTTATAAATAGTTAAATATGAATATAATGTTTAATATAATGTTTAATAAAATTATTAATTATATTATTTGGCAATATAGATCCGCCAATACATCATCCGATAAATCTACCTACAAATAGTTAAAAAAATATATATAAAGAGAATTGATTATAATAATATACATAGTCAAGTTACGAGATAAATCGAGAACCGCTGTAATCCAATGTTTGCTTTAAAAAAGAACGAGGGTTTTGATAGATTGTTGAAGATGATTGGTGAACAAAATGAGAAAAATGTTGACCATTCATGTGAAATTGAGAAAATCCTTAATAGTCTTAAATTAACAATGAAAACATGGAAAACGGATACGGGCATGTATTATATTATTAAATATGATAAGACAGCGTTAGGAATGACACAAGAAGATTTCACATCTATTGGACTGTTGAGGTCTGTTGTAGTAGATGAAAGTGGCAATATTGTTTCATATTCTCCGCCAAAGTCGCTTAATATTAACAGCGATAGAGAATTACATTTTAATAACAACAATATATTGAGTCCTACAGATAAAGATAATACAAATGAATGGGACGTTGAAGAATTTGTAGAAGGAACGATGATTAATTTGTTCTATTCGGTAAAAGGTGGTGGATGGGAGATTGCGACAAAAAGCACGGTTGGTGGTAATGTGACATTTTTCTCACCGAAAAATCCTAAAGATAATATTGAAATTCGCGAAAAAGATACATTTCGCAATATGTTTTTTGAAACGTGTGCTAAGATTGGTATTGAATATGAAAAGTTTCCAAAAGATTTTATGTATAGTTTTGTATTACAACATCCAAAGAATCGCATCGTTTTGCCAATTACTGAAGCAAAGATTTATCTTATTGGGCTGTATATGATCAATCAAGATACACTTGAGGTGAATCACATGAATAGAGCAGGGTTTGTTAAAACGTATTGTAATAACCAGGTTCTAACCCCTAAATCGTTATTTTCTACGGAGTATACAGTTGCCGGGTTTGCGAAAGAGTTTGCTTCGATGAATTCACCATATAATATGATGGGTATTGTATTTAACAATATGATTACAGGAGAGCGTATGAAAATGCGTAATCCGAACTATGAAATGGTGAAAAATGCGAAGGGGACTGAAAACAAATTGCTGCTACAATATCTATCACTGCGTCACGGCGGGTGTGTTGCTGAATACCTGAAGACATTTCCAGAATACAAGGCGGATTTTTCAGTATATAGGAATAGTGTTCATGCTTTTACTAAGAATTTACATCAGAATTATTTGGACTGTTTTGTATTTAAAAAGAAACCGTTTGGTGAATTCCCCCAACAATATAAGAAATATATGATTACGTTGAATAAAAAGTATATTGATGAATTGCGTGAAAATAAAAACTGTATTACATTTAATTATGTAATGGAGTTTGTAAATAAGATTGAACCCGGAGCACTAATGTTTTCACTGAATTATGTAGTGAGAGAACATAAAAAAGTTATTAAAAAATTAGAAGAACCGATCGAAACGGCAACGGCAACGACAGACACAGTAAGCTCGGAATCAGTTGTATTAGAGAAGGTAAAACAAGAATAAAAAGTTAATGATTATATTTTATTTATAATTTAGATTTATTTTTAACATTATGATTATATTGTAATTATAATGTTAAAAAATTGATTTGATTAATCAATAATAAATATAAAGCAGCATACAACGCAGAACAAAGCAATCCAAACAGACAAAATGGTGAAGACGAGACAACAACAAGCAAAACAACAAGCACAATCATCTATCAAGAATGAGTGTGGTGTTCAAACTAGAGCAGGAGCTCGCAAACTTGAAAGAGTTGAACTACCTGCTCTAGTTTTATCAAAAGAAATGAGTAAGCGCCATCAAATCAAAAAAGCAATATCCAAGCGATCAAAGGAGGTTCAAACTGATAGAAAACTTGAAAAATTGGTAAAATATAGTAAACATTTCAAAGCGCACCACAAACAAACAAATCACGAAATGTTGGCTGTATGGAAGAATCTGGAGTCTGCTTTTCAGTTGATTGACGGACTTTGTAAATTCCGTGACCGCGTAGAAGGCAAGTGTTAAAAATTTCCAGAGTGTCAAATAATTTAAATAAAATAACTAGATAAATATAATTCAATATAAATGAATATAAATATATTCATTTATTTTTTATAATAATATATTTGTAATATTTTTTAACTATTATGAAAAACAACAAAGAACCACATATGTGTTTAAATATGATAGTAAAAGATGAAGCGCATATTATTGAAGATACATTAACAAAATTACTGAAAAAAATAAAAATAGATTACTGGGTAATATCAGACACAGGATCAACAGACGATACAAAAGAAGTAATTACTAATTTTTTCAAAAAAAAAAATATAAAGGGTGAGATACATGATGACAAATGGAAAGATTTTGGATATAATAGAACGGCGGCATTATCTCATGCGTATAATAAAAGCAAGTATGTATTAATTTTCGATGCCGATGATGAATTATGTGGCGATTTTGTATTGCCCAAAGAAATGAACAAAGATGCTTATTATTTACAGTTCGGTGACGCAAATGGAACAAGCTATATTAGAACACAGATTGTAAATAATCGCAAGAAATGGAAATATGTTGGCGTGTTACATGAATATATATCATGTCTAGAAGAAACAAATGGTTCTGAAGTAATAACAGGGAAATACTATACTGTATCAGGTAGAACAAGTAGTCGCAATAAGGCGGGAGACAAATATTTGAAAGATGCGCTTATTTTGGAAAAAGCATATGAAGAAGCATTACAAAATAAAGATGACATATACAATAGGTATGGGTTTTATTGCGCCAACAGTTATTATGACGCAGGAAAATATGAAGAAGCAATTAAATGGTTTAAAATTACACTGAATAATAAAAATTGGGATCAAGAGAAATATATGTCTTGTTTGAAGTTATATTATTCATATAAAAATATCGGCAAACAGGAGGAGGGTTTTTATTATCTTGTAAATGGTTTTAAATACGACAAAGAAAGAGTCGAATGTTTATGCGAGTTAGTTTCTCATTATTGCGCAATTGGGCAAAATGATGTCGCGTATGGATATTTCAGCATAGTAAAATCTTTCTACAACGACAAATATATAAGTTCAAGCATAAATGATAAGTTGTTTGTTGAAGTAAGTAAAGGGAATTTATTTTTACCATACTATATGATAATTGTTGCTGATAAAGTAGGCGACAAAGATACAGGTATAAAAATGTATAAGATTATATTTACAAAAAAACATCACGAAAAAAGCACATTTTTTATTGGGAATATGCTTTACAATTTACAATTTTTCATTGAACACGCAAAAGACGACCAAGATTTTTTAAACCTGTTTAAAGACTATATAAATTTTTTGTTGTCCATTGGATATCACGTTTATGATCACGAGTTTATGAGAAATTATGAAAAATATGGCATAGAAATACCTAAAACCGAAGATTATAAATTTTCAAAAAATGATTGTAATATTAGTAATAAAATATTACTCTATATAGGATATTCTCCATGTAAATGGAATTACACATATAGTTTAAAAAATGCTCTCGGGGGATCAGAAACGGCAGCATTATGTCTGGCGCGTAAATTTCCTAAAAGCTATGAGGTGTATATTGCGGGAGATTTAGAAGAAGAGAAAGTAGATAATATGACATTTGTTAACATGGAGTCACTTAAAAAAATAGTAAAAGAGAATGCTTTTTATATGACTATTGTATCAAGATATTTAAATTTCTTTGACTTCTATAGAACGTATTATTCATATAAGACATTTATATGGGGACATGATATTGCTCTATACTCATATGGAACAAACATGTCGCCGGAACAAATATTAACAAAATGGGCAAATAAGATAACAGGGTGTGTATGTCAGACAAAGTGGCATAAGAATCAATTCATCACATTGTATCCAATGTTAAAAGATAAAATACATATTATCAATAATGGTATAGATATTGAACTGTTTGATAAAATACAAAATGAAGTTGAACCCCTATCCGAAGTTACAACAAATTATAAAAAGCCTAACCGGTTTATATATTCATCGTGTAGTGAAAGAGGATTGGATCGACTTCTAGAATTATGGCCACATATATTGGAAAAAATACCTGATGCTGAATTATATATATCATCCTACAATGATTTTCCAAAGAATAGCAGTGAAGAAAGAATGAAAGAAACGATTAACAAATACCCCGACAGTATAAAACATATGGGTAAATTAACAAAACCGGAGCTATACAGACTTATGAGAACATCGGAATACTGGCTATATCCGACTTGTTTTAGTGAAACGTCGTGTATCACTGCCATGGAAATGTTAATGTCTGAGGTTATATGCGTATATTATCCTGTAGCAGGACTTGTAAATACGCTTGGTGATTACGGAATTCGCGTCGAAAGGGGTAACGAGGTTGACACGATCATTAATTTGACAGAAAAAAGAAAAAATGAAATTAAAGCTAAGGGTAAAGAATATGCTACTTTGTGTAGCTGGACTAATCGTGCGATAGAATGGCAGCAAATGTTCGAGATGAATAATGACAGAGTTAACGAAAATATTGACGACAATACAGTATATCCGGACTACCCGATATATGTGGTAAATCTAAAAAAACGAGAAGATAGGAGAGAGCAAATGAAAAAAAAGATAGAGAAAGTAGGCATTAAAACTTACAATTTTTTTGAAGCAGTAAATGGGAAAGAACTTGAGCTTATTCCAGAATTATGTTTGTTGTTTGAAAGAAATGATTTTTATAATAAAAAAGGAGTCATTGGTTGTGCGCTCAGCCATATACACCTATGGAATAAATTAATTATGGATAAAGAAAACGATTTCTATGTAATCTTTGAAGATGATATAAGATTTTGTCCAAACTTTAATAAACACTTAGATTCAGCGTGTAAATTATTTGTCAAACACAAACTGGAACATTTAGCACTTGGTGAATATCATTCAGAAAAAACATTCCCATCTTTTACTTTTAATCTGGAAGTATATCCAAAAGACTTATATAAAGAGTGGAATCTTACATTTGCGTATATTATAAGCAAAGAGGCGGCGAAAAAAGCGATAAATTATATAAATAGCTGCTCTGTAAAATGCGCAATTGATAATCCTCAAGCATTTGGTTATATATTAAAATACAGTGGTCTGAATGCGAAATTAATTCATTGTGATATTGTAAATGAATATGGTAGTGATATTCAGTCATCAAGTGTAAATGATTCATTTGATTTTTCTATATATAAAGAGAATGATTTTGGGGAAATTACTGTATCATTTTGTGACTGGTGGGTAAATGAATATTCTGGTGGTGTATTTGACAAAAACAACAATTTTTTCACGAATCTATTAAGAGATTATAGCAATAGATATTGCGTTAAAGTCGTAGATCCCTCTGATAATCCCGACATTTTATTTTATAGTATTTTTGGTAGTGCTCATCAAAATTATAAAGCAGGAAGAAAGGTGTTCTTTTCTGGTGAGCCATATTCACAGAGAGATGATGCTGATTTCAATCTAACATTTGACAAAAACTCATATAAAAATACTAGGATCCCTTTATGGTTTTGTTACTGTAGTAAAGACGATAGTAGATTATTAATGGATAGAAAATATAATAACAACGAGGATTCAAATAAAGAAAAGAAGTTCTGTAGTTTTATAGCAACCGGACCCGGGTTAGCAAATAACCGTAAAGAATTCGTCGAAAAAATGTCGAAATATAAAAAGGTAGATTGCGGGGGTAGCTTTTTAAACAATATTGATTATAATGTTCCACTAGGGTTAAACTGTTCAGGAAAAATAGAACACAATAACAAATATAAATTTGCGATGGCATTCGAAAGTAAAAGCTATCCGGGTTATGTAACTGAAAAAATATGCGACATTTTTAAATCACGTTGTGTTCCTATTTACTGGGGTGATAAAGACGTCGTAAAAGACTTCAATCCAAAAACGTTTATTAACGCAAATGATTTTTCCGACTTTGATGAACTTGTAGAATACATAAAAAAGGTAGATAATGATAATAATTTATATTCAGAGTTTTTTAAATATCCTGTATTATCAGATTTGTGGCTGGATGTATTTAATGATAATAACAAATGTTTTTTTAAAAATTTAGCTGATAAAATAATAGGCAGAAAATCAAATTTGTATAAAAATTATATAATAAGTCAAAATAATAATGATAACGCGTTTAAAAAAACCGTAAATTTATATAATATATGGCATAATAAATTATTTGATAATTGTTACGAAAGTTTAGATAAATATTCACTAAACAAAATTACTATGTATGACGTAAATCCAAATTATACAAAAATATACAACAAAGATAAAAATTATAATATAATAAGAGAATACGAGTTGGATATTTATAACAATGTTTTACAGGCAACAAATTACTGTCAAACATCTTGTTTATATCATATTTTTGTAAATGGAAAATTAGAAAAATACCATACCTTTTATAAAGATCATGATTATATTGGTTTTTTACAATATGATATGGAATTAGATAATGATTTTATTTATGATATAGAAGATAAAATAAATTCTACACATGAGGATCAGGATCAGGATCACGATATATTTTTTTATAGTTTAGTTGCTAGCGATAAATTATGTAGACATCTTGTTTGTAGTCCATATGAAAATTCTATTTTAGAAAAATACAATAACTATTTTAATACAAATCATACATATGACTCTATCATAAATCATAACAAGTCTAAATATTTTATATGCCTTCATACGTTTGTTATACCCACTACGGTATATGTGAAAATGATGAAATGGTATTGTTCGATTTCTGACAGTTTACATGTAAATTATATTAATGGTGTGTATAATGAAAGTATGTCAGAGGTTACCGAAGAAGTATTCGGATTGTTTTTACTTTTACAAATTATTGAAAATGATAATATAAAATTAGAAGAATTAAAACTAAAACACGACTGGCCGCATTTACACAACGAAACAACGTTTAACAACTACAAAGATAGTGGTCATTATTTTCCATTAAGATCTATTATTAATAATAATTTAACTGATAAAAATTCATATCATAGTTATCTTGATGTATATGAAGAATTATTTAAAAAAAGACAACTAACTACGAAAAATGTTCTCCAAATAGGAATCGAAAGAGGTGGATCTCTTAAATTATGGAGTGATTATTTTGTAAATAGTGTAGTTTATGGGTTGGATATAAACGATGCGCCATTATTTTTATCAGATTATGATCGAATTGTAACCAAAAAATGTAATGCTTATTGTTCAGAAACATTAAATTATTTTATAGATAAAAATATAAAATTTGATGTAATCGTTGATGACGGTCCTCATACGATTGAATCTATGATATATGTAATAAATAATTACACGCAGTTATTAAATAAAGATGGTATATTAATTATAGAAGACGTTCAGCACATCGACTGGTGCGAAATACTACATAACGAAGTTCCGGATAATTTAAAGCAGTTTTCTTATCATATAGATCGACAAGATATAAAAGGAGAGCGGGATGAGATACTATTTATAATCGAAAATAAAGATCAACAGGAGGATAATGTAAATACTGATGAAAATTTATGGATAATGTATGCTTTTTATGGACATAATTTCAAAGTTCTTGAAGACTATATAAATAGCTTAAATGAAGCTCTGGATCAAACATATAAAATTGTTTATACACAAAATGTAGACTATGTATTGTCATGTAATCCGAAAAAAATTAGTTATATAATGAATATTGTCGACGAGAGAATACTTAATAAATATAAAGATACCAATGTCGAGTTAAGTTTTTTGAATACAGAACCGCTATCTATTTCATATAACTTGGACTTATTAAAGTCACTAATATACAAATATCCTTATTTAAAAATTTATGACTATAGTTTTTCAAATTTAAAAATAATTAAACATCATAACTTATATGGTGAGTTATTAGAATATCAATTCTACGAAAAAGAAAACACAATATTAAAAGAATTAAATTCTAGTGAGGCAAAAGTATACGACTTTGGTATTATAACATACGGAAATACTGAAACTAACGATATAGATTCTTTGTTTTACAAAAAGAAAGATGTAGTAAGAGACCTTATTGACAAAGGCTTTAAGATCCATATCATTTCGGGGTGGGGTATAGAAAGAGACAGAGAGTTGGCAAAGTGTAAAGTAATTTTAAACGTCCACTCCATAATGGATATTCATGGAAAAATATATAATAGCAAAACATTTGAAACCATCAGATGTAATAGATTACTAGATGCTGGTTTTAAAATATTGTCTGAAGATTCTATTAATACAAACAAACTATCCGAAAAATATAAAGATAATTTGAAATTTATAAACTACCAAGATTTCAAAACAATTGAGTATACTAATTCTGGGGATGTATGGGATAAGATAGCGCATAAAGATAGAATCAAAAAATATTGTTTTATCCATAGCTGTAATATGGAAAATGTAGGAACGTATCGATTAGACTATTTAGTTGATAAGCTAAATACTACCAAATGTATAGATATACTTGATAAAATTTACATTATTAATATTGGTATTCCCATTGAAAAATCTTATGGAGAAAAATATGAAGTTATAAATTATTCAAATAATATTTTGTTATTTGAAAATCCGACTATTAATTTTATGAAAGAATTTTCTGAGAAAAACCATGATTCGCATATTTTATATATTCACACAAAGGGTGTTAGATATAATCCAAACGATAATAAGGAAAATGACTGGATTGATTATATGTTGTATTTTTTGTTGGAGCAAAGCAAACTATGTATATCATTTTTAGATAAAAACTATGAGACGGTTGGATGTAATTACAATAGAGATATCGATAGAACAGTAGAAGGATGGATATTAAACGATCCTCTCAAACATCCTTCGCATTATAGTGGCAACTTTTGGTGGGCAAACACAAACTATGTAAGAACGTTACCTTTATTATCGGAGGAAAATCCCGATAGAATGGCTCCTGAATTTTGGCTTTTCAAAAATAATCCTACATTCTATAATTTACACTCGTCGCAAGTTTCACACTTCTCGGTGAATTATCCACGTGATAAGTATGCTTTATAATATGCTTTATAATATGCTTTATAATATGCCTTATAAATAGATAACCAATGAACTTACAATTTTATTTTATTTAATAAAATAGTAACAGTTAACATAAATTAATTATTTTTTAATAATGACAGAAGTTTTACCATTTTTGGTATCAATAAAGTCATATGTTATATTTAGCTTTTCAAAGAATTCATCTACTGCCTTCCTTTGACCATCCCAGTGATAATAGTCATCAAATATAATTAAACCACCCTTTACTACGTTATCATATAATTTTTCAAGCTCAATTTTACTAGATTCATACCAATCAGTATCTAAACGCAATACAGCTATTTTTTCTGGAATATTAGCTTTATCTTGTAATGTTTTTAATACATCACCTACTATATAATGTAGATGATTTTCAGGATATTTTGTAGTATTTAAAGATTGTTTAACACATTCCAATGATGTATAACACCAATTATTAGTATTATCGTTTACTATATTCGATTTCCATGTATTATACACTTCATCTTTTGACATACTATATAAAATAGCATCACTACATGTGCGATCATTTTCACCTGGTTCTGTTAAACCATTAAAAGTATCAAACATATATATGTCGCGTGACATATTAAGCCTCTGTAATTCTTTTATCCACAATAGTTCAAACTTTCCACTATCTACACCACATTCTACCAATACACCATCTATATTATTCTTAAAAATATATTCTATAGTTTCAGCACCATCTATAGTATAATTAGCTTCATATTTTTTGTTTTTATTTATGGTAAAAACAATGTCATCGTATCTATTCTTGATTAAACGTAAATCATAAGACTGTATATATTCTTTAAGATGGTCAGGAACAACCTTTTTTAGTTCTTCGATCCATTTAATGTCCTGAACATCTTCAATCATTAATACTCCATCATCGGTCAGAAGTTGACTATATAATTTTATAAACTGTTTCATACTTTCTAATGAATGTGGACCATCATCCAACATCATATCAAATTTAATATTTGTATCTAAAAATAATTCTTTGAAATGTATTTCATCATATGCGTCAGTGGATGTAAAAAGTTTTATTCTATTCTTATTTTTAATTTCACGCCAAACATCATTTATATGTTGAATATCTAATGCGTAGATATTAGCATTTACAAAATAATCATTCCACATTTTAATACTTCCACCATTACTACCAGGATAACCAATACCAATTTCTAAAATATTTTTTGCTGTATATTTTTTTGATGATAAAAGGTTTTCATATAAATTAAGATATGAATGAATTGTATTTTTATCAGTGTGTTTATTATTAACTAATTCATTCAATGTTTTATTATTTATATTATAGAAAATTATATTATTTTTTATTAATTCGCGTTCTTTAATATCATACATATCAATAAATATATTTTTTATAGCATCATTTCGCGCATACAACAAATAACTATATATCGATCCATTTTTTTTATCAAAATTCCAATTTCCGATGAAACAATTATTACATTTCTCACCAACATGTAAGTCAATAATAGCGTGTTTTTCTCTTCCATCAAATATATTTTTCTTGGTATAGTAAAATTCATATTCATTCTCTTTTAAAAATTTCACTACTTTATTATCCAAATCATACGACAAAACAAATATAATGTCATTTTTGGAAAAATACTTTTCAATCATCACTATATATTTATTTTGTAGTGCGATAACATATTCTTCTTTTGTCATTTTATTATGACTCAGTATATCATCAAGTATATTATTTTCGACTTTCAAATGGATAACATTTATTTTTTTATTCGTAAAATTCACATCATCAAAATAAACATATTTTTGTTCACGATCAATCAATAACGTATTTTCGCTATGTTCTGCCAGTCTAGAGCTAAATTGTATTTTTTTTAAAAAAGAGTCGAACAACTGCTTGTTATTAATATAACAATTATCTATTTGTTCCCAGTTATGAATGCTAATAGGATTTTGTAAGTTTACAACAATATCATTAGAAATATATTCCGAGTAACACTCTTGTGTTGTAATACCATTTATTGTATAGTTTATAAATAAATATTTCATTTGTCCCGGATAAGGATCGCCGTTTATGTCATTCAAAATTGTATGTGATGGTATTACCAATTTATTATTATTATAAAATCTGGAAAGAGTCTGCGAGGTTATGTCTATGATTTTGTCATTTAAACCATAAGTTACGCTTTTAATACTGAATGATGCGTCCGATCTATCAAATACGGTAATATTATACTCCTTTAATAAAATATTCAAATAATGGATATTTAAAATATCACCTATGTTACAAAATTTATCAGTCATAGGCTCGAGTCTAAAATTATTAATAATAAAATTTGTTTTTTTAGTGTTGATACAATCAATGATTCCATATATGATAAAATATAATTGTTTCGTTAATCCAGAAGAAATTGACGAAGGTTCTAAAAAAAGAAGTTTACTTGTATTTACATTATTCGTAACATTCATATTATTCCTAATATTTTTAATATAGTTAGTAGTATGTTAATTTATTTAAATAATAAATATGTGAAATATATTATATGAATATATGAATGAATATATGAATGAATATATGAATGAATATATGAATGAATATAATTTTAAATAAATAAGAAGTTAAAAATAATAATTATTATAATATAAATAAATGGATACTTGTATAAATGGCATATTATATCGTGTAAACGAAGGAGAATTTATAAAAATTATAAATGAAGAGTATTGTAATTTAAATATTAGAAGTGACGTTGGGGATAAAGAGAGATTGATATCTCTTATAAAAGAGATTTCTTCAACATTTCGTATAAATAATTCATTTTTTTATGAACAAACGCATGGAGGGTTTATACCAATTGAATGTTCATATAACATAGATAATGTTTATATTTTTAACATAAAAAATGACAGTCACGATAATAATATAACACATAACATCGAAAAAATAAAAAGTAATCAAAATAAAAAAAATAATATAAAATTTAATAAAATAATAGACTCTGATATTAAAAATATTGTAGGAGACAGTATCATATTTTCAAAAAAATATGAAGATATTGATATTGAATTGATAAGAAATACTATTCCATTTATTATTACGTCTTATAAAGAAGATGTAGTAGATGTAGATGTATATGTAGATTTAAGCACGGATGTAGTTTTACAAGTAAAAGAAGATAACATAATAACACGTAACTACAAAAATATATTAAAAATAACAAATACAGACTTATATTTATATATACCAAACAATAAATATGACGAGTTTGTAAATAATTTTCATTACTATCTTACGAAAGAAGGTCTATTAGACTATGATAATTTAAACCACTTATGTATTATGGTAAAAAATGGAGGAGACCAATTTGAAAATATGCTACTAGAAAATATAAATTATTTTGATAGATGGACAATTTTAGATACAGGAAGTAGTGATAATACAGTTGATATTATAAATCGTGTTCTAGTGGGTAAGAAAAAGGGTAACTTGTATGAAGAACCATTTATAAATTTTAGAGATAGTCGAAACAGATTGCTTGATTTGGCGGGGTCTTCGTGTAAATTTATAACTATGTTAGATGACACGTATATAATTAAAGGAAATTTACGCAAATTTTTAAATTGTGTGCGTGGTGATCAATACTCATCATCCTTCACGCTTTTTATACAAAGTGATGATACTATATATGGTTCAAATCGTATTATAAAAAGCAATAGTGGTCTTCGTTATATTCATAGAATACACGAGGTAATAACAGATAAAAATAATATTAACATAGTAATTCCTAAAGAAGTTTCATTTATAGAAGATAAAAGATTTGATTATATGGAGAAAAGAACTCTTGATAGGAAACAGTTAGATTTAAAATTATTGTATGAAGAAGTATCAGAAAATCCAAATGATCCTAGAGCATATTATTATTTAGCACAGACATATAATGTTTTAGAAGAGTATGAAAAAGCGCTTCATTATTTTAAAAAACGTGCCGAGTTTACAAATTCCGGTTTTAATCAAGAAAGAATAGATGCTTTATTTGAAGCGGCACGTATAATGAATTTTAAACTAAATAAACCATGGGATGAATGTGAAGAAATGTATAATATATGTTATACAGCAGACCAGTCGCGACCTGAGGCATTATATTTTATAGGAATTCATTACTATTTAGAAAATTACATTGATATAGCATATAATTATTTTAAAAAAGCATTTGAAGTAGGTTTTCCTATTCATTGTCAATATTCATTAAAACCGACTCTAAGTTTTCATTTTTTGCCAAAATTTCTATGTAAAATTTGTTATGATATGAATGATTATAGCTTAGGTAAAGCAGCTGCTGAATTATTTTTAAGCAATAATACAGCAAATGATGATTCTTATAATGAAGTGTTCTCGTGGTATAAAATATATGAAAAATTAACAGTAAATGCTGAAACAGTAAATTTAAAAGTTCCTGAAAAGCCAATATTATGTTTTCACGCCGATGGTGGTTTTAATAATTGGTCGGGTAGCAGTATACTTACAATTGGCGTAGGAGGATCCGAGACGTATATAATTGAAATGGCAAGATATATACAACGGTCTGGTGTATTCAACGTATATGTATTTTGTAACTGCGCTGAAGAAGAAAATTTTGAGGGGGTTGTATATAAACCATTAAACGATTATTACCTTTTTATAAAAAATAACTATATTCATACGTGTATTGTCAGCAGATATTCAGAATATTTGCCGGTTACATTTAAAGGTTATACTGAAAATGTATATCTTGTAGTTCATGATCTAACTACAACTGGTATAGTTATACCGGTCGACAAAAAGTTAAAAAAAATATTCTGTCTAACTGAATGGCACGTTTCATACTTTACTAATATTTTTACTTCTCTTAAAGATATCACTGTTCCTTTTTATTATGGTATTGATTTTGAAAAGTTTAAAGTAGAGTCAGATACAACAGTAACAAAAAAACAAGAGTATAAATTTATATATTCTTCATTTCCAAATAGAGGATTGTTACCATTACTTCAAATGTGGCCAAAAATATATGAATATCAACCATTAGCGTCACTACATATTTATTCCGATGTTAATGGTGAATGGGTAAATAGTGTTGAAAAAGAAATGATGGAGGAAATTAGAAATTTAATGAAAAACTATGATGTAGACAGCAATAAAATGAATATATATTATTATGGTTGGGTAAATAAAAATACTCTTGCTAAGTCTTGGATAACTGCGGATATATGGTTTTATCCTTGTACATTTATGGAGACATTTTGTTTAACTGCGCTTGAAGCAGCAATAACAAAAACGTTGGTTATAACAAATGATCTGGCGGCATTACAAAATACGGTAGGAAATAGAGGAGTAATTATTAAAGATAATCCTTATAACGCGGTATGGAAAGAAGAGGCACTTCGTAAAATAAAGAAATATTTAGATCCTGTGAATAAAAAAATGAAGAATGATTTGATAGAGCGAAACTATTTATGGGCTTCTAAAATGTCATGGGATAGTCAAGCTAAAAAACTATTAGATGAATATATTTTACAAGAAACATTGGAGTATAAGGGAATGTATAACTGGACAAATGATATTCCATTTAATAGTAAAAAAATTTTTCTAGATGTTATACAATATTTTAAAGATAATTACTATAAAATAAAAAATGATGAAGTGATAAATATTCTAGAAGTTGGAAGTTATACAGGAATATCTTTAATAAATATTGTAAAAGAAATACCAAATTCTATTGGTGTTGGACTAGATAAATGGGAAGACTACATCGAATCTAATAGAAATAGTAATAATAACGGTAGCGGTAATAATAAAGTAGATATTTTATTTAATATTCATCACCTTGGGGTTAAAGATTCTTTTTATAAAAATATTGCGACAGAAGGTCTTGAAGATAAAATAACTGGTATAAAAGGAGACTCGTATGAAGTATTATCCAATATGATAACAGATAATAAAACATTTGATTTTATTTACATTGATGGTAGCCACTTAGCATTTGACTGTTATTCTGACCTGATACTATCATGGAAAATACTAGAAAAAGGGGGTATAATGGCAGTGGATGATTACTTATATAATAAAAATAATTTTTTGAGTTCACCATTCGAAGGAGTAAATCATTTCTTAAAAAAGTTTGAAAGTGAAATAAAAATATTACATAAGGACTACCGTGTATTTTTAGAAAAAGTTATAACTTAAACGCCAATAGTTTCACTAGAATTGTTACTATTTGAGGGTTCTATGGTATTTGTTGAATCGGTGTTATTTTCCACATTTGGTGTTTCTTCAACATCAGGAGCAATAAATTCTTCACCATTCCATATTGAACCTTCAACAACTCTCGAATCATATTCCATAAATTTATGATTTGGAGACTGAAATATTTTTAATAGTAACTCCCATTCCGGTAAAAAAACTTGCATACAACCTACATGTATTCCAATATTAGATATATTTGCGACAACAACATTATCTATTAAACAAAGTATATTTATTTGTTTGAATTCATCTGTTGCGTTTTCCATACGAATCATTGATGGGAATAAACTTTTCATATTTGTATACTATATTCAAATAATATTTTTAAATAATATTTTTAAATAATATTTTATTTTATTACTAATAATATTGCAAAGTTCTCGTTGTTATCGCAACTCTAACATAAACCGTCTGAGGATTAGCCCATGTTGTAAAACTAGACTCGGGGCGACCTCTTACGACTACTCTTCCAGCACCCGAAGCATTATCATACCCGAGAGATTGACCTGACCAGAGTAATGACCTATATGTTGTTCCAACATTATTTGACCATGGGGATTGTAATCCTGTCAACAAGGCACCTAAAGCACTTGTGCTTGTTCCACTAAAGTATGTAACAAATGCTCTACTTGTTGTGCAAATAGTGATTGAAGAACTATTTGTAGTCGCAAAAACTGTAAGCGAATTTATTCTTACATTACCATCAGGAATACTATATAATACACCCGAACTATATGTTCTCGAAGCAACTGAAACAGTACTTGTTTGTGTTGTGCTATTCGCTTCAGTATAATAGGGAACAAGAGCTGGTGTTAGATAATCGACAGTAGAACTCTGCACACCATAACCATCATTATTAAATGTAATAACATATACATAATATGTAACACTCGCACCTGTAAGAAAGTATTGAGAACCCTGAAAAAAATTTTGTTGATAAATGGAATAAACATTGCCGGTTTGTCCTACAGCACTTGATGGAGTAACAAATAAAACTCCGGGACCGCCACTATAATTTTGAACATAACTAGAATAGGATCCTAATTCTTCATACGGATTACTATATATGTATACTTGAGTATAACTATAGTCAACGCAAGCGGTTGGATTAATAGTTATTGTTAGCGGTCTTCTATATGGGTCGGATATAGTTGGATAACCAGATTGTATTGTAACTGAACAACTTGGTGCTGCAAATGTAGGAACAGTGCCTGACGATACTCCTGAATATGAACCGGTTCCTATACCATTTACAGCAGCAACTCTTCCTATGTATGTATTTCCATTAAAAACTATGTTATTCCCAGACCATGTGTAACTAGTTGAAATCCCAACAAGTATAGCTGTCGACCAGCTATTTCCACCATCGGTTGAATTTTGAACATAATATCCAGTAATAGGACTTCCGCCATCATTTGTCGGTGCAGTCCAATTTATAGCAAATGACTTATCACCAGAAGAAGGCGCACCAATAGTAGGAGCATCGGGAGAAGAACCGGACCACGTTATATCACATACAGGCGTATTTAAAGTATTTCCTGTAATAATATCTGTTACAATACAATAAACACTTGTTATTCCTACAACACTTGATCCCGTAAATGTAGTTGTGGAATCAGTAGGGTTTGTAATTGTGCATCCTGTACCAGACGATACCCATAAATATGTATATGTCCCTCTTCCACCCGATACGCCTACACTTAGTGGTGATGTAGTTTCATTTGCCAATGCGCTTAATGTTGTTTCAGATATACCTGTTCTTAGTGCTATCATCATATTTCCAAAAAATGCTGACATTTTCAGTAAATATATAGTTATATTTATTTTATTTATATAAATATAATATTTAATTTATACCTACACAAATGTGCTATAAAAATATACTAGAATTTTTATTCATTTAAATTTACAAAAGTCCCCAAGTTATTGCTCTAGTTGTTGTAACAGAACCACCACTATTAAAAAATACTTCATTATACTTATCCTATCGTCCAGTTGATTGTTCCAGAACCAGATGCTTCTGTTAAAACAGAGTCTCTAATAGTTACTGTGCAAACAAAATTAGTATTAACACTGACTTGTTTATTAACAACTGCGGAATTTACACTAGTAGCACCAAATATTCCTGAACCACTATTTTTTACCCAACTTACTAGTGTATATGGTGGAACGCCTCCAGTAATTGTTGTCGGCATTGTTTGTGTCGTGGTTCCCGCAGCACCTATAAATGGTAAAGAAACGGATAATGGAGCCGTTATCGTAAGCACCGGACTTGTTATAGTTCCTGTATAGTTTACTGTTCCAGAACAACTTAATGAATAACTTCCAGCAGTGCTGGCGGTTAAAGATGTAGGAGAATAAGTTGCACCCGATGGTGTAACGGAACCGGAACTAACTGCTATTGTATATGATGTTCCGGCAGTTCTACTTTGAGCGGTAGTAAATGATACACCATTTAATGTAAAAGACATACCAGTTATTGGAGCACGACTAATAACAAAACTGCCTGTAACGGAACCAAGAACGTAACCAGAACCTGGAGTAACAGTAATCTGTGATGAGGTGTATGTTCCTGCATTAATAAATTGAGAGGGATTTCCTGTAGGTACCGGAGTTGCTGGTGTTCCAGTAAGAGTATAAGACTGGGCAAGAGTGTTATATGTTACTGGACCACCACCTATTACTACATTTTGAGACACAGGCACAGCAGTCCATGTTATACCACAAGTAGGTGTATTCAATGTATTTCCTGTAATAGTATCTGTTATAGCACAATAAACACTGGTATTTCCTGCAGTACTTGAGCCAGTAAATGTAGTTGTAGCAGCAGTAGGAGTTGTAATCGTGCATCCAGTTCCAGATGACGTCCATAAATAAGTATATATTCCTCTACCACCCGAAACACTTGCTGTCACGGATGACGTTGTTGCGTTTGCTACAGCGCTTAATGTTGTTGCGGATATACCTGTTCTTAGTGCTATCATCATATTTCCAAAAAATGCTGACATTTATTTTATATTATTTAAAGCTAAAATAAATGTTACTAAAATTCGTATAATATTTAAGAAAAGGTTGAACCTGAAATGAAATATTGAGTTCCATCATAAGCGAAAGTTAATACTACGTATCTAGTTGCCCCGGTGGTCATAGCAGTTGTTGAAATTGTTGTAAAGTTTGATCTTTGTCCGGATAATGAAGGTCCATTAAATGTCCAAGTAGTTGTACCTCCACCATTACAAGTTAATTGTATAACAAGAGTATATTGACCGCCTGTAATACCACCCGACAATGAGTAAGTATTTATTGTTTGTGTTGTTGTATTTGTTCCTATAAAAGTGACTGTATAATTAGTAACAGATGAAAAACTATTATTAAAATTAACCGTTAATGTTTGATTTGCATTAGCAAGAGGAATTGATGTAGGTAATCCACTAGGACTTGCTGCAGCATTTTGATTATAATATGTAATTTCGGATGTAGTAGTATTATAGCCAAGAGCTGTGGTTTGTGTTACATTTCTAATTGGAGCAATATATGTGGCATTTGCGGTTGCACCTGTAACAGATGTAAAATTTTGTGCATTTAAAACAATCGTGCTTGTTGCTTGATTCGTTTGTCCTGCGTTGTATCCGATAGCTATTGAAAATGACCCCTGATTTGCTGAACCGGCATTACCTCCAATTGCGATAGCATATGCGTTTTGTGATGTTGAACCAGAATTTGTTCCAATAGCGATAGAGTTACCAGATGGAGTTCCACTACTATAACCCTGGCTTATTCTACCAGCATTATATCCAATTGCTATACAAATTCCTGCCTGGTTTAGGTTACCTGCTGTGTCACCGATCGCTATAGAACGAAACTGTGATCCTATGTGAGCACCTTGATTTTGAAGCCCAGCTTCATTACCTATTGCTATACTGTTTAACAATTGTTGTGAACTGCCTGCTAGATAACCAATCGCAATAGCGCCTGTTTGTTGAGCTGTTCTACCGGCTGAATTACCAATTGCTATAGCGTTAATACCTTGACCAGTGGTAGCACCTGCTGTAATGCCCAATAATCCGGCATTAACACCAATAGCGATAGCACCGGATTGTTGGCCTGTCTGTCCTGCTGCGTTACCAATCGCTATGGCATTAGTTCCCTGTGAAACTCCACCAGCTAATATTCCAATAGATATTGCGGCACTTCCTTGTGCTGTTCTTCCTGCTTCACTTCCTATTGAAATACCATAACGTCCTTGTGTAAGAGCACCTGCTAATAGACCAATTGAAATAGCTTGACTACCTTGAGCAGTTTCTCCTGATTCAGAACCTATTGCTATGCTTTGATTACCTTGTGTAGCGCGTCCAGACCTTTCTCCAACAGCTACACAACCAGTTCCTTGAAACGTAGCACCGGCTTCATACCCAATTGCCACCGCGAATGTTCCTTGATTTGTTTTTCCTGCGATCCATCCCAAAGCGACTGAACCAGCACCTTGTAGTGAATAGCCAGCCTGCCATCCGATAGCAATAGCTCGTGAAGCCTGCCCCGTTTGACCTGCTGTTATACCAATCGCAATACAATCAGAAGCTTGACTATTTTGACCGGCTTGATTACCTATTGCGATTGAACCAGAACCTTGGTTATTTTGACCTGATAAATTTCCAATCGCAATACCATTTGTCCCTTGACCGGTTCCTCCAGCCGTGTTACCAATCGCAATAGAACCAGAACCCTGTAATGTTCTACCTGCTTCGGAGCCAATTGCGACAGCACTAGTTCCCTGACCTGTTCCTCCTGCTGTGTTACCAATTGCTATAGCGTTATTACCTAGCTGATTTGTTGCGCCGGCAAAGTTTCCAATAGCAATTGAGTTAATAGCTGTTTGTGCTGACAATCCGGCATTAAAACCAATCGCAATTGATCCAGACCCTTGATTTGTTCTACTACTATTTGTTCCAATCGCAATAGCATTTACCCCTTGCGAAGCTTGTGCTGCTTGAAACCCGATTGCTATACCGGCTGACTGTTGAGATATTTGACCAGCAGTTGAACCAATCGCAATAGCATTTACTGCTTGAACAGTAAAACCCGCTTGAAATCCAATTGCTATACCTGCCGATTGTTGAGAAACGCTGCCGGCTGATATTCCAATTGAAATAGCATTTGTCCCTTGTGTTCCTGCCCCAGAAAGATGCCCTATTGCTATAGCGCCTGTGCGCTGAAGACTAATTCCGGCACTATTACCAAGAGCTATAGCATTTGTTCCTTGTAGAAGGTTTCCAGCATTTGCGCCAATAGCTACGGCAAATTCTCGTTGTCCTTGATTTGCTGAATTAAGACCAATACCAATACCACCTTGTTGTTGCCCTGTGTATCCTGAATTATTTCCAAAAGCTATAGCATTTTGTCCCTGATTTAATCGCCCTGATTGATAACCAAGAGCTATCGCAAACGTTCCTTGAGAAGCATTACCTGATTCATACCCCATAGATATTGCGTTAGTTCCCTGTGTAAATTGTCCTGATAAATAACCCATAGCTATTGAAAAGTTTCCCTGCTTATATTGTGCAGCTCCAGTTCCTATAGATATACCAAAAAGACCTTGACTTTGTATTCCTGATGAAGCACCAATGGCAATAGCATTACCTTGCTGAGAATTTTGACCTGATTGATAACCAATAGCAATAGAGTTAACACCTTGATTGGTTCTTCCTGATTCATTTCCAATTGAAATACTATATTGTCCTTGACTATATTGAGCAGCTGATTGACCAATAGCCACACAATATGCTCCTTGATTCGTATTACCTGTTAAATAGCCGACTGAAATAGAATAAGAATTTTGACTATAACGTCCGGCTTCGTATCCTATTGCTACAGAATATGTTCCTTGAGAACTTTCACCTGATTGTCTACCTATTCTAACCCTATCACTTCCAATAGTCCATTTATCGGTAATGTCGTTCCAGTATAAATAGTCAGCCCAATAATTTCCTGGAGCAATAGGAGCCGAATAAGGTCCATTTGCTAGCAACCAAGCAGCATCAAGAGTATCATAAATTAAATGTATTGTTTCGTCATAATAGTCAGAAGTTATTGAAGATATTGTTCCTCCTACTGGGTCTGAAAATGTTCCATTAACTGTTAAAGTTCCAATAGGAGGTATTATCATAGCCATATTGTTCAAAAGTGTTGTTGTTGTAGGAAAAGTTGTAGAAAAACTACCGCCTAAATAACGATACGTTTGAGTTAATGATAAACTATTTGACAATACAGCGTAGACTGTTGGTCCAGAAGTTCCATAATAGCTGGCATTTAAAACTTGAGAAAAAGTCAGTGTTCCAGGATTAATGCTCGCAACACCTGCTAATGCTAATAAACCAGTATTAGATGCTGTAAATGATCCACCAACAAAAACTTCATTTATTGTTGAATTAAAGTATAAATTATAAACAGTATTATTTAACCCAATATCGGAAGTATATGTTATTTGTGACCATGTTGAAGATACCCACCTTCCGACGTAGTTTAATGTATAACCGCTTGTCGTGCTAAGAAATTGACCTCCAACATAAATATCTGATAAATTAGCAGGAGCTAATGTTAAAACATTTCCACTTAATCCGTATGTAGAGTTATATAGAATTGGTTCCCAATATCCATTTGTCGGAGACAAACCTACCCACTTAACGATATTATTAACAGAATTTGGATCACTGCCAACGGTAGATAATGATCCTCCAACATATAAATCAGATCCTAAATACGCAAGAGCTTTAACTGAATCACTGCCAGTTGGAAATCCATTACTTGTATAATATAATTGATTCCAACTGTTTGTATACCATACAGAACCACTAAATGTTAATGAACCATATGTTATATTATTTACAGGTGTTGAAGAAGTGACACTAGTAATAGTTGTAAATGAACCACCTATAGCTACATCAAAATTAGCAGTGGAAGGATTTGTATAATTTGTAATTGAAAATACTGCTCCATCAGTTCCATCGCCAAAATTTGGAAATGATAAATTATTCCAGGAACCACCGCCTCCTGGATTCCATTGCGCTACATTATTTTGTGCGTTTGGGCCCATTTGAGTAAAAGAACCACCTATCCACAAATCACTAATGATGGGGTTAAATGACAACGTATAAACAGGACCTGTTCCATTGGTTCCTGGATTTGTGGCATCCATTTGAAACCAAGACATTCCAATTAATGGATAATACGCTATATTATATAATACTCTAACGGCGTCTAGATCATTAATAAAATCACCACCAGCATAAACATACCCATTACTATTATCAATTGCTATTGCTCTTACAGTATTATCAAGAGCACCTCCAGGCGTAACGGCATTCCCTAAAATAGCCCATTGAGTAAAACCAGCACTAATTGCGTAATAACCAATATATTTTGTAGGAATTGAACCAGTGCCGTTACCATCCCAAGAATTACTGAAACTTCCGCCTGCTATTAACAAATTTGGATTACCCGACCACGTGCAAAATTCAAGAGCATATACAGGACCATCAAAACCTGTTTGAGAAGTAGTATTACTTGGTGTATTTAAATTAAAATATATAGGATACCAATTACCAGTATAAGGGTTTGGAGCTGAATTAAATACAGCAATATTACCGACTTGTGTAACGCCGCCACTATCAACATCACTAAATGATCCACCCACAAACACAAAATTCGGCCATGTGGTAGTCGTTTTAATAGCATAAACATCTCCTCCAGCGCCTTCTCCTCCGACTCCTGTAAGAGCATACCATTGTGAGCCATCCCAATAAGATATACGAGATGTTGCTGTTCCACCAGAAAAAGTGAATGAACCTCCTACATAAATTCCTCCCCCACCAGAATGATTTAATTGAATACTTTGAACTGTTCCATTTACACCATTTACGCGGGTAGTTGATTCTATTAGACCATACCAAGTATTAGTAGTTAAATCATATCTTGCGATATTATTTGCTTGAACACCTCCTGCTACGTATGTAAAACTACCACCTACATATATACAACTATTACCTGGATCGTATTCCATTGCGTAAACTATTGAACTTGTTCCTTGTGATAATCCTGTAAAACCATAAAATACATCACTTATTGGATCGTAAGCAGCTATTTTATTTAAAGTAACGCCCGATCCACTTGTAAAATCACCACCGACTGCTACAAATTGTGATGATCCACCGGGAATATATTTTGTTATTGCGTTAACATTGTTAATACTTAACCCAATATTTATTGTTAAACCAAACTGAGATCCCATCGTCTGCCAAGCACCACTAGAATAATATGAAATATAATTTAAAGTTGTTAATGTTGCTGATGTAGAAAATGAACCACCGGCATAAATTCTACTAGATGTTGAATCATAAAATAAAGACAAAACATCTCCAGTTGTAAATCCACCGGCTAGTGTATTCGTGACTGTTAAGCCATCGCTAGAAGCTTGCGCGACGGAACCTACTGATGTTGATAAAGGACCTGCTGTTGTAAAATTACCTCCAAAATATATATTATTTGTTGAAGACTCTATGCTTAAAGAATAAACTGTTGATGAACCTCCACTAACACCACCGCTTGTAGATGCTACGTTTCGTGGATAAGGGGCATAAAATGTTTGCCCTGTTGTATGGTTTACTAAAGTTAATTGTTGATTAGAAGCACCTGCAGGTAAAGTATAAGGCGTGTAAGTTATATATAAAACTTCTGGTATATAAGTCACTTCATATGTAGTAGGATTATAATGAACATAATTTGAATAAGAAGCGTCTGGTATAATTAATGTTCCATCGGCGTCTCTAAATTCTTTAATGACGGTTGTGTTTGCGCCGGCTCCAGCTGTTGAAAATCCAATTACATTTTCATTATTATTAGAACTAGTAGTATTGTATCCTATAACAATTGAATTATCGTTGCCAATAGAGGATGATTGCCCTCCGATCACTGTATTATAACTTCCTAATGTTGAATTACCTGTATTTGAACCAACAATAGTATTATAAACACCTGTTGTAAGATTTACTCCCGTATTAGAACCAACCGCAGTATTATTAAACCCGTATGTCACGCTTATTAAAGATTCGGCACCTACTGCTGTATTATAACCAAATGAACCAGTTCCTCCACTTTGTAACGATTGATACCCCACGGCAGTATTATTTAAATATGTTCCTGTAGTGCCTGGTAAATTACTAAGAGCATAAGCTCCTAAGTTTAAGTTTGTTTCACCTAAATATGTTGAGTCTGTTCCAATTACCCACGTTGAACCATCCCATACTAAGTATTGGCCTTCGATATTTGCTGCTATTAATGGTCCTGCAGGGCCTGTTGCTCCGGTAGCACCTACTGCTCCGGTAGCACCTACTGCTCCGGTAGCACCTACTGTTCCGGTAGCACCTACTGCTCCGGTAGCACCTACGACTCCTGTAGCACCTACTGCTCCGGTAGCACCTACGACTCCTGTAGCACCTACTGCTCCGGTAGCACCTACGACTCCTGTAGCACCTACGACTCCCGTAGCACCTACTGCTCCGGTAGCACCTACTGCTCCGGTAGCACCTACTGCTCCGGTAGCACCTACGACTCCGGTAGCACCTACGACTCCTGTAGCACCTACGACTCCTGTAGCACCTACGACTCCTGTAGCACCTACGGCTCCTGTAGCACCTACGGCTCCTGTAGCACCTACGGTTCCGGTAGCACCTACGACTCCTGTTGCGCCTACAGCCCCAGTATGTCCTGTAGCTCCTGTTGCGCCTCTTGCGCCTGTAGCACCTACAGCTCCAGTAGCACCTACAGCTCCGGTAGCACCTACGGTTCCGGTAGCACCTACAGCTCCAGTAGCACCTACAGCTCCGGTAGCACCTACGGTTCCGGTAGCACCTACAGCTCCGGTAGCACCTACGACTCCTGTAGCACCTACAGCTCCGGTAGCACCTACAGCTCCGGTAGCACCTACGGTTCCGGTAGCACCTACAGCTCCGGTAGCACCTACGGGTCCGGTAGCACCTACAGCTCCGGTAGCACCTACAGCTCCGGTAGCACCTACGGTTCCGGTAGCACCTACAGCTCCGGTAGCACCTACGGTTCCGGTAGCACCTACAGCTCCGGTAGCACCTACGGTTCCGGTAGCACCTACAGCCCCTGTATGTCCTGTAGCACCTGTTGCGCCAACAGCTCCGGTATGTCCTGTTGCGCCTACAGCACCAGTATGTCCGGTTGCGCCGGTTGCGCCAACAGCTCCGGTATGTCCAGTTGCTCCGGTTGCTCCAACAGCTCCGGTATGTCCTGTTGCTCCCGTGGCACCTACGGCTCCGGTATTTCCTGTTGCTCCTGTAGCACCAACAGCTCCGGTATGTCCTGTTGCTCCGGTTGCGCCAACAGCTCCGGTATGGCCTGTTGCTCCGGTTGCGCCAACAGCTCCGGTATGGCCTGTTGCTCCGGTTGCGCCAACAGCTCCGGTATGTCCAGTTGCTCCGGTTGCTCCAACAGCTCCGGTATGTCCTGTTGCTCCCGTGGCACCTACGGCTCCGGTATTTCCTGTTGCTCCTGTAGCACCAACAGCTCCGGTATGTCCTGTTGCTCCGGTTGCGCCAACAGCTCCGGTATGTCCTGTAGCACCAACAGCTCCGGTATGTCCTGTTGCTCCGGTTGCTCCAACAGCACCAGTATGTCCTGTTGCTCCCGTTGCTCCAACAGCTCCGGTATGTCCTGTTGCTCCCGTGGCGCCTACGGCTCCGGTATGGCCTGTAGCACCTGTTGCTCCTACAGCTCCGGTATGTCCTGTAACACCTGTTGCGCCAACAGCACCTGTATGTCCTGTTGCTCCCGTGGCACCTACGGCACCAGTATGTCCTGTTGCTCCTGTTGCGCCAACAGCACCTGTATGTCCTGTTGCTCCCGTGGCACCTACGGCTCCGGTATGTCCTGTTGCTCCCGTGGCGCCTACGGCTCCGGTATGGCCTGTAGCACCTGTTGCTCCTACAGCTCCGGTATGGCCAGTTGCTCCTGTTGCTCCTACAGCTCCGGTATGTCCTGCTGCTCCTGTAGCACCTACGGCTCCGGTATGTCCAGTAGCACCAGTTGATCCAACAGCTCCAGTATGACCAGTTGCTCCTGTTGCTCCTACAGCTCCGGTATGTCCTGCTGCTCCTGTAGCACCTACGGCTCCGGTATGTCCTGTTGCTCCCGTGGCGCCTACGGCTCCAGTATGACCAGTTGCTCCTGTTGCTCCTACAGCTCCAGTATGACCTGTTGCTCCCGTTGCTCCAACAGCTCCGGTATGTCCTGTTGATCCCGTATGCCCAACAGCTCCGGTATGTCCTGTTGCTCCCGTGGCACCTACGGCTCCGGTATGTCCAGTTGCTCCGGTTGCTCCAACTGCTCCGGTATGTCCAGTTGCTCCGGTTGCGCCAACTGCTCCGGTATGTCCAGTTGCTCCTGTTGCGCCAACAGCTCCGGTATGTCCAGTTGCTCCTGTTGCGCCTACGGCTCCGGTATGTCCTACTGCTCCTGTAGCACCTACGGCTCCGGTATGTCCAGTAGCACCAGTTGATCCAACAGCTCCAGTATGACCAGTTGCTCCTGTTGCTCCTACAGCTCCGGTATGTCCTGCTGCTCCTGTAGCACCTACGGCTCCGGTATGTCCAGTAGCACCAGTTGATCCAACAGCTCCGGTATGTCCTGTTGCTCCCGTGGCACCTACGGCTCCGGTATGTCCTGTAGCACCTGTTGATCCTACGGCGCCTGTATGTCCTGTAGCGCCGGTTGCTCCAACAGCTCCGGTATGTCCTGTAGCACCCGTTGCTCCAACAGCTCCAGTATGTCCCGTTGCTCCTGTTGCTCCTGTTGCGCCTACAGCTCCGGTATGTCCTGTAGCACCCGTTGCTCCAACAGCTCCGGTATGTCCTGTTGCGCCAGTATGTCCAACAGCACCAGTTGCGCCAGTATGTCCTGTTGCTCCCGTAGCACCTGTATGTCCAACAGCTCCGGTATGTCCTGTTGCGCCTGTTGCGCCAGTATGTCCAACCGCTCCGGTATGTCCTGTAGCACCTGTAGCACCAGTATGTCCAACAGCTCCAGTATGTCCCGTTGCTCCTGTTGCGCCAGTATGTCCAACCGCTCCGGTATGTCCTGTAGCACCTGTAGCACCAGTATGTCCAACAGCACCTGTATGTCCTGTAGCACCTGTAGCACCGGTATGTCCGACAGCGCCTGTATGTCCTGTTGCTCCCGTTGCTCCAACAGCTCCGGTATGACCTGTTGCTCCCGTTGCTCCAACAGCTCCGGTATGTCCTGTTGCTCCCGTTGCTCCAACAGCTCCGGTATGTCCTGTTGCTCCCGTATGCCCAACAGCTCCGGTATGTCCCGTAGCACCCGTAGCGCCTACGGCACCTGTATGTCCTGTTGCTCCTGTATGTCCAACCGCTCCAGTATGTCCTGTTGCTCCTGTAGCGCCGACAGCTCCGGTATGTCCTGTTGCTCCCGTACGCCCAACAGCTCCGGTATGTCCTGTAGCACCCGTATGTCCAACAGCTCCGGTATGTCCGGTTGCTCCCGTGGCACCTACAGCTCCGGTATGTCCCGTAGCACCCGTAGCGCCTACGGCTCCGGTATGTCCTGTAGCGCCAACAGCACCGGTAACTCCTGTTGCTCCAGCCGGACCAACATTATTAACAATAAGTATCATATCTTCTTGGTCAAAAAAATTCCAAGTAAATGATGGCGGAACTAATGGTTGTATAGTCCATTCGACGTATCCGGGTCCTGCAGGTGTTGGAACCCCTATTACATTCCATATTTGATATTTAGAAGAGTCTAATTTTGATTGTAATATGATTTGATCACCGGCGTTTACTAAAGTAAGTAAAATACTAATATTAGCTAGATCATCATCTATATTTGATACATATAAAGTAGTAGCATTATTTTGATCAATTTCCCACTGATTCCACATAATATGCCCCAATGATGGAGGTGGTGTAGTTATAGGATTTGGAGAATTTGTTGTTTCTGCTTTATAATTATAATAAGAACTTGACTGACCTTTTGGTCCTTGTATACCAGTTGCTCCCTGAGGACCCGTTACTCCCGTAGCTCCTCGAATACCAGTAGCTCCTATAGTCCCCGTCACTCCTTGTATACCAGTAGAACCTTGAGGACCGGTTGATCCTTTTGTTCCTGCAGATACATTATCTCTATATGTCCTTATATAACCTAATGTTGAGGTATTCGTAACTCCAGACATATATATAATTATACAATACAAAATAATAATATAATTATATACAAATTTTAACATAATAATAATGATTAAGGCGTCATTTCAACAAATTATTATCCCCCTTAGATAGGGAATGGTCTCTGATTTTTCTCTATAACAAGTGGCGTTGGCATAATAAGCGGCAATCTATCAAAAAATGAATATTCAGGCAACTTTTTCAACTGAGGGACGACGGGTGCTTGTGGATCAACAAGATTTGTAGAATTGATGCCAAATAACGACGATTCAATATCTACGGAATTCTTTGAAAAAGATTCACGAGACATATAAGTCGGTAAATATCCTATCTCTGGTAAAGCATCGACATACGCTTTCCCATTTTGTGCGTTTACATAAGTTACATGGGTAAAAATACCTCTAAAATCTCGTTGTTGTAAACAATAATCACTTTTTGTATTTTTATTTTGTGTAGAAGCCATATGAATAGTATAATATATTATACAGTATATAATATTTTAAATTTTAAATTATTTTTATTTTTTAGATATTTCATCAATTAATAATTTTTTATGTTTTATAAATATTTCGTGTGATTTTTTATTTATATCATTACTTTCTCCGCACGATATATCGTCAGACAATAAATGCGTCAAACAAGCGTGAAACAGATTAAATGTATGAAATGAAAAAAGAAACTGTAATACGATATCGTGATTTTTATTATTGTTATTATCACATATATAATGAAAATGCGATTCTAATATTTCTATAAAATCAGCGTTATTTTTTAATTTTTCATATATATATTCAAGTGTTTTCATAATTTTATCGGAATCATATTCTTTCAATCCAAACGCATATAAGTATTCATGGCGATAAATCGTATCTTGATCATCTTCGTCATTGTGTAATTTATATGTACATAAAAATGTAGTATTATACATATAAATATATGAATTAAATCGTGTTATTTTTAATATATTTTATCTGGAATATATTTATCTTGAATTTTATGAGCTACAAGAGTTGTATCTAGTTTCACGCTCAAGTTCACGAGAAGGAATTCCACCACGAATCCAGCCATTTGCCGCAACACCTTCAACTAAATTTGAAGGATTTGTAATAGTAGCAGCAATTGATGGGATAAGAGGATACATTTCGTGGTTTACAAAACATACCTCAGAAGTAGGGTTAACGCTCTTCTTGTTAATATTGTAGTCACCTTGCCACAATCTTGACTCGACAAGTGGGTTGGCCTCACCTTTTCCGAGGAAAGGAACAGTCTTAAAAGGTCGTTCAAACAAGCTAATACGGCACCTAGGGTGTGTCATAATTCTACCATTAAACAACTCACTGTTTGCGTCAATGTTACATCCACCCATACCCACTTGATGACTACCGGTGAAATTTACACCTGGTTGATTGGTAGCAAATTCAATAGGACGAACCATGTTACAGTCCGCTGAAAAAAAATTGTTAAGAGTGTAGTTGCTAGCATTGAGATTTTGTATATTTCTCTGATTCATACCACAACTATCATTACCAATTCTTGTTAAATTGTCGAAAACATAATCTTTTACGGTTGCCATTTGCCTATAGTATATATGTATATATATGTATATATATTTGAAAATATATTTTACTAAAAAATATTTTACTAAATAATATAAATTAATTGATATATCTATATTATTTTGTTTATTATGCCTATTATGCCTATTCTGTCTATATGTATTATCCATAACACAAAGCAATACGGAACTATTAATTGTAAGTTCCACCAATCCTTGGCTGCCATCTTCCGAGAGCAAATTCGTTTCCTTCTTTCGCTGAAACCATATCTCCAAAGCAAAAATTAGCAAATCCGCCCTGATCATTTGGAATTGTAGTATTCGGATTCGTGTAAAAATTTCTCATACTAAAATCGAAATTATAATTATCGCCTAAATCGCTAAATAATTTTTTCTTAATATATTCGCGCTGTTTATCCTTTTCATCGGAAAACATAGTATCTACAACACTATCTTTTGTATTTAAGTTAATCTCTTTTTCAACAGCGATGTTATATGAAGGTGCGGCTTCGTTGCGATTAGGGTCATAACTTATTTCAGGCAAAAGAACATTCATCATGGGGTTTGACTTATTCGGACTTGTATAGTCTGGTTTAAGCTCATTATATAACATTTCATTGATAAAACTCTCTTTTATTTTATTCTTTGCTGCTGATGAAGATGAGGATTTTGACGAAGAAGATGACTCAGCCTTTTCCTTATTTTCTTTATTTTGATTAGATTGAACATGAAACAATATAGCGAGAACAGCTAAAGTTACAACACATATTAATAACATTTTAAAATTAAGTGTTAATAAATACCCTAAAAGTGAAGCTATAATAACAAACCTGCTAATAGCATTTAATTTTTCTGTATTACTCATTTTGTCATTGGGCCATAGTTGAGTTATTTGGTTTTTATTAAATAAAATAGTGGGTTCATTTAACCAAAAAGGTGTTGGTGGCTGCTGATTCATTGTATATATATTCTTAATTATTTTTTCTTGTTCATTATTCTTTAATCATTCATTACTTTATTTTTATTATTATTCACGTTATTCCTTATTTCTTATTCTTCTTCTTCTTTTTCTTCTGCGCCACTTCGGCGTTGCCTGTCTCAGTCTGAATTATGTTGTTTTCACCCGCAGCATCACTAGTTCTTGTGCTTGTTTGTATTACAGGTCCGCTTGCCGCCATAGGTCTTGGAGTTTGTTGGATCTGTTCGCCAACTTTGAATACGGAGGTTGTAGGGCGAACTTGGGAGGGCTGGGGTTGAGCCTGCTGTTGCTGTTGCTGTTGTTGTTTCTGATGTAACTTATTAAGCATTCGCTCTTTCATTTTTGCCTGCTTCATATTTTGTTGAAAATGGCTTTGAAGAGCGCCCATATTTACTTTACCGCCTTTTCCACCAAGTCCAGCAAGACCACCTAAACCGGACATACCTAACTGATTCAACATACTTGTCAAATTGCCCATACCTGGCATGTTTTTCATGTTGCTCAATAGGTCACTTGCTTCCTGCATAATCTCGCTTTCTTTGATGTCGCCATTCTTAAACTTATCATCGAGTTTTTTGCCTACATTTTTTACCATATTCATTAACTTACCAGGATTCTTAAATAATTTCTGAAAAACATTACCCATATTTATTTTTTCAGGGTCATCCATGTCTATACCTAAATCTAAATCACCAGCTGTTTCTTCGGCAATCTCTTTCGCAAGAGAACCGATTTTACCATTTAATAATTTGGAAATGTGTTCATGAATTGTTTCTGGGTTGGGTATTTCAGTTTTTTTCTTATTATCATTTCCGGTGTCTGTTTCGGCGTCACCGGCAGCACCTGCTGAAGTGGAACCTGGGAACCCTGGAAATCCTGGGAATCCAGATAATCCGGGAAATTTTGACATGTCGATCTCACCATCTTCACCTGTCATATTCTTAAATTGTTCGGCAAGTTTTTCGAAATCTTTCATATCCATACCCATACCCATACCCATATCATTATCCATATTTGCTCCGTTGAATTTCGCATTTTCTCCCGATTTACCTGATTCACCCGAATCACTCATAAACATACTCTGCATATTCTTAAACGTCTCCTCCAACTTTGTCTTCAACTCATCTTCATTAATAGCCTCAAACAACTTAGCGGTCTCTCCAAAAGAATCGCGATCTGAAATATTAGTAATAATTGAAAACAAAATAAGTTGTAAATATTTCCAAAGCGTATTTCTTGTATTGTCGGAAATGTCAGGAGTATTCCACACCTTGACAAAATCAATATTCGGCAAAAAGTTTACATCCATTTTACTGGATTCGTCGCTACTGTTATCATGTTTAAAAATATCACCATTTTTATATAAAATATCAAAAAAACGCGCCGGATATACATCTTTACAATACATATACAACTTATTAACACCATCCTCATTAATTAGTCGCTCCGTTTTTACACCATTGCCATCATCGCTTACAACTGAAACAGTAGTAAAATATTCCTCCAAAGACTCGGAATATTCGGGGAATGTATTTGAAAAATCACTTATAAAGTCGTGTATAACTGTCTTAAACTCGTTGGGCACTGTCTCGGTTTTAATGTCATCTGACTTTGTATTCGAATCCTTTCCGGATTTATTGTTGTTAGTTTTTTTACTCATATATACTTTTATTCTATGACGTAGTATTTAAATCAAACTATACATAAATATATTTTATTATTAAAAATAAAATATATGAAAATAAATTATATAAAATATATGAAAATAAATTATATAAATAATAAAATATGTATTACAGATAATTAAAATTAACTATTTATGTCACTGGGCGTAGAGCTTTGATAGTAAACATAAATTCTGAATATATTTGAAAGATTTATCCTGGTTTTCTTTGCCCATATTTCGAATAGGCTCCCTTAAACAGTCAATATTTTTCATAATACTATCAGATGAATTAATATTTACTAAATCATTCTTATAATCTTTTTCTATAAAAAAGTTAATATTATTATCATTTATCTCTTTCTCATAGTTTGATGCGATATAACTATACCATATTTTAATAATAAGCACAGGATTCATTTTTCTAATCAAAGTTAATGCCGATTTTACTTTTTTGATAGATAAATCATTTATAAATACACTTTCAATATCATCAATAAATTCGAAAAAATGATCATTAAACGCATTCATTAATAAACTTTTATCATTACCATCTGTCATTTTAAATCACTTTGTGTATCTAAAATATATAAGATATTATTTATAAGTTATTATATTTAAATATTTTATATATAATAATTTATTTTTTATAAGTAACTATAATAATATGTTAAATAAATTTAATTGAATCTTACTTGTTTATTCTGGGAGGGCTGGGCTTGTTGGCGCATTTGGTTGCCGCCACCGCCGCCACTACCACCGCCGCCGCCCATCATTTGTAACTGTTGTTGAAACTGTTGTTGTTGCGTAAACTGTGCTTGTAGTTGCTGTTTTTGTTGTTGCTGTTGAAGCATCTGTTGTTGAGAAGGATGTTCATTTACTTTTACTTGTTTTTCCATATTAATTTGAATTTCGTTATTCCTTTGTTGTTGTAAATTCTCCAATGATACACTTCCTATTTTATCGGGTGTATAATCTTCTTTCGGAGCTTCGATGCGCATATTACTATCAATTGTAACATAGTTATATAGCTGTCTCAATCCGCCATTACCTTTTGCTGATAAATCATCACTTGTTTGATCCCAAAAACTAAAAGAATCTGAAGCAACACCAAACCCACCAATACAATCATTGTTTAAGGAAAATGGCGACGGCTCTCCATTATTATTTGTCGCTACCATATTTATTGCTACCTCGCGCGGTTGTAAATGGGACATAATTTGGTCACCATAAAGAACTTGGTGTCCTTGTTTCATAAGTAAAAGAGCGGGAACACGATTTACTTGTGGTGGCATAATGATTTTTTCACCATTTTGAAGAATAATATACCACGACCCCGTTGGTCCCTTAACCCGTTTATCGATACATAAAAAATGTAATTCTTCCTTAAGATTACTTTTTGCCAAGGTTTGTAAAATTTTTTTAGATTTTTCACAGAAATTGCTATAATATAATACGCTACTCATAATATAATATAATTGCTACAAGTATTTATTGTGTATTTAACTTATTAAATACTTTTTATATATTCTTTCTTAAATATTATTTACAACTATCGTTGTTTTAATGTGATAATTCCTTAATGTCTTATTTTATAAATGTCTTAATTTATTAATTTATGAATTACTTTAATTATTTAATAATAAAATTGATTTAATAAATTGTATTCTAATAATATAATAACAAGACTATCGCAAAAGAATCAAAGAATGGAACCACGTATTTCAAATCTTATCGAAGAGGAAGGATATCTCAAATTTACTCTTGTCAATTGTAATATGAGTATAGCAAATGCTTTGCGAAGAATTATTATATCAGATATTCCTACATTTGTTTTTAGAACATTTCCGTATAGCCAAAATAAGGCAGAGATTACACACAATACAACAAGGTTTCACAATGAAATTATAAAACAGCGATTGAGTTGTATTCCTATTCATATTGACGACATTAATTTTCCTTATCATGACTATGTTGTTGAAGTAGATATAAAAAATGACACAGACAATATTATATACGTGACTACTAAAGATTTTAAGATCAAAAATATATCATCGGGTAGATATTCTGACGAATCGGCAGTGCGAAGAATATTTCCACCGTCGCATTTAAGTGGGGACTATATCGAGTTTGCTCGTCTTCAACCCAGGCTATCTGAAAACATTGATGGCGAACGTCTTACGTTTACTTGCGGTCTTGATATTGGAAGGGCGTCGGAAGATGGCGCCTATAATGTAATAAGCACTTGCGCATACGAATGCACGCCTGATCAAGCAAAAGCCAGCGAAATGTGGGGAGAGAAAGAGAAGGCAATGAGGAAGGAAAACAAAAGCGCAGAAGAAATTGATTTTGAGAAGCGGAATTGGATGTTGCTGGAGGCAAAGAGATACAGTATACCAAACAGCTATAATTTCATAATTGAAACTGTAGGAGTTTATGAAAATATGGATATTGTAATAAAAGCGTGCGAAGTTATGGTATCAAAATGCCGGAAATTCTTATATGATTTAGAAAATGGTAATGTGCCAATTATTCAATCAGAAACAACACTTAAAAACGGTTTTGATGTTACACTTATAGGCGAAGATTATACACTTGGCAAGGTAATTGAATATTATCTTTATCAGGAACACTTCATAGCGGACAAGACATTGTCATTTTGTGGATTTAGAAAACCGCATCCACACTCAACAGATAGCGTGATACGTGTTGCTTTTCACAATCAGGTAGATAAGGTCGGAGTATCAGGATACTTTCAAGGAGCATGTGATAGCGCAATAAACGCATTTACAAAAATAGTAGAACAATTAGGTGGAGAATTATCAAAGTCGTCAAAGAGTTCAGCGCCTGTAGCTGTATCGGCGGCGGCGGCGACGGCAGCATCATCCGTTTCCAAATCTTCATCAAAATCTAGTGTAAAAGAATCAAAAGGAGCTAGTGCTTCCAGCAAAGGAAGTGGATCGGTTGTTGCGAGCACATCTAGTAAACAAAAATTATCTACAAAAAAGAGTGGAGAAGAAGAATAGAGAAGAATAGAGAAGAATAGAGAATAATAGAATAATATAATAATAGAAGATTAATGTTATAGCGATATAAGCGATATAAGTTATATATTTAGGATTTATATTTTTATAGTAAACATTATAGTAAATTTTTATACTATAATATATTTTTATAGTATATTATAATATTATTATATAGTAACATTAAATGTCATTTACTCGCTTTCACGACGACCCTTGTAGAATATGGAAACAACAACAAGAAGCAACCGATCCGGGAAAATGGAGATTAAATGTCCCCGGCAACGGTGACAAACCTTTTTATATGATGGATCCTTCTATTCGTTTACAAAAATGGGGTGCTAATTTGATGACCAATACGACGAATCTCGAAAGCTCGTTATTTGGTCTCGATCGCAACTTAACAAGAGACTGTAATCCACAGAATAATTATAAAGACGTAAATACACCAACAAGTGCTTTAGCCTATCCCTCATGTGCCCCTTTTACTGACCAGTCTCGTGTTACAAATCCGGCATGGTGGTATAGAGATTTAGAACAACCGAATTGGGATTACCTCCATTTAAATCCACAAGAAAATACTTGTATGTCATTTCAGAACAATCTTAGCACAAGAATTTTAGAAAAAGACAATTTTGTTCCGAAAGTTCCTTGTTTTAATTATAATACCATAGACATAACTCAAAAATTATTTAATAATTAAATAAAGAAAACGAAAGCAACTAAGATAAATTATATATATGTAATTTTAAAAGTTAATATATCTAAAAAATATATTACATATATATAAACATATAATTATATAAAATGGAAGTATTGGCTATACCTATAATAGCAGCAGCAGGTTTATTATACGCCACAAATGATAATAATAAAAACAAAGTCAGGGAGGGTAATGGTGTGCGCAAAAAGAAAGAAACATTTATTAGTGGCGCAGCGAGTGGAACTGGTGTTAGAGCGGGAACAAATAGTAAGTTGAATGATGTTCCTGATGATAACTATCCGAAAAATGCGATTGTTACTGATAGTTATAACAATATATACAAAGGTAATGCTGTAACTGACAAATATTATAATGACACTGTAGGTAATCGCATTCTTAAGAATAATGATCAGTTTAATAACCCATATAACACAAATGTAAATACTGGAGTGAATTCGCAGTCTGCTCTATACTCGCTAACGGGTGACGCAATAAATACAAATGATTTCGGTCATAATAATATGGTTCCTTTTTTTGGCGCAAAATTAAGGGGTAGAACTGCCGATGCAGACACACACGAGTCTATTTTAGACAGTTATTCAGGAACGGGAAGTCAAAAAATATGTAAAGAAGAACGCGCGCCTCTTTTTGCCCCACAGCCTGGAATGCAGTATACAAATGGTATGCCCAATTTTACTGATTTTTTTCAGTCACGTGTCAATCCCGGCACGCAGATGGCAAATGTAAAACCGTGGGAAGAGATACGCGTAGCTCCTGGTTTAAATCAAGGATTCACTTCTTGTGGAAGCAATGGTTTTAACTCGGGTATGGAAGCCCGCGATTTATGGGTCGATAGAAACGTGGATCAATTGCGTGTAGATACAAACCCAAAACTCACTTATAGTTTAGAAAATCACCAAGGTCCTTCCTATTCTTGGAATGTCCAGCAGCCACCCGACGCAAAGACTTACGGTCAAGTAGAAAAATTCTTGCCGGATAAATTTTTTCTTAATACCCCCGATCGTTGGTTTACGACAACAGGTTTAGAGAAAGCAGAAAGAGGGCGACCATCTGAATTATTAAAAGATCAAAGTCGTATATGTACTACCTCTGAATATTTTGGACCAAACTCAAATCTAAATGGAACAAAAGAACATGCTACTGAATATTACGAACCCGCAAAGCGTAGTAAATATGACGGAAAACCTGTTTTAAATATTTCGGCTAGAGGAAAGAATGAGCCTACAAAATTTGACTATGGTAGGGGAACTACAAGACTTCATTCTACAAATAGGTCTACAATACAACCCAGTGGATTTTTAGGAACGGCAATTAATGGTGCGTTTAAAGCAGTAGTTGCGCCTATTTTAGAAGCCGTTCGCCCATCGCGCAAAGAAAATGTTGTAGGAACTATTCGTCCATATGGTCATGTTAAAAACGCGGTATCAGCCGGTGTTACGTATAATCCTGCTGATAGAACACCTACTACTATTAAGGAAACCACGGAGAGTCTTCTTGATTTTAATCATCTCAACGTAACGCCTTTAACCGAAGGAACTGGGTATTTAGTTAATGAACAACAAGATGTATATACTCAACGTGAAACAACCGAACCAGAATATTTTGGATCATCGGGTGGTGCTACTAATCAGGGTTTTGTATCAAATTTAGCCGCAAGTAATCAGCATAATAATTTTAATAAGGTTTCAAAAGAATTTACCCCAGCGGGGAATATGGCTATGTTTAATCATATCGAAAATATTAATATTAAAAGACCAGACAAAAATAATACAGTATGTCCCTGGAATCCCGGACCAAGTGCGAATTCCGGTTTAGGTGGAATGCCGCCATCCGCAAAACAAATGGGACAACTCAGTAAAACGCCGCAGTATTATCATGAGTCTATTAACTGCGAAAGAATCCAGCCAGATATTTTAGATGCTTTTAAAAAAAATCCTTATACGCAAAGTTTACATAGTTATGTATTCCCATAAAACGTAAATTAAATTATATTCTATTATTTTTAATATTTTAAACAATATTTTAAACAATATTAAAAATAATCTCATATATAATATATTAAACAAGTCCTAAGCCCAAAAAATGAAAACCGCTGTTTCATTCAGTTTACTCGCACTCTTACCCGCACTTACATTTGCGTTTTTTCTTCCGTTTCCTATGAATATCGGAAATACAAAAGTCAACGAAATTCCAAAAGTTACCCCTGATGATGTATGTCCGTTTATTCAATATATTGATAATGAAATATGCGCAAATGAATCTAGTCCAGTAAAACACGCAACAAACGAAGTCGTAAAAAATACGATTTTCCATCACGATCACCATGACAATGAACGTTTTGATCCTACACAACTGTGTCCTCTTTTTTCATATCTTAATAAAACATACTGTATTTCAAGTGAAACCGGAAATCATGCTGCTACTCATGTAAAAGACGAGATCGTGAATCAAATAAAAATAGTAAAGCATATTTTTGAAAGCATTAAGAGTAAAAATACATCAGGAGTTAATGAACATATTAATCCAAAAGAACTTTGCCCGCTTATTGAGCTTGTTGACAAAACATTCTGTAAATCCGAAACCTTATTTGAAAATAAAATAGATCCGAAGGATTTATGCCCAATTCTTGAAGAGATTGATACAAAATTATGTTCCTAAGTTCATAAGTTCTTAGGTTTTAAGTTTTTAGTATTTTTATATAATATATTATATTATATAATATTAAATATAATGAAAAGCATAAGTTCATCGTCTATATTTACGTCTAATAATTCAATTCCATTGATTATATTTGTTTTTATTTTTATTGGTGTAGGTATGTTCTTTTTGATTCAAAAAACAACAGAAAAACAGAAGATTAAACAAGATAGGATCAATTCTACTGCCAACGATGAGTCGTCGTCGAGTGGAAATCTTGAAAAAAAAATAATTATAGACTCGCGAAATGCGCCCAATCAAATGAATATTAATGATTCTCCGAATACTCAAAATAACTCTGTATTTATAAATAATATGTCTACCCCATTTAGCGATGAAGTAGGATTATTTATTCAGCGTAATGATAGTAATAGTGGATTTGGAACTGCTAGCGGCAACAAAGTAAATATAAATAAATACGCAACACCACAACCATATATACCGCCATTTGGAACAGGTAAAGAGACAAGATGTGTGGATAGACAAATAAAACGTCCGAATACTACAAATACTGTTTTGAGCACAGGAAACTCTGATTTAGTAAAAACTTCTTCGGATGCTTCGTATTAGATTTATAATTTGATAATAACGTTAAACGCGTTAATCGCCTTAATCGGGAGAATTCATTTAATTCAATAATTCAATAATTCAATAATTATAAATATATAATAAGTTGTATTCTCAAAATAATAATATTAAGGTATATTATAAACATATTTGACCCCTCCCCGTTTACACACACGATGCAGTTTGAAAAAGATGTTTCTACCAGTAATGGTAACCTTGATTTTGGATCCTCCGCACCATGCCAGAAAGGATGGGTATCCAAAAAACTTGTCCCCGCAGTAAAAAAGATAGTTCCTGCAGTCCAAAAAGTAGGTGTTGTCGCTGGCAAAGTATCTACTATTGCTGCCCTTTTGTAAAATCTACAATCTATAATTATAAACAGAAATATGATTATCACGTTTAATATTAAAAATATTTAAAGTGATATAAAAACGATATAAAATGATATACTAATATACAAATATACACAATATATAATAATCATAACATTTTAAATGACTACTATATCTACTACAATAACTACAACTACAATTAATACAATAACAACACCGACTACGTATTCGACACCCTCTGTATATAACGATATTAGTTTAAACACAAATATTTTAAACCACAAAAGACGTATAGCATTTATTACTGGAATAACAGGCCAAGACGGTTCATACTTGGCCGAACTATTATTATCAAAAAAATATATAGTTCATGGTTTAATACGGCGTTCATCCACCATAAACACGTCGCGAATTGAGCATATTTTTAATGATAAAAATTTAAAACTCCATTATGGTGATATAACGGATAGTTCGTGTTTAGAAAAAATATTAAACATGATTAAAACTACATATCCAAATATGGAGCGACTAGAAATATATAACTTAGCAGCACAATCGCACGTAAAAGTATCATTTGAAATGCCAGAATATACTGCTGATACAGATGCCTTTGGAACTCTGAAGCTACTGGAGGCAATTCGAAACAATAATCTAGAAAAAATAGCGCGATTTTATCAGGCATCTACTAGTGAGTTGTATGGCAAGGTTCAAGAAACACCACAATCCGAAACAACACCATTTTATCCTAGATCACCATATGCTGTTGCCAAATTATATGCTTATTGGATAGTAAAGAATTATCGCGAGGCTTATGGTATTTTCGCATGTAATGGAATACTTTTCAATCACGGTGGAGTAAGACGTGGTCACAATTTTGTAGAAAGAAAGATTACGCTAGGATTGGGAAAAATATCGAGAGGCGAATCCGATAGACTTGTTATGGGGAATATTGACTCAAAACGTGATCTAGGGAATGCTGAAGACTACGTAGAAGGGATGTGGCTTATGCTTCAAGCAGATGAACCAGATGACTATGTTCTCTCTACAAACGAAACACATTCTGTGCGAGAAATGATTGAAATCGCTTTTGGTATGTGCGGATTCGATATTAAATGGGAGGGCTCGGGAGTTAATGAAATTGGTTATAATTCAAAAACAGGGCAAGCACTTATTTTTATAGACGAGAAATATTATCGCCCAACAGAAGTAGAAGTATTACACGGCGATTCAACAAAGGCTCGAAATATATTAGGCTGGGAGCCAAAAACATCGTTTGTTAAATTAATTGAAATGATGGTTAAACATGATACGCGTTCAGTTATTAGTTTTACGTAAGTTAACATATAGTTAACATATAGTTAACATATAGTTAATATGTAAATAATATTAAATAAATAATTATATTTAATACTATTACCATTGAAAACATACAACATATAAAATTTTAAAATGGAATCGCACGATAAAAATGAGTTAAAGTGCCAAAATCACTTACGCCTAGACATACATGGCAATATAAAACAAAAACTAAAATATTTTATTGAAATAAAAAAAATTCCAAATATTATATTTTATGGTGTATCGGGTTGTGGTAAAAATACAATCGTAAAACAATTTATACAGGATATATATCATAACGATAAAGAGTCTATAAAAAATTATGTAATGGAAGTAAATTGCGCACACGGAAAAGGCATTCGTTTTATTCGCGAAGAATTAAAATTTTTTGCTAAGACAAATATAAATTTGAAAGATGGTGACTTTTTTAAGTCTATTATTTTATTAAATGCCGATAAGTTAACTATAGATGCTCAATCCGCATTGCGAAGATGTATCGAACTATTTAGCCATTCTACTAGATTTTTTATAATCGTAGAAGATAAATATAAATTATTAAAACCGATTTTATCTAGATTTTGCGAAATCTATATACCTGAACCTATAATTGATGGTAAAATAGTAAACTTACATACACACGCTATTAACGAAGTATATCATATGGAAGACATTGTAAAAAAAAATAATATAAAACTTAAGAGGGAATTAAAAGTGGATAAAGAATACACATTAAACCAACTTATGGAGTTGTGTTCAAAGTTATATGAAAAAGGATATAATAGTTTAGATATTATTCGATTCATTGAAACATCATCTGCTCGCGATGAAAGTAAAATTTTCGAATTTATGATAACATTTAATAAAATACGAAAAGAATTTAGAAATGAGAAAATATTAATGTTCTTTATATTAAATTTTTTCTTTTTTCGTAGTGATGTCACTTTAGAAAATATTTCATTTATGTAAATGGACGACTTTAATTTAAGTAGTTTACAAGAATCGCGCAATGAATACTGTTCACGTTTAATTACATTATTGACGCCTTGTATTATAGATGGGGTAAAATCTATTTTTGAAGAGTCTTGGAAATTATGTAGTGAAAATGACGAGAAATCAAAATATCTAATGACCTTTCAGAATTTCTTATCTCGAGTCCCAAAATGGAATCCTAATATTATATCGCAAGAATGTTCCCGTATTAAGGAGAAAAGTAACTGTGGTTATATATCGGATCTAATCACATGTGTTCACATTCTACAACTGAAAATGTTGTCTTGTATGAGAGTAGGAACAAAACAAAAAAAAGTAAATGTAAATGTGCCGATTTTAGAAGATTTTGTTCACAAGGTTTATATTAATGCTGCTCGAAAAATATATACAAATGTATACTTGTTTGAAATCGGAATATCTTCTCTTAAGGCTCAGAAGAATTCTCGAGAATTAGAAATTATCATAAGGGAGTGTATCTTACAAACAATACGTGAAAATATACCTGTAGAAGAATTGCTGAAACTATATATGAATGAAACTGTAGAAGATGTAGTCGAAGTCCATGAAAAAGAAGAAATTATTTCTCAAAATCCGGTGATTGAAACGCCCGTAGCTGGAAGTGTTTCAGATCCATTAACCACTGATTCTAAGTTATCAACAGAAGATAAAGATACAATTTCCAAAATTAAAGCAGCATCTATGTCAACATCAATGTCGGCATCTTCTTCAAATGGCGTAAGCTTTAATATGAAAAACAATGAAATTATACCAATTGAAAAAATAAACAATGATAATCGCGACGATAATGATGACTATAATTTTGGCGACAGTAATGGAGATGATGACTACGATGATGACGATGATGAGAATATTAGATTGAAAATTGGCGATAACGTGGAACTAAGTGTTGACGCTTTTCCTTCTGATGCGATTGAAAGCGATGCCGAAGATGATGCCAGTAGTGACGTTGATATAACGATTGATGAAATACCATTGCTTGACGATTAACAATTTGCTAATTTACTAATTTACTAATTTACTAATTTAATATTTATTCGTAAAAAACAATAATAGATTATTCCTTTATAGATTATACATAAACATTAATGGATAATCTATATATCTCTGCCGCGATCATTGCTTGTATTTTTCTTTTAGCAAAATTCATTGAAATTAGGTTTATTTCAAAACCCAATCTTGACAAGGATGGCGAACCTGAACCTAAACCAATGAAGAATATTTTTCGCGATTCTATAATTGTTTTTATATCCTATATTTTAGGCCATTTTATAATGAGACAATTTAGCGAATCTCCTGTCATTTTAGGAGAAAAACCAGATGTATTTACAGGTGCTCCGGGGTTTTAAACCATATATAGTAATATAGTAATATAATAAACTTTGTAAAAATATAACATAATTTATTTTATATTTTATGTTATATTTTATGTTATGTTATATTTTATGTTATATTTTTTATTTTACAGTTTGATTATGATAGCAAATTATATTTCAAATAACATATGACGGTATTTTATCGATATTTATAATCCTATGTTTCTGCTTTACTTGTTTCTTAGGGAACTCATATGCTGAAAATATTGGCTTAGATAACTGTGACTGCGGTGTATGATTATGAACATTTCGAGCAATCATTTTATATAATTTAAAATCGGGATAACGTTCTTCTCCATTTGTTTTATATAATATATTTCGATTCTGATCATCTGTAACCCATTCCACTATTAATTTCGCAATAGGATTTTCCTTACATATCTTAGTAACATCGCTTATATTATCAATAAAATAATCAAAAATAGAACACCCTAAGCGACATAAATCAAAACTAAAATTAGGATCAAGGCGCGGTTTTTTATCATTTAAATAAGGTTCGCAATTATATTGCGTGGCTGCGTCTCCTGTCATACTGAAGCTATCGCTACATATAACTTTCGATTTATATCTGTAAATAGCGCGTCCAAAATCAATAATCTTGAAAATGCGATGATATGTAGGAACGCGGTAGTATTTTTTATTATATAAGTAATAAATGTATTCCTTCTCGGTATAAACAAACATTACATTATTTGTGTGTAAGTCATTATGCGTAAATCCGAATGCTTTTTGATATGTAATGAGGGTCATAATAATTTGAAAAAGCGCCGATTTCCACTCTCCATCTTTCATATCTTCTTCTTGCATCATCAATGAGTCCAGTGTGTCATCGCACTTTTCTAACATAATTGCTGATACAGGGAAATTATGTAGTGTAGCCCATAACGTATCATCGTCTTCATCATCACATTCGCTATCGTATTCACTACTTTCTGCGTCGTCATCTTCACTGCCAACTCCGCTGCCTAGGATAGAATCGTCGCCATCGCCATCTCCATCACTATCATTCCTACTTCCACTTCTACTATCAATATCGATATCATTTTCATAGTCATCATTAATTTTTTTACCATTTGATTTAACAGCACACCTGTCAACATCATCGTCATCGTCATCGTCTGTATAAGAAGAACGCGATGAACAAGACTCTGTTTCACTGTCAGAACTATTTACAGCATCCTCTTTGATATGAAATTCTTCTATGTCACCACTATTATTTACTACATTATTATTATCACTATTAATATTATCATCTTTTGCCTTATCAATACCAAAATTGCTATCACAAGAAGGAGGGAGTTCTATGGTATTTATATCAGTGATACAATATTCAGAAGAAGAAGAATCACATACATCAACAGTAGTATCTGTGGTATTAGTAGTGGCAATAAAAGGCGTATCATTAAATACACCCTTAAGTTCGTTACATACTGAATCAAAATCATCAGGAATAACATATTGGATACCATCATTGTCTTCGCCATTACCCCCATCACTAGTAACATTATTTTCAATTTTAATTTTATGCTTCATATTTCTAGTTCCATTTTTATTGCCTTGGCTGCTATTAGAATCAATGCTGTAACTTTCTATATCTTCTACATTAAAAAGAATATTTTTATGTTTATTAAAATATTGATTCTTATCTAAATAGTCTATATCATCTATAACATTATAATGAAAATTATTTTTAGTAGCATTAAAAAACCCATAAAAGTCGAGACCATTTATAAAATCATGATGATTTAATAACTGACTTGATAGATATGAGAAAAACCCATCTACATATGCCGAGTTATTTCTATCATTTGCTTTAAAAATACCCTGCGAATTATCAAGTTTAGAAAAAGTAGGAAGATTCAAAACTTCACTGTTTAAAGTTCCACGCGTGCTCTCACTTGCTACATTATCATACTTTCCTGTCATATACTTTATAGGATCGATTAAAGGGGAAAATTTAATAAAAATAGGTTTATGAACAATTGTTAGTGACTCGGATACACTATCAAAACTATCTATAACTGAAGCTTGAATATTATTTTTATCAACAATTCCAGATAAACACGATACGTAATATCGCTGATTTAAATTTATAGAGTTGTAATTAGTTTCATTGAAATTAAAATAATTCTCATATATCGGGACGTAATTTTTACTGTTTTTTATTTCAAGTTCAGAATCTTCTAAAGAAGAGAAAAATCCGGAGTTATCGACTTTTCTATAATACAGAGAAAACGTTCCTTTACCAGGAGAAAAAATAGTATCGCCACTATCAATATTCATACTCTTAATTATTTAATTCAATACATATTTTTATTATGTTTCAAACTAATAAACATAAATTTATATATATTATAGATTTATTGGGTTATAATAATTATATGCGTTTATTATAGTTGTATTTTTTAATTTATATTATTATATTAAAGCAGCATAATAAATTAATATCAATGAGTGTTGGATTAGAATTAGCAAAATTTGATATGCGATCAATTAGTTTTAGACCCGACGAAAATAAAGGCCCTGTTATTGTTCTTATTGGTCGTCGTGATACTGGTAAAAGTTTTTTGGTAAAAGATTTAATGTATTATCACCAAGACATACCTATAGGCACCGTTATATCTGGAACAGAAGCAGGTAACGGTTTTTTTGGAGAACACGTCCCCAAACTTTTTATTCACGACGCATATAATACAGCAATCATAGAAAATATATTAAAACGCCAAAAAGCGGTGTTAAAACAAATGAAAAAAGAGATTGAATCATATAAACGAAGCACGATTGATCCGCGAACTTTCGTCGTATTAGATGACTGTCTTTTTGATAACAAGTGGACAAAAGATGTCATGATGCGTCTTCTCTTCATGAATGGGAGACACTGGAAGATTATGCTTGTCATTACTATGCAGTATCCTCTAGGTATACCACCTAATTTAAGAACCAATATTGATTATGTATTTATATTGCGCGAACCATACATAGGTAACCGAAAAAGGATATACGAAAATTATGCTGGTATGTTTCCAACATTTGAAAGTTTTTGCCAAGTCATGGATCAGTGCACCGAAAATTTTGAATGTCTTGTAATAAATAATAACGCAAAATCAAATAAATTACATGATCAAATTTTTTGGTATAAAGCTCAAACACATGGACCATTTAAACTTGGAGCGAAAGAGTTTTGGGAAATGTCAAAGGATATTCATTCCGACGAAGAAGATGAACAGTATGATCCAAGCAATGTAAAGCGCAAAGGTCAAGGACCAAAAATCCAAGTCAAGAAAAATAAGTGGTAAAAAATAAAAAAATAAACAAATAAACAAATAAACAAATAATCAATATAATTTATTCATATTAATTATTTCATTAATCATTTTAATCAAAAAAGTGTAAAGAAAGTTGTCATAATTTTATCAGTTTCAACTGAAGGATATTTATTATCAGTTGGATCAGTATTTGATACAACGCCCAGACACATCGAAGGTATACTAAAATAATTAGATAAAACTATAGTTAAATATATACTCTCGGAACCTATTAATAATTTATTTATGTTTTTATTATCATATTTTGTATCATTGTAATTTATACCTTTTATCATTTCACTAATAATACTTTTAACATTATTATTTGACATATTATTTATAGTTATAACATCATTTATTGAATATTTTGTTTTTTTAATAATTTTTTCTGTTTTTACATAATCATCTATTGAATTTATATTTTTATAGTTATTAAAACTATTATGAATAATAGCAGATGAAACGTGAACAATACTAGTTGGTTTTAAATAGTTACTGTATATTAAAGATAAATCTATAATATATGAAGGCTTTATTAAAGTAATAATGCGTTCCATTTCATTGATCAAGTATGTTTTATTTTTAATTTTATTGAATGATCCTCTAGAAAAAAAGAAATAATTATCATCATAAAAATAAATTACTCCATTCAATAATTTTATTTTTTTAGAATATATTTTTATATGATCGGTAAAAAATCTAATTTGACTTTCTATATTTATGTTATCAACTATTATAAAAGCCCCTTGTATATTTAAATTGATATCAACATTATCAAATCTACGGTGAAACGGTTTGTTATTTTTTATCATATCTAATAACCAAGTATTTTCAGATAATTTTGCCGGTGTATGAGTAAAAATACTATTTATCCAGTAATAGTCTTTACCATTTATATTTGTTGGTGACATTGTAACTAAACTATTTCTAGCTAATATGTCAACTGAATATTTTACACCGTTAATCGATAACTGAACATATGTTTCTATATTTTTACCTGTATCATTTTCAAAATAAAAATGATATCCATTTGGTGTTTTTTCAGATACAGTATCTTTTGGCACGTAATCCATTAAAAAATTAGAATTATTGATACCATCTTTAAAATCTATATCTAAAACAATATATTTATCAGGTATAAATCCGATAGCATTTTTATTTTTAAATCTGTCATTTTCCTTTCTGATAACTTTATTCTTATTTGTTATATGTTTTTTTTTATTTTCATCAAAATATATTATATTATAATTTTTAACATTTATTCCTATCGATTGTAACTTATAAAAATCTGTTTTAAGACGATAAATATATATTGCTTTTTTTACCCATCGATATAAAAAGTATATTAATATAATCGACAATATTATGGTTGTTAATATTATAAACAGTTTTAATGGATTTTTATATTTTAAAGATATTTTTGTAGTTTTATTCTTTACCATATTAATATAACAGGGTTCTCAATCTTGTTTGGGATATATATTAATTAAATATTATATATTATTTTTGAAATAACATATAATAAACAGAGTAATAGAAATATCAAAAATAGTAGTCAGTCTTATATCATTAGTTAATTCTCAAACTTATTTGTAAGTTTCGACAATCCGTGATCGCTATTCTTATCTAAAACAACATTCTCACCTTCAAATATAGTCTTTTTAATATCGTCCATAGTTGAATCCTCGTTCAGACCATCAAAATTCGCAACATTTGCCACACCAACAAGCTCACCTTTCTCATTAAGCGTCTGCGTAAGTTTGTTACCTGATTCCTCTGCTTTCTTCATATTCTCCTCAATTGCCTTTTGTTTGGCTTCGCGCACACGTTTCTCGAAATCTTGTTTTGCCATATCTTCATTCTTCTTTTTATCTGCCATAAGCGAATTCAGCGTCTCCTCCATGTATTCTACGCGACCAGTCTTATAGGCCTCAGGGTGAAAAGGAACCCACATACCTACTTGACCTACATAAATATCATGATTAGGATCTACCTCTCGCAGCAACTTACACCTAAGCTCTGCCTCGCCTTGTGTGGCAAAAACGCCGCGCACCTTAATACCGCGCACAGATGTTTGAAATTTGTGCTGTTCGCCGAATCGCTGATCCAATTCTTCTTCGTTATTATCGGTAAAAGTTTTATAGTCATCGCTAATGGTAGATGCTGTGGCAAGAGTTGCGCCCTCTTCTTTATTAAAATCTTGAAAATCAGCAGTCAATTTGTCAAATGAAATCGAATACTTAAATGAAACAAAGTTTAGAAATTGTGTAAACTTTTCCATCGATTTTTTAAAATCCCACTGCTTGATAAATTCCTCGAAAAGAAAATGTTCCTTCTGTTTTATAATATGCTCCGGAGATACAAATGACAAGCAAACAAACTTTTGCCCAGCAATCGGTTTATCCTCCTCCAAAAGATCGACATATTTAGGATTTTCTTTTCCGTCAGGAAGATATTTAGGCGTTACACCTTCGGGTAACTTATTTGGATTATGATGAGACATCGGTATTATATATTATATATTTAATAATTCATTTTAAGTTAGTTTACACTTTAATATTTTTTCATTATATTTTTGATTATATTTTTTGACTATATTTTTTGATTATATTTTTGATTATATTTTTGATTATAAATGTTATATTAATTATATTTAGCAACAAAAAATAATATTTTTTTCTATATTATATTTATAATGTACGGAACACTTGACTTTAGTGAGCTTTTTAAGCGCTTTATTAAGTATATCATCGAGGGTCTTTGCGTAGCGATTGTCGCCTACTCAATACCGTCTCGTTCTCTTAAATTCGATGAAATTGCCTTGATTTCTTTGGTTGCTGCCGCAACTTTTGCCATCTTGGATGTATACGTTCCCAGTTTAGCCGTTTCAGCAAGAACCGGTGCTGGATTCGGTATCGGTGCTAACCTTGTTGGTTTTCCCACCCCTCTTCGTGTTTAAATAGTCGATTTTGAGTCGCTCTATAGCAACTCATAATGTATACGAGATTAGATATATTATATGATATTTGTTTATCATATAATATTTTATTATTTATTATTTATTATTTATTATTTTATTATTATATAATGAAATTAAGCAGACGTGGTAAACAAGCAAGGCGCGGGAGACATACAAAACGCACCGGAAAGCATTTAAGATACAAAAGTAAAAAGTTTCGCGCTTCGAAAAGATATCATCGTGGTAATAAGCGAACATATAAACGTGGAAAAAGATTTCATAGGGGAGGGGAGGTACGTGTAGATGGAGGAAAGATAGATAAAAAGAAACCTGGAGTAGTAATAGATTTATCTAATACTACTAATATTACTGACGCTGATATTACTGAGAATAATATAGCATTTTACCCAGAAGGATATAAAAAATGGTTTTCAACTAGAAATAGTATGTATTATGGTAATGTAATGGATAGGGGTAATTCGGATAGACAGGGTGGATATGAATTTACTTTTAATAGTTTAAATAGTGGAGCTTACGTAATACAATTCAATAATGTTCCTCTTGTATTTACGAAAGAAGGGTTTTTTACCGGAACAAAAGCACCCGGTAAGTTTAAAGTAGTTATTATTGAAGAAAAACCATTCGAAGATCCTAATGATACTCGCACAAAAGCATTACGTAAGTTTAGAGCAATACTTATACGCCAGGATGAAAATATTGGAAAATACGACAATGATGGATTTTCACTTGAAGTTCATTTTAGAAATTTGGAGAGCAACAATTTGAATGATTTTAAAAGTATGTTAATTAATACTACAAATTTACAAAAATTAGAAAGTAATCATGACAAAAAATATAACTTTAACTATACTGAAAATATAAAATATTTTGAGTTATTTTCAAAAGCAGCTGATGTATTGTCGGTATATGTTGAAGCCCAATTTATGGCACAACAACAAATACGTGATGAGGAAGAGAGCAAGTCGAAAGAAATCAAATTAGAAAAAACACGAAAAGCAGAAGAAGCCACTGAAGAATTTGATAAAAATGGAGATAATGTGGAAGTATTCATGCGTTATCAAACATCCGAAGATTTTTCTCCAACAAAAGATGATAAAGAAATGAAATTAACATTTAGTGATTTTAAAAAAGAATTAGAAGAGTTAGCTAAAAAAACTAAAGAAAAAATAGAAACAAATGAAAAAATTGGTCAAACTGAAAAAATAGAGAGAAATAAAAGAGTAGATGATATTCTAAAAACTGAGCTTCGTGATCAACGTGTTATTATGAGAGAAAATTATATAGCTGAAAAGGCAGGTTATGATATAAAACAAAGTATTGGTGGTAAAATGTCGTTGTTGGATCAAACATCAAATAGGGTAAATGAAAATTTAAAAAGTAAAAACCAAATAATAGACCAAGCAAATGAATACTCAGAGGACTGGAATGATTATGATCGTCAGACTGGGCAATTAACCCGTAAACCACTAATAAAAAATGAGGGATACAGCAATACTAAAACTGTTAAACTAACTAGTGGCGAAGCTCAATTTTACGAGCATCATGGGATTGATCCCGAGAGATTAAATCAGTCCTCTAGCGGCCCGACTGATCTTGAACTAGGGCGTAAGCCTTTTTAAATTTTTAAAAAAACTAATATATTTGATCAAATTATTGAATATATGGTTGATCAGCCTTTATATCGTAATATTATAGTAAGTTTTCTATTTACTTTAGAATGAAAATTCGTCTAACGTATAGAACATTATTGACGTAGAATTAAAACAAGTGGTATAATATTATTTTTAATAGATAAAAATATTATTTTACTATTATATAATGAAATTAAGCAGACGTGGAAAATTGGCGAGGCGTGGGAAACATACAAAACGCGCCGGAAAGTATTTAAGATACAAAAGTAAAAGTAAAAAAATTCGCGCTTCGAAAAGATATCATCGTGGTAACAAACGAACATATAAACGTGGAAAAAGGTTTCATAGGGGAGGAGATGATTGTAAAGATGGAGGAAACATAGATCAAAGTAAACCTGGACAAGTAATAGATTTATCTACTATTACTGACGCTAATATTACTGACGCTAATATAGCATTTTACCCAAACGGATATAAAAAATGTTCTTTATCTAATTATGGCATGGAGTATGGTAAAGAAAAAATTACAGAAAATAGTGGAGCTTACGTAATACAATTCGATAATGTTCCTCTTGTATTTACGAAAGAAGGTTTGTTTACCGGAACAAAAGCACCTGGTAAGTTTAAAGTAGTTATTATTGAACAAAAACCAATTCCGGGTAATTATTATGATAAGGGACTACCATTACGTATGTTTATAATAATACTTACACGCCAGGATGGAAATACTGGAAGATACAAAGATGGACTTCAACTTGAAGTTAATTTTAAAATAATACAGTCATTGTTGAGTAAGTTTAAAGCAAGCCTAGAAAATGCTAAAACATTAGAAAAGTTAAAAAGTAATCAAGATAATTTATATAACTTTTATTATGATGAAAATATGAAATATTTTAAGTTATTTTCAACAGCAGCTGATGTATTGTGGGAATACGTTGAAAGAGAATTTGAGACAAAACAAAGAAGTATAAAAGAAACAGAACTACAACGTGAGACCGCTAGCAAAGAAGAAAAAATAAAAACAGAAAACACAATTATAGGAATTGTAACACAAATTAAAAAAGATGGAGATAAATTTACTGTAACACCTTTTATGTTTAATAGAGATGGACAAGATATAATATTTGGTGATGTTAAAACTCAATTAAAACACTTCGCAGAAACACATAAAAAAAGAATAGATAATACTGATACTATAGATCCTAACACAAAAGTATATTTAAAAAAACAAATAGATGAATTGTTGATATTATTATTGTCAGCACAATTTATGTATATGAAAATACTTAAAATTATTAAAACTGTTGGGAATGATTACGTATATATGGCGGATTGGGAAATAAGTAATATAGAAAAAGAATTATCAACCTTAACTGAAGATACAAAAACATTTATAGAGCGATTAGGCACTATGCAAAAACAGGATTATGCTTATGCTAACTTACAATCATCCCTAGAAAAACTTATTAAAAGGTGTGTTATTAAAAATATATATTCGCCAGGTGAAAATAGAGCTTCATTGGATTTAGACAAGGAACAAAAAGATAAACTTATACAAGAAATAAGTGCTCCTCCTCCTGCAACTCCTGCTGTTGATGCTCCTGCTGCTGATACTGCGGCTCCTGCTGCGGCTTCTGCTGCTGATACTGACGAACGTATGGTTACTTCAATCGCTACAAGTGTTCCCAGTGTAGGGGATGATAGTTTGCCACCGCGCGTTAATACATAGTAATCTAGGTATGCCTAACGCATTTAGTTAATTACAAATACAATTTTTCATTATATAAATAATATTTTTAAATATTATTTTACTATTATATAATGAAATTAAGCAGACGTGGAAAATTGGCGAGGCGTGGGAGATATACAAAACGCGCCGGAAAGCATTTAAGATACAAAATTAAAAGTAAAAAGTTTCGCGCTTCGAAAAGATATCATCGTGGTAACAAGCGAACATATAAACGCGGAAAAAGATTTCATAGGGGAGGGGCACATGGTTTTGGTGATGATATTGTACCTGGCTCTCTTTCAAATGTTGTAGGAACTATAAAATCTCTTGGTAATGAAGCAAGACCAAGAAGTCTCATTGATAAAGATACAGATATTTATACTAATTCTGAACATATACAACCTCTTGACGATAAGGAAATACCAACCAGTTTAAATTTTTTTGTAAATAGTTTAAGAGGTAATACAGCAGTTAAGATGAATATAGCTTTGAAGTTTGAATATAAAAGAACTGATGGAGTATATCGCTTCTCTGAACCTAGAATTGGGGTATTTGATGTATTTTTATTGCACAGACACGGGGTCACAACAGATATATACTTGCTGCGTCGTGATACGACGAATAAATATGATAAATGGTTAGTAAGTGAAGAGAAAGATTGGAAAAAAGTCTACTCTAAAATGGTTGTAGACGGGTTTGGTCTTGATAAAAAAAAAAGCGGAACTTACATTTTCCCTGAAAGCAAGACTAATACAGAAAGTTTTAATCAGGTTGATCAATTGATGAAAGAAGTAAAACAGATCTACCGTGACAATTTCACTGCGTAGGAATAAACACCCAATTCAATTCCTCGCATATTTTCTTCCATATATCATCTTGTTCTATCCTCTTTTCTTTATCTTTCAACATTGGAAAATAGGATAAAAATTCATTTTTCTGAAGCAGTTCGCATAACTTATACACCGTATAATAATAATTCAAAAAATTCACACGATCTTCCGGGCAGAATTTCGCATACGGCCCTTGTATCTCCATAAATAAATTACAAAGCGTCTCCTCCAATTCCGGCGTCATTATAGGCGGCTTAATACCCAGCTTGTCCTTAATAAATGGAATATGTTCATAATATTTATTGTATCCCAACTTCTTAAGCACCTCTTTCGCCTTCGAATTCGTAAATTTGGATAGCGGTATTCGTTCTTTATTTAGCTGATGTTTAATACTCTCCAATACTTCATCCGGAATCTGTGTCGTTTCTTTCGCCTGAAACTGCGCAAGAATTTCTTTGAAATGATTAATACGCTTATACGCATAAAAGCACGCTTCTTTTGGCGGTTCTTTATACGACGGCTTCTCATTTTCAATAAGACACGTCACTTGTTTCGCACAAAAATTACAAACCATTATCCCCTCGTGTTCGACAGGAATCATTTCCCCCTTATTACAAGACTGACATATATCTGTTGAAAAAATATAGTCATTTACATTGATATATGTCTGGTCTAAGTTAGAGAAAAACTTCTGGACATTGTTTTCGTTAGCACGATTAAGTTCGCTTTCATTCATAGAATCATTTAGACGATAAAATGAATTCAGAATCTTTGTGCGATTCGTGCCATTCGTGATCTCTTTTTTGTTTTCGAAATAGTCAAAAATAAATCGGCTATTATTTAGGTAATAATCTTTAATTCTTAACTTATACTTTGAGATATCGTTTTTGATATCATAGAGTCGATCCTTTAGTTCAATCTCTTTAGCTACATCAAGTTTGTATTCTTTGCCATTGCCAGCGCCATCGCCATTGCCATCGCCATGCTCATTGTTCTTGCTTTGTTGTAGCATTCCCATTATTTTATTTTTTTCTTTAATAAGCGCAGGCAAAACATCTTCTTCTATCATTTTAAATTCGGTTTGTAATTCACGATGCATACCGTCTAATGTCATAACCTTTTTTTTATCGACAACAATTTTTTTATTTGTTTTGTGTTTGAAAGATGGCATTGTATATGGATATTTATTGTATTAATTATATAGTATAGCTATATTGTTATATACATAACTTTTTTAATATAATATATATGATAATTATTTAATATTTTTAAATATACCTTTATGTTTCGAGTTAATATTTGATTAATGTTTTCTCTATTAAGTAAAATAATGATTTTACCTACAAATTTAGACATAAATAAAAATTTAGAAAAACAATTACCCAATACAACGTCTACAAATTATGTTAGTGGTGGTTTATCCGCGAATAACACAAACGCTGCTTTTAACGTGGATATAAATACTTTAGATAAAAGTGCTATTAAGAAAGAGACATACTATAAAATGAAATATATTATGAATTCACTGGATAAGAACTGGGCAATAAAGAAACGAGAAAATATATTCTATCTTAAAAATTTAGACAATTCAACAAAAGATATTATAACCGAGGATTATTTAAACAAACGTGTTATTCAGAAAATATATAATGAAGCCATATTAAGGACATCTACGAGTGACAATATAAATAATGAAATTAAAAATCATGAACAAACTGTGACACAAACAGCCAATTCGAATATAGGATCAAAAAAGAAAGAGGATATTATATCTTTAAAAGATGGAATTTTAGCATTAAAAGAATTGATGAATAAAGAAACGATAGATATGAACAAAGAATTAAGACAAGAGATATACATAATGATATTTTTAATGAATGCTTTAGAGAGTGGCTGGAGTATTCGAAAAAAAGATAATAAATTTGTTTTTAGAAAAAGACATAATCATAGAAAGGAGGTATACTCCGACGACTATTTAGTGAATTTTTTAAAGAATAATCTGAAAAATATTGTTTTTTAGTATTTTCATGTTCAAGAGAACTATGTAGCGATATACAGGGGTGTGATATACGGGGGGTATGATATACAGGTATATATATATATGTATTAAAAATATTCAATAGATACTATATTATAAATAAAACGGTATAGAGTCTAGAGTCTTTAGGAGTAAATAACAAATCATACGTAAGTTTAAAATGTCATAGTTTTTATTTCATATATTTTAATTATATTTAGTTATTTATTTATAAAAAACAATTTAGGGTTTTTTATAAATTTTTTTTCTTTAGCAATATTATAATAATCAAAAATGGCAGGAGGTCTTATGCAACTTGTAGCTTACGGTGCCCAGGATGTTTATCTTACGGGCAACCCTCAGATTACCTTTTGGAAGGTGTCTTACAAACGTCACACTAACTTTGCTATGGAGTCTATCGAGCAAACTTTTAACGGTCAGGCCGATTTTGGTCGCCGTGTGACCTGCACCATCTCTCGTAATGGTGATTTGGCTTACCGCACTTACCTTCAGGTTACTCTCCCCGAGATCAACCAGTCTATGAAGGGCACCAACCAGGACGGTGTTTATGCCCGTTGGCTCGATTTCCCCGGTGAGCAGCTGATTTCTCAGGTTGAGGTTGAGATCGGTGGTCAGCGCATTGATCGCCAGTATGGTGACTGGATGCACATCTGGAACAACCTGACTCTCCCTGTTGATCAGCAGGCTGGTTACTACGCTATGGTCGGAAACACCACCGAGCTTACCTTTATCACCGATCCCTCGTTCAATGCCATCGACGGTCCTTGCCAGGCTAATGCTCCTCGTCAGGTTTGCGCCCCCCGCAATGCTCTCCCCGAGACTACTCTGTATGTCCCCTTTCAGTTCTGGTATTGCCGCAACCCCGGTCTTGCTCTTCCTCTGATTGCTCTCCAGTATCACGAGGTCAAGATCAACCTTGATATCCGTCCCATCGATGAGTGCTTGTGGGCCGTCGGTTCTCTTAACTGTGCCAACAACACTGCTAACTCCCCCGTCGGTGGCCGTGTCAACAACGCCTACAACCAGTCTCTGGTCGCTGCCTCTCTCTATGTCGACTATGTCTTCCTGGACACTGATGAGCGCAGACGCATGGCTCAGAACCCCCACGAGTATCTTATTGAGCAGCTTCAGTTCACTGGTGATGAGTCCGTTGGCTCTTCTTCCAACAAGATCAAGCTCAACTTTAACCACCCCGTTAAGGAGCTCATCTGGGTTGTCCAGCCGGATCAGAACGTTGACTACTGTTCTTCTTTGGAGTGCAACCAGCTTCTCTACCGTGTTCTTGGCGCTCAGCCCTTCAACTACACCGATGCTATCGATGCTCTTCCCAATGCTATCCACGCATTCGGTGGCCACGATGCTATTGCTGACACCACTGGTTCCTTCATTGATGGCTCTGGTCTCTTCCACGAGGCCGGCGCTGTTGATGTTACTAGCGCTTACTGGTGGGGTCAGGGTGATCAGCCTTATAACAATAATAACAGCTACGAACAGACCAACATGGCTCCTGGTTTCGCTAACACTGGTCTCCCCTACGATAACTCTGGTGTCTCTGATGCCGGCACTTTTGTCCTCACCCAGACTTCTCTCACTCTTCACTGCTGGGGCCAGAACCCTGTTGTCACCGCTAAGCTCCAGCTTAACGGCCAGGATCGCTTCTCTGAGCGTGAAGGCACTTACTTCGACCTTGTCCAGCCTTACCAGCACCACACTCGCACTCCTGACACTGGTATCAACATTTATTCCTTTGCCTTGAGGCCCGAAGAGCATCAACCCTCGGGCAGCTGCAACTTCTCTCGCATTGACAATGCTACCCTTCAGCTTGTTCTCTCCAACGCTACCGTTGAGGGCACCAAGACTGCCAAGGTTCGTGTCTATGCCACCAACTACAACGTTCTCCGTATCATGTCTGGTATGGGTGGTCTTGCTTACTCCAATTAAACGTGTTATCATCACAATATATTGTGTTGTATTTTTACTACTATTTTAATAATTAACTTTTGTTTGTTGATTATTAAAGCAAAAAACAAAAAGAACAATATAAAATTGAAACGTTTTATATTGTTTAATAATTACATTAAGAATTGTAACATCACGTCGCCTCCCATGCGCCCTCTTCAACTTGTGGATCCTGTCGATCTTGTTCCCGGAGAGACATACCTTATTCGAGAAAAACGCCCCGAATACGCGCACCTAAATTGTAAAGGGACGTTTGTAAAAAATGATTATCCGCGTCACGAGTATCAGTGCACAATAACACACTTTACAAACGTTATTATTACAGGCAATAAAAAAAGTAACGATCTAGGACTTCAAGATACATACTGGAACTACTATAAAGCAGATGCCCTTATACGAGCATATACTAATCACGTTCTTCGCGAGATTACTGGCGATCCTTCGTTTAGGATTTAAGATATTATATTATTTTTAAAATATATTATTTTTAAAATATATAAGTTATTTTATTATCATATATGTTAAAAAATATACTAGAACCTTTTACAAATCCGGGTGATATAAATATACATCATGGGACATTTACAATAGATTTAGTTATGATGTTAGTTATTGGCGTTATCATTATCCCATATGTATTTTATAATATACGTTTACTAGTTCCTTATCCTGTAAAATCAAATTTAAAACTACAAGACTATTATATTATAATCATTTTATTAGTATATCTCATAATTGGCGGATATCAACAATATTTTTGGACTAAACAAAATAAATTTAGAAAAGAAAAAATAATACCAAAAACAAAGCTAGATAAATATATTTATAATCTTTTTGGAGAAAATGATAACTGGGTTTATATTTATAACTTTATATACTATTTTATTTTTGGATTGGTGATTATAAGTATTCGTGACTATAAGCATTTTGCTATTTTAGTCATTGGAGGAATAGCAATGATGACCGGATTATCTATTATATGGTATTTATTCCCAAATGATGTATCATCACGAATGAAAACAAATAAATATTTTTTAAAAAAAACTCAAGCTATAGACGAAGTCGGAAATAATGCTTGTCCTTCGGCTCATGTCGTTTTTGCAATGTATTCATTTTATTTATTAAAAAATGTAATAGGATATATGGCAGCTATAATGATTCCTATTCTAATATCGATAAGTTGTATGGCAACTACACAACACGTTTCCACGGATATTATTTTAGGGGCTATATATTCTATATTATTTTATAACTTAATACTAAAAAATATATTCCCTACTATTTTTAAATAAATGTAAATTAAAATTATTATTTTTCAACCGCCTCATAATCTTCAAAAATAAATGATGTTAACATTCTCCCGTTATTTATATCAAACTCCAAATCAAATCCGCGCTCTTTGAACCATTCTTTAAATTTATTAAAAGCTGCCCAATATTTTACATATCCACCGACCACCAATAATTTCAAAGTATTTTTAATATATTTTTCATCAATAGCACAGCATTCGCCCTGACCATCTCCCTCAATATCGCTACCAATTAGTGTTCCTGTCATTAGCAAATATTCGATATCAATGCTATTATCAAAAGTTTCTTCAAACGTCAATATAATGCGATCCAAAGAAAATCCTTCATTATGTCCTCCAAATCCAAAAAAATTCTCATACTCCCATCGATGAACTTGTTTTATTGGGCGATGTAAATATACTACAAAAGGTCTATCAAAAATAGTTATATTAATTTTAGCCGTTAATACGTTGGACTCAGCATATGAATTATATTTTGTTTTCCACTCCAAGTTAGGGTATTTTTTCAGGAACTCTTTGGAAAAGTCATTACTAACTGTTAAAATCATACATCCACGAGGTATGTAGTATTCGTTTTTTAAATCTTTGAATTTTGATATAACATCAGTATATGTAGTAGTAGCAGCAGCGATGCTTGCTTCCATTTTGTTTTGGCTTGGCTTGGTTTATTATTTATGTTGCTACATATTATCATGTTAATCTTTTTATATAGGTTTGATATATTGATTGGGCATTTGAATTTGGGTATCTGGCGTATATATGATTATATATGATTACTAGTATTTGTCTATAGTATATATTATTTGTATATGTTATAGACTATGAATAAAACAGCGAAACGGTGTCGTCTTGTAAGGGGCAGAAAAGAAACGTGTTGTATCAATCCAAAACGCGGATACTGGTGTTGGAGTAAAAAAACGAAGAAGAGCGTGTCGCGTAAAATGAAACGGACTTGTTGTAGAAAATAAGTTTTATATAAATTTTTAATTAAAAATAGCCAAAATGATAAAGACTATATAACACAATCAACTCGATGATCATTGTCATAATACCATCATCATCTGGTGTTACTCTTTCACCTACCATTAGTTTATTATTAACTTTAACGTGCGTTATGGTGTATAACGATGTTTCGATAAAATTAAATAATGCGTGAAGTCCGATACACCAATATAACCCATAATGAATGTAACCATATCCTAAAATAATACCCGTAATAAGAGCAGTTATACCATATTTAAGTGAACATTTTACGTGAACATATCCAAAAACTAAAGCCGATAAAAACACACAAATATTCGTATTTAAAAACTGTTTTGTTACACCGATCAATAAACCGCGATATATTAACTCTTCTGAAAAACTTGTCATGATCATTCCTGTAAAAATAGTTACAAGATTCTTGGTTATATCGACCACAGAGCTATGTTTAAAACCCGTAAACGACGAGAATCCAAGAATAATATTAAAAATAAATGAAAGAATTGATATTATGATCCCAACTAAAGATCCGAAACCAAAAAAGGAAGGTTTATCATTTGTAATTGTGTTTATAACTTTTGGAGCATCTTTTGGTAAAGTTAGGTTAATAAACTTAATAGTTAACAAATACAATACAATAGCCATTACAAAATACGAAATACGAATACAAAATGTGTTATTCATTTTTTCACATACTGAAAAGTTAGACTGTGTGATATAATGAAATGGTAAATCTTTTATGTAATTATATATATTATACGCACCAATTACAATTACATAAATATATAAATTTGTAAGCATTTATCGCAATAGTATACTATTATTTTATATTAATATTTTATCCCAAGTCGTAAATATTGATAAGTATATTTTGTATGAATATTTTGTATGAATATCGAATATTGAATATTTTTATTATGGCGTAAATTCTATTTTATAAATATTCAAAAAATAATATACAGAATACAATATAAATAATATTGCTACTATAACAGAACTGTAAAATAATTTTCTAGTTATATTTTTTATTACAAATATTAAAACAATAATAATTAACGCATTTGCTAAATAATTAATTAAACTATGAACAACAAATGTATAATAACCATTCAATCCACGATTTTTATATATCAAATACGCAATAATCAAATATATTGTCGGAGCACAATATAAATAAGATGTTAATGCCGGTCCATTATGATATTTTTCTAATAAATAATTAGTGCCTACCATTATTGAGCCACCAAAAATAAAAAATTTAATATTTGTATATAAATCCATACCGCTCTATTTATAAAAATATATAATACTACTATATTTATAAAATATTTTATTAAGTTTGATTATATATTATTACTAAAAAAAGTAATAATATATTTATATATATCTATCTTGATGCCATATACATGTAAAATATGTGAGAATGATCCTTCAAGTCACTCATTTAAAAACGTAGGAATAATAAACAATATTAGTTATTATTACACATGCCCTGCCAAAGCTACAAAATATAACGACGTTGTTGGTATTACAGAACACTATGAAGGTGTATTGTCTGAAAATAAAAATGAATGGATATGGATATTTGATTGTAATAAGTTTACTACAAAACATTTGCTTGAAGTTAACGTTGGTATAGAATTAGCTAAGTTAATTTCTAGTAAATTTAGTAGTAATCTTAATAGTATTTTAATTATTAACCCAACGTGGCATATATTAGTTGTTATGCGACTTGTAAAACCGTTTCTAAATAATCATATGAAAACTATTATAAAAATATTGCCTCGATGGGACATTCAATCTTTATCCATTATTTAGTTTTTAGTTTTTAGTTTTTAGTTTTATTACTGCGGTTTTAAATCTGTCCGCGCACAAACATGCTGATGAGTTCCGGTGTTGATGTGTCAAATCCAGCCAAGTTCAGTGTATTCTTGTCCTTCGGATCGGCAATTGACAAACAGTTTGATGCCATTCCAATCACGATGAGCTTCGCATCTACGCCAGTTGCTTTACGGTATTGCTCCAGCGCCACTTGGGGATGAATAGTTGGCGCATATGTTTCACTGTCGGTATACACGCAAAATACATCAAATACAATTCCGCTACGAGTATACATTTTCAATGCCTCGGTCATTGGCAAAGCGCAATCTGTAGCTCCGAAAGGCACGTCTGTTGCCTTAATTGCGTCCTGAATTGTCATCTCGGGGCGAATCTTTCCATTGAAGTTGTAAAATATATTGCTGAATCCATAGATATGGACATTTTCCGCACCCTCGGCATGTAGCGTCATCATCGCCATTGCGACTGAACCCTCGCGTGGTGTAATATTTTTTGCCCCCGCGCACATACACATCGACATACTTCCGGATACATCCAACCCAAGCATGTATCGTTTCCCCGTCGGTGTAATGTTTCCAAACGCCTGTTTGAATGTCGTTGAAAGAGCAGTTGTAATGTATGAATTTGGTGTCCACGTCATTGATCCAAGGTCGCCTTTTCCTTGTGAATACGTCTTCATCCCAACCAGAATTTGAAGTGGGTGAACTTTCGAGTCTTTGACATTTTTGGCATCAGTAAGCATTTTGATAATTTCCTGAGTCTTTGTTGACGCGACGCCGACTTGTGACAGTTTTCCAAGATTGCGAATCAGAGCAGTCATTCCCATTCCGTTCAAAAGCGCATCCCAGATTTGTGGTGTATTGAGAAGTTCTGTTGGCAGATGTTCACGCTGGATTTTTTTGTTCTGCTCCATGAGTTTGACGGCTGTAGCGGCATCCTTCTTTTCGCCCGTTTTTGCCAACTCAAGTAGCGCTTTGAGAAATCGCGCTGTCGCTACAAGAGGATCTTCGTATATTTTTTTTGATTCCGGCTCAGGTGCTGGTTCTGATGCTGATGCGGGTTCTGATGCTGATGCGGGTGCTGGTGCTGGCACGGGTGCTGGTGCTGGTGCTTCCACAGCAACAACTGGCTCAACCCCCGCTCCCAAGTAGATTTTCTTGGATTTATCATATGAGATATCTCGCAAAGTTTTAGTCGATGAAATGATAGAGCCATTGTAGCGAAATACGAAACTCGTCCCAATTCCAATGTCAATCAATGTTTGCCTGATGTTTTGAAGTGGCTCTGTGTCTTGAATCATCAATTTCAATGGCCCACACATGGGGCTGTCGGGATGAACGATTTCAAACATCACATCGAGTCTCTGCGATGGTAGCGGTGTAGAATGAACTTTGGTGGGCTCTTTGGAGGGAGCAGCAGCACCACCGAAAACTGACCCAATCGCCATCTTGACTGAATTGAAAATCCCCGTCTCTTGTTCCTTTTCTGATTTTGGGAGGGTTGGAATCGCTTCCAATCGTTTCAGAAATTCAGTCCTCTCCATTTTTGCGGGCAGTGTTGTCGCCACAATTCCTTTCGCCGGATTCGCCGCGATCTTGCGCTCAGGTTTGTCTTTCTTCATAATCCACTCCAATACAAGGCGACCGCCATCATCTTTCATATCTGCCGGATTGATATGAAGCAGTGAAATCAAATCCTCGTGTGTCCATCCCTCACGATTTTTATATTTTGTAACAAGAACTGCCAGCTCCAGTCCACTACGCGATGTATAGTATTCGATCAATGCGCGGCGAACGCCCTTCCCAAATCCCTTACCTGGTTTCGCCTTGTCTTGCGAGAGATCGCGAATATATTGAATCAACATGAACAAGTGAGTGGGGATGCGACATACCTGATTGACTGCTGCCAGCGCCTGTGCCTTACATACATTATCTGGTGGAAATACAATCGCTGCTGCGAGCGACATCATTGTCATTTCTTGCTTTGGCGCTCGTCCCTTGACAGACACGTCGACAATATCACGAATCAAATGCTCGCATGTATCTGGTGACGCAACAGCAGCCATAATACACCTTGAAATTGTAGTGGCAATTGCCCCGCCACATTGATAGTAACTCCCATTATCCGATTTGCTCCCGATAATCAAGTATCGCATCCATTCCTGCTCAAGTGGAAGGGGGAATGAGTATCCGCCGGCATTGTTTGCGACCTGTCCCGGTAGTCCTATTGTCTGCGGAATTTTAATACGCGCCGCTGGATTATTGTGTGCCGACATTGCTGTCTTTATTGCGGAACCACCCTTGGCTCCAGACTTTCCCTTAGTTCCTGATTTGCTCTTGCTCTTTCCGGCCATTGTTGATACAAAGACGATTGTTGAGTTTGAGGACGACGACGGTTTGTGTTGTTTGCTTATTTATTATATCCATCTTTATTTAAATCAATTTTCCATATATTATAATCAAGCAATATAAAGAATATAAATAAAATATGAATATAAAATATAAAAAATTGATATAAAATAAGACCATTAATAGATAGTAAGAACCTCACCTGAATCTCAACACACTACTCGATCATCTAAGTCGTATCAACACATATCCATATCCTATAACCAATGTCATCACCTCCAGATTCGAGACCTCAATATTCTGTAGTATCAAAAGAATTAACCGCAGCGCTGTCCAAAACAGATAAGAAGGACAATGGGATTTATTTTACACCCCCATCCTGCGTTCATCACAATATAAAACTATTGTTGCCATATTTGCCAAAAAAGGTCGCATCAAATGCCAAATTCCGCATATTAGAACCGTCGTTTGGTTCTGGCGAATACATCACTGCTTTAAGGGCGAGTTTCCCGGTTTCCGATATTACGGGTGTGGAAAAAAACAAGACCATCTTTGACGCCGTGGTCAAGAAATATTTTCCCAATACTGTGCCAGGAATTACATTATTAAATGCCGACTTTCTCGCATATGAATCTGGCGCACCATACAATCTTATTATAGGCAATCCTCCATACTTTGTTATGAAAAAGGAGGAGGTTGATGCGGCGTATCAACAATACTATGATGGTCGACCTAATATATTCATATTATTTATTATTAAATGCTTGCGTATGCTTGCTAGTGGAGGTATTATGAGTTTTGTTCTACCAAAGAGTTTCCTGAACTGTTTATACTATGATAAAACTAGAAAACATATAAATGACAATTTCGAGATTGTAAATATCGTGGATTGTAGTGATGACAAATATATTGAAACCGCTCAAGAAACAGTCATTATCATTATTCGAAAAGTGGCCGGAAATGTCGCCACCGCCCTGAACACTCCCTTTGTTATGAGCGGCGCTTACACGATTTTCAATACGAAGGAAAATATCGCCATTTTCAAGAGACTGTATGAAAATTCCAAGACACTCGCTGACCTAAGATTCAAAGTCAGCGTTGGAAAAGTTGTATGGAATCAATGTAAAGATATATTGACAGATGATGAGAGCAAAACGCTGTTGATTTATAGCTCCAATATTACTAATAACTCTCTCGAAATCAAAACCTACAAAAATGATGAGAAGAAGAATTATATAAATAAGCCGGGCATTCGCACACCGATGATCGTTCTGAATCGAGGTTATGGCACAGGAGAATATAAGTTTAGTTATTGTCTAATCGGTGATGGAGGTGGAGGTTATGGTGATAGAGATTATCTTGTTGAAAATCATCTGATATGTATTGAATGCGTAGACAAGATCGATAATGCGGGTGCTATAGCTAGATACAAAAAGGTAATGAAATCGTTCGCGGATGAAAGGACGGCCGAATTCATTCGAGTATATTTTGGAAACAGCGCAATTAATACAACTGAACTGGGAAACATCCTTCCGGTTTATGGGGATGTATGATTATATATGATTACATATTATTATATTATATATTGAATCGTTTCGCACAACAATAACCTATACAAAAAAATAACATAACAGATACAATTATAATAATAATTACTTGAGAAATCGGTAATGCCATACTAAAGATTAATGAGAATTAATTAGATCTAGTTATATATGTATTATTACTCTATATTTTTCTAAAATTTACACTTATAAATAGTATATTTTAAGTCCCAATTTTTCTTATAGTCGCTAAGAATAAGACCATTATTTCTATGATAAGTTGTGTCAGCGTGAGCTCCTGATGGAACACGCCAATTACCATACAACTGCCTTAAATATAGTTCAGGATCTTTTGGAACAGGATATTCTTTATCATTCATTGTAGCATTTTCTAATAGAGGGAAAGCCGGATTCGCATAAATATCGCAATAATTCTCAGCACAATCTTCCGTTAAATATACGGATATAAGGTTACCGCCCGAGTAATCCGGAAATCCTTTATATTTTCTTTTTACCGTTAGACCATACTTCGGGAAGTCAACGGCTGTTAATAGTTTGTCCCACATGGATAAATGAATTGTTACATCTACATCTGTATCATGGCTTAATATTTTTCCTTCACGAATACAGCCGAGAAGTGTGCCGCAATCCAAATAGAAAGGTATATCGCTTTCTGTTAGAGCAAGCGAGGTAGCATCTAATAATTTGTAAAAATTTTGAACTTTTACTTGCGTTTCATGGTTGTTAATATTTGGTTTAATAGCTGGCACTTTTTGTAAAATAGGGTTGTTATTATTTATTTGTATTTTAGTCAGAGCTGAAACAGGAGCTATTATCGGAACTTGAAATGCCATTTTAGGCGTGGATTTATTTTGTTTAAATTGATTACCTCTATTATGTGGTTTATATGTGGCATAACCATACAAAGTGTTGAATATATTTTTTATCATTTATATTTAGATATATTATTGATATATTTATTGATATATTTATTAATATAATTAATTACGAATAACCGCGGTAAAATATGTTTGTTTATTTATTTTTATAGAATAACAAGAATAACAAGAACCACAAAAATAACACTAGTAACAATGGCTACGCCTACCGAAGAGAAAGTAAATACAGATACGTGCTTGGCTGTGAAAAAACGAAATCGTAAACATAGTGCTCAATCTTTGCCTCAAGGGTTAGAACATCATATGATGAAAAAATATGTAGTATACTATCGCGAATGGATAGATAGATCGCATACAAAAGAGCGCGAATATTTCAAAATAGAGAAGCACCCTGATTTACCTAAATCGTGGACATCTAGTAAATCCTGTAAAGTTAAACTAAGCGACAAATTAGCAGAGGCGAATAAAATTGTAGACGAGTTAGAGAAGAAGAGGAAAGAGAAATTAGAAAATGAAACTCCATAAATTTTGTATAATGAATATTGAATATTGAAAAATACTTAGAAATAAAATATGTATATATATTATAACAAGACACGTTAAGAGCAACCACAAGATGCAGATTTTTATCAAGACACTCACCGGTAAGACAATTACACTCGATGTAGAATCATCGGATACAATTGACACCATTAAAGCAAAGATTCAAGATCGCGAAGGAATTCCTCCAGACCAGCAACGCTTAATCCATGGAGGTAAACAGCTTGAAGATGGTAGGACAATTGCTGACTATAATATACAAAAAGAGTCGACTCTTCATTTAGTATTGCGACTTCGCGGATAGGTGTAATATACTCTCTTTATTTATTACACAATAAACTTAAAATATAAAGAATAATTACTATTATTATTTATATTTAATCCAATGGAAATCCTATCAAAGTTACCGTTTGATTTACAAGAACATATACTCGTGAAAGTTATGAAACGATATAAATTACGGAATGGAAACTATGTCAGACAAATCGATAAAACTAAATATGCGTTTCTCGATTATATTATGCGACCATCTATAAATAAAAATTCATTTCATTATCATGAAGATATATTCCAAGATATATTTAATAGTAACGATGATCGAGAATTATTTCGTTATAAATTTTATATAAAAAATTTATACGATGACCCTCTTAGAAAAGAATCACATGTCGATGATGATATAGCAGATGTGCGTATAGAATATAAAAATAACATTTATTACTATGAAATTAGCATATACAGACTAAAAATGAAAAATATAGACGAAAATAATTTCACATCTGAAAAAATGCGGAAAGATATATATCATAAAGGACCACTGGCAGATAATTACTTTTGGGATTTTTTAGAATTTTCTTATGAAGTAAAATAAACGTAACATAAAAGTAACATAATAATTATAACATAAATATTTTCGTATATTATATAAAATATGATTCTCGAAGAACGATGTTATGTTGTTTATGGAAAGGGTTTTAAACCTTTAAAAATAAAAGGTTACTCCAATAAAAATAAATTAGTCGAGTCTTTAAAGTTAAAAGGATTTAAGCCAAAAAGTTCATTATTGAATTGTAATTCGCAAAATGGTAAGAAATGTAAAACAACCCCCACTTTTTATTAACACATGTAACAATTCAAAGTATATTTCATAGTTATTTAAAAAGATAACTATAAAATATTTAACATACATTCTCAAAAAAATACTTTTCTTTGTTTAGATAAATGAAACTATATAACTTTCTCCATGCTTTTGTTCAGTATTCATTAATTTCCGCATTATTTACAGCGAGTGTTACTGCGTTACCGATGAATATATTACCGCACAGTAGAATCGATATGTCTATTGATCCATCTATTGATCCATCTATTGATCCATCTATCAAATATACGCCCCGCGATATAAGTATCCTATCCGTAGGCGACTGGGGATCCGCAGCACTCGGTGGCTATCATTTACGAAACGCGCAAAATACAGCCGACGCGATGAAAATATATGCTTCAGAATATAAACCAAAGCTTGTATTAAATACGGGCGACAATTTCTACTATTGCGGGATTCAAAACACCAGTGATCCTCAAATCAGCGCCGACTATGTCGAACTATTTGGGAATCTTAGTTTGCCTTGGTATAATGCTCTGGGTAATCATGATTATGGTTTTAATCCTGATGCCCAACTAGAGCTAAATCAGACTATTCCTCAATGGATAATGGATAACCGATATTACCATAAACGTGTAGAATTTAATTATAATGATAATGTTAATAATATTAATAGCCTGAATGATAATATTAGCATTGCTTTAAATATAATCGTCCTTGATACAAATCCATGTGTCAATGATTATCGAGGCGACGACCCAAAAAAATGGGATCCATGTAGTATACAGTATCCTCTATGCTCGCCTGTTGCAGGAGAATGTATGTTTCATGAAAATATAATCAACCAATCCTGTAAAACACAACTGGATTGGTTTAATAACACACTTTCAAATATCCCACCAACGGAATGGGTATTTGTCATAGGGCACCATAAAGCGGATGAAATAGACGCAGAAGATTTTCAATCATTGTTGAGTAGTAATCGTGTCAATTTATATCTAAATGGACACAATCATAATTTAGAACATTATTCTATAGACGGAGAAGCAAAATATATGACAACAGGGGCGGGTGGTATGGTAATTATCGGCTCTAATGGAAATTCAAATGTAAAATTACATGAAGAGTCGCCAGAATTTAAACACAAGAATCATGATTTTAAAAGCATGTGGAGCAAAATCACAACAGGATTTTCATCTCATACATTTATTGATAAAGGCACAAAAGTTAAAACCGAATTTTGGGATATCAACCAAAATATATTATATGTCTTTACCGTATCGCATATCTCGCGTATACTCAATTCTATGATAACTTAATACAGTAGTCGCATAAATAACCTTTGTGTTTCCTTTCTACCGTAATAGAAAGATGATTCTTAGATATTCCACAGCTATCACACGCATAAACTACGTGCGAATTGTCATCAGACGTTGAAAATAGTGCGCGCTTATTTAAATAAGACTTTTTCATTTGCTAAAATGTGAAAATAATATATACTATTTGTAATATATATTATTTATATATCTATTTTATTTTCATTTTAAACTTATTTCGAATTAAATAACTTATTCATATTTTCAACTTCGGGTTTATTCGACGATGATACAAAAATTCTCTTAATAAGCTCGTCGTCTCTAAATCTTACAGTATATGTTTGTTGAAGTTTGTTTCTACCAATTCGCCCCATAGCTTGAATAGTCTTTTCCTGTGTCATATTACTCAAATCTTTACTAATATACCCATGACAAAACTGATAGTTTGTTCCATATACATAATCCGATGAAGCAATAATCAAATATAATTTTTGATTTTGCGCCAACTCTTTTATAATTTCATTATATTTCACATTTGTATGATTCGTAATCGCGCCAATACCCATAAGCAGTAATATTTTCCAATGATTATCAATCTGTAACAACATAATTTTTTCTACAATACTTTCATCCAAATTACAAGAAAACTCATTTGTATATTCATTTCGTTTCGTCCAGCGTCTTAAATGCTCTAACTTATTTGGCACAAAAATATCATTCAATGCGATACGTCTAACGCCATTCCTTATAATATCGATCATTTGTTGCTTTTCTCGTATTTCTCTAGTATCTACCACTATATTACTACTTGATGACGCCTTTCTCGACCCCATATCTTTTCCACCATCTCCTCTCATTTTCTCTTTCTCTTCTTCTATATTCTGAATCTCTTTTTCTAATACATCAATTTTATTCGACAGACCATTATTGTGATCTATCGCGCCCATAAGGTCATCTATTACCTCCGCGGGAATTTTCGAATTTTGAATTGCGAATTTCGCAATCTTTTCTACATCGTTTGTAAGAAAAATGGTTGGCCCATCCGTCAGCGTATGAGCATCTGATGTAGTAAAATATATATTTGATTCATATAATTTTTCACGATCATCTTTCATCTTATTGTAAATTTGTGACCATTTATCTGGCTTGATATTTTTCATAAGCGTCAAGTAATAAAGTTTTATATTTGTCATTGTAATATCGTTTATATCAGCAAAATAACGCTCTACCGAAAATCGCGCATTTGTATATAAAGATTCATTATTTACATATGTTATAAATTTCACAATTTCATTCAAATCGAAATATCGCAATAATGTTTTATATTTGGAGCAGTGTTCGGTTGATGAAACAGCATCTCTATAATCCTCAAAAAGAAAATGAAGCATTTCTATTTTATTGTCCTTATTTACAATAGGGATCGACTTTGAACAGTCGTGGCTAACTATTGAAATAATTTCGGCACCAATAAACCGCCCTCTAAAATCTAATATTGTTTCTTGTATTTCGTTTTCATGTGGAAGTGTTGCCGATGATAATACAATATTAGGTATCTGATTCTCAGTCCAGTTTCGTTTAATCAATTTATGGAAGTCGTGATCTTTATAGTCTAATGAAATCGTGGGCTCATCAAAATATGTTATTACATCGTTTACATTGTTGAACGCCTTCATATATAGCATAGCATGAATATAAGACTTTATATCGCTAATCATAATCTCTACCTCATCTCCGACCGTGTTATCCACCCTGCGAATGCGACCATTTTTATCGCGCGTAGATTCTTTTGCGGCGTAATAATGAAGACGAATATCGCTAACACTATTACACCCAAACGCGAATGCTATTTTTTTCATAGCACTAATTGCCGATTTTGCCAGTGCCAAACCCACGTGTCTTGCCGCACATACAAAAATTATCCTATTTTTTTTTGTTATAACACCACCTACTTTTTTGTCAGGATTTGGTATACTGTATGGCTCAGATAACCCAATTGGTGTCAGTGTTTTACCGGTCCCTGTTGGCGCAATATATAAAATAAGCTTGGGTGTTTGACTCTTACATTTTGTGAAAATCTGTTTCTGATGTTCGTATAATCCACTATCTTGATATTTTAATAAATATTCATTTTTTTCAATAAATAGTTGCGAATACTTTATAAATGTTTTAACATTGAAATTTGATTCATATTTTTTAAGAACGTTATCAACAAATTCAATAACATATTTATTTAAATTTTCTATTTCGTTTTTTCTCATAAAATGTAGCGTATAGTAATAGTGATACCAATTTGCCTTTTTATCTACATTAAAACTAATTAAATTGTCTATAATTTCTAGCAAAATATATTCATAAATTTTATCATTATTTTCGTCGAAGTTATTATTACTAATTCGCATCTCATCTATTTTCTTTATTTTTAAATTTTTATTTTTCCCAAGTATTTCAACACAGTCAAAACCATCGTAATCATATTCGTCACATATTTCTTGTATTTTAGTTTTAAAATACTTGTTAAATAAAAATACCATTATTTCTTCCGTTACCGACGTTTTTAATACTCCAATGATTGATTTTGCGGAATTACATTTTATATTTACATCATTGAATCCTTTTTTAATCATATTAAGAATATCAATTTCTTCCTTTGATTCAGGTATTTCAGTATAGTCCCATTCTGCTTTTGATAGTTTCTTTTGATGTAAGTCAATATGTAGCTCAATTTCTGACTCTTGAGAGTGTGGTTGTGATTGGGTTGCTGTCACTTCCATAGAAAATAATTTATCCAGGGCGATAGTCTTGTAAAGATAACTTGTAGATACATAATTATAACATAATATATTTAACCTATTTTGATATATTATATTATCAAGTATAATCAGCATTTATTTACGCTGTATTATCAAATATATAAAATTGAATAGTAATATATAATATAAAGATATATTAAAGAATAAACATGTCTTTTTCCGCCTCTGACTCACCCATTACCCAACGTCTTTGTCGCTGCGCTGTGAGCGGTTGTCAATATTGTGATAAACCAATTATAGTAAGCATTGATGGAAATATTGGTTCAGGCAAATCAACTAAAGTTCAAAATCTTAAAAAATTTTACGAACAAAAAGGGCGAAGTGATATCCTTTTCATTCAAGAACCCGTGGATACTTGGGAATCAGTTGTGGATAAAGACGGCACCCCTATTCTAATGAATTACTACAAAGACAACAAACGATTCGCGTTTCGTCTCCAAATGTTAGCATATATTTCAAGACTCAAACTGCTTCGCGATGCTGTCAAGCAAGGATACAAATATATCATTACAGAACGATGCGTTGCCACCGATCGCAATGTATTTTCAAAAATGTTATATGACAAAGGTGACATTGAGCACGATGAATATATTATTTATAATAAATGGTTTGATGAATTTATTACAGATGTGCCGATCGCTGCTATTGTATATATAAAGGCCGATCCGGCTGTATGTCTTGAGCGCGTTAATATTCGTGGCAGGGAGGGAGAAAATATACCAATTGAGTATCTCGCGGAATGTAGCAAATATCATGATGAATGGATTGATAAGGAAAATATCCCTAAACTTATTATTGACGCAAATCGCGACTTCAAGCAAAATCTAGAAGCGCGTGAAGAAACACTAAACATGATTGACAAATTTATTCATTCACTTTAATCCCGTCTTTATCCATTTTGAATATACTGAACATCAAATATTCTATGTGATTTATATTTTAAAATATCTAACTCATTGCTTGTTGTTGGAAATAGTTCGCTACCATATATATCTTGTAATAGCAACCATTCAAACATTCCTCCGACATATACATATACGTTTGTAAATCCGAGGCTTACCAACTGTTCATATTTTTTATATACCTTTTCGTCATTACAGTTGCGACCATATATTATAATATTCTTATTTTTCATTTTTTTTATTATAGAGTTTATTAATGCCTCTTCATTCTCTACTTTTGTAGTATTTAAAATAAGACATTTCTGCATAGACGGGTCTAGTGTGTTTATAATAATATAATTATTTGTATTTTTACACGCTTTTTGCATGTCTTCGCAATTTATTTTTCGTATTGATGCTGCGTTTCCCATTTTTATTATTAAAATGTTTATAATTAGTTTCTATCTAATAGAAAAAAGTATAATAATTATATTTGTTTTACGTTTTGATTTTACATCATTTTAATTAATTATTAATTATTAATTATTAATTTATTATTATTAATTAACAATAAATTAAAATGATGTAAAATAATCCAAGGTAACCCATAGTAATATACAATTTACAAGGTGTCTTAATCAAAATTCACAATGATCTCGACTTTCTCCTTTTTAATACTCTTTGTAGCTGATATTGAAAGTTCCTCTCGCTTCTTTCTTGTTTTGTTATTTATATCACCCTTGGTTCCATTTTCTAACTCGTCGACATTGTCTTGGTGACCATTCTGAATTATTTCATTGTATTCATTTGACTCGTTTGACTCTGTTGATACATTTGACATTGTTGAACAAGCTGTCCCAGCCGATAACATTTTCTTTTTTGATGTGCTGTTCCTATTATTCATATCTTTTTCAATATTCGCATAATTCTCTTCGATGTATCGTATTACATTATTTTCTAGCGCCCATTTGAAAAAATTTAATTGACCAATTGTCGTCTGGATATACTTACCATCCTTATACGGAACAGTTATTCTATCCCATCTACAAAATGGATCAAATCTTTTCTTAGAATAAGCTTTTAATTTTAGTTTATAATCGACATATACTTTAAATCGTCTGCTAGTAACACTACCATCTCCGCCACCAATTGTATATACTGTATAATATTTTTTAGCGTAGTTAGTAGCAAACCAGTCGATAATCCTAAGAGAAATACGGGATTCACCATTAATAATTCGTAACATATAATCCATATTATTATCTAACTCATAATATTTGAGAAGATTTGTCAATAGTAAATTATTCTGTGTTGTATAATTTAAATTCATAGACGTCATTTGAGTTAATTAATTTATTTTTATATTTATGATATAATACCTAATATTCCAAAAATCATTTTAAATGCTTTTATTTTTAATAATATTATTAACATATTATTACAAAATTATTGAAATACATATTTAACTACACGCGTCACTTTCACTATCCTTTTTTATAAATTTTAATTGTTTCCCCAGTTTAAATCGTTCACTATTCATTGTCCCTCTTCTTACGTTACAATCTAGGCAAGCTATTACTATATTATCCTTGTTATGACCATAGTCATTGTCTATTCGATCAATAGTCCACTGTGTTTTTGACAACACCTCGCTATATAAAATATAACAATTCTTTTTACAGTAGTGACATAAAATTCTACATGCTGTTAATTTCGATAAAACAGCTTCCATATCAATAAACTTATCGGGTTCATATAATTTTTTTTCAATATCTTGCCTTTTATATCCGTCTATCTTTTTCTCAATTTCTTTTATGAAAATCTCCCGATTTACGAGCGGCATGACATCCATATATATTTTATTTACTACATTTACCTGTTCATCATGATTCTCGTATAACGCGAGTATCTCTGGGGACCATTTTTTTATAGCAGTTCTTTCGTGTATAATATCAGGATTATTCATTGAATTTATTTTGTCCGTATTTCTTTTACCTTTTATAGATATTGATTTCATTTGTGTTATTTTGCTATATTTATAATTTTAATAATAATATCTATAATAATATCTATAATAATATCTATAATACTTTAATTCATACAAAATATAAATAAAAAGTAAATAAAAAGTAAATAAAACTATAAAAACTATATAAACTATATAAACTATAGAAAAAGAAGTTAAACTTTACTCTTTATATAATATATACGATGAGTAAAGATAAAGAACTCCAAGAACTTAATAACATAAAATATAAATCTATGATTTTAAACAATAATTCTCGAAATAATTTAAGTCCAATCGAAACAAATGATACCTCAAATATAAATGATTTTCTTGAAAAAGAAAAGAAACATCATACAGGAGAACACTGGAGTAAACTAGATAAGACAATAAAGATGCAGAAAATACGCGCCTTTGTTGAAAAATATAGCATCGACAATAATTTAAATCAAAAAGACACAAAATCACTCCTTGCCTTTTTGACAACAAGTCTTGACCAAAAAAAATTATCAAAAACAAAGGATGTTGTTTATGATAAAACAACCGGGGTCATTAAATCTATTCCGTGCCTTTTGTTTAATACAACGCATAAAAAGTTCACACTTAAACGATGCGAAAAACGTCAGTCTACTATGCGTTCTCTTGCTCCAAAAAGAGCAAATAAGACTGTCAGAACTGGATCGCGACCAGGTAGTGCTTCCGCGTCTAAAAATAATTCGAATCATAACAGTGACGACGAATCTAGTGGTGCTAAGTAGGTTGCGAGGCCGCGAGAAATTCTATTTCTTTAGTTTCGTATACCTTTATGAAATGATCACAATCTGTAGACACTAATTTTTCATCGTCTAATTCATAGGGTAAGCTCTTAAGAAAGTCAACATCAATATCTGAATTTTCGCAAATTAAATCCATTTTTTTAATACTATCAATATTACCCTCAATACCTTCTGTAGGTTTAGTATTTACTTTACCTACCAGTTTCATTAATTTGGTACTAATCATTTTGAATCTATTATTCTTATATGATAATATATAAGGACAAATAATTCTTAAATATAACACATTTAAACATTGAGCATCCCATACCATTATTAGTTTATCTCTATCTACATGCTCATCTAAAACATTAAATCCATCTTTTATTGCTTTAAATACACATTTAACGCCGATAGGCAAATTGTTAATCTGTGATCCTACAATATTGATTATTTCGCCTATAATAGATTCTATAATAGATTCGTCGTTCATATTGCTTTCTTCGGTTATAGAATCTAAAAATGTTTTAATCCCTATAGCTTCAACCACCTTATATACCTCAAAGTATCTTCTAAAAAGAAAAGAAAATAATAAGTTTTCACGGAGTGTCATTTTTATATCATTAGGGTTACAAATTTCAGAAAAACATATGTTATATAATGCTTTAGAGAATTGTTTTTCTCCACTTTTTTGTTTGTCATCATTAGTAACCAAATATTCAAGAGGAAAAATGTGTTTTGAAACTAATCTAGTAACCATTTCTTTGTCTTTAGGAGTAGTAACGCTATACAATTTCCCAAGTAATTCTGGATTCATTCTAAAATTTTGTAAAAATTCAATACACGCTGTGGTATCAACATACAATTTATCGGCTATAGGTAAAACTTCGGTTGTATTAACTGGCAACTGCTTGACTATGGGGACATCAGCTTTTAAGAAAGGTGAAAAATACTTAAATAAATTTGGAATTGGTATATTTATATTTTTTATTCTAATGTTGGCATTTTTATTAATACTAGGTTTTATTGTATATACCTTTTTATCGGACGATTTAACATTCGCTAATAAACTACCATCTGTTTCTGATGTAACCATTATAGTATCTACTTGTATACTTTCTTCCATATTTGTTTCGGTTAGCGTTCTTTTTTTAATTTCACAATTATCAAATTTACATCTTGCTATATAAGTTTTATTATCAGCATTATTTTTATATACGATAAGCTGTTCTGGTCTATTTTTTTGACTAAATACCGAACTTATTTTTGTAACATAACCCCATCCTGCAGCAACAAATTCTATTTTTTGAATATGATCAGGAAACGCGAAATTAAAAGGTTTACTGATCTCTGGCAGCGGCACCCCTCCACGTTTAGAACGATTGACTCTTCGTGTATAATGTCTTCGATACCTGTTATTTTTATTATATTTTTTTAGTCGCAATAATGATTTTTTATGTGTCTTTTTTATTTGTTTCCTAGATTTATGTATATTTTTATATTTTCTTCGACTAATTGTTCCATTATTCCTATGTCTTGTTTTATTTCTTTTCATTATATAATATTATGATATTAAAATATTATAATATTATAATATTATTATCACAAATATAAAATTGATACAGACTTAAAAATAACTCTTTACTTATATATAACGTCACATTCTAACATTACAAAACCACAAGTATGGTCGATGTTTGTGTTCAAACAGATGACATATTGATAAACGGTATTCCACTAAACGAATATTTACAACATCACAATGGCAATCAAGATTCTAATATGAAGGTTCGCGATGTTTGGCTTGAAATAGAATCTGGTGACAGCGGAGATGACGAGGCGCAGACGGAGGAGTTGGAGACGACCAGTGCCGCCATTTATCTCACCGAGGAAGAGCGCCAATATTTTACGGAATCTATTTTCGATTGTATTGATGAACTTGTTCAATCAAACGCTTCCTCATTCAGCGATCCATTATTTCATACAAAACTCGAGTCAGCTATATATGAAATCATAAATTCAAACCTCATGGACAGTAATAGTATTTTTCAAAAAGATTTGTTCGACATTCCCGACGAAATAGATGAAGAAATAGAAGAAATTGTTACCCATTGTATTGATACTTATTTCAATTCTATTCTACCACCTCGGTCACACCCAACAACGTTTATTACACAATCTACAAATATTGCCGAAATTACAAAAAATATAGCATATTTAAACTCCGTGCCGCAACACGAACAACGAACCCCAGAATGGTATATTCGCCGATATAATATGATTACAGCAAGTTCTGCTTGGAAAGCATTCAAAAGCGACTCAAATGTAAACCAGCTTATTTATGAAAAATGTAAACCATTATCTATTGCGTCCGCACCGACTGAGGCTAGTCGCGGGGTAGGCGGTGGCGAAGATGATAATTCCACAAGTCCAGAACATGTGCCACAATATGTAAACACCGCAACTGAGAAAACATACGTCAACGTGAATTCGCCTCTACACTGGGGGCAAAAATATGAAGAATTGTCGCGCGCAATTTATGAAAAAAGGAATAACACAAAAGTCGGAGAATTTGGATGTATACCTCATTCCGAATATCCATTTCTAGGTGCGTCGCCTGATGGAATTAACATAGACCCCACTTCCCCTCTATACGGCAGAATGCTCGAAATAAAAAATATTGTAAATCGTGATATAACCGGCATACCACTCGAAGAATACTGGATACAAATGCAGCTTCAAATGGAAGTATGTAAATGTCGGGAGTGTGATTTTCTAGAGACGCGCTTCAAAGAATATGCTGATGAAGAAGCATTCATATCCGATTCAGCATCAGAAAATGACGCCGACTTTTGTCTCACAGCGGCTGGAACACTTAAAGGAGTTATGGCATTCTTTATGAAAAATGGTAAACCAATATATGAATACGCTTCTTTAAATGTAACAAAAAAAGATTATGAAACATGGTGCGAAGATATAATTGATAAAAATACCGATTCTATGTGGGTAAAAAATATTTACTGGTATTTGGACCAGTATAGCTGTGTCCTTGTTAAACACAATCCTCTGTGGTTCAAAATGGCAATACCTACAATTCAGCGCGTTTGGAATATTATTTTAAATGAACGCGAAACTGGTTATGAACATCGCGCACCTAAAAAACGTTCTCCTCCTAAAAAAAAGACGACTAGTGACGACAATAATAAACTGTTGTCATTAAGCGTTGAAGAAGGTAGAGCATCGGGATCGGCATCAGCATCGGGATGTCTTATTGTAATTTCGGATCTCGACTTTAATCTATGATAAGTTCAAATATTCACTAAATACCCAACACCCAATACCCAATGCCCTAAATATGTTATACCGCGATACATATTTATGGTTTAGAAGCCCACCAGTTTACACGAATTACATCGGCACCTATAGGTATTCCTTTACTCGGAAAATCCTTTTTTATTTGCGTATATTCATATGGCGTTCCACAAAACTCGGCAGGAGAACATGTTCCATTATCTGGCGTGTTCCAATATCTTACATTATTTGTTTGTTGTTTGTATGAACTAGGATATACAGGATACTGTTTCCAATTGTTGCTGTTATTATTTTTTGTAATATTTGTATTTTGTTTAACTTTATACTCATCCGCTAGTATTGGAACATTGGCTGAAACAGGATAGGCTCCGGGCATAAGCTGATTATTGTTATTTATATTTGGCATAAATGTTTCTTTGTGATATACTTTAATTATACCCAAATAAGAAAGGAATAAGAATACTAAAATAACACATAATACACTATTTATTGAAATGTTGAAACTAGGTATCATTTTTTTCATATTTGTTAAATATTATATAATATTTGCGTATATAATATTCTTATATATAATATTATTATATACAGTAAAAAAATATGTTAATGTTTTTATGTTAATGTTTTTATGTTAATCTATTTTAGTATAACTAATTTATTATTTTAATATTATATTATTTATATAGACACATACGTTATAATACATGAGCAAACGTGGCAAATCACCACCTAAAATTATGGATCCTTCTAGAAATCCCGATGGTTCGTTCAGAAGTCGCGAAGAATATGAAAGAGCAATTCACGAACTACATAACCCCCCTCCTGTTAGTCAAGGCTTCGCGCGGGCAAGCACGGATTTAGGTGTAGATTTATCTAGAAGACGTTATCATCCTGCTTCTGAGGCTGACATGGTTCGCAGAGAAGAAATGCAGCGCCCTCCTCCACGTGCGCCTTCCCCAAAAGGACAAGTTGGAAGTATTAGCGTACATCTTCATCGCAGCCGCCTTATAGCAGCAGAATATGAAAGAGTGCGCAGAGAGCAGCTTGCTTTTTATGCTATGTTGGAACAAAAATATGGCGCTATTAAAGGCGATGATGATAGTTATTTAGTTGCTATGGAACGATACGAATATGATAAAGAGAAAGAACGCAAAAAACAAGCGAAAGTTGCAGCCGGGACTATGGTGCCATTTCAGTCAGAAGCAGAAATGGAAGCTATGATTAGAGGATTGGACGAAGAAGTTCGCACTAGACTACATAATGCTACTTGGGCAAATCAAAGAGCCGACGCACATTGGCGTGCGTATGACCGCGAAAAAGCTAGAAAAGAAGAAGAAGAAATAGAACGCCTTCGACAAGAAGCTGAAAGACTTCGTAGAGAATATGAAGCAAGACAAGAATACGAACGCAGGCAGCGCGAATATGAATATCAACAATATCTAGAAAGAGAAAGACAACGCAGGCAATATGAATATGAACAAGAACGACGATATCAAGAACAGCGGCGATACCAGCAGCAACAGCAACAACAACAATGGAACCAACGTCAGCAACAACACCAAAGTCATGCCCGCGGATCACGTGCCCCTTCTCCTCCTCGTCGCGATGAACCCGAAAGTCCTAAATCAGCGCTGAACCGAAGATATCCGGTGCCAGAAACAAGACCTGCCGCATTTGCCGTTTTAGGAATACCTGCTTCCGCAACTTCACGAGAAATTAAAAAAGCGTATCATCATGGAGCCCTGTTACTACACCCTGATAAAAATCCAAGTAATCAAGATGAAGCTACTGTTCGTTTTCAACAACTACAACAAGCATTTAATATTCTTAACCCACAAGGCGGCGGTAGAAGGAAAAGGTATACTCGATCGCGTCGCCATAAGTCACGCAAGATCACGCATCGTCATCATCATCATCGTCATCGCGGCAAAACAAATAGGCGCCACCGCCATCATCCCAAATAATATGCCGCATATATATTCTTATAAAAAAGTATTAAATATAATATGTTATAATAAAATACACATATTATATAGATTCCTGTATTTCTATATCTCTTGATGACAAATCCACTACAATCAACACCACCTTTAACCCCATCATCAATGTTAGCCGAGCAAGAAATGCGCGTAAAAAAGCGCGATGGCTCATACCAAGAAATCCGCTTCGACAAGATCCTTACCCGCGTAAAAAAAATAGGGTCACAAGCCGGCATCACTATAAACTTCTCCGCTCTTGTTATGAAAATCATCGACCAATTATATGACGGTATCCCCACCACTAAAATCGACGAACTTACCGCTGAGCAGTGCGCAGCACAATCGTCTCTCCACCCTGACTACGGCACCCTCGCTTCTTATGTTATCATTTCCAATCATCACAAAAATACCGACCCATCGTTTGTATCTGTTATGCGCCGTCTTTATGAATTCGTCGATAAAGATGGTAAGCATACACCCCTCATTTCCGAATCCACCTGGAATATAATAAACAACAATTCCGAATTCCTCGAAAATATTGTAACTCAACACCTGAAAAACGATTTTCTATTCGACTATTTCGGCTTTAAAACACTTGAACGCGCATACCTTATGAAAATCGGCGGTGTCATCCAGGAACGTCCGCAATATATGTGGATGCGTGTGTCGATTGGAATACACGGCGACGACATGAAGAGCGTGTGTAATACTTTTATTCTTATGTCGGAGAAATATTTCACACACGCAACGCCAACGCTTTTCAATGCTGGCACACCTCGCCCCCAACTAAGCTCTTGTTATCTCATTTCGATGGAAAATGACAGCTTGGACGGGATCTTCAATACACTCAAAGAATGCGCCAATATTTCGAAATGGGCAGGCGGAATCGGCCTTCATATTCACAATATTCGCGCATCTGGAAGCTTGATTCGCGGCACAAACGGTTCCTCTACTGGTATTGTCCCAATGTTGCGCGTTTTTAATAATACCGCGCGCTACATCGACCAGGGCGGACGCCGCAACGGAAGTTTCGCAATTTACCTTGAACCGTGGCACGCCGATATTGTCGACTTCCTCGACCTAAAGAAAAACCAGGGCGACGAAGAGATGCGGGCTCGTGATCTATTTTACGCTATATGGGTGCCTGACCTTTTTATGGAGAAAATTAAGACCGACGAAGAATGGTGCCTCTTTTGCCCCGATGAGTGTCCAGGATTAGCCGATGTTTGTGGTGCCGAATTCAAGGCACTGTATCAGAAGTATGAATCTGAGGGCCGCTACAAACGCAAAATAAAATCCCGCGAACTATGGTTCAAAATTCTTGACAGTCAAATGGAAACCGGCACACCTTATTTGTGCTATAAAGATGCCGCGAATTCGAAGAGCAATCAGAAGAATCTCGGCACTATCAAGAGCTCCAACTTATGTACCGAAATTATTGAATACTCCGACAAAGATGAGACTGCCGTTTGTAATCTCGCAAGTATCGCTCTTAATCGTTTTGTTATTCGTGCGCCTGACTCCGGTGCCGCCGCCCCCACCATATTCGACTATCAACAGTTACACGATGTTGTCTGCGTAATTACGCGGAATTTGAACCGCGTTATCGATGTGAATTACTATCCGACCGAGAAAACACGCACTAGTAACATGCGCCATCGCCCCATCGGTATTGGCGTCCAGGGTCTTGCCGACGTATTCTTTATGATGAATATCCCTTTCCATAGCGAAGAGGCATCCGCAATTAACAAACTTATTTTTGAGACGATATATCACGCGGCACTTACCGAATCAAATAATATCGCAAAAGAAAGGGCCATCTATTTTGCGTCGAATCCTGTTGTTGATGCGACGGATAGTGCGGGATCATGCGCCGATAATAAATACTCCCTTACCCCCGATGAATATAAAAAATTATGTAAGCACCCCGACTTGATGGGCGCATATTCATCTTTTATTGGATCGCCGTCGTCTGAAGGTATTTTCCAGTTTGATATGTGGAATGTTCAGCCAACACCCGGAAGATACGACTGGGGTCATCTACGTAAACAGGTAATGCGCTACGGACTGCGAAACTCGCTACTTGTCGCACCGATGCCTACCGCAAGCACCTCGCAAATTTTAGGAAATAATGAATGTTTTGAACCGATAACTAGTAACATTTATATGCGCCGAACATTAGCTGGCGAATTTATAATGGTGAATAAATATTTGATGAAAGAGTTTATGGATTTAGGTATTTGGAATGAACGCGTGAAGAATAATATTATTGCGAATCGTGGAAGCATTCAACAATTTTTCGTGAAAAATACCACAGACGGGAATGGGGCTTATACGGCGACATTGCCGGGACTTACGGACCATATTAAGGAAAAATATAAGACGGTTTGGGAGATTCCGATGAAACATTTGATAGATATGGCGGCAGATAGGGGCGCATTTATTTGCCAAAGTCAGAGCTTGAATTTATGGCTGGAAGAGCCGAATTATAATACACTTACGTCGATGCATTTTTATTCGTGGATGCGTGGACTTAAGACGGGGATTTATTACTTGCGTAGAAAACCAAAACACCAGGCACAACAATTCACAATTGAACCTGAGGGGGATATTGCTGGGGCTGGGGCTGGGGTTGGGGTTGGGGGTGGAAATGAAGTAGTTATTAGTAATAATAACGAAAATGATATTTGCGAAATGTGTTCTTCGTAAAAATTTTATTCTATGTTTAGTGTATACGAAACATTTAATAAGGATGAGTGAAGAAAATAATAATCCTTATTTTTCGAACGAATATGATTTACAAAAATCATTATTTGGACAACATGCACTGCCACATATTCAAAATAATGTTAAAACTGATGCGGATGAGGCTGCTGCGGAGAAGGTGTTACAGTATGAACAATATATAGTTCAAGCGGGTCAGGTCCAAGCTGATCATGATGCCAAAACCCGCCAGGCTATGTATGAAAATGATGCTGCTACGACAAAAGATACTAGAGATAAAATAGAAAACATTGATCTTGTTGATAGAATATTCAATAAAATTTGTTTTAAAAATGGAATTATACCTAATATAATTTTATGGAAAACTGGAGACCATAGAGATAATGGTAATACTCAGTATAGTATGCTTAACATAAACAATCAAAACGGTTCTTTAGAATTTCAAAAAAAAATAGATGAAATACTATTAAATAATAATATTACACAACACACACAAATGGCTAGTTATAAAATGTATAATAATTTTATTGAATTTTTAAAAAAAATGAATGTAAGATTAGTGGTAAAAGATATAAATGCTTATTGTCAAATTGAACTACACGATACTATAGGTCTATTTACTCTAAGTGAATCTAAAGGAGATAGATGTAATGCTCTTAACAAATTTGTTAATGTAATAGGCCAAATAGTAAAATATATAAATTCTAATAGTGGTAGTGGTAGATTATTAAAAAACGGAAACATAGAACATGTGAATAGCAGTATGTCAAATACATTATTTAACTTTCCAGCAAAATTTGAAAATATTGGAAGTGGTTTCAAAGAAAGCTATAAAGCGTGTAATAGTGGTACTACTCTATCTATTGGCGGTTCCAAATCCCGGCGCACGCGTCGGCGCAAGCATAACCGCAAAACCCACCATAAACAAGCGCGTAAAACTCATCACAAACGCGCACCAAAATCGCATAAGCGCAAACGTCATTCACGTGCCGCACGAAAGCATAAAAAACATACGTCTCGCAGATAATTGCCCTTATTTACCGATTTTCGATAAATTTATTTGATACATTTCGATAATTTTATTTGATACATTTTGATAATTTTATTAATATATTGTAATATATTAATAATATACATACAGAAATACTAGAAATAAACAATAATGTATAGAAGAAAAATAGGTAAAAAAATATTTAGACGAACTAGAAAACATAAATTTTATGGCATAAAGGTGAAAAAGGGACCATCCATGCTAACAAGAAAAAGAGTTCGTCGCGGAGGGGAAGGTGGTGAACAAGCCGATGTTCATAGCGTAATTGGAAATTATGCTTCAAGAAGTATTTTTTTGAATAAAGAAAAATGTATAAAACTTTTAAATAGTGCGATAGAAGCCCAACACAAAAATCCAGACAGAGATATTATATATACACCAAATGCTGAAGGTGATAAAAAATATTGCGACGATAAGTATAATACATTGATTGACGATAATGTTAGTAAAGAGCGTTATAAACTATATAAACAAAAACAGGAAATGGAGCAAGAGCGATTAGAGCAAGAGCGATTGGAGCAACAGCGATTGGAGCAAGAGGAGAAAGAGCGATTATTAGAGCAAGAGCGATTGGAACAAGAGCGATTGGAACAAGAGCTACGGCAACAAATCCAACCAAACATTACATCTGAAGAACAAAGCATACAACAACAACAACAACAGATACAACAAAAACAGCAACTTAAACAAATGCTAGAAAACCAATTAAAGAAAGAAGAGAAGGATAAGAATACTGAAATTTATAATAATAATCCAGGATTCAAAAAATTTACAGCAAAAAATAATCATTTTTTATTTCGTAATTTTGTTTTTTATAAAGGAAAACTATCACTGATATATGATGTAATATATGGAATACTAAAATTAATAATTTTGTATAAAGAACATTTTTTTATCAACAAATTGAGTTCGGGTATTCCTGGTATTTTTAAAATACCCAAAGATAGAACTAGTAGTGTATATATCGAAGTAGTTAAAATATTAGAAGCATACACAGAAAAATATAGTGAGTTTATAATATACTATAATAATGCAGTATCAGAATCTGAACAATTTAGAATTGAACAGGAATACCAAGTAGTAGGAGCATTAAAAGTTAAAATTAATAAAATTGTTAAACGACCTAGTTTTTTAGATATAGAAAAATTATTAAAGCTTTTATATAATTTTTATGACATATGCCTCACTGACTATGTATTTTATAGTTTATATATTCAAATTTTAAGTTATCGCTTAATTAATTTAGGTTTAGATGATGATAAAATATTAGATATATCAAATATGCATAATGCTGTTTCAGAGGTTTTTAGATCACTTTATTTAGAGTATACAATAAATAATCCCATACTTTCAACTTATGATTCAGATGAGATTAATTCTACAAAAAAAAATGATATTAACCAATTGTGTTATCGATTGGTACATCCTTTCACTCCTACAAAATATGACCCTACAGCGAATTACGAAGAACCATTAAAAATTATTAATATTCAACAAGATGACCAAGGTTATATCAAAATAGAAGATCCATCTTTTCTCAAAAATATTCCCAACGTTTTATCAGAATTAGAAAAAATACGGATACACAATTTAAAGCATAAAAATGAGTTTCTTCAAGTTGTTGAATTAAATAGACGATTTACTAGCTTTGAAACACCTACTGTAATTAATACAAAATATACTAAATATCCTAACTATGATTTATACTATTTTGATATGATTGATAATGTTCATAACTTTTTAATGAAATATAATGATATTTTTTGTTTTTCTAGTAGTTGGGTTAGAGGTAGCAAAACGGAAATGGATGTAAGAAAAAATATTCAAGCTATAATAACTCCTTTAATTTATAATAAAGATCCTTTAATTAATCAAGCAAAATTTGATAACTTAGAATTTGCGGACTATATGAATCCTGATACTTTTGATAAAGATATTATGATAAAAATAATACAATTATTAAATGATAATACAGTCAAAACTAAAACGTGTCAAAAAAAAACACCAGTAACAAGATTTTTAGGTTATGTAGTAAAATATGAAGAAGATGCCAAATCAAAACAAGCCTATTTTTTAAAAATATTTTTAAATATGATTATTTATGCTTGTTATAATCAGAGAGTTCATGGCGATAAAAAGGTATGGAATCGAAAAGGAACAGATTTGATGATAATTTATATGAATTTATTTATACTTGAATACTTAGAAAATATATTAGAATCTATAAGTAAATTATTAAACCAACAAATCGGTAATCTTTTGGAAAAAACAGATTATATATTTTATGATAAAATGTTTACTTTTATAATTCCGAGAGTTGAAGAAATACAAAAAAATATTGAAGCAATAAACTTGAAAAAAACTGTAACTTTTAGAAAATCTATTGAATATAGAGATTCTTTAAAATTTTTACCACATTTTAAATTAACATATAAATCCATTAAAGACCAAATTGATTCACACAACCATACCGTGTTGGAACTCATGAAATTTAATGAATATAATAATACATATGTTAATCCGGAAAAAGATGTATCGGTTGATAAACCCCCTACATTGTTAAAAACAATGTTAGGTATAACTTTAACTTCAAAAAACATAGAGATTTGTAGTGATGTAATTGGTGTATTATCGTCAAAAATATCTCCAGAAAAAGCTGCTGAAATAATTACTACTTCTTCAGATGTTTTTACCTTTCCTGATGAAGAAAAAAACATAAAAGATACGCCTGGTGAGTATAGGGCAGAATGTAAAGTAAGATTGGCAAATTTAATTAATAAAGCTAGGCAGGCACCAAAAGGTGTAAAATATATAATTCCACGTAATATGGTAGATGACATAGAAATTTGTTCTAATCCTGACGATGTATTTGGACAGAAAAATAATTGGGGATCTGGTGATAGAGAATACATAAAACGTATAGGACGAGCATATTATGGTATTAAAGAGATATTATTAAAGGCAGATGTTAGTTCTAAAAGATTAATAAGAAAAATTCCAAATGTCAAACGTCTGTTTGAAGAAGTCAAAAGAAATGAAACACTTCAACAGAAGATACGAACGCAGTGTATTCAAGATAAAGATGAAGAAGAAAGTTTTGTAAATTGGAAAGGACTTTCAGATAGAAGGATACATATAAGAGCAGGCTTAGATAATGATGAGATTGTGGCATTATGTAATAGTGATATTTCTCCAGATACTACCCAAGAAGATGAGGGTGTATCTCTTCCTTACAATGTCAACGCCAAACATAATCCTGAATTAAAAGAATATCTGGATGATTTAAATGAAGGTGCAAAATTGGCAAATGAAAATGCTAGACTGCGACAACAGTCTGCTGAAGAAACTAGAAAAATAATTGAAGACCTAAAAAAATATAACAGTAAAGAAGAAATGTTAGCCGATGCTGAAATTGTATATAACGGACTACATTCTAGTATTAGAGCAGAAATTGATGCCGCATTGGGAAAAAAAGGTAGTGGTTTTTTCTCAAGATTATTATCTACAGGAGGCTCTAAGCGCCGCGGTAGAACAATAAAACGAATGCGGCGTCAACAAAAGCAACATAAAACAAGGAAACACGGTCGTAAATATCGCGCATCTCGTCCTAATAAAAAAACGAAAAAACATTTAGTTCGCGGTCGTGGTCGCCCTCACCGTCGCACTCGTTCGCATTAGCAACAATTCTCCCGAAACAGTGCGCGAAACTCCCGCGATTCAATCGACATATTCACTCCGTGTGCCAGTTTACAATAGCACTTCAGTGTAATAATTGTATCCGCAAATGAATTGTGTAGATTTTGCGGCGCGGGGATCCCTGGAAATAAGTGCTCATATAGTTCCATCAGTTTCGGGAATTTGAACCCCTTCTCTCCATTCGAAAACGTGTATTCGATTTTACACACTTCTTTCCCATTTTTCATAGTACAATAGTCCATCGGAAAATTCATCCTTATGCTGTTGCGAATCCCTTCCACTATCATGAACCTCTTGTCGAAAGACACATTATGTCCAACGCATATGTCCACTTTCGAGATAGCATCACGAACTCGCACAAGCGCCTCTTGAATAGGCACACCTTTTGCCTCCATAATCTCGCGAGTAATTCCGTGTATTCCCTCCGATACAGGATCAACGATGACCCACGGATTCAGTCGTATATAAGCATCATACGTCTCTTCTAATTTGCCTGTCTCTGTATTGTATATAATATAACTGATCTGCATAACGTGAGGCCATTTGTCAGTATCATAAATTGACGGATTGCGTTCTTTGGGCAGTCCTGATGTCTCTGTGTCGAAAACGAATACTTTCATTTTTCTGGTTTTGTTGAGTTTTTTGTGATTTCACCCTTTTCTAATTGTCTGTATTTATAATACAAGCAATTAGAACTTCAATTTATTGAAAAAATATAATAAAATACAATAAAAATAATAAATAATAAATAATAAATAATCTAATAAAAATACAATAAAAATAATAAATACCAAAATCAATTAATTTTTTACGAGAAATCTTTACACAATCCAAAACTCCGTCTGTGCCATTTACTGATTCCGTGTTCGCGAATTCCGTCCATATGTTTTTTTGTCCCGTATCCTTTATTTTTTTCTAGATCGTATTTTTCAACTAGCTCAGGGTGTTCTTTACACATGGCACCGATATGCTCATCGCGCGATACTTTGGCAAGAATAGAAGCAGCAGCGATTGAAGCATATGTATTATCTCCGCTTTCTACGCATATATGTGGAATTTGTATATATGAATCGCCCCCGCATAGTTTCATCATAGGTATAAAATCATTTCCATCAATTAGTAGATATAGTTTGTCAGCTGACGCATTTAGTTTTTCCATTATTTCATTTATTGCTTGATGCATACATTCAATAGTTGCTCGTCGTATATTTACTCGATCAATTTCAGTATGCTCAGCATACTTTACACTCCAAGCAATAGCATGCGATTTTATATATTCTGCTGCTTCTTTTATTTTTTTATCGGAATGAAACTTTTTACTATCTTTCATTTTAGTGAAATCAAATAATTTACAGTCTTTAGGTAAAACTACAGCACCAACATAAACGCGTCCAAACATAGGTCCGCGTCCCGCTTCATCCACACCAATTTCAATAAACGGTTTTGAATAATCGCCCTCATCGGACGAATCATCCTGGCCGTCAACACGAAAGTGCGATATTTTCAAGGGCGAGTTCTTTGTAGATTTTGAAGACATTTGTGTTATTATGATGTTTTTATGTTGGTTTACAATATTCCTTTTATATACTAATATAACTACCAAATTAAGATCAATTTTAAGTATACAAATAAAAATAACCATAAAAATAAAAATGTAATATTAATAAAAATATCAAAAATATCAAAAATATAACAAATATAACAACAAAATATATTTATATAATATATAATGAAACTTACAAAACTTCATATATTTATTATAATACTTCTTGTGCTTATTCTTTGCCCTACTTTAGGCGCATGTTCCGTCCAAGAAGGATATGTAAATAGATACCCAGATACTTCCGCGTCTTCGTCAACAGGAACATCCGATTCTTCGGGACAACAGTATTCAAGACAATTTTCCAACTATAGCAAATTTGACCACGCTCTTGACAAAACTACTATGAATAATAATCCCGTTTATACTTCAAGCTATAATACTGGATATAGTGCTCCCACAAATACAGCATCACAAATGAGCGGACCAGGAAATACAGCTACTGGTAGTGGTTCCGGTTCCAATAAAGGTTTCCTTGCTTGGCTTAAAAGTTTATTCTAATCTATTAAATAGAATATTCCCTCTATAAATATAAAAGTAATAATAAAATAATACAACATTAATATTAATATTTTATTATTAATGTTGATATAACTTTTTTTCCGTATATATATTATATTCGTGTATAAATTTATATATTAATAATGAAATTGACAAATTTACATATATTTCTTATAATATTGCTTGCTCTCGTTTTGTGTTCAACTTTAGGTGGAACTTGTTCCAGAGAAGGATATAGACAACGTTATGGTAGAAGTAAGTCATCATCCTACGCAAATCCTCAATATCGTGGTTACGGTTCGTATTATCAGAATTTAGATGATTCCGCTGTATCGGCAAGTAATCGTTCTATGGGATTAAGCGATGATACAAATAATCCTTATTTTAATAACAATATTTATGGAAATGATGATCTAAATGTAGGTGATTTTTCCGATCCATCTGGAATGTTTTCTAGTTCGTATAAAAAATCGAATAATAAACACACCAATTATAACAGCGCTTATCGTCGAGAACGAACAAGTAATAAGATGTTTGACTCAGTATCTAATGGTGCTATGAATGGCTCTTTATTCAATAGCTCTAACTCATATTCTAATAACGACGATAACGACAATAACGATAATAGTAATGGCGTTTCTAGTAGTCAGATACCACCCGGTCAAGAAGATCTTTACATCCTTAAGTCTCAAATTGTCCCACCTGTATGTCCTGCCTGTCCTAAATGTCCATCAGTAAATTGTAACGATAAGTGTGGTAATAATAAGTGTCCTCCTTGTCCAGCATGCGCCAGATGTCCCGAACCTCAATTTGAGTGTAAGAAAGTTCCGAACTATAGTAGCGCTAATATAATGGGAAATCTTCCGATACCTTGGGCTGATAAACTAGATTTAAAATAATTACATATACGCATTTTTACACTTTTACATATTGGTGTTATTCATTTATAACAGTTTTGAATTATAAATGAATTTCTCAATTTCTCCCGATCTATACGTTTAATGCGTTTTAGGCTTCTCTGCTTTCACCTTTATACACTGGTTGTCCATAACAAATGACGGTGTTTTCTCTTCCTGTGGAACTATTTGTATAACACATTTTGCTTTCTTTCCATATAAAGGTTCCGTACATCCTTTCTCTTTATTATTCTTTCGTGTCTTGTTAAATTTGAATATTTTCCCTCCATCATTCTGTGTACATCTTGATCTAAAGTGTTCATATCGCTCACGAACATCACAGTAAGACAGTCCCGAGTTTTTTCCTAACATTTTATTTACTATTTCATGTAAGTTGTATATGTATTTAGAAAATGTCTCGCGATTTTTCATATGACACATACGAATTGGATGAGCTTTTAGGTTATTTTTTAAATTCATTCTACAATATTTACACGGAAGCACATTTGTGAGATTTTCAACATATTCCTTATAATGTTTTTTATTTTCATTTGTTGGATTTATAGGATAATTAAAGCTTATTGTATGAAGAAGATGCCATGCCGCTGGACCCCAAACTGATGTCATCATCCCATCACCACTCATATAATCTTTACGCGTGAAAGTTTTTCGTGATATTTTTTTATTAAACCTGCGAGTTCCCCATATAGATTTATGATTACGCATTAAATATATTTAATAGTTTAATAATTGTTTTAATTTACTATATACATATGTATACAAAATATTAATAATATAAAATAGTAAATAGTAAATAGTAAATAGTAAATAGTAAAATGGTAAAATTGTAAAAATATAATAGTATAATAGTATAACAATACCAATATGTCAGAAGCCACATCTGAGATTTTAAATAACATGTCAGACAAAACCACAAATACTATGTATATGATGTTTGTTGGATTTATTCTGATTATATTCGCATACGGGACAGGTGTAAAAAATAACAGATTTTTTTTCCTCCTTATGAAAGTCGGAATTGTTGCTTTGTATTTATACGTGTTTACTATCGTTTATAGATCTCTTAAAAATATTTTTAATATTAACGGTCTCTTTACATCACCTTCCTATAATAGTCTTAAAATCTTTTTTCTTTTATTTACGGTTTTTGAAATATTTATAATTTTGTTAGTAGCATACGTGCTATATAGTGTATTTTTCTAGATTTATTTAACCATAACCATAATGTTTGTCTGTATTAGTCATAAGTATTCCGCATTATTTCACACTATTTAGTAGATAATAATAGCATAAATTCATAATATTCTTTATCTGAAAAAAAATTGTTTATTTTTATATCGATTAGTTTACCATCGTTACACCGTTTTATCATTTTAACAAAATATCTTACTTATGTTATGTGTCAGCAATAGACTATACAATTAAATATTATGAAATGTTTAAACTGATTTCATAATATTTAGTAGTCTGTATAATAATATTCAATAATATTCATTCGTTTATTTTTAAAACATATTTATAATAATATATATATATCTATAATTTATACTATTAAATGTCTGAACAAGTGTTTAAGTTAAAGAAAATTCTCACTTCGTTACCTACAATAACGCAATTTGTTGTTGTTGCTGCCTTTGTTGCGATTTTGATAGGGTGCGCATATTACATCTACAAAACTTATATCGCTCCACAGTCTGATAGATCATTTTATGAGGGATATGCCTCAGGTATGAATTTAAGAAGGGAAGGCGGTGAACCTGATATGGCATCTCTATACTTTTTCGGCGTTGAATGGTGTCCTCATTGTAAAGACGCAAAGCCGATTTGGGACGATTTCGTCAAGGAGCATACCAATAAATCTTTTAATGGCAAAACTGTAAATTTTGTCCACGTAGATTGCGATAAAGATTCCGCACTTGCTGATAAATATGGCGTTTCTGGTTATCCGACAATAAAACTTGATATGGGGGATAGCGTAGTTGAATATAAATCAAAACCAAGCAAGGATACTTTGTTATCATTCCTTCAGAGTTCGTTATAGAATATAGATTACATATTCATATGACCTATGACACGAATAATAATAATACTATTTATATAGCATCATTATTATTATTATTATTATTATATCGGCGAATTTCGCATTATCTCCCGTGATTGGCGTTTAACGCGTTTTACAACTCTTCATTATTAAGAGCGATGCTATCGGGTTTCGCCGCCAAGACTATGTTATTGTCATTCATGTTTTTGACAATATTATCGACAACGTTTTCATCCTTTATTATAGCGGTATCTATATTTTCTTCTATCCATTTTTCATAATATGTTTTAGCATATTCCGAACCTTTATCGATTAAAGCGGCCCTAAGTTCTTGTGATATCGGCACATTAATCCACGTTTCATAACTACTGAAAATATTCATATCACATTTTATATCGTATGGTATATCGGGAATGCCTTTTTCGTCATTTATGTAGTCGATCATATTATCTATCATCTTACTAAAATATTCAAATATAGTTGAATCATCGTTGATTAATACATTTACCGAATCACCCAGTTTGCGAATTCCTAGTATTTCGTTTTTATCACAACCTGTATCATCTAAACAATGTTTAACGGGATAGTTACAAAATATACCACCATCGGTATAACACTTATCGTCAATAACAATAGGTCGAAATAAGCCTGGGAATGATCCAGACATACATAAACACGTAATGAGTTCAAGGTCTGGGTGTGTTTTATGCGATAATATAACACCATTAAAATTATTTATTTCAGTTGTAACAAAATAAAGTTCAATACCACAATAGTCATAATATTCTTTAAGTGTAATATTTGTCGATAAACCCTTTGCGTCTAAAAGTATGTTAAATGACTTATAATATAAAGGATATAAGTCTATTAATCCTCGTTTATTGTAGAAATCTATGAAATTTTCCATACCTATATCATTAAATATTTTTTCCCATGGTCGTTTAACAAAGTAGTTGTAGATATAGTCATAATCATATCCTAGGGTTAAATATACAGACATAAGAGAGCCTATAGACGTAGCATATATACTTTTAATATTTTTTATATTCCAAAAGTTTATATCGTGTAAATATTTTAAAGCGCCGAAAGCTACTACCCCGAATGGACCGCCTCCACCTAAAACAATATGCTTAATAGTCATTTATATTGTTCGCACTAATAAAAAATTAAAAAAATACGCGAATAGTAATATTATTTTTATGACTAGTAATATTTTTATATTTTTTTTCTAATAATGAATTAAATACAGTAGGTATAGTAAGTAATAAAAAATGGATGAGTTATTTCGCAACAAAGAAGACAGTGACGCTATAAAAAAGATTAATTTAGACGAATTATATGATAGAAAAAAGACATATGATTTATCTAAGTTATCTACTTATAACAAAATATTGAACCGAATTCATGATAAAATAAAGATAACATCGCGCCAAAAAATAAATGAACAGTTTTGTTGGTATATTATTCCGGAGATTATGTTAGGTGTTGCGTCGTATGACAGAACTTCGTGTATTAGTTATATTTTAGAAGAACTTACGAGCAATGGATTTGTCGTTCGATACACGCATCCGAACCTTATTTTTATATCTTGGAAGCATTATATACCGTCATATGTTCGCACCGAGTTTAAAAAAAAGACAGGTATGATTATTGACGAACATGGAAATCAGATTCAAGAGTATGATGACTATGGCAACCCTATAGAAAATCGTGGTCCTGTTGCGAATAATCCGTTAAGTGCGAATAGTTTAGACCCATTTAATATGGGATTGGCGCGTAAAATAAATAATGGCAAAAATAATGGCAATGACGCACCAAAGAAAGAGTTTAAGCCGATTACTGAATATAAACCAACCGGTAATCTAGTATACGGAAAAGATCTTTTCAAAAAAATAGAAGACAAGTTTTCATAATAAGATCGGCGCGTCCGCCATGCGATCATTACGCGATCATCCCACAGCATAATGGTCGCCACGTGACCACCACCGTCTCATCGACGCACAGCATAATGGTCACAAACCCTCGGCAAATAAAGGCAGGGCGGACGCCGAAGTGAATGAAGTGAATCGTTTTTTTCAAAAGTATTTTGGATTTTTCAAAAATGGACAAAAATAAATGTCCATTTTTGGAAAAACCCCTCCGAGAGTTGGAAAAAACATCGACTTCGTCACTCAGACCATAATGCTCTAAATCGCATTTTTTAGTTGAAAAATTTGTTACCATAATTTTTTTTTATAAAATGTATTTTTTATTAAAAAGGTTTAGAGGCATTTTTTGTCATCATTATATATGATGACAATGATGACGCAAAAAAATGCCGAAAATTTCATTTGCGAAAAGTGTGACTTTGTATGTAGCAAGAAAAGTAACTTTGATAAACACCTATTGACACGTAAACATAAAAATGATGACAAAAAAATGCCAAAAAATGCCGAACAAAATGTCTGCGAATGTGGTAAGAGTTTTAAATACAGACAAGGATTATATGTCCATAAAAAAACTTGTAAATTGGACAAAAATAGTGAGAGCATAAACAGTGTAATAACTAACGCGTATGACAAAAAAACAGAAGAACAAATTGACAGTAAAACGGACAAGGAGTTGAAGGATCTTGTTAAGGACTTGATAAAACAGAACGGCGAATTAGTCAAGACGATAAACGAGATAGTTCCCAAAATAGGGAATACAAACAATATTACAAATAATAATCATTTTAATTTAAATGTATTTTTAAATGAGAAGTGTAAAGATGCTCTCAATATAAATGACTTTATTGAATCTCTTAAGATAACATTAGAAGATCTTGACTTCTCTAGCAAAAATGGGATGGTTCGAGGTATAAGCAATCTTATGATAAAAGGTCTGAAAGAATTAGATATTCATAAGCGACCAATTCATTGTACTGACTCAAAGAGGGATACGATGTATATTAAAGATAAGGAGAAATGGGAGAAAGACGATAATCACAGTAAAATAAGAAACACGATTATAAAAGTTGCGAATAAGGAGCGTAATTCATTATATTTATGGGTTGAAAAAAATCCGAACTGGTTTGATAGTGAAGCGACGCAAATAGAATATCTGACGATTATGCGTAATATATGTGAACCTGTAGAAAATGAAGATAAAAATGAGAAAAAAATAATAAAAAATATTGGGCGCGAGATACTTATAGATAAGAAAGATATGTAATGTATTGTTATTTGTTTGTTATCATATAGCAAACAAATAATTATTTATATAATGGGTTTATAATTATTGCGTTATTGAATTTATCTATTTCTCCCGATTCTCCCGTTATACGCGATTATGGTCTATGTGAGCTTTCAATACATCAGCCGCACATTGAGTGTTGGGCGTGGACAGTTTCTTGCCAGAGGTGCGCTCATTCGCCTTGAATGCTTTGGCAATTCGCACTATAAGATCGTCAAAAGTCTTTTCGTCAGCTTCAGATAAAACAATAGACTCCTTGAGTTTCTTGGCGATTGCTAGAATATCGGAGTATTCCTTCCAAAGACCGTCACGTTTTGCTGCGTCTACTTTGTATTTATCTCTTAGAAATTTCATCGCATCGAGTTCTTCATGGTATTTATGCTCGCTATTTTCGTGGTTCTTATTGTATTTATCATAGTGATCCATGAATGCTTTTGCTAAGAGTGTTGCCGACTTATCTGTAGAAGCACGCACGTCTTCCAATATTGAAAGAAGACTATTCTTATCTTCTCCTTCCACAATAGTCGTGTGAATATCACTCTTTATTCCTGTAACGTGTTTCTTTACATTATCAAGCGATGTCATGAATTTTGGTTTGAATATTTTAAGACGCGCCAAGTAGTCTGATTCATCGGCAAGTATTTTGTGATGATGTGTCAATGTAACATTAAGAGCATTTATCTTTATCATTATTTTCTCAGCTTCGGTAAACTGAGTAGAATATTTCTTATATATATCACCCGTCTTTGTTTCGGTATCATCAACAATTTTCTTCTCCTTTGCGAATTGTTCAAGGTGTGATTTCTTCATATGATCGGTCATCGTTTTGAACTTTGCGTAGAGATCACTCATCTTGGCATTAGTTTTGCTAGACGATGATGCGACATGATCAGCAATATTTGTAGGAGATACAGTGGGAAATATTTCTGGACGACATACTTCGTGAGAGTCGGATCGTGAATGTGACTGAGAATGTGACTTAGAATGGGAACTAGATGTCGAAGCACTGGACGCACTAGCCTTGGTAAGTAGTTTATCTTCAGGTTTAGGTTCAGCAGGAGATACAACAACAACAGTCTGCTTTGTATCGGTGGTAGCTTTTGGAGACACGGTAGGTGTGACTCTGACGGCAGCGGGTGTAGGAGCAGGTGTAGGAGCGGCCTTGGGGGCAGGCGTAGCAACAACCTTCCTTGTCTGAACACCCATTTCACATTCTTTGGCAAAGTAACATTCTGTTCCACGTGGCTTCCAAGAAAGCTGCCATTTTGAAATAGGTGAATCGGGTCCATTATAACCACTCATTTCCCATTTTTTGGCACCACGATTTACATTTAAAACCGCGCCATTAGGGTCCGCATAGTCAGTAGCACTCTTTACGCCATCAGCATTCCCACATATACCTTCCATCTTTCCGAAGAAAGCAGTCGGAACATTTGTCTCTAAGACGCCGCAGTATCCACCGGAGATCATAACTGAAAATCCGTTAGGTGTAGTAATCTTTAGACCTGGTGGCTGAACAGAGGCACCTTTCCATTCGATGACTTGTTTTCCGTAACGAATTTGGACACCACCGAAAGTAAGAGTGAAATCTTCGGGGAGCTCAACTTCTTTGCCATTTACAAGAATTTTTCCAAAGTTGGCGACATCCACTTCAATATTCATCTGCTTATAGTGGACTACAGCGCCTGTCATACAAGATGGGACACCGGGCTTAATTGCGCCATTTTTGCGCATCTTCTCCTGGATTTCGAAAACAGTATCAGGCGTCCGCGCTACAGTGTAGATGCCGGGTTCTTGAATATGGAAAAGTTCACCATCATAGTTTGTTACATGAGGATCACCTGAAGCTACGCAATACCGTTTGCTTGGATTTGCTACTTCTTTAGCGAGGAACTCCTCGGCTGAAAGAGCACTTTCCTGGGCAATAGCTTTGCTTTTAGTCACGCGCATATCTTCGATACAACCGTTGTAAATGTCCGGCTTATTTGAGACACCTAGAGTCTGGCAAAATTTGATAGCATCTTGCCCTTCGGTTGTAATTACCCAACTAGCAAATTCGGTTTCAAACTTCTTGGCAAGTGCTTTGGTCTTTTTGGATAACTTATCGTCAACAGAAGCATACTTATTAACAACCAAAGTCTTAGGTTGTGTCATGGTGGTGGGTGTGGTGACAGAAGCTGTAGTAGATGATTTTTTACTTTTAGACTTGGACTTCGATTTGGATTTGGACTTGGACTTTGAATTGGAAGCGGCTTTGGATGAAGATTGAGGCGGAGGTGATGATGCCTTTTTCACGGTTGGTGGAGACGGAGGTGGAGGCGGAGGCGGAGATGCCTTTTTCACAGTTGGTGGGGACGGAGGTGGAGGTGGAGGCGGAGATGCCTTTTTCACAGTTGGAGGAGACGGAGGTGGAGGTGGAGGCGGAGATGCTCTTCTCACAGTTGGAGGCGGTGGCGGAGGCGCTCTTCTCACAGTTGGAGGCGGAGGCGGAGGTGAACTTCCCTTAGACGAGCGACGTAGTAATCTTCTTCCATTGCTTTCTACTGTATCATCAGAACTATCCGATTCATCGCTAAACATAAGTTTTCTACTTGTAGTATCAACAACTGCTAAATGTGGGCGATGTCTTGAATTATCATAATTAGTATTATGTTTATCAGGTTGAGGATCACCGTGATGATCGTCATGATGTTCGATATTACTATTATCTATTTTAGTAGAATTAAGTAAATGTGTTGATTCCAAACTAGTCATATTCCCATCGTTTGGAATCATTACGATGGCAGACGCAAACGAAAGTAATGAAAACAAAATAAAAGCTTTCATTGTGAGATAACTCTTTATAATATTACGTAATATTTTATCTTTATGCTTTTTATATTTATGTTATAAGAATGTCACGACTGATATAAAAATACATAAATAATACATAAATAATAAACAAATAATACATAAATAATAAACAAATAATATATACTTAATATATATTGCTTATTATGACAAAGAATAGCAACAACAATAATAAAAGAAAACGTTATAAAAGTAATAAAAATATTTCCAAAATAAAAAATATTTTAAAAAATAAAACTAAAAAGATTAAGAGTGTTGAATTTAATAAATACAAAGGTTCTAAAAATTCAAGGGGGTTTAAATATATAAAAATGCCCTTCTTAGACACGTCAATAGTTGAATCAAAAAATTTATTAATTCCACTTAAATATATTGAAACAAATAAAGAAAGCGTAGACACCGAGAAAAGTGTATCATATGTTTTAGAAACTATAAAAAAAGATGAAAAAGAAAATAATCTTGACGCAAGAAAAGATTATTATACGTATATTAATTATTCTTGGATGAAAGAGCAAGACGTTAAATTAAATTATGAAAAATATTATTTTGTAAAATTAGACAGTTTTAGATTTGTTCAAGATACTGTAAATAATCGTGTTATTCAATTAGCGAAAGAATATTATAAAAATAATAAAACTGCTGATGCTAAAAAAGTGGAAAAAATAATGAAATCCATGGAACATAAGAATCTTACATATGATAAAATAAAAAAGCATATTGATATTATGATAAATGATTATGAGAAATATGTAAACAACGACGATTTGATCGGATACTTGTCAAATATAAATAGATGTGAAATAATATCTTGGGGATGTCCTATAAATTGGTCTACATATCAGGATGAGAAAGATGCTGTAAATATAAGAAGCCACGTTCAATCTCCTGGGTTATCATTTTATGATTTTGATTTATATATTACGGGGAATGAAACAGCGAAGTATACACGCAAGTTTAGACAAGAGTTTGCTGATAAGTTTTGTGAGTTCGTTACCGAATTATATGATAAGATGTTGGGTCCCAATCATGGATTAAATCCGCGACACGTAATAGAATGCGAAATAGAGATATTAAAATCAATGGACACATCTACAGAAGATGATTCGCCTGATTTTTACAATGTTGTTTCTATACATGATAGTGAAAATAAATTAGGCTTTAATTGGAGAAAATTTGCTGAAGGTGTTGGATTTAGTAGTGCTAATGTTCCTAAGTCATACATAACAGGAAGTAAAAGTTATATAAAAAGTATTATAAAAACATTGAATGAACAATGGAAAACTCCAAAATGGAAGGCTTATTGGTATTATATGTATTTACGACAATTTTGTCTATATAATAAGGATACGCACAAGTTGCGATATGAATTTTTCAAGAAATTTGCCATGGGTCAGCCAGGTATAATACCGGAGAAATTGTTCCCAATATTTGCTTTATCGTATTGTTGTAATACGTTACTATCTAGGTTATATGTAGCAAAGTATGTTAAACCGGGAGCAGTTTATATAGCAAATACAATGGGTGAGGAAATAAGACAGACATTTATAAGAATAATAAATGAAAATTTGTGGTTACAACCGGAGACGAAAGAAGAAGCGTTACTTAAACTGAAAACTATTTCAATTGAGACTGTATATCCAAAATATATGATAGAAGATTTAGAGACGAATTTACCAGAAGGTGATGCTTATGGTATAATGTTTGCTCAATCACAAGCGATGCGTGAATATTTCATAAAAAATGAAGGGAAACATTTTAGCGATATTCCATCAATTGATTTCACAGTAAATGGTGGTTTATCATTAAATGGGACGCAACCATATATAGTAAATGCTTTTTATAATCCTACTAGAAATAATATTTACGTTCCAGCGGCAACATTACAGGAGCCATTTGTAGCATTAAATTCGCAAAGTTTTGAATATAATTTAGCACATATTGGATACACTTTTGGACATGAATTTTCGCATTCTTTAGATAATAGTGGGAGATTATTTGATCATAGCGGTAATATGAATAATTGGTGGAAACCGGAAGATGAAAAGATATTTAATAATAAAGTTAAAGATGTTATTAAGCAATATGAATTATTTGCTTCGTGGGATGGTATAGATATGGATGCGTCTACAATGGTTGGTGAAAGTATGGCGGATATTTCAGGTATGGAACTGTGTATAACTTATTTGAATAATTATTTGAATGAATTGGGCGCGATTGATAAAGTTAAGGCGCAAGTATTTAAGACATTTTTTGTATATTTAGCATATCAGTGGCGGGAGGCGATATATAAACAAGCAATACGTTTTAATATTAAAACAAATCCACATCCTTTAGTAAAATATAGAACGAATTGTCCATTGGCTCGTTCTAGAATTTTTAAAATGCTTTATAATGTAGAAAAAGGAGATCGTATGTGTTGGAAAAATGATACTATCTGGTCTAATGACAAATAAAAATATTTAGGAAATTATGTAACGAGTTTATTTTTAAATAGTATTATTTAAAAATAAATATGGAATATACGTTATGTTTAGGAATAGTTAATTTATATAATTTGTAATTAAAAATATGTATTTAAAAATATTATAAATAATAATTACATTTAGAAATATTTAGTATTATTATTGTAATTGTAATTGTAAATATTATTTAATATAATTATTTTTAACATTTTAAAATTTTTTTATATATGTTATATATATATAAAATGGCAAAAAGACATTCACGTTCAAAACGCAGTCTCAGAGTAGCTCGTGCTGCTCTTAAACGCACCGCAAGAAAGGCAGCTACTGCCACTCAAGCCGCTACTCAAAGCCTTAAACAGGCAGCTGCTGCTGCTCAGGCCGCCGCTCAAGCCGGTGGTTCTTCTTATGGCTACGGCCAGGCTGCTACTCAGTCTCAGTCTCAGCAGGGAGGACGCAGACGCAAGTGCAAAACCGCTCGCCGTCGCCGTCGCCACTCCAGGAGACACTAAATAATTATTTTTGACTTTTCAAAAATATATGTAAATTTTATGTGATACCGCAATAGTGTATCACATAATATATACTCCCGCATAAACTCATTTAAAAACATTTAGATATTATTATGTTAGTATGGCGGCACCTTTCCTCCACTATTCAGCGTATTCCATTTCAATACCCATTTCTAACTCTTTAATTTGACGCTTAGTTGTCTCTAATATTTGTGTTTCAATTATTGCCTGAAATATTTTCAATGTGCTCAGAAAATCTCTTTCGCAAGAAATATATAATTTTAGGATTATTTTTCTTGCCTCTGTTATGGTTCTATCTAATTCATCATATGTTAATGATGGATCAATTATATACTTTTCTTTCGTTTCTTCATTTGTAGCAGCCTGAGCATCATTTGAGTTGTTATTTAGTATAAATATATTGTCTATTATTTCTAATAATGAATTTCGTATCATATTTGAATTATATATCATCTTCTTCACCATATCAACATATTCTACAAATAGTTTATCTTTCGTAGTCCCCATATATGTTTTATTAAAAATAGAATCCATATTCTCGCATTCAATGTCGTCGGAAAATGAATGGAGTGGTATATCCTTGAAACTTTTAATATCTTTAGGCGGATTTTTATCCCCCGTAAAAAGAGTATATAACAGCGCAATATTTCTCTTCTTTTCTCCTTCACTACTAGCTGACATCCTGTCAAATCGCCCCTTACTCGCATTATATCTGTCATAATATAAACGACTTAATTCCGCAAATCCCGGCAAATCATATACCGTTTTTTTGCGCGAATATCCTTCCGTATTATTATTTAGATTACTGGAACACAGATTTGTTTTTATTTTTATAGTAGATACAGCTTCTCCACCATCCGGAATAATATTTTTACCATCCATTAAATTAGTTATTTCCTCCATATCCATTAAATCCGATATACGCGAATTACAGAAATTTAAATTTTCTACTTTTATATCTTGTGCCATTTCGGATATATAATGCTTATCTTGGAGTGTAGTAGTTAACTTAATGTCTTGTTTTTCATCTACTACATGCGGTCTTAATAAAGCACGCGATGAAGATGCTGATGATCTCCATGAAAAAACAGGATTGAGTGTTGTTATAATAGCAGCAAATAAATGAGCAATTTTAACATAATATTTCGCAATATCAATACACATCTTCTTCTTTTGCTCAGAATTCATAATACCCCCCAATACGGCATCACGTTTATTTAATACCAAAGGACTGTTTTGTTCAATATCGACTCCGATATTTTTGTTGAATATCTTCTGGTAGGCATAATGTATTTCTTGATGCGAATAAGATTGTTTCAAAAGTTTAGACGTAATAATTACTAAATCGTCGCAATACTTGGAGTTAGTAAGACGAATCATATCTTGGAAATTTTGACCTAAAATATAATTAGTAGCAATGTCATTTAATTTAGAAAGAAATTTGGAATTTGAGTCGGCGAGTTTCTTTATGTCCTCGCTCATCGAATTCATATTCTGCCCTGATGATTTATTTTTGACTGTGCTCAAATTATTACCCATCTTTTGATATTATTATTAATATTATTTTAGATATATTATTACTTGATATATTATTGATAATTTATTTGTATTATATTTAGGTTTTCATTATTATTATTATTATTATTATTAATAAATAATTAAGATTCATGAATTATAATACAAATAAAATTGAATTAAAAATAAATAATATAGTTTAAAACAAACCATAAGATTTTAACACCGATTAAACCACTTAATCAGTTTCTCAATATTTACAGTTACAAAACAAACACAAACTTCAAACCATCACACCAATACAAGACTTCTTCACCAAAAATGCCAGAACCTTCTTTGTCGCGAATACCGATTACACATAAAACATACAAAAATAAAATAACTAATAATAATAACAAAGCAGATTTGTGGGAGAAAATAAACGAATCCTTTCGTCTCTGTAATGACTCACGTGCTGGTGTTCAAAAAGTAGCACAAGACAAGGAAAGTATAGAATGTATATATAGAAGCGCAGGACAACGCGAGTTATGCGATACTTGTAGTTCACCTGTATCATTATCAGACGAAGGTTTTCTTGTATGTACAAATCCTAAATGTAGTATTATTTATACTGATGTGGTAGATCAGTCCGCTGAATGGAGATATTACGGAGTAGATGATAATCAAATGAGTGATCCCACGCGATGTGGTTTGCCAATAAATCCGCTTCTAGTTGAATCATCATTCGGTTGTAAAATATTATGTGATGGTGTTTCGTCATACGAAATGAGAAAAATACGGCGATATACAGAGTGGCAGTCATCCCCTCACAAGGAAAAGACACAATATAATGAATTTCAACATATTACTATTATTGCGAATAACGCAGGTATTCCGAAGATTATTATTGACGAGGCGCTTCGGTGCCATAAGAAAATATCGGAACATCAGACATTTCGCGGTTCAAATCGTGATGGCATCATTGCCGCTTCAGTATATATTGCTTTTAGGATACATGACTGTCCTCGAACAGCAAAAGAGATAGCGACGATATTTAACCTGGATAACACTAGTGCCACAAAGGGGTGTAAGAATGCTGTTTGTATTATTAATGAGATTGAGAATGATATGGACAACTCAGAGAAGACTAGCTTTTGTAAGACCCGACCAGAGGCGTTTATTGAGCGATTCTGCACAAGATTAAGCGTAAATACCGAATTGACAAAACTGTGCCAGTTTATTGCCTTGCGAATTGAAAAGAATAATCTAATCCCGGAAAATACACCGCACTCTATTGCTGCCGGAATAATATACTTTGTGTCGCAAATATGTGGATTGAATATATCTAAAAAGGATGTGAATAAAATTAGCGAAACAAGCGAAGTTACAATAAATAAATGTTACAAAAAATTGGAAAGTATAAAGGATAATCTTATACCACGGATTATTTTAGAAAAGTATTCGCCTAAAAATTAAAATTATAAAATTATAGACTATTATAAATAATATTTTCAATAATATTCATAATATTCACAGCATTTTTATTATAGACCTAGACCTAGACATACACATACCCTACGAAAAATGCTTACAACTAAACCAACATTATCTTTATCTTTAAAGATCAAAAAAGAAATCAATGTAGAACCCGAGCCTACGCAAACAACAGAAACAACTAAAACAACTGAAACAACTCAAACAGATGTTGCTAATAATATTGATAATAATATTGATAATAATATTAGCGAAGAAACATTGCCGACAGATAATGCCAATCAAATAGAATCAATAATTCCTAAAATTGTTTTTATTATACCTTATAGAGACAGAGCAGAACATAAAGTATTTTTTAGTGTATATATGAAACACGTTTTAGAAGATATTCCTAAGACGGATTATGAAATATATTATGTGGAACAAAAGGATAGACTGCCTTTCAATCGTGGCGCAATGAAAAATATCGGATTTTTAGCAATTAAATATAAATATCCTAATCATTATAAAGATATTTCTTTTGTTTTTAATGACATTGACACTGTCCCATATAGTAAAAATGTAATTCAATATGAAACTACACATGGTGTTGTAAAACACTTTTATGGATTTAAGTTCGCGCTTGGTGGTATATTTTCTATAAAAGGTGGTGATTATGAAATTACAAACGGGTTTCCTAATTTTTGGTCATGGGGTGGTGAAGATAATTACATGCAGAAACGTGTTCAACAAGCTGGATTTTTAATAGATAGAACATGTTTTTTTGAGATTCTTGATAAAAATATTTTACAACTATGTGACGGAATTAAGAGGTTGATATGTAGAAAAGAAGCTGCTACAGTTGTAAATATGACAACAATGGATGGTCTTATTACAATTAGAAATCTTAATTACGAATTTAAAGATGAATACATTAATGTATATCATTTTGAAACAACGAGAGATCCGAGAAGTCTGCGATTTGAAGAACAAAATATAGCCGTTGAGACCAAAATACGTCTCGAAAAAGAAGATGTGAAAAATTTACTACAACGTAAAATGAATGAGGTGCGTCTTCCAAGCCACTATACAAATCAGACTCGGCCACAAATACAACCGCAGCCACAGCCACATCCACAACAGCGACCACCACAACAACCATATCCACAACCTCAGCTGCGCCCCCCTCCTCAGAACGTTCCACAAGCACCTGTAAGACAACATCATACACAACGCCCTGCTTCTCAAGGAAACTTTTCTAGTAGAATGGGTATGGGTGGTCTTTCAAAATGAGGCATTAAGTTCGAAAATATTATCTGTCCTTGTCTTTTCAGATAAAGCATATTCGCTTACACGTTTTTCGAAAAAGTTTGTCTTGCCTTCTACGCTTATCATTTCCATAAAATCAAAAGGATTCAATGAATTATATATTTTTTCATACCCCAACTGTAAAGATAAACGATCGGCAACAAACTCTATATATTGCGACATCAGCTTGGAGTTCATTCCAATAAGCCTACAAGGCAATGCTTCGCATATGAATTCTTTCTCTATTTCTACAGCCTCTTTAATTATTTCGTGAACTTTTTGTTTTGGATATTTTTTCTGCATCTTGTTATATAATAAAATCGCAAACTCTGTATGAAGCGCTTCATCGCGAGAGATAAGCTCATTGCTAAACGTAAGCCCAGGCATCAGTCCGCGCTTCTTTAACCAATATATCGAGCAAAACGCCCCCGAGAAAAATATACCTTCTATACAAGCAAATGCGATAAGACGAGTGTAAAATGAACTGCGCTTATCGTTTATCCATCGAAGTGCCCAGTCTGATTTTTTTTTGATACAAGGAAAATTATCTATACCGGCAAATAGTTTTGTTTTTTGTTCATCACTTTTTATTAATGAGTCGATTAGAAGACTATATACTTCACTATGAATATTTTCCATTGCTATTTGAAATCCGTAAAATGCTCTTGCCTCAGCAAGCTGAACGTCGCCCATAAAACGAACCGCGAGATTTTCCGTAACGATACCATCACTTGCCGCGAAAAAAGCTAGAATCATAGAAATAAAATATCTTTCATTATCATTTAGCGTTTCGCTATTCCACTGGACAATATCTTTAGAAAGGTCGATTTCTTCCGCACGCCAAAAACAATCTACCTGTTTTTTATACATTTTCCATATTTCATTATCTTGGATAGGAAACATTACGTAGCGAGAATCATTCTCGGTTAATAGAGGTTCTGACGATTTACTAGTGGAGGCCAAAGTTTGTTTTACGGACATTCTAAATATTTATATGACAATATAAAAATATTTCTATATTTTTATATTTTATATTTTGGAATTTATAAATTTATCAATATTTTCCGAAAATATTTATGATAGAATAATAAAATATTAAACTATTATACTAATATACTATATACGTCGATCGTTATACTAACAAATAAATAATTCATAATATGGATAAAATTGCAGCAGCGGTTAGCTCGGCAGGTGGTGTAGGTGGTGCTGTAGATGCTATAAAAAACGCAGTTTCGGAAGCAGCCCCAGCGGCGGCGGCAGCGGGAGGAGCAGGAGCAACAGATCCAGTAGCATCCGCTTTAAGTAGTATTGGTGGCGGTGGCGGTGGCGGCGGTGGTGGAGGAGGAAAGTTTAATAAAATGGCGAGCATGATGTCCGGTGGAATGCCATGTCAATATGAACTACCAATGGAATTTTTTACAGGATTTGTATTTATATTTCTTATTTATTTTTTAGTTTTTGGATTTGTTCCATACGAAGATATTGTATCTAAGATGACAAAATATGTAATAGAGTTCCCTCAAAAAATGTATAATAGTTTGGTAGGAAAAATGCCATCATCTGTAAAAAATTCAAAATCCGGGTCTATTGGTTCAACAATTAATAAATTATTATCAGAAACTATACCAAACATGATAGAAAAAGAGAAAAATAAATTAATGACACCATTACAGAAAAAATTAGAAGTATTAAAAAAAAAAGAGAAAGACCAAAATAAATCAGGTAATCAAAACTTTTTTACAGAATATATGACGAAAGTAAAAACACAAGTAATGACGATGTCTGAAAAAATAAGACATAATATTATACCGGCTATATTTATTTCAATTATATACTATATAGTCTGGTATGTTATATTCAAAATTATACCAGGAATACTTAAATATGGTATAAATATGGCAATGAGTTTTAAATAATATTTATAATATATTTATGTATACAAAATATACTATAAATATATACCTATAATATAATACATATTATATTAAACATATTATATAAACAATAAAATGGTATCGCTTGGTGGTATTGTAACATTTATAAAACGTATGATGTTCATATTATTATTTATAGTTTATATACCAGGGTTCTTTTTTCAAATTCCGAAAGGTGGCAGTAAACTAGCTGTAGCCGCCGTCCATGGATTGATATACGCTTTAGTATATACTATTTTAGAAGTTTTATTTAGTATGAAGCGTATAGTAATGTGTGCTTCAACGGGTGGGATGGGTAGTGTTTAATATATCATATTTGTAATTGTATAATAATAAATATGAATATATAATCTATATATGTATAAATGGTAAAAAAAAAGAGAACAGATATTTTTAATAGTTATCGAGATAAAAAAACAGCTCCTACTTATGAAGATTTAAACGCATTTATGGGTCCATCTATGTTAAGCCCCAAATATGAGGATCCGAATTTGAATTTTGGCATTTCTCCCGAATCTCCCGAATCACGCAAATTATCAATGAGCGATAGTGGCGCAAGTGACAGTGACAATGACAGCCCTGGTGAATGTAATGTATCCTATAAAACGGATGGGACATATGCTGCCAATACTTCTGACAAGGATTTAAAACTATATGAAATGAAATGTATGCTTGATAAAAAACGCAAGGCTATATATAATAAGAATAATGAAGTAAAAGAATTAGCAAGTGATAATCCATATTTATCAAGTGTTTTATCCGACTATGGGAATATGCGAGGAACAATTTTAGAAGAAAAAAAGAGCCAAAAAACTGCCCTAAAAATATTAGCAAAACATATACGAGAAATATCAGAACATATTAAAGATGATGAATTCCAATTAGAGCGTATAAGAGATGATATGTCGATTTTAATGGACGAGATCGATAAATTAAGGAAAGATATAAGTTATATACGTGATAAAATGGGCGATGATTTTAGTTTATCCTATATTAAGCGAGATAAACAACCGCAAAATAATAGGCAATATGAGAGCGATAATAGCGATAATACATATGATAGTGGTGACAGTAGTGATAATAGTAGAGAATTTAATGAGAATAGCAGTGAGGGAGAATATGTATACGACGAGAGATATTAATAAAATAGAGTAATAAATAGAACAATAAATAGAATAATAAATAGAATAATAAATAGAATAATAAATAAAATATTAAAATATATGAACTATAACTATCGAATATTATATAAATAACAGTAAGTCTTTTTTCTATACCATATATATAAAATATTCAAAAAATGAAATCAAAAAAATCTTCATCCAGATTTACTGGAAGTTCCGATATTCTTCATAACAAATATGTTTTATATGCTTCGTTCTTTTTCGCAATTTTAACCGCAGCAGGATACTTATTGAGTAATAATTTAGAAGCTATTTGTATTTTTGTTCTGATTGGATTTTTAACCACATACTTTAGTAAAAATATGATCGTCGTTTTATTAGTAACAACTGTTGCTACCAATTTTGTTGTTATGATGAGAAATAAAAATGGTTCATTGATTGAGGGTCTAACGACTGAGGAGGAAAATAAGAAAAAAGAGGCTGCCGCTGCTGATGGTGCTGACGCAAAGGTTGCTCTTGGTGCTACGGCAAAAAAAGTTGATACCCCAGCAAAACCGGCACCCCCGGAAGGTTCTGTACCATCGCAAGCTGCTCCAAATGCAGAAGCATCTATGGAAGAAGTAGCAGCAGCTACTGGTAATACAAAGTCGAATAAAAATATAACAGAATCTTTATCAAATTTAAGCCCAGCTCCTGTAGGAAGCGAAGGAAACTCTATGCTTGATTTACAAAAAGGGTTAGCGTCAGGATATGGTGATCAAAAAGAACAAATATATAAAGCTTTGTCGAGTTTAGGAGGAGCAGGGGCTGCCGGAACAACCTCAAAAATGAGTTCTGATACTTTGAATCAGCAAACTGAGATGATCAATAACTTGAAAAGTATTCAACCGATTCTAGACACTGCCGAAAAATTCCTTGATAAATTTGAGAATAGCTCTATAAGCAAACTGTTTTCAAGTGCCGGGAGTATCCCAGGAATGTCACTTTTGACCGGCGGTTTAGGCAAAACATCGAGCCCGGTAGGCGCTCAAGCTTAGATTTATAAAATGCGATGAATGGCAAGCGCGGGAGAAATGCCGAAATTCCTCGTCCTAATTAATAATATAAAATATATAATATTCGTATTTTATATTATACAGTATAATGTCTCGAAAATGTCCACCAGGTGTAATATGTTTTGAAAATGTTACTCTTATTATATTTTTTATTATTGCGGTTGTAATTATATATTTAGCATATTCAAGATCAACCGCAAATAGCGGGAGCGGCAGCGGCAGCGGCAGCAGTAACGCAGGTAACAACAATGATTTAAATAACCGGGATACAAATAGAGTAATCATTGGTTCAATGAGCGGAGGCATCACTAGTGGCGACAGTTTCCTCGATTTAATACCAAGAATGGGGACAGGATATACGCGAGGACCCGCCGACGTATTACTGAATCCATATACTCCCCCGCTACGGGATGATCGGTATTATAATATGGGGCTAAGTAGTTTAGGGGCAGGAATGGGAGCAGGCGGCGGCATACCTATTAATGTTGCCACCCGTTCCGTGAACTCGGCTTATCGTCAGGTTGGAATATTGACACGCGTAAATGGCCCGGAAACGATTC